GTTAATTAAGATTGACCCTAGACACTTTTCTGATATAAAAGTTGAAATCATAGGAGGTTTACTCTCTCCTGTTAAACTTTCTCTTAAGGATATATAATTAAAATGAAGAAGAATGTATGCGTTATAACTGAAAGAGATGTTGTTCTAGCTAAAAGAAGAAAAGGTTGTAAACTACAAACTGATGTAGATGTAGCTTTAACTGAAATGAATAATATTCGTTTTGATTTTAGAGTGATAATAAGAAAAGCCTTCAGAAACTTTGAAGAAGAATTTTATTATGTAGATGATTTCATTTGTATACCAGATAAAGAGGTAATGATTTATCATGAAAATTTTAAAGGCGACCAACCCAAGATGGTTTGCGCAATCCAATAGTACTTTTTCAAAGTTTGCTATCCGTGGGGCTACAGAGGTATTATCTGATTGGATGGATAATGCCTTTTCAGCATTTTGTCAATTGTATGAGATTCATTATGATGCTGGTAGCTCCCAAGTACCTAAAAGAAAGCTCTTAGTTAAGATTCATCTAAGAACTGTATGGAACTCTTCTAAAATGGTGGATAATGTACATAACTAGACGGAAAAAGAGGTTTAATACTACGGTTTATTATAATATCTATCTAGTTCCAGGAAAAATGTTAACTGTTAGAGATAAAAATATATACTCAGTATATAAAATCTTTGAAAAAGAATTAGACTTCAGACTTAATCATTATGATTTCTATATCACTAAAGTTAACGAGAAACCTTATGGTATGTTGATAAGAGAGGTTATAAGAACTCATGAAAACAATAAAAGCGCGTGGTTTTAACAAGAATAAAATATTAGATTTAACTCCTATCAAGGAAACTAGAAGATCTGCTATGGACACTCTGATGAGAAGAATACTTTTCATAGAAGTGGACATAAGTAATCATATGCCTAGGCTCCATTTTGATAATTGCAATGGGGCTAAATGGTCAAATTTCATAGCAAATAAATATTATAAGAAAGTTATATGAAAATTGTAAGAATTTCCAGGAAAAAAGACAGAGATATTGGCAGACTCATAATAGGTCATATTTTTGCAACCTATAAGGAATTAAAAGGTACTTTATTATTCAGATATGACTATATAGGATATAAATGTAAGGTTGAATTACATAGCAATAGGTATGAAAAGATTATAGGGATTGATATATGCTAGTAAGAAAATTCAGAACTCATGCTAAAGCTGGTAGGATTGAGCAACAGAAAGAAAAATTAAAAATGCTCAAAAATCGGTTGAATAAATTTGATAAAAATAGTAGTCCTTATAGGATGAATCTTAGGGCAATCAATAATATTGAAGATTTTTTCATAAGATATGAAAATACTATAAATAGACAATTTTCTGCAGCTATGAGTAAATTCAGAAAGATGACTTTACAAGAAACAAATTCAATTTATGCTGATTTTAAAGCAATAGTAGACAATAACTCACCAAATTATAGAGTTTATGCTACTCGTCAAGATTTGAAATATATCTACTTTAATAAAGAATCCTTTAAATGAAAACATTTCTAGTATCTAAATACATTCTAAGTCAGATAAATCTAGATGCAAAAGTACAGAAGTCATATAGACGTGAACTTCTTAACTTGTCCAAAATGTATAGAAAAACGATTAAAGTTGATGGTATGGATAAATATATAGTTATTTTAGTACCTGAGACTACTTTTCCTTTTGTGATATTTGATAAATACAGGCTAGGAAATGAAAATAAATAGAATTTCCAATAATTTTAGGAATCACCCACTACACTATATAGCTGAAAATGCGTTTATAGATACTAGCGCATGGTCTAAATTCTGCGTAGAATCCCTCCAACACATGCCAAAGTTCAATTATTCATCTGAAATGCGAGCCTTGCAACATTTCTACTTAAGGATTGTTCCATGCTGATAGTAAAGGCTAAAAGAACTTCTTTAGCAGGTTCTAAACAAAGGTCTAGACCTAGTAAGTATTACTTATTAACTAAACCTAGGAGTGCATTAAATAGTATAAAAAACGAATTTGATTTAGGTACCTATGAAATGGATGCAGATTATAGTACTATGTATTCGTATACGCACCAAGCTGTACCTATCTACCCAATAATAATGGAATTGAAAAATGTTGCGAATCCGTTTAGCCGCTGCTACTAATGCCAGAAAACTTATTTTTCCTACCGGAACGTATTCTATAACTTCTAAGCAGGTTAAGGCTAAATTCCTTAGTCACTTTTTAGTGATTAAAGACCATAGCCTTTATTTTTATATTCAGAATTGGCAGATAACTAGTGTCGTAATATATGATAAGCTGACTCTAAACAAATTCTAAGGATATATTATAATTATAGAATCTTAAGAATTAGGAGTTGTACTATGTACAAAACTAAACGCTTTATAGGCGTTAGGCGAAATAATAGGGTTTTCACTAAAGAGTTTAAAAAGACTATAAGAATGACATATGGCCCTAGAGAACTTTTAGATAATTATGAGATTTCATTCCATATTGAAGTCGATGAGCATAATGCATGCAAAAAGATATGGTTTGGTCTGAAATCTATGAAATATAATAGGAATTGTTTATGATGAGATATGCTAGGGTTGTCAGAGATGATCCAGTATTTAGACCTTCTTATAGTCTTTTAAGTTCTTATTTGGTGTACTCTATGAGTATCTATGATTGGAGTTCTAAATCGTCTTACAAGCTCTTTTATAGAGAAAATATTGCTATCCGAATTCATTGTAGAGAGTTTGATAAACATCCAGAATTTAAAGGGTTTAGTCGATTATGAAAATTGATAAAACTAGTACTAAACTCACTCTTATAGTACCTGCTTCTGGTATTTATGCTCAAATGGAGTTTATTGATCAGTACATACGTAGTCAAAAGATATCTAAAGAATGTATTTCTTATACTCATGCTATTCATGTCTTAATGGAATTAAATGCAGATAAAAGAATATCATATTTTGCTTATAATAGTCGTAGAGGGGTAAATATCTATACGGGAGACTTTAAATGTATGTCTATATAGCTACTAAACGGATGGAAGAATACTCTAAATTACAGGAAGTTAATAGAGATGTAGTACTTGAAGCTGGAAGATCACGTTCCTTGTCAGATGTAGCATATTATCGTGCTCAAATGGCTATAAGTATCAGTAGTAAATTTGCAGTTTACGCCAATCTTGATAAAATTAATGATGATCGTGTAAGATTTCAGAAAAAGGACTTATATGAAGGTAGAAAGAACTAAAAGAATAACGAAATCTCATAGTATTATAAGTCGATATAATGCGCTCCGTCATAATGGAAACCTGAATGGAATTTCACTAAGAGAATTCTTAAATTTCCCTATGGCTCATTCAGGGATGTTTAACCATTTAGCTTTAACTCACTTATCTAATCCAGATTTTATAGAAATTATATCTTTTGACCTAGAAGATGAGGAAATATACTTAGGGACATTTAAAGAGATAATGAAATGAAAATTCATAGAAAACCAAAACGAAAATCTTTTTACTATGATCCGTATCCTAATTATCCATATGAAGACCCCTGTAACTATTTAGATGATAGGAGAGAAATAGTATCTCTGTCTAATATAGATCGAGTATTTGCTCGTTCTACTCCTCAAATAATACTTAATAAGCGTATAGAGCTTTTTCTCTACACTGAAAAGTATATCTCTAGTACACTAGCTATTACTGATATGCTGGATGGTTCAAAATGGTTAAGTTAAGATTTAAAAAAGATAATACCTTTGGTAAATATGTAGGAGTATATTTACACCTATTATCAATTGGTAAGAGGGAAATGATTGATGATAGGAAATCTAAAGATAGTTACGATGAGATCATAAGATATGCTTATGAAGAACAAAATGGTATGTATCCTAAGCGAATTCTTGAATTATTAGGAGTATATGAATTTGCTTATACGAGATCAATTTTTGCAATCAAAGGGGAAAGGGGTTGGTCTATTAAGATACGACCAAACGAAAAGATTGAATTATCATGGGCGAGATCAGATAATAATGAAGCATATAAAAGACGCATATAGTGTATTAGATCATTACTACCCTCAAAACATAGAACATTTGAGAAGAAATATTCTAAATACACAAAAAAATTTTGTCTATAATCTTAAAGATTTAAAGATCATAAATACTAATCTTTTTGTAGTTGAGAGATATAATGGTAAAATAGGTATTCAGCAAATTCGTATAAGGTTTATATTATGAAGATAGCTAATTATCCTAAATCTAAAAAAGCTCTAAGAGGTGATCCTCATGTATCATTTATACATAGATTAGAGATTAGTGATGGTTTTAGGTATACTCTTAAGAATACTTTAATTCAAAAGTTTATTCTGGAAGATCTTGTTGATTTACCAAAATTTCTCAAAGAAGAATATATAGAAATAGATTCTCGTCTAGATGGAGATTCATTAGTATTTATCAAGTATAAAAGGCTTAAAGATGTTCATACTTTCAAAGGCTGTGAAATCAATATATAGTAATCAATTAATGACTTTACGTCATGATAAGCTAGCTAAAAGAGTTTCCGCAATTCCTAAGATGAAAGAAAGTTTAGTAGAGTTTGAGGGGCTATATTGTGATGTAATGGTAAAAGTTGCAATATATCATGACCATCCAGTTTATGGTATGACTTTCTTACAGAAATATTCATTTTTCCAGGAGGGTAAGTTTGTATAAGCGATGCATAATGAAAGCTGAACTTCCAGAGTATGGTTCAATAAAATCAGTATTCGAAGAAGGACGTTTAAGCGTAAAACAGCAATTAAAAGTTAAATATTCTTTTGCCCATCATCCAGATAAGTACTTAGGAATTAACAATGCTGCCTTCAAATTAGATGATGGATTCGAAGTATTAGTTTTTAAGGGTATGTTTAAATGAAAGTAAAGAAAAACCTAATACGTCGGTACGATTATGATAGTATTATGGCTTTAGAAAAGGATCCAGATAACGTAATACGTCAAAGAGTTTTAAATCATGAAAGAAACGAGAAGAAATTTGTAAATAAAATGGAAAGCCAAGTAATTAGTTCATGCTTTCCAGATTTACTGCATTCAATGGCGGTTATTATTTATTATCGTTCACCATATTCTTTCGGGGCTTGTTTTCAACTATGTAAAGCTGATATACAATGAGAAAATATAGAAAGTCATCATTCACATTTGTAGAGGATTTTGTAGCAAAGGATATGGCAATGATATCCGAAATACAAAGTATGATATCCTGTATGAATGGATTTGATTTAGTTCTAGGTTTTGGAGAAACTAAAATGCTCTACTACCAACGTATAGGATTTGATACATATTTTGAATTAAAGACCTCTGAAGAAATGAAAATGCTTAATAAGAGGGTTGTGTAATGAAACATATTAAACAACATTGGACTAATGTTAACTTTGAATGGTATATCAACAGATATTCTGGAACGGATTATACTGGTACATTTTCTGAGATTAGAGGATTAATTCATAGTGTAAAATCTCTTGAGTTAGGGAAGCCTGTACCTCTAATGTGTGAGAATCATACTGCATACAAAATGTATGGAACGAGCGTTAAATCATGATAAGAGTGACTTATCCCTTCCCTATGGAAGAAGATGCGCAAACTAATAAACATATAACCCATTTAGGTACTATCTATAATGTAGGAAGATTAATTGAATCTAAAGAAATATGGATAGATATAAAAATTGTATCTAAAGGTTGTGCAGGTATACTGATTGATATTAAGGAAACCCTCAAATGCGAGTCCTAAAACTTGATATGAGACCTGATGACTATAGAGAAGAATATCGTAAAAATTATATAACTGTAAGTATATTAGAAGAGCTTGATAAATCCTACAAAGCTAATTTATTTAAACTTTCTCCAATAAATGATGTATTAAAAGGTAATTTCTTTAGTATCATATGCGGTATACGTGATGAATTTACTGATGTTCATCCAAAATACTATTTACAATATACCTATTCTAATCAAAAATGGGGTATGTATATAAAGAATAAAGATTATTCTGCCAGATTCTACGAAAACGATGGAGTATGGTAATGAAGACTTATAGATTCAATAAATACCATCCTAATGCAGATTTAGATAGATTGAAGTATGACTCATTTAAAATAAATACTGAGATACAATGGATAAATATTGGATGTCTTTTAGAAAGTTTATTTATTCTGTATGACCCGCCAGATGAAGAAGATATCAAAGATTATCTTGTGTTACCGCTATTCATTTACTTCATAACACGTCCAAATAATCTATCTGTATATAAAATGAGATCATTTAAATGCATGTAACTAGATGGCGTAGCCCAGGAGAAAATTTCCTGATGGCATGTTTTAGTTTTAAAGCCAATGGTATAAGAAAAAGAATAATAAAGAGATATAATGAAGTTTATAGAGGCGATTGCATCTTTTTAGACAACTCTATTATGCGTAATCAATGTAAAATAGGATTTGCAAGAAGTCCTATTTGCTCCACATTCTTAATAGATTCTTCCAGCAATAATCCTTTTCTACATTTTATATTTTAAAGAAAAGGTTCTCAAAAGAGAACCTACTCTTTTTTTATTGATATATTATATTAATGGAGGAATCTCTAATGAGAATACATCGTATAACTGGAAGGTTCGATAATTTAGGTTTAGACCCTGTAGGAACATGGATATTTAGAATTTACAGAGAGATTAAAAACACATATGAGTATAATATCAATATGGTTCCTGATCTCAGTTTTCTCATAGCTAATGCAAATGATGATTTGAATCCTGTAAGATCAATTGATAGTTATCATTTAGCTAGACTCTTTATAGAGAGTGATCGAAGGATTAAGAATAAAAGTATCATAACTTATATGTGAGGATTGATATGATAATCTTCAAAGCAAGGAAGTGTAATCATTTTAATAATAGTTCTCAATTAAATTTTGCTATAGAAGCTCATCGTAGAGTTACCATTTCAGGTAACTATGAAATGCTTAGATCTAATCTCAAGATTAGTTCATGTTTTCCTGAAGCATTTCAAGTTAAGCTTTATCCAGATAGTACTCCTCGCCAAGATGATCGTATGTTTATAGATGAAATGCTTGATATGGGAATATGTGATTTCCATGTTTTATTCATTTCAGGTGAGAGAAGATTAACGACGTACTTGTGGTGTCCACTAATAAATATAAAGGCTCATTATGTTCAAGACCAAGCTTCCAAAGAAATTATATCCTTCTATTAAACATCAGTGGTTTTTACAGATTGATAAACTTTTTGATATTATGTATGAAAGGGATAAACTACTAAATCTTGCTAGAGAAACCTGCCTCATTCTCGAACCAATTATGTTACATACTTATACTAGCAAAAAGATAGTTCATCAATTTGATAATATCCCGTATAATACTTTTATTGTAAGAAAACCTATTTTAACAGGCGTAGATTTTGCTGCAGGAATGGATTATGATGGTGATGTAATGTCATATTATAGTCATAACTTTTTATATGGCCATCTTGGTGATCCGCTTCAAATGTATCCTTCTATTAAAAGAATGGTAGAATATAAAAACTATTCTACTACTAAACTAGATAGAAAAGGTAAAATTCAGTTTGAATTACCTCCTAAAGAGCTTTCAAAAATCTATGGAACTAGATATAAGGATATACCTCTTGCTGGAGGAAATATTTTAGATACATTTGATATTCCGGTAAAAAATCATCATGTATTCATTCCACAATAATGGATTAATATGAAAATAACAGTTCTTGGCCCTGATTGGATGGGGTTATTAGATGAATATTTAGACCATAAAGGGAAACCTAGTGTCTATTCTGATTTAGAAAACCTTGCAACTACTTTGTATCGTTTATCTAGATTTCTAGTATTAGTGCATAGTGAATCTGTAGCAGGGTTGCACCCCTATTCCCCTCGTATTTTCTTTGAATATGAATATTCTCTTGAAAGAGCATTAAATTCAACTGACCCTAACGGTTTTCCTATAAGAGTCATAGCTAAAAAGGATTCTAGTTAATGTATATTAATAAGCTTACTGTAGTACTATTTCACGATCTAAGCCCTTACGGATATCCGGCATTTATTTCAGATAAAAAACTACGAGAAAGAATTTGTAATAAGTTAACTGTAAAAGTAGCTTCAATTGTTTATCGTGGAGCCGTTTCCGTTAAAATCTTTAATGCCAAAGATTTAGGTTCTTTGCAAGAAATCTTATCTGGTAAGAAAGGGTTTATACGCAAAAATGATATAGCTTATGAATTACTTATCGAAACCATGTTCATAGTAGAAAGTGATTTACCTCGTTATAAAGGAACTAGAACAATTACTTTTTCCGATCCTATAGTAAAACAGATTGAGGATTTTAAGAATGAAATTTGTTAAATTTCGTGAGAATGTGGAATACGAAAATAATTCATTCAGAGTTGTCGTTATGAAATGTTTTCCGCATGAAGTAATTACTAATAATGGAGTAAGAATAGACAATCCTAGGCAGTTTAGAGAGGACGGCACTGTTCCAATTTCTACCAATCTCTCCCATCTATTTTTCATAAATAGATCATTTAGCAGAGAATTGTATAAACTTTCTGGCGGTTTTGAAATTGAGTCTAATTTCAATAATGATGAAGGATCTGATGATGAAAACTTTGCCCTTATGGAATCTTCATATTTAGATCTACCTATTAAATTGAAATTATATTTTGAAGATAGAAGTATACTTTTATCTATGCTTTTAGAAGAATATCATAATATAAAAATACCGTTAAGGTTTTTGAAATGAAAATTTTTAGAACGGATAGCAAAATATCAAAATGTGATAGCAGAAGAACTGATTTATTAAATAGGATATTCAAGAAATATACATTAAATTCATTATGTAACAATTATGAAAAGCATTTATTAGCTTTTGATTTTAATGATTTCTCAAGAACTTCTATGTTTGTAGAAAGTCGGATATACGCCGATGTAAATACTATGGTATTTTACCGATATTATGGTTATCTACATGAAAAAGACTAAATTTGATAGTAAACGTCATATGGAAAGTTTTCTTTATAATTCAAGAACCACAAGATGGGTCTTAGAGGATAAATTATTTGAACATATAGCCGATATCGTAGCTAGGATAAAATACCTTGATAGCATCATTATTAGTATAGGTCGTATAAATTTCGTGCCGACTAATTTAAAGAAGGAAAACAATAATAACGAAAAAATACTACTGATGTTTAAGGTGGATAATAATTTTGAAAAATTAGCCCGTATAAGGATAAATAAATGATTCATCAAAGATGGAGTAGTACATACTTGAAAGCAAAAAGAAATCCAGGAATGTCAGCTATAAATTATAGAGCTTTGGATGCCCTAACTCATCGCATAAGAACCGATTTCACTTTACACTTTGAAAAAGGCGATGCTGAATGTACTGAATTTAATGAAGGTAGTAATGATAAAAGTTTTTATATAGAAACTGACGGTATATTTTTTAATTCTATTTCTAATAAGTCATTAAAGGGACTATAGTGAAATCTATTTTACGTTATAACGAAGACATTGAATTAGCAGTAAAAGGTGCTAGAAACAATCTTCAGGCAACATTTAAATTCACTCTTATGTCTAGTAGTTTAACTGAACTTTATGATAAGCAGTATCCTTATGGAATAGATATAAAAGTAGAGAAACCTTTTGAATTAAACAATTTTGTTGGAAGGGGAATGTCTTCTATATCAAACTACTTTGTAGACATGGATGTTAACCTTATGTATCCAAATGTATTACAAAGTTATGATCCTTCGCATTTAACGGAGAAGAAATTTTATATATGAGAAAAGTTACCAATGAAGATAAAATAAAAATATCTTTTGATGATTTAGAGTATATGGTAGAAAGCGTTAATATAAAGAAAAATTTACTTCGTATGTCACCTAGCTTTAATATTTCTCCATTACTACAAGGATTACATATAGCTTCACAAGCATTAGGAAAAAGTATGCAGAAAGGCAGTTTCTTAATAATTGATGAAGCTCCATTCTTACCACAAGAAATTCCTAAAGTAGAATATTTCTATGAAAATCATTAGTAGAAAAATAAGTATGGCGGCTTTCCCAGACATGGATAGAAAATACTTATTTGATGCATTATTTAGCGATCAGCCCAAACTAAATTTAAATTCCGATGTTTTATCTTTTGTAGATTTAAGAAAAGGATTTATTTTGAGTATGATTCAAGGAGGATTAGACGGATTTATGAATTTATGGGTTAAAAGTCTAGGAGTAGCGGCTTTTTTAGAGAAGAAAATGTACTATGAAAGTAGAAAAAAGAACATCATATGATTCATCTGTAATGCCTTCATGGAGCTTTATTCATAAGTATATAAGATATACTTTATTATGTCGTAAAGAAAAAGCCATGTTTTGTAGGGTGCGAACCCCTACAATCCAAGAAGTACCTTCTACCTATGCATTACCGGAAGAGACATTTATTAATGTCATATTTGCAGATTACAAATGGTGATTTATGAAAATTAGGAAAGAGAAAATATCAGAACCTACTGAAGATGTATATGGTGGATTTGTAAATACTTTATCTATATTCAAAAATGTACTTAATTCATTAAAAAAGAAAGAAAATAAAACCTTTACTAGATCAGAATTTCATAGTGAAGTTGGCAGCAGTATAGATTTTTTAGAATTTGACAATATTTATAAAGCATTAGATATAAGAACATCTTTACCTGAAGTACTAGGTAAAGAAATGGATAAAGTATTTCATTCGCTTCTTTCATCAACAGGTATTATGAGTCCTTTCTTCAATACTTCTCTTCCAAAATTATGGAATAGTACTAAAATAAATAAAGATATTTTCTCTACTACAATATTATATGAAAATAATAAAAGTAAGTAAAATTAAAGCATTGACAGAAATGCATAGGGATAGATATCGCTCTTCGGGATATGAAAAAAGAACAATCTTTACCTATTTCCTTGATGAAGCTACTATAGGATTACGTGAACATCTCTCTAATATTGATAGATTAGAATTGACATGTAGAAGTAAGAAAATATTCTCGCCTTTTTACGATAAGTATATTGGAACGGAGAATTTTAGAGTAGTATTTATCGAGGGTAATTAATGTATATACATTATCAAGGAATGGACAGAACTTACGTTTTATCCAACCGTAAAATGCTTTATGAACTAAAAAATAAAGTATTTAGATTAAGTTTTTTAAATGATACAGTTAGAGGTATTGAAGATCATACTGACTTCTGTTTAGTTATAACTCATTTTAAAATTGATAAGCCTATCAGAGTTAAAAGATTAAGAGGCTGTCTCTTTATGGTAGTAGAGACTCGTATTTCTAAAAGCATTAATCTTAGAAATATCTTAAAAAAAGAGTAGAGATACTCTTTTTTTTTTGTAAAATTTCTATGATCCGATAAAAACTTTACAAAAATAAACAAGAATTTAGTATTCTTTTAAAAACTTAAAGGAAATTTATAATGATGTCTTTAACCAGTCTTCTATTAGAAGATGATAACGATGTTCTGTATAAAAATCCTCTTATGAAAGTAAAGAAACCTTATAAGTTTTATGGTGTATCCAACTATAAAGCTATTCAGGAAATTCTTTCATCGGGAGTGATTGATGCATCACAATATCGTCTAAGAACAGATAAAGCTTATAGAGCTAATGATGCAGTATACTTTACAGATGATCTAGGAAGAGCATTTAACTGGTACGCTACTAAGCGTTCAGATGCCTTCAATGATTTATCTGGTAAGGATGCATTTGTATTTGTAATTAATCCAGATTATATTAACTGGAGCGAGGTCTACTTTGATGAAGCCGACTTCTATATTGCAGTACTAGGCGTTCTAGTATACAAAATGAATCAGGGTGAGAAACTTGAAAAGAAAGCTATTGAAACTAAGATTTCAGTAGATGAAAACAATAACCTCAATATCCGAACTAAAGTAGATATTCATGCCAACCCACTAGCTAATAAGGTTTGGGAGCTTGCATTTAATACCGCTGGCAAGATTATCTCTGGAAAGGTGAGTACTATAGCTACACCTTTATTTGATATTCTTCGAAATGCTGATATTGATTTAAATGATCTTGTTAAGATTTCTTATGGTGTTAAGGCTAATACGTATAAGAATATTCCTATGCGTTATAATAAACCTGAGTCATTCAATAAAGCTCTCAATATGTTTGATAAGCTTTATTCAAAAGATAAAGAGTTTGTTAAATGGGTGGAAGAAATGAAGCTAGATATCCTAGCCGAAATGCCTCCCTACCAACTTAAAGCAAAAAATATCTTGATTGCTAAAAAGATTTCCCATCAATATCAGAAAATGCTATTGAAATTTATTAAAGAATTCTGCTCAAGCTTTGCATATAAAGGTAAACTTAATGTAATGGGATACTTCTCAGGTGATAGGGAAGCATTATCTCTTGAAGTAGTTCAGAAAAAAATTGAGCATATCTCAGATAGATATCTTAAAACTACTGAACAAGACCATGCTATCAATGATTATATGAAACAATTTAATAAAAATAGTCTAGGTATCAAGTTTACTCTTCTTCAAAATAAAGGTGTATAATGGTCACCCAATCCAAGCTGTTTCCCATTAAAACTCCTGATAAAATGCGTCGTATACCATATATCTTTATATCTCATATGGCAAATTTTAGTCTAAAGTTTAATCCTATTGCACCATATTTAAAAAATTATGTAGCTGGATACAATTTGGATAAGGTAGAATCATACTTCCTAGAAAACCTTGAAAAGAAACAATTACCATATCACTTTTATGTATGTTTTATTAAAGGTGATTGGAAGGTATTTACGGGTGCCCCTATTAACTTTAGGAGTCCTTTACTTACTGAATTGTCTTCAGCAGGGTACATCCAGACTGCATATACTGAATCTATTGTAGTAGCTGTTCAGGATAACTTTTCGTTAAGAGTTCCAGACCAACGGTTACATGATATTATAGCTTCCAAGATTGTAATACCTTACAAACAATTACTACGAAATAAAGATTATCTTGATTCGGTAGTATGGTTTGATGAAGCTTTTAATAAGCAACAATATGATTCAGATATGGAAAGATACACTTATCTGAGAAATAAATATCCCTTCCAAGTAACTGAAATGAAGTTCTTTGATAGGGTAATGTTTAATATAGCATGTAGGACTTACTCATGACTGTAGGCGTAGATTCCATTTCCTATGAAGGATTTGATAGTAGTAAATATGCTACTTTCCCAGAATCCATTGCAGATTCTAAAATAAATCCTTTGTTACTAGTAAATCTGTCGGATAAGCTAGTAACTAATTTGGATTCCGAAGAGATCATTCTTCAGGATCCAACATGTACCTTTAAAGATATGCTTCACTTCTTTAAACCATATTATACTCCCGTTCCAGTATTCCCATCTGAGAAGTACAGGCCCGAAATGACAGCCAAAAGACTATACGGAAGTGCTGATTTTTGGGAGATATTGCTACTGGTCAACAATATGTCAACAGTGATGGAATATGATAAAGAAACTATCAATTACATCCCTAATGACAAACTAACGAAGATTACTAAATTTGTACAGTTACATAAAGGTATTTATCGTACTGTTCAAGAAGATGATCTAGCTAGTAAAGATTTGCTATAAAATAACCCATACCCCTTTTTTAGGGATATAGGTTAAACTCTGAACACGCTTATAGCAGATTATAAAGGTAAAACAAATGATACTTACAGAAGAAGATGTATTGAATGAAATAGGATTTTATTCTCAAGATGGTAGAGTAACTGAGCTTCTAGAAGGGATAAGTTCGTTCGTATCCAAAGTATATAGAAAATTGCTCAATAGTATTCATCAATTATATGAGTTAGTACGTAAAATTGTGAAGACGGCTCTGAATCGTTTTAAGAATTCTAAACTTAAAACTTATGCATTTGAATCGACTTACCAGTATTTATTAGGGTTATCTCTCAAAATCAGTCTAGTGCTACAAAAAATACTAGATAATAAAAAAGATCTGGACATAGGTGCGGAAATTTTTATTTTAGAGAAAGCTCTTTTAGGTATAAAGATTTATAATGGTGGCATTACTATTATAAATAAAGTTTTTGATCGTAAAGTAGAAGTTACATCTGGTCAGATTAACAATATAACAGATACTCTTGATAGATCCTCCAAAGCTTTGAATAGATACCAATCTCAACTAATCTCTTATGCGAATGGAAGTCATCGTGACAAAAGCGATGAAGACTTTAAGTTACTTGTCAAAAATACCACCCGTATGGGTAATCTTGTCAGTAACTATGCACGAACAGCAAATAAAGTATCTATCTTTATTTTGAATTCAGCAGAACCAGTATAAAAAAAAGAAATAAACTCCCCATACCCTCTTTCGAAGGTATGGGGAGTCTTTGTTATGCTTCATACATTTCAATAATACGTCGTACAATATCAGAACGAACAATGTCGTCAGAAGTGAACTCTACGAATCCAAAGTCACCTTTCTCAAAGATAGATGTATTAGTCCTATAACGTTTTTCAAGATCAGCTAAGCCGTTATCATGTTTCAGATTACCATTTGCTGTCTGTTTGATATCACCAGTAAGAATAGCCTTACTGTTTTTACCAATACGAGTTAGAACCATATACATTTCTTGTGCAGTCATGTTCTGTACTTCATCAATAAGAATAACAGCGTTATCCCATGTTTGACCTTGTACAAAGTTAATTGCTACAGGAAATACCGACTTATTAAGACGAGCTTCATATCCACTCTTCCCAAAAGCCATAATCAAATGCTCTTTGAAAGGAACCAAATAAGGTTCGTATTTTTCATCAATGCTACCAGGGAGAAAACCCATACTCTTACCAATCTCTACGACTGGACGAGTCAAAATAACTTTATCAACTTCCTTATCGTTCAGCATTTGAGCTGCTTTTAAAGTAGCGACACAAGTTTTACCTGTACCTGCCGGGCCTTTTGCTACCGTAATGGTGTTAGAGACAATGGCTGCAATCATTTGTCCCTGAGCTTCAGTCTGAGCCGATAGTCTAGTCTTAAGATTTAGACTACGGTTATCATCATTTTTACCATAACGGCTTGTCTTTTTGGTAGTGCGCTTCTCGTATTTCGTAGAAGAATAACTCTCTTCTTCAACTACCATCTGCGCAGCGTTGTTGTTTCTTCTTTTACGACCCATAGGTATATACCTTTTATGAAACAAATAACTATCTAATTGTTACTGCTTCTAAAAATATTTTTTCTTTTAGTTCTTGATTTACTATCATTTCTCCATAAAAAACACACGGAGACGAATCTATTGGAGATATAGCTTCATAAAATAATTCAACCCTTTCTTCTTTAGCAAAATAATCCGGATATGTATTACTATCCGTTAAATAATCATCGTCTGGATCTAAAGAATAAACAGTTACTGGATTAATGGGAATATCTAATGCATCAGCATTATCATAATCACACAACCAAAAGTAATTACTGGTAAACCAATAAATCTTTTTACCTTTGTATAACTTACCAAATTCTTTTAATGGGTATTTTATTCTAACCATTTCCCTCTCCTTCCAAAACAATCAAAAGATTCATGTATATCTATAGAACCATATACGGTTCTTTTATCCATATACTCAACTATATATTTGTAACTAATTTGAGAATCTTCTCCAATCATATAGAAAGGGAAATAGGTTTGAGAATCTTTTATAAAATTATCAATATTTTCAGATGAGTGATTTTCTATAAATTCATCTAAATGATTATTACATATCATTTCTTTATTATGAGTTAATACAGACATCTTATGTTCTATATACTCTATGATTATTTCACTTATAGCTTCATTAAATGGTTCATGCGATTTTAGAGATTCTTCCGTCAGTTTGAATATTACCATCTATTACAATCTCCTTAGACAGTATTACTCTTGAATCGTAGATTTCCATTCTATGATATCTGAAATCTCCTGAACTATGAGATTCAGATATATAATATAAAATTTCTGAATAGAATTGTGAACCCACGAACCAAGGAGCAATAAATATATTTTGTGTATTAGAGAATTCATCATCTTGAATCATTTTATCTAATACATTGTCCTGTCCAAGAGTTATAAAATTCTCAAGAGCTAAATTTAAATCGTTTCTATATGTACTGCCAGAAGGTTCTTTATATTCGTCTAATAAGAATAAGTAATCTAAATAATCTCTAAATGTATCATCAATAAATCCTATATATCTTAATATCGTTACATTAGATGAATTAGACATTTTACCATTTATTTTGTATATCTTCATGAGTTACCCTTAATTGGATCTTATTTACATTCTTATTAAGTAAATAAAATTTGTTAGACGGATTAAAGTTCCTAGAAAATGAATGAACTATTCGATAAACGCTACAACTCTTAATCATCATGCAATGCTGTATTACATCCATACTTTGAATATTATAAATAAATTTCTTATCTAATCGTAGTAGATTCCATATTCCTTGGGTGATAAATTGTACAGCTCCGGCTTCCGTATCATCATTATCATAACTTATATTAATTAAAGAATAAAAAGTTATAACATGGAAAAAGTTTTCAATTACAGTTTCCATAGTAGGGGATGGATGGCTTATTGCATATGGTTTAGAAATATCGATTTGCATTATAAACATTTGTCGTTAAAATCCTTATATAACCACCTTCATCAATTTCATGAAAATTAGTATAAAACTCTATACATGTCAACCAGCCTTCATGCGTAGTAGCATTTTTTATTGAACTAATTGGATTCAGTCTAGAATAATGATCTATATGTGTTTCCCTTTTTACTATAGGTAGTACACTAGAATTCATTATAGTCATTTCGGCCAATAATTGAAAAATATTCATTTTACTAATAAAAAATGTATCTGAATAAGCATATTTGAAGTCAGTTTTTACTATTTTCATTTTGTAATCCTTAAAAAAATAAACCCCTTATAGGCTCAAGCCTATAAGGGGATATTAATATTAATCTTTGTTTTCTACTACAAGGTTAAATTCAAGATTATTGATTACACGTAATTCTGCATCGGCGAACTTTTGACCTTTGAGAATACGGTTTACCAGCTTAGTTGTAGTTTCACCTTCAACCGGATTATTCAAACACTCAACGATATAGTTGGTACCTGAACCAGCCGTATAAGACTGAATTACTAAGAAGTATAAATCAGGTACTTTCTCGAAGGAGAATTTCATACCAATCTTAAGATTTTCGGCATGAATAAGAGCGCCGCGAGAGATATTATCTTGAGCAGTAAGAATATCATAACGAACACTTACACCGATCTTACTATCAACATATTGAGTATCATTAGGAACACTAATAAACTCACCGATGTTAGAGAGAATGATAGTACGTTTCTGTACTGGTTCCTGAAGGAATACAATACCGCAACCACGATTCTCAACATCAGTAACCATGTTACCTTCATTGATGTTAAAGAGATTTGTTACTACAGGAATAGGATGCGAGTTCTCCCAAAGAAGAGGATTCTTCATAAGGGCTTTATTATTAGGTTGATCTTTAGTCATTTTGCATTCCTTAAATTTCTCGACTACTTCTGTGTCGAACTTGATTTTATCAAAGAATTCAGCAACTGTTTGAGGCTGCTCATATGAAATTCTTATGACCTCGGCGATTAACTGAAACGGAGAGTTGTGACGTTTGAGGAAATCTAAATAATCTCTAACCGTTCCTTTTGGATGATATTTCTTAATTTTATATTCAATGCACTTTTTAAGATGCTTATTTCGAATATTCCTATTTTTACTAGGAGCCGAGAAGAAGGCTAATGCTAGATCAATACAGTGATATTCAATCTCTGTACATTTATCTATATCTCTTCCCAAATACTGCATTGATACTTATGCCTCAATAAAATTATTATTTTTCAGCAGTTCGATTACTTGTTCTACTGAAATATATTCACCATTTGCTACGCTGAATACGTGATTAGCGTAATGGAATACTGCACGTTCATGTGCAAGGAATTCATCATTGCGACCTTCACGACGAGCAGATTCAGGAATTTCATCAATGCCGATATCGATACCAATCACGAAAATTTCCATTTCAAGATTGGAAGATAAAAGATCTTCAATGGCTTCTTTTGCCAGAATAACTGTAGAAATTTTACCTTCTACAAAATCTGGGAAAGAGCCGTATTTATATTGAAACTGAGAGTCCGGCTTATTACCTAAACGACCTACCAATTTCTCTTCAATATGATTATATGTTGCTTCTTGAAGGAAGAGATATGGATTACCAAATGTTTCATTTGGGCGTTTAGGGCGCGTTGTTACTTGAGACCATTTATGAAATAGTTCAGGATGAAATGAAATCAGGTTACTTTCTAAAGTAGATTTACCGCTACCAGAAAGACCACAAATCACCAGTACTTTATTCATGCGAAAGCTCCTTAGTTTCATTTATGAAAGACAATAGTTCTACAAATTCTTGTTGTATATCTGAGAAACTTATACAGCGGCGCTGAACTTTCAATAAGCTATCACCTGTATTAAGTTTTTCATCAATAATTTTTATCAGCTGAAAAAGATTCACTTTATCAGTAAATTGCTCAAATGATTTTAAAAATGGATTAGTTACATCTACAATTCGAGCCACTAATTCTTTATTAGCATAGAATTCTAAATCAACTGTAGGGTCATCATTACCTGTACGAATTTCAACACTAATATCAATATTATTATAAATACTATTAACTATAGGGAAAATGTTACTAGTTAATGTATCCATGTCGATTTCGTCATTAGTATACTTTAGGAAAAGTATCCAGATTTCTTTATATACTTTTACAACTGAATGTAAAAGATTATAATTATCATTTACTGCTTCCATCAAGTCTACAGCAAAATTATTTTTATTAATCTTTAATACTCCTGGGAGCTTAAAGTATTTAAAAATAGTAGGAATAGAAGACATTTCAAGAATATGGATAAAATCCATTAACTTTACACGATCTTCGGTTTCTAAATTCATATTTGGTACTTCGATGGAAATGCGCTTTTGAGAATCTTGTATTAACATTTTTATTGTCTCTTTTAAGGACATCCATGTCCTTATGTTAGCTTACCATTTGGCTTCAAGAACTTCTAAGAAGGCTTCTTTTGTAGGGCTACTATAGCGGCGAGCTGCAGCCTTAGCCATATCTTTATCAATCATCATACCATTAGTTGGTTTGATCTTATTGATAAATTCAAGTTCTACAAATGGTTTTGCCATAATAGCAATAATATTTCTGGTAGGGAATTTACCATCGAAACTAACGTTTAAGACAATATCACTTTCATCCTTAAAGCGAAGAATTGTCTTACCATCTTCAAACTCTACCAGACCACCAATTAGTTTAGAGCCATATTTGAAACGTAATTCGTTCATCATGCTATCAAAACAATTAGCTGCCGGAATCAATTTAGAAGTATAAACAGAGGCAATATTTAATACAGGTAAAAGCTTTTCCATTACAACTGAGTAACCAGACCAACTACTAGAATTAGGATCTTCGACAAAGTTGAATGTGATATTTGATGCAGAAGAAAATACATTACAGCGGATAACTGGATCACGGTCATCAAACTTAGCCAAGCTCAAATCGCTAAGTAGATTAGTTAATGCTGTACGCATTTCTACATTTCTTACCTTATTGAACATATCAAGGAAAGAACCTTGCCAAAGAGAAACTGCGGCCATTGCACGGCCAATTTCTGTCTGATTAGAAACATCAATCTTATAATTAATTACCAGATTAACTCCATCTGGTAAATTCAAAATTGTTTTTACTAACTGAAATCCGACAGAAGACTTTTTATTGAAATTATAATCATTCATTACTACAAATCCTTCTTAGTGGAAAGCCATCAATTGTAACAGAGTCTTCGCATAATTTACATCAATATCACTATTGGATGATTCAATAAAGCGAGTAACTGCAGAAGCGGTAGTCTTAGAAATACCTAAATGTTCAATCAAACCATAGCTGATTTTTTCTTCTACTGCATTACAAAGTTTGATCAAACGATCACTAGGTAAAATATTTGGAGCGAAAGAAACTACTGCTGAGTTATCAGTATCTTTTTCAATGAATGTCAGCTGGGTGAGACCATCTACAAAAGCTACTTTGATAATCATTTTACGAAATGCTTCTCTAGCCACTTCGCTCTTTAGCTCTTTAGTAAAGCTTATTGCATTTTTGTTGAATTCTGTTACAAATTCAACATAGCCGAGGTTCTTACTAAGTTTATTATAGAAATATTTATGGATTGACTTAGTCAATTCCAACATGTAGTTCATATTAACTTGATCAGGATCATCGCTATTAGCATTAGTTACTTCAAAAGATTCAACTGAAATATTATTATATGAAGCTTTAAGGATTATAGAGATTTCCAAATCCAAATTAACTACATTTTTCTGATCATAATATTTCTTGATATCAATAAGCAACTCTTCAAAGAAATGAGTAATTTGATTATACTTAGCCATATAATCTGGATGGGCCGCATGTAATGCCACAAATGACGGATGAGTCAAAGTGATATTATATGTATTATTTTTACCTTCATTAAAATAAGTAAATTTAGAGCGTTTAGCTATTTCTAATGATCCAGAAGAAACCTTCTTACTAGCAACTTCTAAAGCTGCTTTAGGATCTGCCACTTCTGATAAAGAAATAACCTCCAAACCAATATCAAGTAAAAACTCATCAAATTCAGATGAGAGTTTTGTAATTACTTCATCTTGTTTATTTGGAGATGCGTTAATTACATCAATCAAATTATCAGTAATCTTAATTAGCTCATTTCCAAAGCGATCATTGATAATATCTTTAACTTCAGAAGGAATAATTCCAGATTCCATAATGAAGCTACTTGTTGCATTTGTAATATCAAATTCTACTACAAAATTTCCCATTTGTGAAAGAGACTTAGTGAACTCCGAGAAGTTCTCTAAACGCTCTGTAAAGTCAGTCAGTAGCATAATAATAGGATTTGATACTAACGGCTTATCCGCATCAATATATTCTACCGGAATATGGATTGAAAAGTACTGCCAACGCTTATTACTCGTACAACCCAACTGGAAGAAAGAGTTCCCATTAATATGGAAAGGACGTGAAAAAGGTTTCATGAACTTTGATGCCACTAATGGATGTGAATAAGAACTCATGTCAATCTCCGTTTTTAAATTAGTATATTCTTACTCGTTAAAGAGTAATCAAAATTATAATATATCTTTATTTTTAGTCTTATTTACATTCATGGAACATACAAAAAATTTAAAACTAATAACAGTAATTTGTGTAGAGAAGTTATCTTAGTATAAATTTCATACATATATTATTACTAAGATAAATTAAAGAATTAAAATTACAGGAAAATTAAAATGAAAAGAGCATCAGTTACCATCATTCAGTCCCGATTTACTAAAAGGATTGCTATTGTAAAAACTCGTAAGAAAGGTTATGGTCTTCCTGGAGGGAGTGTAGAAGAATCTGATTATTTTAAAGAAGATGATCATGATCTAGCTCACTATATGGCAGCAGTACGTGAACTTAAAGAAGAAACTGGTATTGATTGCCGTGATCTTTCCAAACTAGAAACCACTGTGTTCGTTAATAAAAATGATAATTCTGAACATGAAGTAGTATTTTTTGTAGGCCATGTCGGTAAAGAATTTCGTCTTTCTTATAATATTAAAGAAAACACTGCTCGTTGGATGAGTATTGAAGATTTCAAAGAAGAAATGAGACATAGTTCTTATAATTCTGTAAATGGTAGTATGATTGATATCGCCATTTCCCGTGGTTTGATTATTAATTAATAAAAGATCCCTAATATACGAGGCTGTATATTAGGGGTTTATTTTCAAAAGGTACTAAGATGTTAATAGAAAGAATTAAACTTGTTAACTTTAAAGGTATTTACTCAGGTATGGGTATAAAAGAAATCGAAATTGATTTCAAGAGTAATCCATGCCGTAAAATAATGCTTGTAGGCGAGAATGGTAGAGGTAAAACCGTTATCCAATCAGCACTTACACCTTTCAGTGAAAACTTTGATAAGCGTAAAAATATCATCATTGAGGGAACAGAAGGTCTTAAAGAAATTGATATTCGTAATGGAGAATATCTATATGAGATTAGACATTTTTATGCACCTAAAAAGAATAAATCTTTTATCACTAAAATAGATTCTGAAGGTAATAAAGAAGACCTCAATCCAGCTGGTAATGTTGGTAGTTTCCTTAAAGTTGTAGAGCAGGAATTAGGTATTACCAAAGATATTATGAAACTTGTTAAGCTTAGCGATAAAGCTTTAAGTTTTATTGATTTTATTGCATCTGAACGCAAAGAATTCTTAGGTCAATTTGTACCAAGTGTTGATGAATATTTGGTTGCGTATAAAAATACTAATGATAAACTAAATAGTCTTAATAAAGATATCAAATATATCGGTAATGAGTTAGACCGTTTAGATAGTAAAGAAGATTGTGAAAAAAATCTTAATCTGATTGAAGGTAATATAGCTCGCTTAAACAAGCAGCTTAAATCTGCAAATACGGCTATAGCCAAATTAGAAACTGATCTTTCTTCTATGTCAGAAAGTGAAGAACGTATTACTGAACTAACTAAAGAAAAAGTACGTTATGCTAAAGAACTCAAAATATTGCAAGAGTCTTTAGAAGAATTAGATGAAAACGCTAAGAAAGCTTTCTCTAAAAGAGACTTCGATTTAGAACAGATAACGGAACTACTTAATACCGTAACTACCAATTTAGCATCTTACGATGAAGAGCAAAATAATTCATTCAAAACTTTATCTAAGTTAGAAAGTAATTGCCAATCTCTTTCAGATAATATTAAGAATTTGCAATCTCAAAAGAAAAAGATTCTTAGTGAAGTAGAGTCTTCTGAAGAATCTGATTCATTAAGAGAAACATTAGAAGAATATAAATCTAACCTTTCCAATGATGAAGACATTATAGAGTATGCAGAATCTACTACTATTCAAGAGATTCAAGATTCTATTGATGAATACCGTTTGGCTATTGCATTTCTTGAGAATAATCTAGCTACACAACGTAATAATAAACCATCACTTTCTGTAGAAAGCTTACTTATTGATGATGTTTTCAAAGATTTATCTAAAAAGAAATTTAACCGTGTAGGAATGATTTCTACTATTGAAAAACATCTTACTCAGTTGGATGGAATGAAAGAAGGTCTAGATGAACTCCATGAAGCTTGTGGAAATGATCTGGAAGATGCTCAAGGAGAAAATATTGAGTATAAACACATTGCCAAACATCTAGATAAATGTACATGTAAGGGTAAATGTGGTTTAGTTGAATTCATCCAAGATAATCTTACTAAAGACAGTAAACAGGAAAAAGTAAATAAGCTTCGTAAGAAACTTAAAGAAATTACTGAGAAGATCAATCTTGTTAATGCAGATATTAAAGAACTCAAACGCCTTGCAACTTTCATTGAGAATATCGACTTAATGAATAATGACAAAGGATATGAGATCTATAAAAAATATTCAGAAAATGATGCTAATGCTCTTGAGCTAGTATTTACTATGGTATCTAAAGATATCACTAGTAATGTTAAAGACTTTAAAGAAGCTATTGATTTCTTACAGAAGTCATTTAATCATAAAGTTGCTGAATCAAATATTGCTAGTACTGAAAATAAACTCAACCAATTTTCTCAGGTTGAGTCATCTATTAAAGAGATTGATAAGCTCATTAAGACCAGTCAAGATTCTTTAGATAAAGAAGAGCCTTTATGTGAGGAAGCTCGTTCCAAATATGAAGAACTTACTAAACGTATTAGACTAGTAACTCGTTCTAAAGAATTCATTGAGAAATGTATTAAAATTCTCAATGATATTCAAAATAAAGAAGCTTTATTAACTCCTATTGAAAAAGAATTAGATAAGCTTAAAAAGAAAATTAATGCTATTCTTGATATCAAAGAGTCTATTAAAGATGCAAATGATAATCTTGAATCTATCCAAGCATTAATTGACAGTGAAACTGATAGTGCTAATGCTCTTAAGGTTAAAATTAAGCGTATTGAAGAATTCGAAGAAAGACTTCAAACTATTTTAAACAACAAAGATAAGTTAGCATTAATTAAAGATGCACTAGATGTACGTACAGGTATTCCATTAGTATTAGTAGGTAGTTATCTTGAACCTATTAAGCAAAAGACTAATGATTTCCTATATATTGCCCATAAAGGAAGATTCTTTATTGATTTTGAATTAACTGATAAAGAATTCAATATTCCTATCTATAAGAACGGTATCCTTAATTCAGATGATGTAGCTGAATGTAGTGGCGGTGAATCATCATTGATTAAGATATCTCTTTCAATGGGTATTATTAGTCGTATCTTTGAGCTAACTGATAATCGTTTTAATATTATCTATCTCGATGAATTGGATGGTGTACTAGATCCTCGCTCCAGACCACTATTCCTTAATATGCTTGATAAACAGTTAGCTATGCTAGGTAGTGAACAGTGCTTTATCATAAGCCATAATGATTCATTTGATAGTGAAGAAATTGGTCTGATTATACTAGATGATAGTATTGATCATAAGCTTGAAGATGAGTCGTTTATGGACAATAAACATATAATTTTTAAACTAACGGATTAATTATGGAATTTTTCATTACATTATTCTTATCAGGTTTTTACTTTGGCATTGGCTGGATCGTTGCCAGTAAGCATTATACTACAGCAAATAATATGTTGGATGCAATCCTCATGTATTATTTGTGGCCAATATATCTATATAAAACACGTAAGAAGAAATAAGTTAGCCCCATATCCTTCCAAAGAGGGATATGGGGTTATAAAACCATTTTTATTGATATATTATTTTATTGTAGTTTATATACTAATTTAATAATATATTGGAGGTTTTATGTTTCAAGATATTTCTGAAGTAATTGAATTGGAAGGACTAAAAAAGTCTGAGCCTTTAGCAAAATACTTTGTTAGATTTTATTTCAGTTCAATACTTTTGAATAGGCATTTAACTAGGAAGATTATAGCAAGTTTTAATTTAAACTGGAAGGATGTAACAAAATCTTCTAAAAAGTCTTCTAAAAAGTCTTCTAAGCCTAATGGTAAAATTATTATTTCAGCAGATATCTATATTGATGAAGAAGATAAACAATTAAAAATAGTTTTTTATAAAGATATAGCTATTGGAAAATACCAATGCAATTTATATCTAAACTTGAACAATTCTAATATTCGCTTAGGTAAAGAAGTGGTTGAAGTTCTTACCAAAAAATATAAATTTTCAGTTAAGTATAAAAGGGAGTTTAATCGTTTAGTTAAACCAGTCACCAAAGAAAAATTAAATAAAATACCATATGTTAACTATGAGCGTATGTTATTGGAAACTATGGAAAGAGATGAAGAATTAAATTCAACTACTATATTCTTAAATTATACAAGTAGTAAATAATAAGTTCATTTCCTCTGTATCAAAACGATACAGAGGAAATTATAATTCTTTTTTTAGTAATATATTATAATAATGATAAACTTTATTAATAAGGAGTTAAACCAATGTTTGTAAATATTTCTAGTACTGATAAAGTTAAAGAACCAGATTCAATATCTGAATGCTTTATTCGTCCTAATGGAACAGGCTTTTCAATCAATATGGCATTAGCGAAGTTGATATCTAAAAATTATAATAATAATAATAATAATTCAAATTATAGTCACATCTATTTTAAAATTAATAATTCAAATTATAGTCACATCTATTTTAAAATTGATAAAGATTTTGAAAATAGACTTTTAAAATTCACTCCTACCAAAGATTGTGTAGGTAATTTTCGTGGAACCATTACTACTATGTCAGGTTATAGTAGTCGTATTTCAGTTCCAGGACGAGTTATGCCAGTAATCCATAAAGATTTAGATTATGTACGTCTTTACGTAAAAGAAACTGAAGTCGATGAAGAAACTCAGAAACTTAAATCTTTCATAGTAGGATATTAAAATGCTTTTTGCAGTAAATGTATACTCTTATGGACTATTCCATCAAACTATCTGGATATATGAAGATTCTTTGGAATCGGCTGAAACGGCTGTAGAATCTTTGAATCTAGTAGATATGGATGCATCCTTTGTCTTGACAGGTGAAACTAAACCATGTGGAAAATGATCTCAGTATTGCTATTTACTTTAGTTATTACTGGTTGTGATTCAGCTCCAGTGACTGAGGCTACTTTTAATAATTCAGAAAACAATCATAACTTTGCCAATCCAATTAAAGCAGGTACGCTTCCTGATGGTAGAGACGTGTTTATGGTAGAAGTAGCTCCTACAGGTTATTCTAATATGGTAATCTTCTTTACAGAAGACCATGAATCTACAACTACAGTAGAGTTTAAAACTAGACAAAATGGTAAGACTCAAGAGACATATAAGCAGACTCAAGTTTTCCTAAACGGGTCTTATCATAATAAATGTGAATTAGCTAGTAACTGTAAAGGAAAAGATTATTGAGTGAAATAATAGGTTATATTTCATTATGTACTTTAGTTTCAATAATTGTTAGTGCAGTCATCATAGCTTCAGTAGTTTATTTATATTAAGGAATACAATTATGTCTATTAGTCTTCAATTAAACGGTTATGCTTCTAAATTAGAATTCTTTAGCTTTCCGGGCGGTGAACGTCATGTTAAAATTAACATGGGTACAGTACCCCAAGCTAAAATCAATAAAGTTTCTATCTATGTGGATTTACACTGTCCAGAAGCTATGGTAGATATGATGTTACTTAACAATGCAGTTAAGCATCTGGATACATTAGATCATACAGCTCATCGTACTCTGATTATTCCGTATCTTCCTTATGCTCGTCAAGACCGTATTGCAGTTAAAGGTGAGCCTCTGTCTCTCGAAATGATGAGCGAAGTTATCAATATGATGGCTTTTGACGAGGTTTATGTTTACGACCTTCATAGCGACGTTTCGGCCTATTCTATTAAGAATTTACGTGAATATAAGCAGCACCATGTTGCAATAGAAAAGATTGGACGTGAATCTATTCTTGGTAATCAATATGTAGTATGTTCTCCTGATGGTGGTGCTCTTAAGAAAGTCTATGAGTTTATGGCTTCTGCAAATATTCCTAGTACTGATCTAGTAGTAGGGATGAAACACCGTGATGTAGCTACTGGTCGTATTAGTGGTACAACCGTAGTAGGAGAAGAACGAGTTAAAGATCGTAATGTACTGATCATTGATGATATCTGTGACGGCGGTATGACTTTCATCAAATTGGCTGAAATTCTTAAAGCTAATGGCGCTAACTCCGTTCACCTGTATGTTACTCATGGTATCTTCTCTAAAGGTAAAGAAGTTCTTTATGAAGCAGGTATTGAAAAAGTTATTGCCTTCCAAGATTGGACTCTTATGGAGAAATAATGAGCGCTGATAAAATTTATGGTGTAGCCATAAATGATGCCAATTATCAAGTAAGAAAAACTAAATGGGAAAATGGAAAAACCATTCAGTTATGGATATGCCCATACTATAAAGTATGGATGAGTATGCTTGTAAGATGCTATTCTGAAAAATATAATTCCCAATACAAATTCAAGTATAAAAGAAAAGTTTGTAAATCATGGCTGACTTTTAGTAACTTTAAAACTTGGATGGAAGATCAAGATTGGGAGGGAAAAGATCTAGATAAAGATATTTTTGGTGAGGGAAGCGGTATATACTCTCCCAAAAATTGTATTTTTATATCTCCTGAATTGAATAAATTCTTTAATCTACGATCTAATACTAGAACTGAAGATGATTTACCTGTAGGAGTCAGCGCTAATCATAAGCGTGGCAAGCCTTATGTTTCGTCTACTAGGGTACATGGCAAGAAAAAACAGTTAGGTCAGTTTGATGACCCGTTAGAAGCACATTTTGTGTGGTTAGCTAAAAAGATTGAATTATTAGAAGAAGTAATTTCTAATGAAACCAATCCTAGACTTATTAATCAGTTAAATAAGATTAATAATCATTTGAAACAATCTTTGAAAGACAAAGTAACTTTAACTAGCTTTTATTTATCTAAGGATTAAATTATGTTTCTTGAAAATGGCTTAGCTATAGGTTCTGCAACGTTAACTACCGATATGTATAAAATCGGTCATCCTAGCATGTACCATAAAGAAAGTAAAGTAATCTTCACCAACTTTACTCCTCGTTCAGATAAATATTTTACTCATTATTGGGATGATAAGAAACGTGGTGTTATCTCAGCAGGGATTTCAATGCGTATCAAAATGCTTGTATCCCTATGGTCTGTAACCTTCTTCCAACTCCCTAAAGAAGTAGCTATCGTTAAATACAAACGTATCGTAGACGCTTCATTAGGTAAGGATAAAGTCTCTTTAGATCATTTAGCAGCTCTTCATGACCTCGGATACCTTCCTTTGGAAATCCGTTCCATTCCTGAAGGCTACTTAGTTCCTATTCAGGTACCAGTATACACTGTTCACAATACCAACCCTAACGAAGACAAACAGCAATACTTCGCATGGTTGACCAACTACTTCGAATCAGTATTATCTGACGAAACCTGGAAGGTAATGACTAACGCTACTATTGCGTTCCATTACAAACGTCTCGGTATGAAATTTGCTGATGAGACCTGTGATAACAATCTTCATGTTGACTTCCAATTCCATGACTTCTCTTTCCGTGGATTAGGGTGTAATGAAGAAGGTTATAAGAACGGTATCGCCCATATCATGTCATTTAGTGGTACTGATACCGTATTAGCTATTGAAGCAGTTCATGACTTCTATAAAATCCCTGAAGGTGACTTCGTAGCGGGTAGTATTCCGGCTACTGAGCACTCTGTAGCAACTACGAATATTATGTATATCGTAGAAGACCTACGTAAACAATCAGAGATTGATGGTACAAACCTGAGTCTTGATGCACTGCGTTTAAAAGCTGAAAAAATCTATCTTGAGCATTATATTACTTCCATCGTACCTGAAGGCTTATGCTCTTATGTAGCCGACTCCTACGACTACTGGTCTGTACTGACAGTTATTCTCCCTGACCTGTTGCAGACAATTATCCAACGAGCTGGTAAACTGGTAATTCGTCCTGATAGTGGTGATCCTGTAAAAGTAATTTGTGGTCTCCGTTATCCAGAGAAGAACTTTATCTCTGAATCTGAAGCTTATCGTTACATTAATGAAATGGATTCATCTCTTCCGTATCCAGAAGCGGTAATGATTAACGGTAACTTCTATGCTGTAACAGAAGATGAAGATGAGTTTGAAGGTTTCTATATTCAAGAAGAAATTCTTCCTCCTCATGAAGTAAAAGGTTCTATTCAGGTATTATGGGATATCTTTGGTGGTTCAATCAACACTAAAGGTTTCAAAGTACTGAATGACCATATTGGTCTGATTTATGGTGATTCAATCACTATTCCTCGTGCTGTACAAATCTTTACTCGTCTTAAAGAGAAAGGTTTTGCATCTTCTAACGTAGTATTGGGTATTGGTTCCTTTACCTATCAGATGAATACCCGTGATACCTTCGGATTTGCTTGTAAGGCTACAGGTTCAATTATCGGTGATCGTACTATTCTCGTTAGTAAAGAACCTAAAACTGATCCAGGTAAGAAATCAGCGCGTGGCTTCCTTAAAGTCATTCGTAATGATAAAGGTGTACTGCAGTTAGTGGAAGACCTGACTCTTGATCAAATTGATTCAGATGATAACGAATTGCGTATGATTTTCAAAAACGGTAAGTTTACTGAAGCCGCTAATGAAGATTTTACTGTGATCCGTCAACGTTTGAATAGCCAACTGTAATAATTAACCCTTATACCTTCTTCGGAGGGTATAAGGGGTTTACTTTTTTGTAAAAAGGTGAATTATGTCTAAGAAATATAGTACTTACTCCTTCAAACTTAATGGTGAATCACATACTTTCCAAGGTCGTTTTAATGATGATACAGGATTGTATGAGGCTATTTTTAAAGGCGTAACAGGTCATGGTAGCTCTCTTCAGGAAGCTATCGATGATGCAATTAACGAATACCAATCGATTTAAGGCTAATAGAAATGAATATTATTGAAGAATGTTTAGAAAATAGTACTAAAAGTTTTAATGAATTTGCTACAAAAATTTTTGATGCTATTCCAGAATGGAAAGAATTAATGGAAAGTAAACCATTAGAGTTTACTTCTATGGTTAACAGTCTTGAAGATTTCTATACCGAAATCATTGAAGAGATTCACGACCATTATATTCCAGTTCAGCCTTTATTCGGTGGTACAACTTCATTTATTTATTGTCATGATGATAAAGTTATCGTATGTCAGACTATTGAAGACTTCCGTATGACTCATAATATCACTAGTGATGAAGAAATTACTAGTAAAATGGAAGAGCTAGAAAGTAAACCATATGAGGTACTTTCAGGAATTCTTTTTAACTATCTTAGCAATGACTTTATTACTTTCAGCGATGCTGTAGCTTTCCCTAATATTGATAAAGTTAAAGAATATCTCGAAAATGAGTTTTCTGACCTCTTTGCTGAAGCATACGTTAATTTTGATCTAAGTCTCTAAAATGAATCCGTATCTTGATAAAAGATACGGATTTTTAATCACTTTTTTGTTCATATATTATTCTAATGATACATTAGATCAATTTTTTTCAAGAGGCTATCATGTTTTTTGAAGACTATGGAGATGAATCTCCACAAGATAAACTTGCATCAGAAATTTATAGAATAAGGGAAAAAAGTATGGCTTCTAGTAGAAAATCACATTCAAATTCTTCAGATTATGAAGTAAAAACTAGAACTAATGATAAGTGGATTGAGTTCTATCCTCCGCAGCACCAAAATAAACCAAAACTTTTAAGATTATTTAGTCCTACGGGTTTATTTGAAGAAAAAGTAGACATTTCTATGATTAAAAAGCATTTCTTTATGCCGGAAATGTTGATTATCTATACTGATGGCAGTATTGAATCATTTAATGATATTCATTATAAAATTGAAGTAGAGGATACTGAAGATGAGTAAAAGTTATGAATTCCTTCCAAGATCTTTTGTAACTCATGAAAATGGTAATTCTATTGATTTAAAAGCCCCTGAAATTATATTTAATGGTAATCATATTAAACTTTCTGGAGATATTATGGCTCAACTACATTATCATTTTAAAGATAAGATTCCTCCAGATTACTTCCATGTTAAAAGTGGTCATTTTGGATTCGAATCATCTTTTTCCGCTAATGTAGTATTGATTGACACCGATAAGATTTCTAGGCTAAAGGTTTCTATTTTAGATGGAGTAGATACAGGTAAATTCAAAGTACAAACTGATGGCAGAACAGTAAGCATTCTTATGGGTGCATTACTCATGAATAATCTTAATACTATCATTGAAGAAGTAGACGGTGATCAGGATATTCCCGCAAAATGTGGTAAGCGCGGCAAATGTGAGTTCTCTTATCATGTTGAGCTTGCTAAATCAAAGAATTCAGAAACTGAATGGGATATTGATTAATGAAAAAGATCTTTTATACAATCGCTTTAGGTATTGCATTAACTTTCATCTTTACAGGTGATAGTTTTGCAGATACTTATAATATCAATAATGGCGATGCCACAATTGAAGAAACTACTCAATATATTACGGTTACTGTTCGCCAAGGTAACAAAATCATCAATATGAAAGGCAATCTCTTTAAGTATAAAGAGATAAAAATCTACAAAACTGGAAAGCTGGCAATTGGTACCCTTCCAAATGGTGAAACTATTGTACTATCTGGTAGATTCACTGATGGTTATCTAGTAATTGAGGATGCTGAATAATGCGTCCTAAACTAACTACTGTAATTATAACGATTCTAGCAGTAGCGCTTTGCGTAGCTTTAGTCAATAAAATTGATTTTAGTAAGTATCGTCCTACCAAAGAAATTAAAGAAAACCATGAGTTTACTGTAATTGATGTGGATCCCCCTAAACGATTCTATATTACCGTACAGGATAATGAAACGGGTGTGATTTACCGTCATATGTACGTATCAAAGCGTTGTGCATTTTATAGTACTAAGGTACCTATTGGTAGTGTATGGAAATTTGACTTAATTACCAAATACTACTATGATGGCAGAGTTGTAAAAGAAGTTGATGGATACTCAAATATCTGTCAAGATTCTTCTAAGCGAATCAAATAAAACTACCCTATACCTTCTTCGGAGGGTATAGGGTTCATTCTTTTTTTTTTGTAACTGTAGGCTTAATATACATATATAATTACGATGATCTCTGACTAAGTAAAGGATTTTTAATCATGATCGACAAAAAAGAAATGGTTAAACTAGTAGTAGAGTTCAATTTAAGACATGGATATTTACTACATGGTGCCAGTATGGTTATGCATGGAGTAAAAGATCAAACTAATGACATTGATATACTTATTCATGCTAAATATATCGACCGTCTTGAATTTTCAAGTAAAAAAGCTCAGAAATTCGATTTTGGATTTGGTAGTGTAAGAAATACCATTGATTATGTGCTGATTGATGGTTTTCAGTGTCAAACTCTTGAAAGTATTATTAAAGAGAAAAGGCAACTTGGTAGACCTAAAGATCTAGAAGCTATCGAGTTAATCGAAGCTTTTATAGCTAAAGGTAATCTGCCAAAATCCTATCAATCTATATACCGTAAAGTCGTAATGGACTACTAATTAACCCTTATACCTTCTTTGGAGGGTATAAGGGAAGTTTTTTAGAAAAAAGTCCCCATAACTAGGGAAACAAAGCGGAGCAAAAACCTAGTTATGGGGTCAGAGGAGTAGTAATACACATGGAGAGTAAGCCGAGTGACTCGATCTTAATTTTCTATTTTAATGTTAGTATGAAAAAATTTTCTCTTTGTAGCAATAAAGTATATTAAAATATTTCTATGTTTTCGTAACTGTATATACATTATTGATATATTATTTTAGTGTTAGTAAATAAAAATAATCATACAGACTAGGAGAATTACCATGAATACATCTATTTCTACTGAAATCATGAATGCATTCAATACAAATGTACGTGTATATTGCCGTCGTTTAGAAATTGCAGAATTGGCTCCATACTTCATTGAGAATGAAGAAGCTCGTTCATCCATTACACGTATTGCAAAGACCTTTGGCTATGATCTGAATAATAAAGATCATCTTGGTCGAACTGCAGCTTTTACTGTTGCTACAATTATCAAACTCAAGGCTATGCAAGAAGATACGCCTGAAGGAATGGTAATGATTAGTAAGGAAAACTGTATTAAAGTTGCTTCTGTAGCTATAAATATCTTTCATTCAATCAATAAAGATTTTAATGAAGATGGGAATGCAATTAATATCAAGAAAGCGAGACTAAACTTTGTCGGAACATTGCTTACTAAAGGTATTAATTATTCCGATGAAAATCTTGATTTAGCTGAAGGGTTTGTAAGAACTTATTTTACTAACCGTAATCAAGATAAATCCAGTGTAACTGCTACAGTTCTCAATCAAGCTCGTAATGGGAATGATTGGGAGGCATAAAAAGACCCGAAGGTCTTTTTTTTTTTGATAAAAACTCCCTAATCTAATTCATTTTAGATTAGGGAATAATTTTAACGCATAATTGACAGAATAGCATCTTGGTATTCTGCTTGAAGATTAGCTTCTACTAAAGCAAAACCAGCAAGTTTACCAGATTTCTTCTCAGTAATAAGAACTTTACCTTTGTCAACACTAAAGGACATAGCGCCGCCAGACAACTGCATGACATCTTCAAGCATCATCTGAGTGTTCTTACTATTAGAAGCTACGTACTCAGCCAACATTTTAGCCGTGATAGGTACTTCATTTACATCTTCATTCATAGCTCTAGCATAAGCTACTTTGTGTGATGGATAATGAACGTTATCCCATGTAATCAGACGCATAGGGTCTTTTACATAAGCAAGGCCACGTTTATTAACCACATCACCAGCGCCACGCATAGAGAAGCTAGGAAGCATGTTATTACATACAATCAAACCAGCTAAGTCTTTACCTACTGCGTTACCAGTAGTTTCTACATCACCGATTAACAAGTTAGGATTTTCATCATCCCAACGAGGGTTCTTAATTAAATGACATACATTGTGCATATCAATTTTAAGCTGACGTTCCAGACCTAATTTAGCATCAGGGTGGTTCATCTCACCAAATAATGAGTTAGTAGCAAGCTTTTCTTGAACGAAAGGATGTTGAAGAGAATTATTGATTACACTCTTAGGGTATACACGTTTATTGCGGTTTTCTGCATCAGCATCCTGAAGAATAGCTTCCATCTTAACTACTCCGTTAGGGAGTACTTTGAATGATCTAATTGCATCTTCTACTGGAGCCGATTCATAGAAAATCCGTCCTACTACTTGTTCAGACATTTCCAGGAATCCTTTGCTAACTATATAGTTTCTATTAGTTTGTTATGTCGAAACACAACATATCTTCTAAAACTTGATTTTTGCCGATGAAGGAAGAAAATACATACTCCCAATCACCCTCATTATGGATACCAAATATACTTATATGGCTAAGATAAAACGTTTTCTCTACATTGATTAGAGATTTAGTAATAAAGTCATTAAATGCCATATAAAGAGTAAATTCGTTACTACTTTTTATATTAACTATATGAGTTTTCAACTTTCTAGTTGAGTTAGGGAATATAGCTTCTAAATCGGTTGTAGAAGGTAAGAAATTAAGCATTTTATCCACAATAATAGTCTTAGTTATTCCTGCAAAAGAAGTATCGAGTTCTTTGACAACTCCTTTAATGAACTTTTCAGGATCAGACATCATTGTGCGACTATATTTCAGACCAAACTTAGTTTTGACAGCTTCATCATTATTGATTACGTCAGGGATGAAATAATTTCCAGTTAATGGACTATTACCGAAATCTAAGGCTACTATAGAATCAGCTAAAAAGTTAAGATTTAACAATTTCTCTTGATTTTCTAAAGTAAGATATCCAAAATCCTCTTTAAATTTAGTATTCATTAAGGAATTTAGATTAACTAAGCCATACTTCTTTCTAAGTACATCATATGCTAAAGCTGCACAAATTTGATAATTACCTGACATTAAAGAAGTGTAGAAATCTTTGGCATCAACTTCAGAATAGAAGAAATCATATTCTTTATTTTTTTCTAAATACTCTCCTAGAGTCATATCAAACTCCAAACTTGGTAGAAGGAATATTATAGTAATTAGATTCAGTCATAATATTCTTAAGACCTTCTCTCATAGTAGTTTGCTTCTGCATTTCTACATTATTTACGGTAATCAAGTTATTAGCGATGTTACCAATAGATGATTTAGCCGCGCTATAATCGGCATCCGTATTAACTCCATTTAAAAGAGAATTAATAGTTCTTGTAGAAGAAGCATTTCTAACCATAGCAGCCATAGATGAGTTTAATGCAGTCTTACCTAAGTATCCCATTGAAGTATATACTTTAGTAGATTGATTTGCATTAGAAGCATTAGTTTGATAATTAGAATAATTTGAGAAAAGACTCTTAATAGAACTATCAGTAATGCCGGACACGATACTTGAATTATTATTCAGATAATCATATCGATTATTAGCTCTATATGAATTAGTCTGCTGTTGCATGATTTTAGCTAACTGACTACATCTTATAGTATCTACGGGGCTAGGAACTTTTATTCCAGGAACTATCTGGATGCCACTATTATTACTGCTATTGTTATTATTAATAGCATTCTTAATAGAAGTACCTAAATCTGATAGAATTCCAATTCCAAATAGATCATCAGCAGTTAAGCCAAACATTCTCATTATACTTTCAATAGCATCCCATAGCTCTTGAGCTAAATCAATGAATGCTGAAGCATATAATTGAACTTTTTCTATGAATCCTAGTAATGAGTTAGCCGAAGGGGGTAAGTTACTCATTATAGTATTTAAAACACTACCTAAAGCTGATGTAGCATAGGATTTAGCCGCTGATACAACATCCCTCATAAGAGAGGCTAGGTCTGATTTAATAGCATTTAGTAATTCTGCAGGACGTAGATTAGTTACCGCATTAAGTATAGATTTAGCAGCTCCTAATAAATCTCCTAATAAAGAAGCTTCTGGACATAGTAAAAATTGAGCTATGGATTTAATATAAGAAGAAATATCACTATAATTTGCAGGATTTATACTATTAGCAAATGAAGTACATGAACCTAAAGCCTTATTACAGCTGGAAGAGATTGAACTCATACTTGAAGAAATTGAATTCGATACAGCAAATGCAGATAGTGATCTTGAATCAGAATATAATACATTAAGAATATCATTCATATCTTGATTTATACTGTAAAACGTATCACTATACAAATTAGAGAGAACTAAAATTCCCTCCATTGCAAAATTATAATCTGCTTTGCTTCCAGCACTAATATAATTAAGGCTTGCCTTAACAATGTCAATGTTAATGGCCTTTAAGTCATTATTTTCACCAGCCAATAGCTTAGATGAAGTATCTATGGTAGATAACTCCGTTATGATCTTATCATTAAGATCATATACTTTAGCTTTTGCAGTCATGGTATGACTTTCCTATTCGATTAGTATACTAATTTGATGTTCCATCAACATTCATTTAGTAACGTTTATATTAAATTAAAAAACGGATCAAATTATGGGATTTAACCATTCAGACAATATAGTAAATTTTTTACTAAATGAAGAATCTAGTAAAAGGATTCCCGCATTGTATCATATTAGTTTCAAAGATAATTTAGAGGGTGAATGGAAGCCCCGCCCACCAGATGGATTTCAAATTAAAGCTAAAGAAAAAAATAAAGAAAAAGAAGTCAATATAACTGAACCCAAAACTCCTAGAATATCTTGTTCAACTGACCTTAAGAAATGTTTTTATGCTATTTATCCTAATATTTCTTTCTTTTTTGAAACAAAGAAATTTCCGTATATGGATTTTACAGTCTATTCACCTAGATTGAATGGTGAAGAAAAGATTTGGACTCCAGAATATTTAACTGATAAGAAATTAGTACATGATGCACATGTAACTAACGAATATTGTATTCTAGAGAAAGCCTTTATGCAAAAAGTAGGGCACTTAAGAGTATTTAATCCTCTTAAAAAATCAAATAACCCTCCTGAGATTTATTATCATCCATTTAATAATGAATCTTATGAAAGAAAATTTCTTGCATATAAGGTAGAAATAAAATACGATTCTATCAAGGAAAAATAATTATGGCTTATTTAAAAGGTTTAGCTACCTCTCTTGCAAAGAGGGTTATTCCTGATGTTGGGAATAAGATATTTGGTGATGAACTTAATACATATAAAGAAATTAAAGATAAAGTTTTCACCAGTAGAGAGATTTTAAGAGAGACCCAAAGTAATATCAAAACTACTATACAAAGTTTTGAAGGGTTCTCTAAAGTCGGTAGAAATCTAGGTCGTCAAGTAAGATCAGGTAAATTTGGCCTGACTCAAGATGAACGTGATGATATCGACATGAAGGCTATGGGCTTTGATTTCGATATGGATTCTTTAGGGGATTCATTAGACAATGCTCTAGAACAGGATGGTAATGAAAATAGTTCAGGTTCATCCAAAGCTTCCAAAAATATTATTATTCCTATGATGGGTAAATCTTCTCGTGGTAGGAACGGTGGTTTAGATGCAGGTTCAGCTTTAATTAGCGAAAGACTTGCTTATATTACAGGTATTCAGGCTCAGATTGGCCAAACTCAAATTACTCTTTTACAGGGTTTAGGTTCTCAATTAGCTGGTATAGGTAACTTCTTAAGTGAGCAAACGGTTTCTCACTATCAAGGTACTTTAGAATACCAGAAATTAATGTCAGATAATCTTTCATTAAGTCGTGAAGTAAATGATTTAATGAAAGAAAAATTAATGGCAGAAAAGAAAGCTGCCGAGAAGAAAATGGCAACTGGTTCTGGAATAGGTTGGGAAGGTTTTGACCCTACCAGAATAGCTAAAGATATTAATGAAGGCCCACTAGGAATGCTATTTGGTGAGATGTCTCCATTGAGAGGTTTCTTCCAACAAGTATCAGTAGATCCATTAGGTACTATTATGGCTTTGGGGTTAGCCCACGGCGCAGGTAGTCTATTTGGCGGCGCTATTGATAAAGCTAAAGGTGCTTTCAAAACTGCAGGAGTAAGATTACAATCTACTCTTGAAAAATGGTCAGCTACTTATGATGATTCTTTTACAGGAATGTTTAAATCATGGATAGGTGACACTTTACGAGCTAAACGTGAATCAGCAACTGTTGCGAAATTAGGTGCGTATGATAAAGGTGCCGCTCAATTTGACGGTACCACTAGAAAAGCCATTGTAGATGTTATCCCTATGTATTTAGCTAAGATTCTTAAAGCTATTTCAGGTAACTCTACTCATGAAGTATATGATTATAATAAAGGCGCATTCATTACTTCTAAAGCTGGTGCAGCTGAACACGTTAAAAATGTAAAAGAATTACGTAGGGGTGAATTCTTAGGCGGTATAAGTAATGAGCTTACTGGTCTAAGGGGAGATCCTTCAGTTTCTAAATCTGATTTCGGTAAAATTAGGGCTTCAATGATTCGTTCAGCGTCTTCATTGAATTCTCATGAAATTAAACTAGATCAGGTTAAAATGCGTGATGCTAGACTTCAAGAAACTTATGATAAATACATCAAAAGTTTAGACGAGAAATCTAAAGCTAGTCTTTATCACTCCTTCCAATCTCATAAATATGATGTAGCTGCTAAGTTGAAAGACTATCAGAATTCTATGTATGATGAAAATAAGGGTGTTGAAACTTCAGCCATTCTTGAAGGTGTTAATCCAAGAATTCTTGGTTATGATGCAGTAGAAAAAGCTAATAAGCGTACTAAACTTGATGAAAATGAGCGTAAAAAACTGAAAGACCGTATCAAAGATTCCGTTAAGAAAAAACTTAATGGTATTAAAGATAGACGCCGTGGCGGTGGTAATCCCCCTCCAAGTGGCGGTGCAGGTGATTCAGGTAATAGCGGTGGTTCTGATGGCGACGATGACGCTGCCGGAGATAGCTGGTTCAAGCGTTGGTTGGGAAAATTCTCTGGTGGAAAAGGTTTCTCATTAACTTCTTTCACTGAAGGTTTAGTAGGTACTTTAACCATAGGTATGAATAAGCTTTCCAGAGGATTTAACCGCCATATCTTATTCCCAATGAAGAAAGCTTTATTAGGAAAAGATGCTGATACTAGAACTATTGCTAGAACTCCGTTTATTGCAGCAGTAGGTACTAAATTTGATAAAACTGTTCTGTTCCCATTGAAAAAAGTCTTATTAGGTGGAAATGAGAAACAGGCCGAGAGTATGAATATTTTTGGCGCTATCCAAAAATCATTCGATAGAAATATTGTATTTCCTTTCAAGAGAACTCTTTTAGGTAAAGATACCGATGTAAGAACCATTCTAAAAACTTCATTCATTAAGTCTTTAGGAATTCGTATTGATAAATCTGTATTAACTCCATTTAAGACAATGCTCTTAGGCGGTAATAAAGTTAAAGCTGAAAAAGTTACTTTCGTTACTGCATTAAAAGATACTTTCAAGAAAAATGTAGTTTTACCTATGAAGTTAGCTTTACTAGGTAAGGATACCGATCTTAAAACTCTCTTGAAAACACCTTTTACCAAAGCAATAGGGCAGAGATTTGAGCAATCTATCCTGAATCCCCTTAAAGGTCTATTATTAGGTAAGCACTCTACTACCAATGGCGGTTCAGTCGATCCTACTAAAACTGGATTCTTTAAAGCATTAGGTTTATCTTTTGATAGAAATATCGGTAGACCTATCAAGACTATGCTTTTTGGTCAAGGTAACAGAAATAAATCATTCTTTAAAAATATTGGTGAGACCTTATCTCCTTTCTTTAATAAACTACTCTTTGGTAGCGAGAAGGCTGAGAAAGCTGGCTTTATGGCCAACCTGAAAGATTTTGGTAGCAACGTATTTAAAGGGTTCTCTGATAAATTCATTAAACCTATTAAAGATGCTTTCAGTGATTTCTTTGGTAAAACTATGCAGGATTTCATCGGAACTCTGCGTGATTCTGCTAAAGATTTCCTAGGTTCACTCAATATTAATATCGGAAAAGGATTTAAAGAAGGTGCTAAAGGTTTCTTTAAAACTGTATTTGGTGACGAAACAGTTAAAATCCTTAGAGATAATATTGTAACTCCTTTAAACGATGTCACTAAGAAACTTACTAGTTCTATAGGTATGATTGCTAAACTCTTACTGAGAGTGCCAGCTAACTTTATTAAGGGCATTACTAATACTCTTAAATTAAATAGAGTTAAGTCAGGTAAAGGTAATTATTCAGATGAAGAAAAAGCTAGACTTCTTGATATGGAGAAGAAAGGTTCTCTGTTTAATTTCCTAGATGTAGGTAATGAGGAAAGCAATAAAAAGATATCTTCTCTTAAGAATAAAGTAACAGGCTTCCTTAACAGAGGTAAAAAAGCTACTGATGGTTCGTCATCTGCTAATGCCAATGTAGAAACTCTTGATACCAATTCTGCTAATGCTAAAGGTAAAACTGAAAGTATTAGCGATAGAGCTAGAAATCTATTTAATAGAAAAGGTAAAGCCAGTAGCGTTGATGGTTCCAATAACCCTAATACAGATGCAGATGGAAATATTATTTCAGCATCAAGTACTAATGGTAAAAAAGGAACTAAAACTGGATTTATCGATGGTTTAAGAAATAGAGTCTCTGGTAAGAATTCTAATAGCGTTGATGAGAATGGTAATCCGGTTGAAGGTGGTAAATCACGCTTCGGTATTATCGAAAGACTTCCTAGCCGAGACAAAGTTGGTTCTCTGTTCGGTAGAGGGAAAGGTCAAAACTCAGAAGATTCTGTACAGGGTTCGACTAAAACTAAAGCAGGTACACTCACGGGTATACCTGTTGGAAGTGGTGCAAAACTAGGTGGAATTGTAGGTCATTTGAATGCTCCTAAACTAGCATCCAGAGTAGATACAATCTCTAAAATGTCTGAATTAACTTCAGCATCTAGTGCAGCTACCGCTAAATCCAATATGGATATCCTTAATTTCTTGAAACACCACTTAAGTAATACTACTCAGAAATTAACCAAAATAGTTAATGCTGTAGCTAAAGGTAAAACTGTAAGTAAAATTTCAGGAGAAGATAAAGAATCTGTTTCCTTCTTTAGAAACCCATTAAAATGGGCTATGAGAACTTCCATGAAAGTCCTTGGATTCCCACTATCCATGATGAAAGGAATGTTTTCAGTAGGCTCTAAAATGGTCAAAGGCTTAATGGAAGTACCTAAGAAAATCATCGGTATCACTGTTGATTTAGGTACTAAATTAGCTAGTATGACATTAAATGTTGCAGCTTCCTTGACCAAAGGAATCTTTAAAGCTGTAGACTTTGTTGCACAAGGTATTGGTAAAACAATAGAAACTATAGGTAAAGCCGTTAATAGTATTGTAAGAAGTATTACAAGCTTGATTGCTACCTCTATTGATATTGCTGCCAAAGCCGCCGCAAGCTTAGCTAGAGGCGTTTTAAATGCCACTAAAGCTATAGGTAGAGGTCTATTACCTGCTTTCGAAGGTCTAACTGCTATGGTCGGAAGACTTGGTAAAGGACTATTCGAATTAGGTACTCTTGTAATAGATGGGTTCGTTAAGTCTATTAAAGGTACTATGAAACTTGCTGGTCGTATGGCTAGTGGTTTAATGGGTAAAGTGTTTGGTAGAGATAGAAAGTTAAGTGCTAGCTTCTCTTCAATTACTAACTTTAAAGATTTGATCTTAGCTACTAAAAAACGTCCTATGCATGTTTACATCGAGGATGGTAAAGTAGCTACATATGAATATAAACCACCAACATCTACATTCTTCAAGGATAAGGTAGAAGATCGTTCTTTACTTAACTCTAAACGGGACAAAGCTAAAGAAAAAGATAATACTAGTATCTTTGGTAAGATTGCTAATGCTCTTGGTTCTCTATTCAGTGGTGGATTATTAGCTAAAGGCTTAGGTGCTTTAACAGGTATACTCAAAGGTGGTGGCATCTTCGGTAAAATTCTATTAGCCATTACTGTAATGAGTAAAGGCTTAATGAGTCTTATAGGTACCATAGCTAAAAATGTGGCAACTCTTGTCTTTGGTAGAAAAGCTGGAGACTTGATTGATAATCTTCCAGGAAGGCGTGGAAGAGGTAAATTAGGTAGAGCTGGTAAAGCTGGAAATATTGCTGACAGATATACTGCAGCTAAAGCTGAAAAACAAGCAATCAAAGATAGAGCCTCTAAAGCTGCTGATAAGTTAGCTAATGCAAGAAATGCTGTAGCTGAAAAACAAGCATCTGCTAAAACCAGTGGTAATAAAATTGCTGAAAAATTAGCTAATGCCCGTAAAACTGTTGCTGAAGGTGGTAGTCTCTCAAGAAGTGGTGCAGGAGCCGCAGAAGGTGCTGCAAATGCAGCTAAATCTGGTGGCGGTATGTTCTCTAGAGCCATTAATGGTGCTAAAGGATTCTTTACTAAAGCTGGTGAAAGACTTGCTACAGGTGGTGGTATCGGTGGAGCTGTTAAAGGCTTTGGCGGTAGACTACTTAAAGGTGGCTGGAAAGGTTTTGGTATAAGTGCCATTGGTGGTGGTCTTGCAGATACTTTCTTTGATAAAGGTACTGCTGGTAATGATGTAATGGGTACAGGTGCATCATATGCTGGTTGGGGCGCTACAATTGGTTCTGTAATTCCTGGAGTTGGTACTGCGGTAGGTGCAATTATTGGTGGTTTAGTAGGTGCAGTTAAAGGAGCAATCCCTCACCTGATAGAAACCTTTAAGAAACCTATTATTGGTATGACGGATTACTTTGCTGAAATTCCTGACAGAATTTCTCAGTATGCTCAAGAACTTCCAAATAAAATATCTGGCTTAGTAGGTAAAATTCCAGAAATGATTAATGGGTGGTTCTTAGGTGATGCCGAAGAAACTCCTAAAATTGATGAAAAAACTGGTCAGGTAATTCAGAAAAAACCTGGCATCATGGGAAGTCTGTTTAGTTCTATTGGTAGTGCCGTAATGTCTGTAGCTAAAGCATTACCTCGTATTGCAGCAACTTTAGTAGAAGGTTTAGTTAAAGGTATTCTTACTACAGTAGTATCATTAATGGGTAACGTTGTTAACTCAGCAATGAACTTTGTAGGTGGTCTTGGTGTCGATATCAAGATGATGGCAGCTAGAGCTATCGTTGCTATTAAGAATAAAACTTTCCTACTTTCTGATGAAGAAGCTGAGAAACAGTACAAAGAACTGGATAAACAAGCGGCTGATGAAAAAGCTGCAATAGTAAGTTCTTCTAACACTATGGAATTCGTTAATGGCCTAACGAAAAGCATAGCTAGCTTTAGTGTTGCAGATAAAATACCTACTGGTATTGAATCTTCTTCAGTAATGCAAGAAAAACTTAATTATGAAAAATCCATGAAGGAATCTAATGGAGATAAAGCGAAAGCTAAAGATGCATTCATTAAATCTTATACTTCTGGTGGTAAATCTGCTAAAGAAGGTGAAGATGCATGGGCGTATCAGGAGCGTGCTCAAAATATCAGAAATGGTACTGATGACGGCGTTAATACTCCAGAATATAAAGGATTCCAAGGAAGTATTTCTGAAGCCATAACTAAAGCTGCGAACGAAGAAGGTGTTCCAGTAGGCTTGATGATGACTATGGCCAAAATCGAGTCTAATGGTAATCCAAAAGCAATGTCTCCTGGGAATGGTACCTTTAAAGGCCTCTACCAGATGGGGCCGGATGCTTGGAAGGAAAACTCTCCAAACGTCAATGGTGACATCTTTGACCCTTATCTTAACTCTGTTGCTGCTGCTAGATTTATTAAGAAAAATATCAATTACATGAAGTCCAAAGGGGTTCCAATTGATAATACTTCTGTTTATCTGGCTCACCAGCAAGGGCCAGGTGGTATAGTTAAGATTTATAATGCAGCTAAGAATGGTACTCCTCTTGATCAAACTACTATTCGTAATATGACAAATAACCGTCCACAGGATGGTAATAAGTCAGCTACATCTGACCCTAATGAGTTCTTACGTCGTTGGGCAGTTGCAGTTAAAAATAAAGGCGGTGGCGATAGCGGTGATTTAACTGATTCTCTACCAGCATTTAATGCTAATAGTGGTATAACTCAAGGTACTGCAAGTGCTATTTCCGGTATAAACAATGCTACAACTACGGCTACTGGTAGCTCAGGATTTGACCCTTCAGCACTCTTAATGGGTATGAGTAAAGGTCTAAACCCTAACTTAGTTTCTAGTACAGTAGAAGTTGAAACTGGTAATGGGCGTCCAAATGTAGGTAGTAATCCTAATAGACCAACTGCTCAAGTAGCAATGAAGTCTTCTATGAATGCTATGCCTACAACTGGTAGCGGTAATGTAACTGCAGGTGCTGCTACAGCTACGGCAAGTCCTTCTGTTACTTCTCAGGAAGTAGTTAAAGCTCAAGCTGTAAATAATGCTATAGTAACAGCTGATACAGCTAAATATTCTCAGATTAAAGACAATATCAATAATGCTGAAGCGAACTCCGTTCTAGCTAAATTGCTTGAGAAAACTAACGAAATTCTCACTGGTATTAAATCTGATACTGGCGTTGTCGCTGAAAATACTAAGCACGATGAAGTTACTGAGAGTATCCGTTATAGCAACCAGTCTTCTAATAAAACAGCTTCTCGTTCAGGTCAGGATGAACGTGTAGGCAGTAACAGAAGATTCTTTGAGAATGGCTTAGGCGACCTTTACCCAAGTGAAGGAGCTAAAAGAATTGCTCAAGGTGGTGCAAGTTAATAGTTATTAACACTTAAATAGTATATCCCCTGTAGGTTATTTCCTACAGGGGATTCTTTTTTATGATCTTCAAGGAGAAAATCATGGGTGATATTTCAACTCACTTTAATAGAAAAGAATTTGCATGTAAATGTGGATGTGGTTTTAATGCCGTAGACAAAGAGCTATTAGAAGTAATTGAAGATGTTCGTACTCACTTCGGGAAACCATTGATTATTAATTCAGCTAATCGTTGTGAAAGCCATAATGCTAAAGAAGGCGGTTCTAAGAACAGCCAACATCTTAAAGGTATGGCAGCGGATATTCGCATTAATGGCGTAACTCCTAATTCAGTAGCGACCTATTTACTTAATAAATATCCTAATAAATATGGTATCGGTATGTATAATACTTTTACTCATATTGATGTAAGAACTGTTAAGTCTAGATGGGATTATCGTTAAGAGGTAGTAAATGGAAATCATCAACACAGCGATGAACGCATTAAATACTGCTACGTCATTTGTATCAGGTGTTTCAAACTCCAATACTGGTAAAAGTTTTGCGGTTGGTGATAACCCTTACTCAAATCTTTACAATGACTCTGCAGGATTTATTTTTGGTAAGCCTTTAGCATTTAATCCTAAAGCTGACCCAAACCAAAGAGTATTCCAAAGAACCCTCTTAAGAAATGATACTATTGTAAACTTTGTTCCGGGCGTACCATATACAAACCAAAGTATGGTGGATCAGGCTAATACAATACTAACTGCACATAGAGAGAAATTAGATATTCTTCTAAACTCTCCGGTTCCTGATGAGAGAGCCATAGCTAATCTTTGTCAAGATACTCAAGATGCTTTATTATCTCAGCAGTGTGATTTACGTTATTACACTTTTAAACAAGATGTAGCAGGTTTCTTAAGAGCCTTACAGATAATGGTTAACCGAGTAGGCACCTCTGTATTCGGCTGGAATCAAGGTGTTTCTGGATTCGTATCTGACTTAGTAGCATCTAATGTATCTGAAGATATGATGCTACGTGGATTTAAAGTATGGGTTGATAAAGCTACCTCTATCTCTGAATCAGTAGATAACAGTTTTACTCAGTCGGTATTAGAAAGTACTCAAAAGAGTATATCTAGTGCAGTTAAACAAGCTAGATTCTTAGGTGGTGCTGCTAATATAGCTGGCATGAATGCTGAATCAGTAGTCAAATCTTCTGATGCAAATCTTGAAGCAGTTGGTAATATGAACGAATTAGCAAGCCGTACATTAGCTGGTTCTTCCTTCCAATTCCCCCAAGTATTTGATGATAGTAAATTCTCCAGAAGCTATGAGCTATACTTCAGATTTATGTCACCATATGGTGATGATAGAAGTGTATTCTATCATGTATTATTTCCATTCTTAGCAATGCTAACTGCAGCATTACCTAGACAAGATAATATCTCCGGCTATACCTCTCCATTCATTATGCAAGTCGATGCTCCCGGATACTTTAGTTGTCCTATGGGTGTAGTAACAGCACTGTCTTTCATCAAAGGCGGCGATGAGAAGTTATTCAATAATAGAGGTTTACCGTTAATTATTGAAGGTACATTATCTATTCAAGATTTGTACTCTAACTTAAGCCTACCTTTAAGTTTTGATCAGTTTGCTACAAACTTAGGTACTTCCGCTTTCCTTAGTAATATGGGTGGTATGAGCCTTTATTCAGTTATGGATGTTAGTGCAAGAAACTATGTACAGAACTGGTCTAAAGATACATTGACTAAATTCATTCAACCATATAACTGGATGAATGAAGAATCCCTTAAAGTTCGTCGTTATTTCGGTCTTTATTAACATTAAAATAGTGAATTTTTTATTAAATAAAGGATCTTTTTAATGTTTGAACCTACTGAGCTAATGACAGATCTTGCAAGCACTCTAATGGAAGAACTCGATCTTACTGATAAAGATTCTGATATCATTGAATCCGAATATGAAAAATATATGGATTTAGATAGCTATCAGAAGATTGAGTTTACCTATTATGGTACTCCAAAAGCACAAGCTAGGGCAAGGATTACTAGTAATTTTACTCACTTCTTTGACCCTGATAAATCGTTTAAACAGTTTGTAAATGAGCAGGTTAGATTTGCTATCGGAAATGATTTTAAACCTATCAGTAAAGAAATTTACTTTACTGCTCGTTTCTACAGACAAACCCCTAAAAAATTACGTAAGAAAGATATAGTTCTTGCAGAATTAGGTATTATTCGTCCAACTACTAAACCGGACTTGGACAACTATGAGAAATTGTTTTATGATGCATTAAATGGATTCTTATATACAGATGATGGTGTAATTATTCATGGTAATCATTCCAAATTCTTTAGTTGCAAGCCTAGAGTAGAAGTTACTATCCTATATAGGAAATAACATGGCTGATGTATTCATAAAGAATATACCTTTAACTTTCCTGAAGGAACAAGGAAGTTCCTTTTTTGAAAGCGATAGGTATAAAAATGCAGTAAATCTTTTCAATAAAATTAAAGAATCTTCATCATCTGAGCCAGGTGATGAAGAACCTACTTCGATTTTACCTTTTAGCTACATGGAAGATGTATTAGTTAAAAGATTTAATGATGAAGAAATTACAGATATTACTATGGAAGATCAACAAAACCGAGTAATAGCTGTACTTTATGGAATTTATGATACTAAACCTATCGAAACAGTTCCTAAAATCAATATAACGAAATGTACTTCTTCTCTTCCAGATATGTCTTATTATCTAGAACCATATTATGGTCAAGAGATACTTAAAAGAGCTAGAAATACATATAATGGGTTAACTCATAATGATATTTCAGTAGATAGTTCTCTACTCCCTCCTGAAAAAACAAATGATCCTGTTAAAGATGTTGCTACCAAATCTACTTATTATGATGGAATTCTCCATCCAGATATGTACGATGATAAAAAGTATACTCAGTATATTCTGTCATCAATAGCTGGAGGTACTAATATTTCTATAAGTAGTGGTGATACTATAGACCTTTATAGAAATAAAGTATATAATAAGTATTATTTTAATGACAATGTTTTACTTGCATCCATAGAAGATTTAAAAACTAGACTCGTAGATAAGTTTTTAGTGGCTATAGGTAAATCAACTTATATTAGTAATGAGGAAGTTGCATATTCCCATTCTACGTTCCAAGCAGATGTTACGAATAATATAAAACGATTATTCAGTAGAAAGACTCTTCCAGGAAGATTAAGTACATACTTCTTTGAACAAAATGAGTTGTTAGCTAAATGGGAAATATCTCATGGATTAGGAATTTCTAATTATAGATTATTTGTATATGAAAGAACTAGTTCAGGGTATACGTATTTAAATGAGTTTACGACTTCAAATAAAACATCTGAAAGTTTTGATATAACCTTTAATGTTGCCAAAGAAGGTTTAGCTGTATTGGTATTCGATACATATAGTGAAACTAATATCAATTCTATAAACTTTAGACAATATATTGATATAACTAATGGCGACCTTGATAGCACTAGTTATTATAAATATGAAAATGGTATTCATAAATATTATATTGATGGAATATCTGTAAGACTTTGTGGATTTGAAATTTATGATATTTCAAATAATCTTCTAAAGAATGATGAATTCACATTACAAATAATTCCAGATACTGATGAATTATGGATTACTACTGATAAAGTGCTTAGTGATACATCATTAATTTACTTACATGGTGCCAAAAATTGTACTGGTTCGAATACAATTAAAGTAGATAGTATTGAAGATATCTATTCTGTACAAGAAATAATTAACCGTTATAAGGTGGTATAATGGAAAGTACTGAAAGGCTATCGTATCTAGATAACCGACAACTAAATGAATCGGTTAAACGAATTGTTACAACTGCTGTAGAAAATTATGTAAAAGTACAGCAAAGTAATGCTGATTCAAATAGTAATGTAACTGATAGGGCTATTGAGGCTTTAAAAAATCAATTATTCTTAAAATTTACTGGAATAGACTATGAACTCCTTTTCCAATCAGTTTATTTAGATAGAAAATTGAATGGAGGTTTTACTATTTATGAGTAAGCCATGTAGTCTTAACTGTTATGGAAATACTAAAGAGGATGTGGTAAATTCATTAAAAGAAAATCTACCAATGAATCTTTTAAATTTCCTATTAGGTCTATTAAATTGCGCCAATAATAACACATTAAAAAATGCCTTTGGTAATTGGAACGGCTTAAATATCTTTGCTATGCAAAAGTTAGTAGATGATATTAATGATGTTAATAACGGTGGTGGTAGGTATGATATATCAGATTATAATAATATCCCTGACAATATTTACAATAATCTGATAAATGATTATAATGATCTTCTGTGTAGAGGTCAAGGTGGCGGTCTTATTGATATAGATGATAAATATAATGGTAATGGTGACGGTAGTTATGTTAGACCTCTCTTCCCAGATGGTCTAACTGATGCCGACAAAGACCTTATAATTGATCATTTAAATAATAATAACAATGGTAATGATAATATTAATAATGGTGAAAATAACTTAGTTATCGTTCCCCCTGATTATACAGATGGGAGCGGTACAGGTTCAGGTTCAACTAATGATGATATTTTTGGTGAGTCAGGCAATCCTATTTATAATATACCTAATTATGAATTCGATAATGGTATAGATATAAATAAAAGTGTATTTAAATGCTTTGAACCAGTTTTTAAACTAGATAACTACATCTATTCTAATTCAGAAAAACTATTCATAACTCCTACTAAAGTAGCCAATATCAAGCGCGTTCACAATGAAATTTTACTACCTTTATATAATTTCTACTATGGTAATACGACAGCCCCTTCCTGTCAGATTAAAGTGTTCTTTGGTATAGGAAGTCGCTCAGAAATTAACAGCGTAGCTGCAGGTAGTAGCTTTAGCCGTCATAGTAGAGGTGAAGCAGTTGACTTTACAATGGTTGGTATAGATTATAAGAAATTTCTTAGTGATTTGAAGAGTGGTTCATTAAATCTTAATTTCGGTATTCTTATTCCAAGTAACGGAATACATATGACTTTACCTTATACTTATGAGGGTTATACTATACAGAATACTGTAATAAACTCCCCAAGTAAATCTGCTAATAGTCTTTCAATAGAATACCTATAAAAAATAACTAGTTGAACCTCTTTTTAGAAATCAATTCACCTCAGAAGGTCTTACAATGTTGGACGAAAGCTTACTTGAGAGTGAAGATAATAAAAAGCTTTCCGAACAGATCCTACTGTTTAGAAAAACCTTATCTTCTCTCATCAACAGAGATAACTTAGTAGTAATTATTCGTGAATTAGTAGAAGAATCACCATACCTTTCTTTCACTTCTAAACGAGCAGCTAAATTTATTGATAAGATCAGACCATCTGTGTCTGTAAACTTTGATCTAGAATTAGCTGAGAAAAATTTTCCTAAGAAGGTTTTTCGATTGGCAGGAAAAGAGACTCTTCTAAAAGAAGTTCTTACTAACCGTCAGCGTTTAATTCACGATGAAATAGCCTTCCCTCTTTCCAGAGCATTAGGTGTAATCCTAGCCCGTGTGTCTAAAAAGAAAGAAGCTGAAGAAGAAAGATACATCCAAATTGCAGATCGTCTTATTGAAGGTCTGGATATGGAAGGTATTGAGAATCGTATTTCAGATGTAATCAAAGAAGATCCAGAAATGGGAGATCTAATGTTCTCCTTCATGAATCTTTCGGCATGTATGTTCCCTACTTACGAGGGTGCAGATGTTGATGAAGATCTAGAAGTATTATTCTCTTATATGATTTAATTTTTCCCCTATAGTCTATCAAGGCTATAGGGGAATTTTAACTTTCTCATCAAGGATATATTATCTTTGTGATCAAATGTGAGGGCGGTCGGGTAGGTAAATTTTTTTAAAGGGCTTTTTAATGAAACAAAGTATACTTAATGTAATTGAAAAATCACCATCACTTTTTTTAATGTCTATTGAAGATTTAATGAATATCGAAATTAGCTCTAGTGAATTAAATATAATTAGGAGAGCTTTATTGAATATTCATGTTAGCGAAAGAGAACTTCTTTCGGTAAGTACAAATTTGGTAACTGAAAAGCTTATTGAAGTTATAAAGAACTATGATAGTCATTTTTATACTGAAACCATTATATTTATTTCTATCGGATTAACTATGTTACACTCCCTAAAGTATAATGATTTCTTATTATCCTTGGCAGTATCATACTCTAAAGTTACGAATGACCGTATAAAACCAAAAAAGGTTACTAACCTTATAAAAGAATTTGCACCTGCGGAGTTATTCCTTTCATTTACAAGAGACATTAAGTTGTCTCCTAGCCAAAGAAGTATACTAGGATTTATTCATAATAATATGCTTTTTAGAGTTTCGCAATCAGAAATGTCTTATATAGCTTCCCTACCAGATATTAATAATCTTTTGAACACTCGAATTAGTAAACTCACTAAAATTATTCCATTAGAAGATATACTTAAAATTCAAAACGAGGTAAAAAACAATGCAAACTAATAAATATACTGCTTTGTGTGAAGGTCTTTCCCTCCCACCAAAAGTATTTAAAACACTATATAATACCGAAGAAATTGAAGCAGTATTATCTCTCTTTGATAGAGTAGGATATGATGAGGAAGGTAATATTGGTTATGATGAAGATGATTTTACTGATTTAGAATTAGATATCTTAAATGGTATAAGAGCTAAAGAGAATCAATTTGGTATAGTGGCTAATATGATTGAGGCTACCATTACTTGCTTCTTAGGTATTATGATGACTGATAAAGATTTCATTAAAAATCTAGCCGAAGTCATTGAACCCGCTTTAATTGATACCGACAAACGTTCTGTTAAACAGATCTCTACTAGTATTGATAGGTTATTTACATTATTCTCTTTCAGAGAATTAACTATGTCTCCGCCATCATATTCTAAAGTGCTAAGTAATATTGGTAGTGATATGGATACTGTAAAAATATTAGATATCATTAATCATATGGAATTAGCTTTAGGTGAAGATATCCACGATATTATGAATTCTTTTGCTGGATTTACTTTATTCATTGAAACGGTTATTCCAGAAGCTATAATTGATCCAGTTACAAATCATGGCATTTTCCGTTCAGAACTCTTAGATGAAGTTGATGTTGAAGAGATTATGGGTGCTGATGATTCCTCTTCAGGTGAAACAATTCATTAAAAAATATAACTTCCCTATCATTGATATATTATTTTAATGTGAAATTTTGTGGAGGTAGGGTAGGTTAATTTTTTATAAGGAAGAGCCAATGGCATTCACTACTAACATGTATAAAGTTAAATTTTTTAAGAAAGATTTAGCTTATCAAAAAGAAATAATCTATCACACTTATTATCCTTTCCGTGATGAGACTTTAAATCCTTATCCTGTTTGGTTGGTAGACTATTTTGCTTTTTATGGGTTATTCTATTATTTAAATATAGTGATTAATCCAAAAGATTTAATGCGTATCCATAATACAGAAATTGAATTTCATCTGATAAATTCTTTCAAAGAAGTTCCTGCTTTTGTAAGTAGTAATTTTCATTCTAAAGATGTGGATTATATTAGAGACTCAATAATTTCTTTATTGCATCATTATAAAATAAAATTTGTAATGATTGCACTTGATAAGAATATACCTCTTCCTTCAGCAGTAATTCATCATTGTGTGAATATGGAAGAGACAATTCGTAAATCCGGTGTAGAAGCATTTATTCCCCATCCAAAATTTAATCTATTTAGACTTTATGATAGATTGATGTAATAAAACCCCTATATCCCCTTTTGAGGGATATAGGGTATTTTTTTTTTAGCCGCCAGCACCTTCAAGTGCAGCAATTCTAGCAGCCAGAGGATCTGTAGCCGCTTTAATAGCAGCATTCATTGCCTCGGTAGTAACGCCACCACCTGAACCGCCAGCCGCAGCTGCGAAATCAGTAGTGAATTTACCTTCACTGTTAGGGGCACGAGTTTTCTGAACAACTGCGCCAGCATCTACATAAACGATAGTCTGAGTAGAAGCAGTAGAAGATTTAGCGAGAACCGGAGTTCTGGTAGTGATCAGAGTTACCTGAGTATCTGCAGCATTGGCTACCAATGCAGACAGTTTTACGATGTTATAAGAAACACCTTCAGGGAAAAACTTAAGATCATTCAGTTTTGGATTGAGAGCCATTTTTATTCCTTAAATTTTCTATATAGAAATATCTCTAGCCTAAACTATAGACTATTAGTGTGTTTATAAATCATAATACTTTTTATTAGAAAAAATAATAACACGGTATTAGTTACTAAAAGGTTAAAATAAAAATGAAACTGGTACACACAAAGAAATTTGGTAGGCGTACTATTGTTATAATTCCTATTTGCTTAGGTGTTGCATTAACATTTTATGGAATCATTCCAATATTTGTTATAATGCATCAGACTTTTAGATTTTCTTTTGTGTTTATCCCCATAATGTTTATCAAAGTTAAAGATAAAACTGAGCTTCCATTTGAACTAGTAACCCACGAATGTGTACATATTTCTCAATTCTTTAGCACATTTGGTTTATTTTGTTTTTTATACTCATTCTCTGAAAAAAGAAGATTAGCATTTGAAATAGAAGCATACACAGAGCAATTGTTCTTGCTGATTGGTGATGAAAGAAAAATATTCAGGTTAATGACAAATCATCCAGAATATATGATAGGTATAATAGAATCAGCAATATTCTCATCAAACGTATATAAGCTACAATCTAACTATGAATCTCGATTTATAAGAAATAAAATTGCATACTTTATTGAAAAGAAGTACTACCAAATTTTTTACTAAACTATTACCCATATCTCTCTATTGAGGGATATGGGTAAATTTATAAATTTTTTTATTAATATATTATTAAAATGATCTCATAACAATAGTAGGATTGTAATAAAATGGCTAAGAAAATTCACTTTACTAAAAACTATCCAATTCTTAAAAAATCTATTGGTACGGCTATTGATATCTTGAAGAAAGATGTTCGAGAAAGCATCCAATACGATCATTTTAATGATCGCCTTAAATTAATGGGTATTGACAAATATCAGTTAGTGCGTACTATTTATCATGCTGCTAAAGCAGCTTATCACTCCAAGGGTGAAATCAAAGATATCATTATCGGGAATGATATTAACACTGAAACCCTTAAAACTTTCTTAACACAAGCTTTAGCTGCTTCTTCAAATGGTATTATTGATAATATAACCATTAATTCTTTTGGTAAGCATAAAGTATCTCTTCAGAATGAGAAACAAATTCGTAAAGAATTAGATAAGCTCAATGGTCGTAAAGATAGTTTAGAAGTTCTTGTAAAAGACTTTAAATTAGGTCTTACTGTTCCTAAAAATAGTGATAAAGCCACAGATGACAAACGTCAATTTATATTTAAATCACTAGTACAAGAAATCTTATTAGGCTCTATTGTAGTTCAAAACTATCGTCGAAATCTTAATGCGGAAAATATTTTCTATGATCCGAATGTAATGGCATTTGGTACAAGCCTCATTCGTCTCTCTGAAAAAGATTGGCGGGGAAATACCTCTGAATTTCGTTTTAGCAATTATATCCACGAATATGATGAGTTTAAAGATACTACATACCGTCTTTATGAAGAAGGTTATAATCATATCCGTTATGCTGACGTTAGTAAATTCTTTGATAACATTAGTCATGATTTAGTTGTTGATGCATTGTGGGTAGGATTTAATACATTTAACTATAGTGATGAAGTTTTAGAGAAAGCTAAGTTCCGTACATTTGTAAAATCATTACTGAATGTAAATGGGCGTGATTCCGGTCTTACTATTGAATCACACTTCCAGCATTTGATTGCTAAGATTATTATTGAATATATGTTTAAAGATTTCTCTACAAGAATTAAACGTAATTCATATCGTAATGTCGATGATTTTAAAATCCTATTCTATGTAGATGACATTATCATACTGACGAAAGCGGAATGGGATGCTAACAGAGTTCTTGATGGTGTAAATGAAATTCTTGAAGAAAATGGTTTTAAACTTAATGAAGCTAAATCTTCATTTATCTCTAGTAAAGCTAAACGTAAAAAAACTGATAAAAATTCCACTACTTTCGAAGACTTAAAAACCTTAGTACGTCTTCCAGGAACCCATTATTTTGATATCGATGAATTAGAATTATCGCTTGAGTATGGCGGTGATTCTGTAGAACTTTATCGGAATTCAATGGAGCAAATTCATAAACTGTCTCATTATTTTAATGAAAAAGGTGAATTACTGGTTGAAACAGATATCGTTAGCTTCTTAAAAGATCTTGATGAAACTGGTGCGTCTGGATATCATAGTGATCGATTCCTATCACAGATCGTTAAATGCTGCATGTATACAGCCCGTGATCAATATCTTTCATTATTGTATAAAGAAGATGCAAATATTTATATTGAGAATCTTAAAAATAAAGGATTTGAAGAAAGAATTTTTGCTGAAAAAGAATATCCATATGTAATGAATACATATCTCCGTAATAAATTTAAACTACGAGATATCATGTTCCTTTACAAAAATAAAGATAAATTTGTCTTTAGTGAAACTAAAGTAGAATTCTACATGAATGCCATCAAAGTAAGAAATGACGAAGAGATTCTTAATGCTCTACAATATTTCTATCTTACCAAACTTCATGATGCTAATATGTTGGCTAATTTAGTTCAGTTGGTATTGGAGAATTATCCTAGTAAAATTAAGTTCCTTGCAGCAATCGTTAAACGCAAACTTGCTGAAATGAATGGTCTTAATTATACCACTACTAAGTTAGAATTTACTGACGTGTATAATAAATTTATGATGCAACACTTTGCGGTAAATTACCAAACTCAGCTTAAATCGTACTTGATTCAACCCCCTTCAGCTCGTACTAATGATGCTATGTTCTTCTTTACATATCGTATGTTTAAGAATGTAGTTAACTTAGTAACGATTACTGAATAATTAAAATAGCGGGGAAACCCGCTATTTTTTTATCCATTTTTAAAAAATTTGATTTATAGAACAATTCATTACATAAATCAAATGAGGTTTATCTGATGGCTAAAGCACCAGTAATGAAAACCATTAAGATGAAAGAGCTAAAGCTCTTAAATGATCCAGAGTATGCTACTTTCAACATGTTTAATGGCATTGACCATTCTACATTCAAAGATTTTTCTAAATTTTTAGAAGATATTATTACTAAAAATAGAGAAATTGATGAAAAAGAAAGAAATCATAAAGCTAAAATGGCTTTTGATAAGAAAAATGACCCTAAAGCTAAAGCTGAATATCTTCCATCAGAGACTAAGATTAAACGAATTAATCTGAATATTAATAGTCATGGAGGATACGTTAGTGTAATGCACAATATTGTGATGCTTATGGAAACTTCACCAATTCCTATTGACACATATTGTTTTGCAGATGCACAAAGCGCTGGTTTCTATATTTTTATTCATGGAAAACAGAGATATCTTGGTAAATTCGCTATGCCTATGAGCCATAGTATGTTTGCTTGGAATATTGGTACAGTTCCAGCTATAGCTAGATATACTGAAACACTGGTAGCCACAAATAAAGGTATCCAGGATGTTATTGCTAAGAAGACTAAAATTCCTAAAAAATTCTTAGTTGAAAAAGAAGATGTTGATGTCTTCTTTACAATAGAAGAATGTGTTAAATATAAAATAACTGACTTTGTCGTAGAGGACTGATATGTCTAGCGTTAAGATTACACCTGTAGATAATACTACTTTTCGTATGAATTCTAAATTACCACATGGTAGTATTATGCTTACCAATGAAGGTATCCGTCTAAGTGAAAAACTTGGTAAAACTATTTATAATAATCTAAAAGGCGTAGCAAAGAAATCAAGTAAAATCTTAGCTGGACTAAGTTTAGATGATTCAGGTAGTTTTGTAGTAAGGTTTAAAGATGTCATTGAAAAAGAAGGTTTCACAATTCGCCGTGATTTTAATTTGTATCCTTGTCTTATTAATCTCAATCGTGATGAGTTATTTGGACTTTACGATATAATTGGCGGTCTTGAACTGGAAGTAGCTAGTATTGATTTCAATGAAGATAAAGAATTCATTGGATTTACCGTAGTGTAATAAAACTCCCTATATCCCTCTTTCGGGGATATAGGGGTTTATTTACTTTTTTTTTTTACTCTTCTAGGATATCTAAAACTTGGCGTTTAAGTTCAATAAGAACTTTGTTAGCTCCACCTTGTAAATAGAAGTCCATTGTCATACGGCTAATGATTGAGAGAGGCGACAATAGTGCTGATACTTCTTCCTCTGGATGAAGTTCAGAATAAGGCGCTTTCTCAGTATCAACTGTATTAGCAACGATGGTTTTAAGACTAGTAAAGAACGTAATTTTATCACCAACATCTAATGGGTCTAAATGCTGAATGAGATATTGAATAACTACACCTTGTACTTCATTACCCATAAGTTTATTCGATTCGATCATTTCAGTAGAAGGAGTCTGAATAAATTCATCAGGAGAGATATTCTTAAGAGAAGATGATTTTTCATCATATTTTTCAATATAACTTTGTACTACTTTTCTTAAGGTAGGGTGCATTTTTTCAATAGGAGTATTATAGTAGAGTTTCATATCTACTATTCTACCAGCATACTTAGCTTTTGCAGAAGAACGAGCCAACTCACTAATGGAAGCTTGAGTTTGTTTATCAAGTTTTTCTAAGGCAGCAATAGCTAATGCTTCATCATTCCCTACTTCTTCAAAGATAACAAGCGCATCATTAACTTCGATTTCATCACCAACTTGAGCCATTTTGATGATTCGGGAATTAGCCTTAAGGATAACATCACGTTTGTTAATAACTTCAGAAGAAAGATCTTTAGAAAGGGTATCAGTTACTACAGCACTATCCTCAAATGTTTCAGGGAGAGCCATAATAGCAACTTTAGATAAACGTCCACCTGCAAAGCAAATGCTTCCATCAAGAGTTTCTTTAAAGAAATTCTTATCATATGCTATTACTTTACCAGCTTTAAACTTGCTTCCAACTTTAATACCATTAACTAAATCCAATTTATTTTGGATGTAGAAACCGCCACCTGAGTTTTTAGCAGCTTTCATACTGATATCGATTGCAGAAGTTGTACCATCAATATATTCAATGAATACAAGATTTTTTTCTTCATCAATACTAGTAATTTTACCGTCTTTAACCGCTTTCCAAGCAAATTCTTGACCAATAATATGAGCAAGAGCCTTATCAACACCAGTACCTACAAGAGTAGGATGCTGAACTTTAGTATTAATAATATGCTTGTTCTGAGTAGTTGCCATGATTGCCCTAGGAGCATCAGCATGTTTTGGAGTAAACCCGTTAACCAACTCAGCAGCACTAAATAAGTTATCTGCAGTGAAATCCTTGATATCCTTCTCACGAATATAGCCCCTAATTGTATCAATTTTGGGGTTAAACGCCATAGAACGGTTTACACCTATCTGTGCCGAAATTGGTGAGAAAATACCATAAAGACCGAGCATTGTCTTACTATAAGCACGGTTCTCAGCAATATAAGAATCTTCTGAGTTCAGACCAGATGGCCCTTTAAATGTAACCTTACTTTTCGCTTCAATTTCTTGAATAGGGTTAAGAGTTGAATATTCTTCAACGTTAGGCATAGCCTGAATACGTCTAATAACATCATCTCTCTTAACTGAAATAGTTTGAGGTACACCAGAACCAGTAGAACGCTTATAGTTGTTAAATGCATCCACTAAAGAGTTATAAAAAGCTACTGCAATTACTTCACTATCACGGATACGAAAATGATACATGTCATTTTTTCTATCACGTTGGTAGTCACCTAGAAGGTTATTACCGTATAACAGAAGTTCTGTGAAGTTAGTAGGCATTTTAAGTTCTTTAAGAATCTCTAGAGTGATAGGATCAATCATGGAGTTTTCAAAGTTAACCAATGCTTTTGCAGTGTTACGACTACCTGAATGAGTCTCAAAATAATCAAGGAAGATAGGAGACATTCGAGTAGCTTCTTCCAGTTTATATTCATTTGCATTCAAGAATAATAAGCCGTTAGCAAAAAGTTCTTTTGCTGGATCAAACTTAGTATCAATAAATACATAAAAATCACTGAAAGTTAATAGGACTTCGGAATCAGTTTTAGCTACACGTTTCTCTTCAATACGATAAGGAATATCATAAAGATCAAGAGCTGGAAGGAGACCTCTATATGCTGCTACCAGTACACCCAATGCTACAGATGTAGATACAATCTTCATGTTTGTATAAGACAAACTTAGAGACGGTTTAGTAGATTTTAATGCATCTTGAATTTCAGGGTCTTTACTACCAGTAAGAATATCTAGAATAAACTTAGTAAGATTATCTGAAAGAGCTTCATATTTCTTACCAGTTTCATAACCTACGATATTTCTTGTAGCAATTTCTTCTAAAATAACTGTTTTACCTTTGAAACCAATAGGAATATACTTATCGTAATCAATAGTAATTTTCTTATTAGCTAAAGTTTCCCTGATTTCCTTTTGGTTAAGACGAATATCATAACCTTCAAGAGAAATAGCAAAGAGCTTACGGGATAAATAGTTATATGGAATACTGATATTAAACTCTAAGTTGGATTCGTAGCTGTTACCATGTTTCTTAGTGATACTAGCTATTTCTTTACCAACTAGAATTCGAATTACTCTATCGATTTGACCATTAATCTTATCTCCTTTACGATATAAGAAGGTCTTTTTATAGTTAGTAGTAATTTGAACCCTATCGTTCGCTTCTTTGATTACTGGAAGAACGATAGATTGTTTAGCAATAAAGTTTTTGTTACCATTAATCAGCATGAAACCATCATGTGAAAGAATAGGAACATTTACCCTAAATTGATGGCGTTTGAAAGTTTTATCCATATATTCGATATGGTATTCATTAGCCTTAGTCAAAGGGTTAGATACATTAGTTACTTCGAGTTTAGTTACTACTACAGGATGTTCAGGATCATTATTCAAACATTTGATAATATTTGCAATGTCCTTTTTAAATCCTTTCTTATAATAACTATGAGTAATAGAACTAGTACGGAAAGATTTTACTTTAGGGTTAATGATACTATCATCATTTACTCTAATATCTTCAAGCGTATTAGATTCAGCAAGTTTATTTGCTTCTAATTCAAATTCTTTTAATGCAGCTTCTTGAAGCTTTAAGTTATTATTAAGGAATTTTTCATTTTCCTCTCTAACTTTTTCAGTATAAGCATTAACGGTAGATGTATTTAAAACAGTATCTAAATCAATATCACCATCTTTTAAAGCACCATCTACAATTTCTAAATCAGGAGCTTCACTATCAGTAGAACTACCAATAGTGTATTTATCGTCTTCTACAGAATCATTATCAGTAGAATTATCGTCATTAGTTTTTTCTTCAGACTCATCTTCAGTGGAATCATCTGTAGCAGTGAATCGTTTAGAATCAGGTTCATTATCTGTAGATTCTGAATCATCTTCATCTTCGTCATGCTGATAAGCTAATGATTGATCATATAACTCTTGATCTTTAGGGTCAATTTTAGTTACTACTTCTAAATCAGGATCATTTACTTCCTGTTTCTGAGCAATAGCTTTACCAAGTTTAATTACTTTATTAATTAAATTGATAATTTGAGTTTTCTTATTAATATCATTCAAATCAGGTCTATAAACTAGATTACCAATTTGATGGAAGAAAACTAAATCAATTCCCTTAAAGAGATCATTAATTACTTTAGGTTCTTTTTTCAAACCATATAAGAAAGTATTGATAAAGAAATCAGGTTCTTCATCTAAGTCAAGAAATAATTGATAATCTACTTTCTTAGGTAATTGACTGATAAAGCTCTTAATGATGTTCTTAAACATCATGTAACCAGTTACATAAGTTTTCTTTTTATTTGCACAATATTGGTTATATGATTCTCTATATTTAGACAAATCAGCAAATACTGGCTTATTGGAGAACTTAGGTGATTCAATTAAATCAATGGTTTTTAATCTAGAAAAAAGAATACGAGAGTTCTTTAGCTCCAGATAGTAGTCATTAGCTCCTACAGAATCTTTCCTAGTAGTCATTGTATTAGGATTGATTTTAATAGGAGGATAAAAGATTTTCTTAGTACTATTAGGTATGACTCGAATCATCTCAAAGTCACGTTCTATACTAGTAACAGAGTTGTCATTAAATAAAATATTACATAAAGGTTTCTTTCTTTTAGAGATATTAACTAAAAGTTTTTCCACTTTGTATATTTTATTAGGTCTTACTCTATCTATATTGATGATAGCCATATTACCTACCAATATGAGTTATGTATGTAAATTCTAAAACTATGTTTGAAAAATACTAAAATTACCACTTTTCTAAAAATAGTAAGAATTTACATTGAAATAAAATTCCCTATTACACTTTAGAAATGTAATAGGGGTTTAACTTTTGTTCTGTATTCCTTGCTAATTATTTAATATTTCGAACGTTAGTGAGAAATATTAAATAATAATTAGGTTTATATCGAAATTAGATTTATTTACGTAGTAAATAAATTTAATGAGATATAAACATCCTAACCCCTAAATCCCCTTTCCTTCGTGACATTTTGGAAGTTTAAGAGAATCTAGGAATTAGTTAATGTTTAATGGTAAATTTTATACTCATTAATTATTTTTCTATTTCTATCAGAATGTTAGTAAATTTAAATTTTAAATTTTTGATAAAAATTATTACATCTTTAAAAGATTTATTATTTAATACAAAATTTTTAGATAATTAAAATTTTAAAATGATAATTAAAGACATATTATTTACTTGACTTAAGATAGTTATTAATCTATAATAATATTAATAACGAATTACAACCAAAGGCGAGAAACGAAAGATATGCAACCTATTGAGGGTATTGACAAAGCTATTAAAGATCTTACCAGTCTAACTAAGTCATATCAACATCTACCAGTATCGAATAATATACAAGTAGAAATTGCGAATCTTTTCAAACTTCGTGATCTTGTTAACTATAATTGTAGTCAGTTTCCAAGTCAAACTGAACTAGCTGCAATTTATCGTCGTATATCTGGTAATGTTACGTTTGAAAAGGCAGTTAATAAAGGTCGTAGAAATGTTAGTAATTTCAATCTACGATTTGCAACCACGAATAAACATAAGCTGAAAGAATTTCTAGAGTATGTAGAATCTGATCAGACTTATCAATGTATGTCTGCTTTCTTCAATGTAAGTGACAAAGTACTTGAAGAACTAGACGTACCAGAGACAGAAACTTCGTTTACTTATAATGCATTATTAAAATCTAATAAGTATTCTGAAAAGTATCTTGATTCTCTAATCATGTCTGAGGATTCAGGCTTGATTGTACCTATTCTTGGATGTAACGTTCCAGGAGTAATTTCGGCTCGTTATGGTTTTCAAAATGAAGGCTTAGAACTGGCTGAAAACTTCCGTAAGTATTATATTACAGAAACTACTATGACATCTAGTCAAAAGGAAGAATGTAATCGTTTACTAGATAACCGAGATATTCGAAATTGTGTAGTTATTCTATGTTCCATTGTAGAAAAAGCTCAAAACGATTTAGAAAATAATTATCCAGCTATCCTTACTACAACTGCAGCTTTGTCATATCATGGAAAAGAAATCCGCAATGCAACTGGTACCTTAAATGGTATTATTAGTACTAGACTAATTAAGAGTCTTTTTAGTAATAGTATTGGCGTTAAAGATTTTCTATTAGCGCTTCGTGGTTTTGGTTACAATCCGATTTTCCAAATTTCGGAATCTTATATGCCTTATGATGACCACGGGGTATTATTCTCTGTAGCATCAACAGTAAGATTAGAAGATACGAAAGGTTATTTCAACCATCGTAGAAATGCATTTAACGCAGTTTTATTAAGTCTTATCAGTTCTGTAGTTTTACCTTCCAGCGAATTCGAAAGCTGAAGGTAATCTATAGGGTTTATAAAAGATCTTCACCACATAACAGGTTTATGTGAGACTAGGATACCGACATCCTAAAAACCTACTTATTGAAAATTTAAAGCATAAATTGCTGATATATTATTTTAGTGAGTAGGATGACGTATTTGTCAATCACTTTATCATTTCAAACAAATCTCTAAACAAGGAATACTTATCATGGCTAAAAAACCTGGCTTTCTGGACAAACTGAAAAAAGGCAAAACCGCTTCTAAAGAAGAAGAAACTCTGAAAAAGGGTAAAGCTGCTGTAGAAGACGATGAAGAGGAAGAAGAAGAGGAGGAAGAAGTTGCTCCTAAGAAATCTTCTAAAAAGCCTGTCCTGAAAAAAGGTAAGAAACCTGTCGTCGAAGAAGAAGAAGACGATGAGGAAGAAGAGGAAGATGATGCTGAAGAAGAAACCGAAGACGATGAGTCTGAGGAAGAATCTGATGATGAAGAGGAAGAAGAAGAAGAGGAGGAAGTAGCTCCTAAGAAATCTTCTAAGAAATCTCTTCCTGTTAAGAAAGGTAAAAAAGCTCCTGTCGTTGAAGACGACGAGGAAGAAGAAGAGGAAGACTCCGAAGAGGAGGAAGAAGATGATGAAGAGGAGGAAGTAGCTCCTAAGAAATCTTCTAAGAAAGTAGCTCCTAAAAAAGCTGCTGCTCCTGCTAAGAAAGCCGCTAAGAAATCTAAAGCTTCCGATGATGAAGAGGAAGATGAAGAAGAATCTAACGGTGGTAAACCTCTCTTCGGCGGTAAAGCTAAGAAAGCTGCAACTCTGCGTACTCCGAAAGAAGGCGCAACAATGCCGCGTGAAAATATCATTTCCATGATCGCTGAAAAGCTGGATTGCACTAAAGCTGAAGCAAAAACTGCTCTGGTTGGTATTGAAGAAGTCCTGAAAGAAGTTGGTGAACAATACTCCTTCCGCTTCATGGATTCCAACTTCCGTCGTCGTGTAGTTAATACTCGCGATTACAAAGGTGCAGGTGGTCTGACTGAACGTGTATCTAGCGATGTTGCTGCTATGACTACTCGTGTCGAATCCCACGTTTCCCTGAAAGGCGAAGTAACTTACGATCGTCGTACCATTCGTGGTGTTGGCGAAGGTGATGACTTCCGTGAAGGTAACATGGTTAATGGTAAATTCGTAGCTGGTACCTGGGATGAAGAAGGTAACTTCACTCCATCTGAAAAGAAAGTCAAAAAAGCTAAAAAATAATATTGACTAATAGTTAATATTAGATAAAGATTCCCCATAACGTTTAAAAGCGTTATGGGGATCCTTCAATATTATTTTTATATAAGAGGCTAAGAGAATTGGAAACTATAGATCTCAACTTCGTCAATAATAAGAATCCAGAAGAAGTTTTTGAAATCACTGACGGATTGATTGAAATCTTCCGTGATGATTGGCATAGAGCCTTTGAACAAGTAAAGATTAAAATTAAAAAAGAAACTAAGGTTATCAACCTTAACTCACTGTTCACTGGTCTTATCTATTCAACTACAAGATTCCCTTTAGATAGAGAACTGACAGTTGATGATTTAGTACTGGACTTAACATCTGGTGTAAATGAAAATATTGCTAACTATTTAGATGATACTATCTTAGAATTCACTAAGCAAGATGGTGATATTTCAGAGCTGTCATTATTCATTAGTAAGGCACTTTCCAGAGCAGCTAGTTATAGTTGGAATATTAACCACTTCCGTGGTAATACTATTAATATTTATGATCTCATTAAACTCATGCAAGAGAATCCTGATCTGCGTAAGATCATTAACTTTGAGAGCAATGAGAATCTACAGTTCGCTGAAATTGAGTCAAGCGTAGAAGAGCAAACTAAAAAACTTGTAAAAATTCTACGTTCCAAAGAAGTTGACTCATGTTTTAAAAATATCATTCCATCTGTATCTATCAAGCAGTTCCAACAGGTATTTGTCAATATTTCTCTTAAGCCAGACTTGTATGGTATCATTATTAGTAAACCAATTAATACAAGTTTCTTTAGAGGTATGCGTAATAGTACTGATTACTATATCAACGCTCAAGGTGCCCGTAAAGCGCTTGTAACTAACGCAACAAGTGTTAGGTCTGCTGGTTATCTTGCTCGTAAGCTCATTCTTCTTTGTCTTGGTACTCAACTCGATAGAGAAGTGGAAGATTGCGGAACTAATAATCTCATTGAACTTAAACTTGATAATAAAGATCAAGCTAAACGTTTTACAAATAGTTTCTATAAGCTTAAACCTAGTGATAAGAAATTGTCATTGGTTACTAATAAAAACTACATGGATATTGTAGGTAAAACAGTACACTTCCGCTCTCCAATTACATGTAAATTAGGGGATGGTAAAATCTGTAAAACCTGCTATGGACATTTGTCTCATACTAATAATTTCCATATTGGCATTTCAGCTATACTGGTTCTATGTAATCAACTTATTCAACGTCTACTGTCGTCTAAACACCTATTACAAGTCTCAACTGAAAAGATTGAACTTGATGAGACAATTAGCAAATACTTCTATGTAGATAAAGATATCTTAGTTGCAAAAGAGACTTTCAAATTGTCTCTTACTGAGGTAACTGAAGCTCATAACGCTAAGCAAGTTCATGGAATTAAAATTGTAGATGAGTCTGATGAGATATTAGATTATCAGTTCTTGGATATGGAAGTATTCGATTCTATCATTTCTGAGAATTTAGATAAAGACAATTCTATAGATGTTGAACCAAATCAGCCTATTTTCAAATTTAACGTTGAGAATACTGAGATTTCTGCTCCACTTAAAAAGCTATTATCTTTGATCGAATCTGAGGTAGAGCTTAACAAACGTTCTTCAGTTAATGAATTACTTAAAGATTTAATTGATCTCTTGAACTTATCAGGTATTCGTTTATCTGCTACAGGTCTTCAGATTCTAGTTAAATCACTGGCTAGAGATCCTTCCAATATTATGGAAAGAACTACTGATTTGAATGATGTATACTTCCTACGTGTTCATAATGCCATTCTTAACAGTAAATCATTGTCTATCGGTTTAGCATACGAACGTTTAAAACTTCAATTAGAATCGAATATCTTTGATAAGACAGAGTCTTCTGTCTTGGATGTACTTTTCTAAATAACTTTAATAGGGATCAAAATGTCTAGTAATAACGAGTACGATATCGTAAAAAAGATGTTTGATCACGCTATTGTTGAAGCTAATGCGTCTCCAGATACTCGACAGAAAGTAGGTGCTGTTATTGCAACTGGTGATCTAAGTAATATTATCTCTACGGGGTGGAATGGTCGCCCCGTTGTAGATAAAGATTTCAATAAATGTGTGAATCCTAAAACATCATCATCTTTCCCACAACTGATTCATGCAGAAGAACGTGCTATTATTAAAGCAGGTTTTGATAAGTGTAATGGCGCTACTATTTTTGTAACACATTGCCCTTGTTTAAGATGTGCTGCCAGAATTATTGAATCTGGTATTAAGCGTGTTTACTTCATGAAAGAACACGATGAACTGGAAGGAGCTGAATATCTTCTAGCCAACGGCATTGAAGTTAGTCAAGTACCTTTCTTAAGACGAACTATTTCTCCCAACGATCAATTCTTAAGCGAATTGGTTCCTGGAGAAGTAAAGAGTTTAAAAGAAACTGGTAAGTAATATGTATAAAGTGACCGAAGTAATTAGTAACTCTGTAAATATTCATTTTAAAGCACAAGAAGATTTATTATTTAAATTTGGAAGAGGTTATGTGACAAGTCTCCAAATGGAAACTCTTTTCTTAGCTCAATCTAAATTTTATGCAAAATTGGATTTATGGAAAAGTAGTAGCTTCGATATGAGTGAGGTTATCTCTAGAGGTTCTACTATTCGAATTACTGATAACTAGGTTACTTTATGCTTACTTTAAGAATTCTCAAGGATGAGAAACGCCCTTTTCATTTTAATGGTACTTCATTTAAACATACTGTAGAAGTTTGGTTCAGTGAAAGTGTTAAATATATAGCTAATCCTTTAAACGGTATGATGAATTTTTCAGTCAAGTACAAATTTGTATTGGATTCTGAAAAATTTTATTCAAAGGTAAATTATTTTGCCATTCGTACTGGTTATCGTAATAAAGTATATGTATTAACTATTAGATCTACAGGCTTCTAACAGAAAGTTAGAAATGAAAGACTAAAGCTTCCATTCCTGACTCATTTAGTAATTTCTTAGCCTTTTTATAGGGATAATAACTTTTCATTATCCCTTCTTTTCATAAAGTACTTACGAGTATATTATGAAAAGAATTTCGGTGCATAGCTCAGTAGGATAGTAGCAACTGCATCAAATTCGGGGTGTAGCATAATAGGATAATGCACCGACCTTCTAAGTCGGCTTACGTGGGTTCGACTCCCTCCGTCCCGACCAAATTAATTTATGCGAATGTGGCGAAATTGGTAGACGCCCCAGATTTAGGTTCTGGTATCGAAAGGTGTGTGGGTTCGACTCCCTCCATTCGCAATCTATTCTGTCTGCTTGTCCAAATTGGTAAAGGAAGGAGACTTAAAATCTCCCGGCTGTAACAGCCTTATGGGTTCGACTCCCTTAGCAGATACCACTTATAGGAATTTCTGAGTGAAACAAGAAATCCCAATTGATTTAAAATCATATGAAAAAATGATTAGAGACCTAGTGAATTCTGCATTAAGTAGAACTTATCAAGGTTAAGTATTATGGGCCATTAGCATAGTGCTCTAATGCAGCCAGCTCATAACTGGAAGATCACCGGTTGGAATCGCGGTATGGCCCACCATTAAATAAAATTTCCCATATCCTTCGAAAGAGGGATATGGGAGTTTATTTCTTTTTTATTCATATATAATTATAATAGAATATAACTTTATAGGAAAATATAATGAAAGACAAGATGCAAAAAATTTTAGATAATATTAAAAAAGATGAAAATGGCTGTTGGATATGGCAAAGGTCTTTAACTGGTTCAGGATATGGTCAAATATTTGCTGAAGGTAGAAATCATTCAGTACATAAATATGTATTTGAATTAATTAATGGTAAAGTTCCAAATAAATACGTAGTTCGTCATAAATGCCATAATCGTAAATGCTGTAATCCAGATCATCTACTATCTGGAACAAATAAAGATAACTATCATGATTCTATTGAAGTATTTAAAAAAATTCATAAAAGTAAAAGACTTAAATGGATTATAAACGATGTTTCTTATCCTAATTCAAGAATTTCGTCTAAGATAACTAAACTTTCTCAGAGTATAATTTGTAAGCATATGGATAAAGAAACTAGAATATTTGATTATGATAGTTATGCTAAAGCGTGTAAAATAGCCAATGTTGAACCTAAGAAGTTACCAACTCTTAAGACTCTCACTAAAGAGCAGAAGAAACTCATTGAGGATAATATGTAATGCTTAGAATCCATAGAAATGCTGCAATTTTCAGCATTTCAGAAATTGATGAGTGTATGCTTTTTCTAGGTTTTATAAAGACCTTAAAACATGTAAAAGATTATACTAAGATAGATGATGAAGATGATTATAGAAAATCATTTTATATTATTGGCCCTAATCCTGAAATGAAAGGTATGAATAGAGTTCAGGTAATAGAGCATAGTAACCCATTAAGGAAATCTCATACTTTCTTTTATTCCATAGAGAAAAAATATAATGCTAAAAGTATCTGGCTCAAGAAATAAACTTATTACTTATTCCAGATATCATGAGTTTATTGCATATTTTGAGGATAACTTAGGTATTGAAAACTTAACTATAAAACGTATAATTTATCGTACCAAAAGGACTTATAATAATATAGAAACAATAAATTTCTGGTTTGCTGAAAATGTATTATGGAATAGTAAACTATGTTTATTATAGGTTATGTAGTACCTAATAAAATTAATCACCATAGAACTTCTTTAGTTACTCATTCATTATTTAATGTAATGGGAGTAGATGATGATTATGATATAGAAAATGATTACTTTTTAGAGATATTTATCGATTTAGAAAATGTACCTATTGATGATTCAAATAAAGTAGTAACTATACAGCATCATGTAGGTCTATGTGAAAATAAATGGTTAGTATTTACTCCTTATTAAAGTACGAATAAGCAACAGTTTAGTAGTTAGTTGAGAAACACTAACTACAATAGAAACTAGTACTCAGAAATAAGGAAGACATAAAATGTCTATTACAGTAAAAATTATGAATGACACTCACCCTAGACGTGGTGACGATAATATTTCATCAAGATTTAAGCTTGTGCATATTCCTGATGGTGGTTCTTTTCAGATTAACCGCCCTCAAGCAAGAGACCTTAATGAAGATCTTTCAATAGATTCCCCATTAGTTGGTAGACCGGATTTAGGATATTGTACGTTATCTGTATTTGGTAGTGATGGTTCCGATTTAGGTGCATTACATGTCATTAATGGTAATATGTATGTAATGGATAATGGTAAAACCATCTCTACATTTTGGGGATGTTCTTATCCTATTGACGACCCTAAGCTATCAGACCTCGAACCAATGGAAGTTAAAGAAGATAAAGTTCTAGATAAAAATAAATCTTTCATTACTCCTCTAGAGCATCAAGAGATTTTAAGATCTCGATTATAAGTATTAATATTTTAAATATTAAAAATAACCCATATCCTTCCAAAGAGGGATATGGGAGTTTTATTACAAAATGTAGCGGCGGTATAAATAAGCATATATTATTACCATGAAGTAGCATAGGAAGCTGACATAATGATTATTAATATCATTTAAACCGTACGGTAATGGGGTATATAATATGATCGCTGAAAATATATCTTTACTTGTGAACGATATGTATGCTGAATTAGTTAACCATTTAGATGATAATTTATCTGGTAAGCCTAGCTACATAACCGAGTATAATTTAGAAGATTTGACTATAGAACAGCTGAATGACTTATCTGAATCATTAGTTGATAAACTGACTAATGAGCTAATAGAGAATCCTTTAGCTGCAAGAGTTGAAATATCTATCTCTATCACTAACAAATCTGAAATTTCAGTAGAGGAAAATCTGATAGAACATGACAATCTACCAGAATAGTAACTAATAAAGCCTACTTAGGTAGGCTTTATTTTTATATAAGGAATACAATTGTATATTCACACTTATAACAAAGAACTTCCAGATAGCTCTAATGAAAATATAAGATCGATTCTTATGGTCTATGCTTCATCTGCATATGCTGTTAATTCAGCTGTATCACTTGATATAGTTCAGTGGTTTGTAAAATTACATGAAATAAAAGAATCGCAAATTCTAATAAGGGTACACAGTGAATATTTTAAGGTGGAGGGGTAGGCAACCTATTCAAGAAGTACAAGACACTCTTTCAGAAATTAATCAGAGAGAAATTTCACAATTGGTTCATGATATAGTTGTTGATCGTCTTCCAATGAGTAGTATAGCATATGAAGAAAAGATGGTATTCAATGGTAGAACTAGCTATCCTTATATAAGATTATTATGGATTAGAAAATGTTAACTTTATTACGTATTAATAAATCTAGAGAGCATCGCTTAGAAATATTAGTAGAGTCTAAACGATTTTCTGCTTTAGCTGAAGCTGAGGTTCTATTATTACCTTTTTCTCGTAGATTTGAAACAGAATATTTGTATTTCCATACTAGCTTTAAAAAATCTGAGAAACCTATAAGTCTTCGTTGCTCGCCAGAATTTGTAAATTTTTGTAACAAAAATACAGGATTCTATGATTCTTCTTTAGAAGAACAAATTGTTTTCTAGAGCTAACAAAAAAGTAGAAATGAAACCTCCGGCTGTGAGCGCATCCCGATTCGGTTACTTTCTAGCTTCTTTCATATCCTTCTTATTGTTATGGTCTCTAGGAAGTGGGATAAATGGATTTTATCCCACTCCTATTTAGTATTTTTATTGTAGGGCAGGTACTTACTTTTAATCTACAGGAAAATCCTGGGGTTATCCACAGAGAGTATGCAACGTATTGGGCTATACATTGAAACTTGCCCTACAATAAAAATATTTTATAACAAAAGAATTAGAAGAGTATTTAATGATACTGTATTAGGTTTTCCCTCTTCCTTTAAACCTAATTAAGCCTGGGTTGGTTAGCCGAAAGCAATAGTAACTAATACAGTATCGATTAAGTATTTTTTTTTTAAGAATTTAGACTCGCTAGCTCAGTTGGTTAGTAGCGGATGACTGTTAATCATCAGGTCGCAGGTTCAAGCCCTGCGCGAGTCGCCATATTTATTATTGTCCCTTAAATTAGTGGCTAGACAAATCCATTGTAAAATGGGCGGCACCAGTTCGATCCTGGTAGGGACAACCAAATTAGTCTTATTCCATTAAGACTTACAGACTTAGCTACCAGCTTGGTATCTGAGAGCCTTCTCCCAAGGTTTACCCATAGTTCTATTCGAATAAGGTGAAGAATAGTTCCGATATAATCACTTCTTAGGAAATGATTAGTGTCTCAGCAAACCGTATGAGACTGAAAGGGTTGAAATAAACGGTTCCTCTAAATTAATAAGATTGAATATATCGATCTTAGTGCCAAAGTCGCCAGATACATACGGCATAAATAAAGAGGAGTAGACTAATCAACTACCCTTCTTTATATAAAAATTTCCTTGTTGAAATGGTAAGGAAGGTAGTTATGCCTGATTCGAAAGAATCTAAATAACAAAAAAATAGAAGTCCTCGCTTCTAGATGACGGATCAATTTTTTGTTGTATAAGTCATTAAATTTGAGGTTTTGAGAAAAACTGAGGTTTTTGTCATTAGGCTCTTTACATTTTTGCCCTCACAATTTGTAATTACTTTGCCACTGCATATCTTCTTTATGAAGAAAAAATCTACTGTCAGAAGTAGAAACATGAATTCCTTTCAGGCTGAAAGGTGGATGCCCTTATTTAGATAACTCTAGATAAGGGCATTAACAACCCACGATTACGGGGATGTAGTGTTTATTTTTCTAGGTAGTGAAAGCGTGCACCAGTAACTACCATGTTTACCTCCCACTAAAATGGTGAAGAGTTAGATCAACTCTTTACTAGGCTACATAGGTATGTAGGGTATTGGAGGTTAAACATTCTATAAATACCAAATGTTAAATTGGTGGAATGCCTATCCGAGATAACTATCAGATAGAATAGTTAAAAGGGCGTTAGAAAAATTTCACTGCATCCCCGTTCCCTAATTTATTAAGGAACGAAAATGTCTGCTAGTAAAGAACTTGAAATTGATATCGATAGCGTAGTGTTTAATGAAGATGAGCTTCAAGAGTCCGTTAAACATAACGAAGAGAAAATTGATTCTCAAGAAGTAGTTGAAGCTTCCGATGAATGTGATGGCGGCGGCTGTAAGATTTAAAAACTTCCCATATCCTCTATTAAGGGGATATGGGGTTTTCTTTCCTTCTTAAAAACGTATTTGGTAAACCTTTAAGAATATATTATTTTAGTGATATTGGGTGTTAAAACTCAATGTTAAACAAAAACAAACACTAATTCTAATAAGCAATAAAAGGAATACCACAAGATGTCCGACAAACATGTAGTTTATTCTAAAATTGAAAACTTTTTCTCTAAAGTGGCTAACCGTGACTTTGAACCAGTGCTCAGTTCATTGTTCGGCGGTTTACGTAAACAAGTTCGGTGGGATGTAGTATTTGAAGAAATTCGTTCAATGGATGTGAACGCAATTCCACTTGACAAGTTTAAAGTGATGAGCAAGGGCGATGTCATTTCTATCTCTGATAATGGAGACACAATCTTTGTTGAAGATATGTTTAATGGTAAGTATACTCTTAAACGTAAACAAGGTATCATTGAAATGACTGTTGACGGCGAACATTTCACTTTTAAAGATAATAACGATGAAGCTGAATCTGCCAGCTTTGTTGCACCCGTTGATTTCCCTCCGGTGCCAAACGGATTTATCGCTAATATCCGTAACCTATTAGCGTAACGTCATCCTCTTGTGCCCCCGAAAGGGGGTATAACTTTTATTGGAAAAACAAAAATGAATCAATACAGCGAATCTTACAAAAGTTCCATTATGGGTTACTTTAAAGATCGTTATTTAGTGCTAATTACTGAGCGCTTTAAAGATCTACCGCAGCTTACTTTTATGAAGTTAAAAGTTAAATCTGTAGCAGTAATTAATAACTCTGAATGGGATGATGATTTACTTAAAGCTAATATCCGTTGCTTCTTCTCTCAAGAAATCAAAGATCATTCAAAATATGAAGATTGGATGACAAGACTTGATGAAGTATTTGAAGAATCCTGCCAGTATGCTAAAGATCAAACATTCATTAAAGCTATGGGTTCTTTGAGTTTGATTAACTAAAAAAGGATTGTATAATGACTACTATGTACAGAGCAGCCAATAATTTTAGAAGAAAAGTTACACGTTTCTATTCTAGAATTGTTAGAAAAGAATTTGAAAAAGAAGTATCAATGCTAATAACTGATAAAGAATCAATAAATACTTTCTTTACCAGTTTAGAAAAATATGATTTTAATCCTAGACATCTAATTATGACTTGTTTCCCTGTTGGTAAATTAGAAGAAGGAAAAAAATTATTAAATAGTATTCAGAATAGAGGTATTGAGTTTGCTTTAAATGAAATATCTTTAGAAGAAAAAAGACTTATTTTAACTGCTATGAATACACCTGATTTTTCTGAAATAATGAATAACCTTTCTGACTCTCTCCTACCAGAAAAAGTTATTTAATATTTTAATTTTAAAAAAAGACCTTATAAGGTCTTTTTTTTTTTCATGATGTACATTACTATTTAGAATTTATCTATTTTTTAAACAAAGAATTAGTGTCTTGCATGAAAAATAGATAAATTTTATAGGAGTTTTCATGGCAACTATAATTCAAAGAAAAAGAATTCTGATTAAAGATTTTTATTCAGATGATGAAATGAAGAAGTTTTTTAGATACATGTCTATGGATAAAACTAACATGTATGGGGCTGTTGAAAAGTCATGGATAGCTGGCTACGAAACAGAATTTGAAGGTGAGCATTATATTGCTGTACCTAGGCGTATAGATACTAAACTTTTAGAAGACTTAATAGATGCTGATGCTGGAGTAGATAAGCGTTTAATTCCACCTATTCCTGTAAGAAAAAATGTCTTTAGCTGTTTTGCTGAGCCTAGAGATATTACTCAGCAAGTTATTTTAGATTTTATGATGGGTAGAAATAGTTATGAAAGTATAACTACTAAACAGCATAGAAAAGCATTATTTGCTCAAACTGGTAGTGGTAAAACATACTTAACTATCAAATTTTGTGCTGAAAATAATCTATTACCTTTCATTAACTGTCCAGATAAGAAAGCAATTCTTACTTGGCAGCAAGAGTTCGGTAAGTTTACTGATATTAAACCTGAAGAAATATGTGTTATTATGGGTAAAGATTCAGTAATACGACTTATTAAAAAATTTGAGAAAAAACAATATAAAGTTATTCTCTGCTCATCTAAGACTATGACATCTCTTATTCTTTCTAAAGACTTTGCTCTTATAGAAGAATTATTTACGCATTTAGGCATTGGTCTGTTAGTACATGATGAAAGTCACTTGAATTTAATGGTTCTCTTTTACTTAGAAATGATTTGTAATACTAGACATACTTTATTCTTAACTGCTACTCCTAGTAGACGTATGTATAAAGAAGATAGACTACTCAAATCGTTAATGCCTCCTGAAAAAGCGATATATGTAGAAGAAGCTGAACAGCGCTTTACTTATGTAAGGGGTTGTTATTTCTCTAATATGGATAAGAAAGCCTATGCAGGTATAGCCCTTCCAGCTGGTACTAATTTATCTAGATATTTTGATCAAGTATTGAATAAGAAAGAAAACTATGAGTTCTTTAGGGATGAAATTTTTGCACCAGTAGTGAATTATGCATTGAGAAAAAGATCCAAAACTGATAAAGATGATTTTACTAAATTAGCTTTTTTATGTAACAGTAAAAAAGAGAATGAGTTCTTTTACAATATGTTGAAAGATCTTTACAAAGACAAATATTCTATCGGTATTTTTAATAGTGATATTGAGAATATGGATGAGCGATTTAAAGAAACTGAAAAAGAAATCATTATCAGCACTGATAAATCTTTTGCTGGTATTATAAACATACCTGGATTAGAGATAATCATAAACCTTTATCCATATAGTTCAGATTCCCATATTAAACAAGTAATGGGCCGTATTCGTAAAGAAAAAGGTAAAAAGAGTATATTTATTCAGATGGTAGATGCTTCTTTAAAACGATTCAAATCTGTTGAGTCTAGAGAAAGGTCAGCAGTAGCGGATATTTGCGCTAAAGTATTTATGAAAGAATTGAATACTCAGATATCTGTATTTAATAGTATAGAAGAAGACTAAATAGCATTATAGTCTTTTTTATTGATATATTATTAAATTGATTGTTTTAAATAGGTGGGAATAATGATTAGTATTACGGAAAGACTTTTAAATATTGGTAAGTTACAATTGAGTGTTACTGCTCGCCTAGGAAGTAAAGATAACCCTTATCATTTTTATGGTAAGGGTGACTATATTTCTATGAATAAAAGCTCATTTATCATTCTAGGCTTCCATGCTAAAGGAAAAGATAAGGAAGAAGTTTATATTTCTGTACTTGATTTTCCAAAGATAATGGAAGCTATAGAGACTATTGATTATCTGATGTTAAATTTGGATGATCATACTGAGACTGTAGGAGAAGAAGGAACTCTCCGTTTTAAATCAGGCTCAAAGGTTTCTTATAGAATGCAAATGCGCTCTACTGGTGTGTGTCTGTTCTCTCCAGTAGTTTGGAATAGTAGGAAACATGGTGGTCAAATTATTGCAGTAAAAATACTTATTGGTGGCGATACTAATAAAGTAATGCTTGAACCGGAAAACTGGTTGGCTTTCTCCATGCAGTTGAAAAATTGTATGGAGAACTTTACTGCGATAACAAACTCTATTCTTACTTTAGGGCTACAGAATAAAAGGAATACTCCTAGAGAAAGTATTAAGTTTAGTGAAATTGCTGAGGAGTAATGATGAAACATAACGTTATTAAATATGGTGCTGCTATCATATTTCATTCCTTAGAAATTGATGAAAAAGTTTTACCTTATCTTTCTAGAGAACAGTTTTTAGTATTTTCTAGGGATGGTGAGGTTCCTAACAACAGCCAGTATGCCTGTAATGAAAATTCTCTTTTAGCATCAAACTCACGTTTAGCGGCACTAGTGTTAGGCTTACGTATAAATCTTCAAATTAAATCATTTGGGCAAGATCCAATTACTAATGATTTAATTGATTCTTTATCAGGTAGCATAAAGAATCAATTGAAAGGAAAGATATACACGGTTAATTTAAAACTTATTAATGGGGATTTTATCTCAAGAGTTACATATCCTACACGTTTTTCTGAACTTGAGTTTGCATTAGGTTATAAAAGAGATTTGTCTGAAGAATCTAGTCAAAAAATCACCATTTGTAACGGATATAATATATCATTTCTTAAAGAAGAATGGAGCTTTTATATTGAAGAAAATAATGCATTCAATGAAAGTGATTGGATTAATATCTTAACCTTTACCAATAATAAAAATGAATATAAAATAATTGTAGTGGAAGAAATATGAAAATAAAAAAGTAATACAGCGATTTCGTATTCTCTTTAAAAAGATTAAGAAATTGCTTAAACAGTACAAAGAAGCTGGTAATGAACTTATCAGTGAAGAAATAATACCGTTCAAAAAGAAGCGTCATGGAGATAGTTTTCTCGAAACGCTTAAAGACAATCTGTTGGATGATAAAAAGGATAAATGAATGTACAGCTATAAAATGACTGTTAAGGGTAGTATTCCATTCGGAATGTTTAAAACTATGGTAAACATGATTAATCATGGACTTCGTTCTGGAACTAGCGATTTCGATTTAAAGAACAAGTTAAAAGGTTATTTGCCACCTAAAGAAATTTCTGGTTTCCTAACAGTAGTGAAGGAATACTATATGTTAGATAAGCTAAAAGGACGATACATTCTCCATCCAACTCATTCATTTATTGCTAATCAAATAAGTGAAAGACATGGTAAGAACGCTGTGGTGGAACATCTTTATGATTCATTTGAGGAAAATATTGTTGCAGATTCTTTAGTTATAAATGCCAATGACATTATAACTGCCAGTGCTCTTAATAATGCGGAAGTACGAACTGATATATTTGATAGAAAATGGATTGGTATGATCATGTCTAATTTATCAAATAATACTGTTCTTCCATTAACTTCTGGTACTGAACGTGGCATAGCTACCTTCCGTAATCCTTCTGATTCTAAGACTTCCTTTATAACAAGAAAATTCTTTACTAAAGAAGGCGAAGCAGGATGGACTGCAAGTACGGATGTTACTACTTTTGATCTTGATGAGACCCCCGTTTCTCATATTAGTAAAAATAATATTTTCTGTTTCACTGAAGTAGATAAATATGGTTTCTATCAAGGTAATGACAAAGTGATAGAAACTATAGATTTTCATAGTATCATGAGAGCACCTAATTTAATTGATCTGATTTTAACCTTTATGAGTGATAAAGGATTTAAAATTAAATTTTAATATTCGTTAATTAGTATGGTAAATATCATGTTAAAATTACAGTCAACCATTCAGTCATTTAGTTCCCGTATTACAACTACTGTTTACAAAACTTGTAGAAATACATTATTTGATAAACAGGAATTAAGTAGTTACGAGTATAATTTCTTTAAAGACGATGCTGAAGATTTTAAAGCAGACTTTTTACTTTCTGTCATTCCGGCAGAGTTAGGATCTATGGTTTTAGGTATTATTCTTAAAATAGATCGATTAACGAAGGAATCTAATCATTCATTAGATATAACAAAAGAAGTATATAAACTTTGGATAGTATACCATGATGTAGAAAATGGTATAAACGCTATTAATCAGGTAATTAATACTATGGTTAATAGTGAAGTGTCAATGGAATTAAATTCAGTAGCTTTTTCTATGATCCATGAATTACTTCCAGGAGTTATTTCTATACCTCGTTTAATTGGGGAGAGTAGTGATAAGGATGAGTTTTCCTATAGCTTTAATAGAAGCTCATGGAAAATGGATTCAGTATCCAAACATGGTAAATATGTAGAGTCATTACTCAATGAAGTTCCAATGATGATGCAATTTATTGAAGTTGAAAATGGTAAAGGGGATGATGAAACTTTATATTCTAATACCATTTTAAATGGAGCCGTTGTTCTCTTAGGTGATATTTACAAAACTCTCCCATGTGATGATAGAGAGCATTTAAGAGTATACTTCAATATGTTGGTTGGCGGAAATATTCTTACTAATGGTTTTACTTCCAAAAGTACCAATATTAAATCTACTAAAGAACAATTTGTTATAAATGGTGCTGTCGCATATGACAAATATGACGATTCCGACCAATTTGAAGTTTTTACAGCTCTACCAACAGTAGGGTTCGCTGTATCTGGATGGTCAGTTAAAAGCAATCCAGTAAACCCACGTTATACTTCTTTAATGACATGGGTAAATCCTGAAGGTAATTTCAGGTATTTAAAAATTAATAAATATTCAGAGGGAATGTAAGTGAAACGAGAAGAACTTGATTCTTTACTTCATTACTACAGGAATATTATGCTTAATAGGCATATTACTGAAGATAGTAATGATGCAGTGTCCACTGACTATCTGAGTATGCTAAATGAGAATTATTCTATTTTAGAACTTCTTAGACAGCGCTTGGCTAGTGGTGAAGCAAGTAACTATAATTTTAATCAAAAAGTCATTGAAGCTTTATATCATGATACAATGGATAGAATCTTTCTCTTCCAATGCGAATGGAATTTGTCCTTTAGATTATGGTATGACGGGTTTAAAGCTGATAAGAAAAACAGAGAAGAAATTCTCCGTGATGGACTTGAATCAGTCCAGTTAGCTTATCAGAATATGTATCCTTCAATTACTGAGATAATGAATAATGCATCAAATATCAGTACTAGTATCAATACTAAACTTGATATAATTGATGAATACTTCAAAGTACATCCATTCAACTTTTTAAAAAGAAGACAAGTTTTAAGCAGACTCTTTTACGGTTCTGGCGGTTAACATATAAATAGTTCAATAGAAAAAGGCTATTTGTTATGTCAACTGTAAATGCTCAAGAAGTTGCTTCATCCAATATTCCTAATATTCCAGTGAATGATGGTTTCATTACCCTTAATGATACGGAAGCGGATAAAACCCAATTCCAAGAGAATGATAATCCATCTATCGGAAAAGAGCATAAGTTTGCTGCTGTTCTTCATGGTTAAATCATAAAATACTTTTACCCTATACGTACTTAGTTGCGTATAGGGTAGAATATTTTTTTTTATCTTTTTAATGAAGAATGAAACAACTCTTTAGTTTAATATAGAAAATTAAAGGCTTTCCTATGGCTAAAGTAAAGAAAATACTTACAACGGAAGAGCTAGTAAATCGTAACTTAGAACAGTTTACTAAAGATTCTACTGAAACCTATCCAGCGTTTCAGGAATCTACACCTGTATTCGTAACTTATTATAATAAGTCTGCATATGCTAGTGATGCTGATATAAACTTTGAAAACTTCAATCAAGCTGTTGGGGTTGAATCACCTAATCTATTTTATGAAATTGCTAGCTTACCATTGTATGAGATGACTACTGCTGACTTCTCAACGGAAGAAACAGATAGTGGTAGAAAATCTAATATTACTGGTACATGTACTATTATTCCTGGAACGGTAACTCCTAGTGTAGAAGATCAGTTCCTTTTTGATTATCATTCTCAGAAGTATTTATTTGTAATCACTTCTATAGAGCCTGATAACTTCAATAATAAGAAATATTATCGAGTATCTTATCAATTAAGTCCTAATACTTTAGATGAAATTAAGGCTCAAGTATATAAGGAAATGGTTGTAGATTACAATCTGATTGGTAGAACGGATTCAGCACTAATTGAAAGAAAGTACTCTGATTATCTTAATATTATTAGAGCTGTCTTTGATGAGTTTAGAAAATCTTATAGATATTCTTACTATGAAGAAAATCAGTCATGCTTTGCCAATAAACGTACTGAAGTAATAGATCAGTTCATCAACTATTTTGCTGCTAATAACGATATTTTACCAGCATTTGAGGATTATCGTAATACTTTAACTATACATAATAAGATAATTGATGATGTATCAAGACAGCAATATAAATTGTCTCCTTTCTTTGATCTGGAAAAACGTAGAGATCCCGTCTCTGTAGTATCCGTATTTGTAGAACCAGTAGATAGAACGCCTTATAAATTTGCATTCTTTTATAAGACTAAATATAACTTTACAAGATATGTCAAGTATACTGATGAAGAAGTAGAGATTCCTAGTGCTGAAGAATTGGCACAAATGACTGAAGAAGAACAGTTGGCAGTCATGGATAGTATAGTTAAAGGAAAATACAACCTTCTTCCAGAACTTTTAGAACCTATTAATAGTAACGACCCATATAATCTGCAATTTATCAAGAAATATATTGCATTTTCTAAATTAAGGAAAACCCAAGATTATAAGAGTCAATTAATAGAATGCCTGGACATGGTAGAGGATTTAGAGGAATACTTCTGTGATGCTCTTTACATTAAGGGTGCGAGTGATTCTGATAAAAAAGAATACGACTTTAACTACTATATAGGTATGATAGTGCTTTTCGCACTTAAAGACCTATATTCGTTTATTACCAATTCATAATTGCTAACACTTTAATAGCATTTAATCCTATAGGAATTGCATAATGAAAGATTTAACTAACGAACTGCTTACTGGCGGTAATCTGCTGGCTGAGTCAGTTGATCAGGTTGAAACCAATGTGGCTATTCAAGAAGAATTGCAGAACATGGCTAACCCTACTGCACTGCTGGCTGAAAGCATGGAAGACATGCTTTTTAGCGAAGATGCTCGTATTGATGGTAATAACATTGAAATGCCATCTGATGCAGGTATTGATTCACTTCAATTCTTCAATCAGGATAACGTAGGTCAAAGCGTAGCTGATTCTACCCTGACTGGTCTTGATCCTGATCGTCAAAATGATTTCGGTAATGCTGCATTTGCCTCGTCTAACCCTAAAGGTAAAGATATGGTTCAACTGCGTAGCGTTGGTGACAACGTAGCATTAGGTGAATCCGGTATTCCTTCTCTGTTCACCGAAGGTGGTGATGAAGAATGTGATGATACCGAAACTAAAGATATTGCTAATGGCGTAGACGACCAAACTAATAGTATTGGTGATGATGCTGGCGATTCTCTGGAAGAAAGTCTGAAACTTTTTAAAGAAGATGATGACAACGATGATTCTGAATCCGATGTCGAAGAAGACGATGAAGATGAGGATGACGACGAGTACGAAGATGAGTTAGGTCTGTAATCTAGTTCGTCTATGCAGTAAGAATCTCTTATGGTTCTTACTGCATTTTATTTAATGGAAAAGGAGATACTATGTCTAATTTAGACCCTGTATATTACGTTACCATTTCTACGGCTAGACAGATCCCATTTATCAATCGCCGTGGCCCAATCACTTCTAAAATTTCTATGAAGAAATCTACTATTGATACCCTTAAAGCTATGGGTTTTGATGTCAAGATTATTTCAGAAGTAAATTTGGATAAGAATGGTAAACAATATGCTGATGATGCATCTAAATTTGTACCAGCTGACAACCAAAGTGAATCAAATGTAGATGTTAATATTGTTGATGCTATTAAACCTAATGACGAAGAGATTTTCTCTGGTTCTACAGAAGGCTTAGAAGCAAAAAAGGATGACCTTTCTCATTCTCAACAAGAAGAGGAAACACCTGAATCCGAAGAAGAAGTAGATGACACTCAGGAAAAACCTGCAGAAGAATCTACCGAGGAAGAAGAGGATGATGACTTTTCTCTAGAGTCCTACGAGACTTATGAGAAATGGAATGCCACTAAACTGAAAGCTTATATTAGTGACACTATTATTCCTCGCTTGGAAGAAGAGGATGTACCTGATCCAATTCCTACAAGTAAGAAGGATTGTCTTGCTTTCCTAAAAACTCTCTTAGATGAATAAGAGAGACGAAAAGTAAAGAGTTCTTGGATTATCAAGAACTCTCCCTATTTTTCAATATTAAAAAAATTTTTACTAACAAAAAAGTAGAAATCAGAAACGTTAAAGTTTAGAAACCGAAATCTAAATAGTTTCTGTTTTACCCCTAATCATAAAATTACACATTAAGGAATACCATCATGGCAACTGTAAATGATCTGCTGGCTCAAGTACAAACTAACCTGAAAGCTCAAGGCGTAGACTCTACTAAGAAAGAGTGTGGCGTTGCTCTGGAAGCCGTTCTGAATGCAATTCAGACTGTAGCTCTGGATCAGGGTTCTATCCGTACTGCAATCGGTACGTTTAAACGTAAAGAATGCGCAGCTCGTCAGGCACATAACCCTAAAACTGGTGATAAAGTTGATGTTCCAGCTAAAATCACCGTTAGCTTCAAATCCTATTACAATGAAGTAGTAGGCGAGAAAAAAGCTGCTAAGAAAGCCGCTCCAGCGAAAGCTGCAGCTCCGGCTGCTAAAAAAGTAGTTAAAAAAGGTAAAAAATAATTTACCTTGAGTAAGTTATAATTCTTTCCCCATATCTCCTGAAAAGGTGATATGGGGTTTACTTTGCACTTAAATTCTTTTTATTGATATATAATCATATTGAATAATCATAAAGTGAGGTTGTATAGAAATGAATGTAATAAAGATAGCCTTAATAACAATATCTCTAGGCTTATCATCCAATTCTTTTGCTAAAGAGTTTGAAGCTGAATTAGTTGCATTAGACTCAGTCAAAGGTACATTCTATATTCATTCTATTGAGCACTTTTTCTCAGTACCCAATAAAGATTGTCCAGTTTTGGTTAATACATCATTACATAAGACATTTAAAGTCGAAGGTAAACCAGTAGAAGAAGGTTATTATACCTTCTATGGTGTTAAAGAAGAATTATGCAGGTCTATTAATCTTCTTTAACTAAGCTAAGACCTCCATAGCGGGGTCTTTTTTTTTTTGAGGTTTTTATGACTTTAATAGAACAGTTGTTGAATGACAAAAAAATTATTAGTGGTTTTCCTGGAATTGGTAAGTCTGAATTATTTAAAATTTATGGTGAAGCTAGAGTAAGCGATAGTGATTCAAGTAAATTCCCTAAAGATAGCTTCCCTGCAAATTATGTAGCTCATATTAAAGATTTAATAGTAAATAGTAATAAAAAATATATTTTGGTTAGTTCACATAAAGTAGTTCGTGATGCATTGGTTGCTGAAGGAATTCCTTTCTTCTTAGTGTATCCTAATGAAAATTGTAAAGATGAATATATCAATCGATACATTAAACGTGGCTCTCCAGAAGCATTTGTATCACTGCTTTCTAATAACTTTAACAACTTTGTACAAGAATGTAAGACTACTAATTCTCCTATTGCAACTCATATAGAATTGTCTGATGGACAATACCTAAGTGATGTACTTTCTACAATTGGCTGAATGTTAAAATTAAGTGAAAACTCAATTAATATAAAATCCTAATAGCTAACATACTTTTAGAAATCAAGTTTAAGATACAGGAGCGTGTTATAGCATGTCTGCTTTATTCCTAAGCACCTTACTTCAGGAAGACGAGGATTCAGCAGATGGTGGCGCAAAATCATCTGCTGATCTTGATCTTGGTACTGACAAAGGTGATTTAAAAGATCAAAAGGATGTAAAGTCTGATTCAGATGATTCTGATGAAGATAATACTAATGATGATAATGACGATGTATCAGATGATAATTCTTCAGATACTGAAACAGATGATTCTTCTTCTCCAAATGACTCTTCAGATGACACTGAAGCAACAGATGATGACAATGACTCCGAAGAAGATGATGAAGTTCTCAATCAAAAAGAATTGGAAGAGCAACGTAAGAAGCTTAACCGTTATAATCAGCTGAAATCTTTAGTTGTTACCTATAGAAATCTAGATGGTATCTATGACAAACTATTAAAGCTTGATTTGCCTGGAGGACTACCGAATACAATTCGAATGTTCAAAGACAAGATTGCCTATAATAGAGAATCATTAGATAAATTGTTATTGGATCCAGTAATCTTTAATAACAATACTGTCTCTGAATTGACCGCGATTCATAATGTATATATGTCAGACTTAAGAGCTGTATCTACTAATTTAAAAGTACTTTATAACTCTTCTGTCTTGAACCATACAAAAGACAATCGTGCGATACTTAGCATAATCTCTAGGGATGCTGAAAATCGTCGCTAGGTTTTAAATAAATTTTAAAACTGAGTGATCAACATTAAAATAGAAATCCGGTTGACCTAAAAAGTCATCTCTAGGTAATCACTTCATAAAGGAAATTAATAATGTCTGTTGATTATGGCTTTGCTAATCTGCGTAGCAAAACGAAGCATAATTCTAAAGCTACTGCACATCTTAAAACTCTGGTAGAAGACTACAAAGGCGACGAAGTAGATATTCTGTCAGAAGGCGTATATGACGTTGTACGTGACCAAGTTGCGTTCCAAGAATACGTTGAACGTCTTTCCGAAGGTACTTCAGAAGAAACTGGCGAACAGCTGGCTATTCTGTCTGAAAACACCCGTATGGTAATGCTTCAAGAAAGCATGATTGGTGGCGTTAACCCTATCGCTGCCCTGTCACTACCTATGCTGCGTATCGGCTATCCGAAAATGGCTGTACGTGAAGGTCTACCTACTGAACCAGTAGAACAGCCGAAATTCAAAGTAACTACCAAACGTCCTTATGTTCTGGATACCGCTACTGGTGAAAAACACTGGTTGCCTGGTGCTTTCCAGACTAAGAAAGAACTGTTTGGTTTACCACGTCTGCAACAGAATGATATTACTGTTCCGGCTGGCGGTCTGATTGATTATGATATGCTAGCTCCAATCAGCAAAAATGCTCTGCTTGGTGACGAAATCGATCCACGTTTCACCGTTGTAGAAGTTACCGATTCTGCTGATGTTGCTATCTCTGTATCCTTCGAACTGGATACTAACCTGAACGCAATCGTTGGTTCTTTCGTTGATAGTACTAACGCTGCAGTACAGGTTCTGGGTAAAGTTGACCGTTCTAAAGGTCTTCTGACTCTGGTAACTGTTCCGGGCAATGCTATTAAGAAAGTAAAAATTCAGGGTTACGTTTCTTCTGAAATGAATAACGCTGCAACTCAGGTTGGTTTCGATATTGACGGTGTTGATATTACTATCGGTACTGGTCAGCCTATCGAATCCCCAATCAATATTCAGCAGATGACTGACGTCATGGCTATGTATAATGTAGATTCCACTCTGACTCACATGGAAACTATGTCTACTGCTCTGGCACAGTCTACTGACCTTGAAGGTGTTCAGTTTATCTATGATTGCTTCGACCGCAATACTAAGAAAATCCAAGAAACCTTCGACGCTATGCCTCCTTCTAACTTCCTGGCTGGCCCTGTTGAATGGCGTAAAAATATTCATCGTAACTTTGACCGTCTTGTGTCTCAGATGCAGACTGAATTCAACATCTATACTGGTCACGCAGTAGTATTCTGTCACCCACTGGACGCTCAGGTTGTTGCTGATGTTCGTTGGATGTACACTAATACTGAACAGCCTAACGATGTTGCTGTTGACTTCCGTGTTGGTACTTACACCTCCGGTACTACTACTTATGTAGTCCTGCAGTCTCCGAACTTTGTTCAGGGTCATTACGAAATCGTATACATCCCGTCCGAAGCTGACTTTAAATCTCTGGTATACTACCCGTATGCGTTCAACGTGATTCGTGGTGCTGCATCACCTAACACTCCGAACCTGCCAGCTATCCAGATGATTAAACGTTACCGCTTCCAGAAGTTCAACAACATGGTTGCACGTCTGAACATCGTTAATAACGGTGTTGGCGAAGTTTAATCTTTGCTAGTATAAAATACCCATATCCTCTATAAAGGGGATATGGGGTTTTCTTTACAATTTTTTCATGCATATATTATAAGAAAGATATCAATATTAACATGAGACCTGATAATGTTTATTAGAAAAATACTTACAGAAGAAACTCCTTTAGGGTTTGATATTAATCTAGTTATGGAAATGATAACTAGATCATATGAAATGGAGTTAAACGATTTTAAGAAAGGAACTATTGTTACATCACTAATGCTAAGTAATCTACTTATGAGTAATTTTGATTTTCTAATCTACAATACTACAGATAACTACCTTGGGTTTGATGAAATTTTGATAAATGAATCTGAAGGGTCAGTTGTTTTAGGGCGAACTAAGCATAATTCTATAGAATTAAGTGTACCATCGCCATTTGAGGATGAAGGAACAGTTCCTATTCAAGATCTATATAAAAATGGGCTTGATAAGTATACCATGTTTACTCATACTCAGATAAACTATTTTAGTATCCACATAAATGAAACTAGTGGAAGATCACATAAACCTCTTCCAAATGTAAAATATAGGGTGGCATTGAAGACTATGATGATAGATTTAATTACTAGCTTTAAGATGCGTTTTCCAAAAGTTATCAAAGATATATAATTTTATTAGATAATTGGAGGGAGTTATTAATTGATGGTTATTATAAGAAATTGTCTAGACACCAAAATACTACATTACGCCGCTACTTTTGGCAGTGAAATCTATATTGAATTAACACAGATTCTTAGACAGGAAATATCAAAATCTTGCATTTCTTTGTTAAAGATAGGGGATATATGTAAACCCGATGCAGAATATGGTAATATAAAATATTATATGAATATAGGCCAAGTATATGGTCATAATTGTTTAAGTAATTTAGATTATACTAATATCCATGTACTAGATAAAGATTGCCCTATATTCACTAAAAGAGAACATCAAGATTTAGTAGAATATATTCATGAAAATCTAGTCAATCAGTACACTAGTATGATGGCATATGAAGATATTCTTGATGTCTTCTCAAATATCTATTTTATCTTCAATAAAACAAATCAAGGTTCTTTCCTATGAGAACTGTGCAAGCTAGATGGTTTCGCATCAAAGAAAAGGATGGTACATTTAGGGAAGTAATTTTCTCTGATTCAACTATCAGAGATGCTTTGAGGCGTTTATATAAAAAACATATCAATATCCTGCTTCCGAGTAAAATTTCTTTAAAAATTGGCTTATTTGATCATCCACCAATAAAAACTTTATTCTTTGTTAATTCACCATACATAAATCTCAATTATATAAACACGCTTATTGTTCATCCATTAGACTTTAATGTAAAAGATCTAACTGGAAATGAACTTAGTGAATTGATCTCATTAAATCATGTTCTTCATGTTAGATTTTTCTCTGACGTAAATAGGGATCATTCAGTGATATATAATTATTATGAAGGTTTTAATATTAATAAGAATCGGAGCAATTATTGATGTTTGAGACACTAACTGGTCTAGTCGGTTATCATAATAATTTACTTAAAGATAAAACCGACAAAGAAAAATCATATATAAAAAAAGTCGTCAAAAAGACGATGGTGGAAGACCTAAATTATGTCTCTTTTAAATTATTCGTAAATAAACGTTCGCTAAATCGTTTTATCAATGATAATGGAATTTCTCCTCCAGATATCTTTGATTTAAATTTACTCTTAATGGAAAATTCTAAGGATTTCTTAGAAAATATCATTAAGAAGGATTATAGTACATTAGTACTGGATGTGACTTCATGGAATTTACTATGTATTAATAAATCATTTCTTTATAATGAAAACCCCTATATAAAAATAAGAGCTACATATGCGTGTGATACAAGTAAAAATCCGGTATGAACTTCTGTCATATGGAATATATAGAGAAATCATTTCAGATCACTATTTTAAAAATCATATAGAAGCATTTAATCTCCTTATTCCAAATAACCAACCATTTAAAGAAATCCCTAATCATTTCGGATTTACTAAAAGTATACTTTCTCTTTCTGATCTAAAATATGAATACCATTTATTGGATTACGTTACAAATCGTAGTCCTCTTGATGAAAACAAAGTATTGAAACAAATGTATATGGTCGAATATACTAAATCTTCCCTAAAGCTTAGCAAATCTAGTTACCGATATATTCCTGTCATTAATTTAGACTATAATATTTCAATGATGATTCCACACTACGCTATATAGGATACTAGGAGAAACTTTAAAGTTTCTCCTTTATATCTTTATTTTTATTGTACATTTTTTTAGTTAATTGAACAAAGGTGTATTATGAATATATCACAATTTAATAGTATAGATACTCCTACAATTGGTAGTTTAGATGATCATTATAAGACAACAGCCGTTAAACCTCTAGTAGTTGTACCTATAAAGAAATCCCCCACCGAAATATCTGATGTACTTAGTATAAAAGATAATAAGCTAGTTATAGATTTAGAAATGTTAGATGGTATAGAAATTAAGGGTTCTAGCCCAAAAGTAATGAAATTTTTATCAACTCTTATTCTTGAATCTGATAAGAATATTTTCATCAATTCTAATTTTGATGATAAAGATAATCCTAAGAAGTATAAAGTATGGTTTAACACTGAAGACCCTAAAACTGGTAAACGTGTTGATAATGAAGATTTAGAAAATTATGCTGAATTACAGTATGCCTTAGAAAAAAATAGCATATCTGACTTTTCTTATAAAAATGAATGCTCATGTGGTAAATGTGGGGGTAATGATGCCAGCAGTAGTGAGGTTGGGTGATCAAGATACTGGACACGGATGCTATCCACCTAGAGCAAATAATGGTTCTTGTAGTACTGTATTTGCCGATGGTAAACTAATACATCGTAAAGGAGACTCATGGAATGTGCATTCATGCCCTGATAATCCTCCACACGATGCAACTCTTTCAGGTGGTAGTGGAACTGTAATGGTAGAAGGTGCCGCTGTAGGTAGAGTTGGTGATAGTGTATCATGTGGCGGTGCCGCTGCACAAGGTTCTTCAACTGTTTTTGCAGGTTAATTTATGATTTTATCTAATGAAGAGTATTATATACATACTCAAACACGAAATATTTCCTTTATTAAAATGGCTAGGTATTTAAAAGATAGAGGTATTGAAAACTATTCCTTTATGCTTAAGCTATATGATAAAGATTTAATGAAAGTTAATCCACATGCAAGAAATCTTTCTCCCATAACTAAGAGTAAGATTATTGTAGAGTGTACACGAAATCCTTGGTATGCCTTAAGGGAATGCTATATGATTTCTGCTCCTGGTGGTTCAAGAGTATTCTTTGAGCTTCATCCAGGTAACTTAGCTATTATATGGGCTATTCTTTTAAGTCTATCTGTTATAGTATTACTTCCTCGACAGAGAGGTAAAACTATCTCTATAGCTACTATATTATCTTACATCTTTTACTTTGGTACCAAAAACACTGCAATGTTATTTGGTAATAAGTCTGGTAAAGATGCAGAGAACAACTTAGCACGTTTTAAAGATATTACTTTAGGTTTACCTTCTTATTTGAGAGACACATTTGTTGACTCCAAAGACACTGATAACGTAACTCAGATAGTATCAGTTAAACGTAATAACAAAATTGACATACATGGTCAGCCAGTTTCTGAAGAAGCTGCTGATAAACAGGGTTAACCTACGGCTCTGTATAAATTCCGTTAGATGACTGGAACCCCTTCAATCTTAAGGCAACCAGCAGTAATGAAAAACCGTATCTTGCATATAATTAAAGATATATTATTTAGGTGATAGAATAATAAAGATAATGAAATCTTTATTATATTAACCCATTAATTATAGCGAGGTATTATCCTATGGCTAGCATCAATTCTCTGAAAGCGAACTCTTCTCAGCTGTCTTTTTCTATGATCCGTAAAATGTTCGAAGATAAAGGTATCTTCGAAACCATCAAAGAAATCGGCGCGGAATTCCTCGATCCAGAAAACATCGCGGAACATCGCTACATCAAGTTTAATAATACGAAATACGCTGGCGTGGTTCATCCAAGCCAGAAACGCGCATTAGCTCTTTTGAGCTTACTGGACGTGGTATCAGATGAAAATCTGGATAAAACGTTTAAACGGAACTCTCCGGTTTCCCGTGTTTTAAGCGGGTACACGTTCTATTCATATCTTTTAGAAAACATTGATCCTGAAGTCAAATCGAAAGAAATTGACGTCAAGACCATTCTGAAAGACTATGTCAAGGCAGTTTCCCTTGATTTCAAAGGTATGTCGAATTCTGCAATTCGTACAGTCCTTGAAAACACGGCTAAAAATCAAAGTGATCATATTAAAGCACTTTGGGATTTGGCGGTTAAAGATAATAAGCTGGCAGATAAAGACTACCTGAAAGAAGAAGATCTTCGTCAGGTTCGGTCTCATCTGAGTCACGTAAATGAAGCTTTGCGTGACAACTTTGTCGGCCCTATTATGGCTAACCGGAAAATTACCGACATGGACAAACTGGTACAAGTTTGGGCTATCGGCGAACTGGCTGATGAAATCCTTAAGGAGTGCGAATCCTTAACTGATCTCACTCTGCTGTCTTCCTCCTATCCAATCAAAAAGTATTTCGAAGATATTAATACTAAATCAGAGGCTAAACCAATGAAACACACTGCTACCACCGTACCATCTACCGCCGAATCATCATCATCATCTGTTACGGCTGCATCAGCTAAAAAAGATGATATCCTGACTGAAACACAGGGTATCATTAAAGACGTTAAAACCGTCATTGCTGGTGAACAGCCAGCTACTTTAGAAGTTCCTGAAGTAGCAAGCACTGTCGTTAAAGAAGAAGTGGTTACTACCACTAAAACTACTACGACCGCAATTAACGATGACGAAGCGGCTGAAGCATTAGCTGATCTTGCTGGTCTGTTTGGCGAAGTCGAAATCAGCCTGGTCTTCAGTAAAGAAGACAAAAAGCTGAGCGACATCATTTCCAAAGAAGTAACAACTCTGGAAAACCGTCTGAAAGAAGTTACTCATTTGGGTAACACTCTGGACGGCGCTTTTGCTTCTATCCGTACTGCCAGCAGCTTGTCCGGTCGTATTGAAGGACTGCGTGATCTGGTCTTCCTGCTGTCAAAAGCTAAAACTGAAGACAACATGTCAGACAAAGCGAAAGCAAGTCTGCAAACTGTTATCGATAAGCTGAACGAAGTTATTACTGTTTCACACGCATATCAGATGGCTACCAACGCCAAAGATAAGCGCAGTATCTTCCGTAAAGCAATCGATCTGGTCATCGGCTTCTTTGCTGGTATCATAAATGCGTTCATGCTCGTTATTCGTAAACTCATCGATTTCTTCTTTAACTGGAATTCTGATGATTACAAAAAACGTGCTCCGAGCCGTGATCCGGTAGTTGAACCTGTAGGCGTTTAAGCTACAGGCGCTAGCCATAATAAAAAACAGGGTAAGCCCTGTTTTTTTTTTCATTATTCAACGACTATTTGTAGAAATCAAGCGATTTCGAAATGCGGAACATAGAAAAAATCTATGAAGATATAGTCTAAACTTATAGGAAACTATAAGCCCTATGGTAACTATTTAGCGAATAGTTATAAATGTAAAGCGTGGTATGTCAATCCCCTTCCTATGGGAAGATGAGTTAGCATTCTTAAAATATAATAAAACTATCTTTGAAGCAGCAACTCCGGCAGTAAACCGTATATCGGATATTGCAGAAGCTAATGGTGCTCCACATGCTAAAATTATTTCCACTACCCCTAATAACTTAGACTCACCAGCTGGTGCTTATTGTAAAAGTACTATTGATAGCGCCTGTGTATTTATTGAAGAAATGTATGATTGGTCTCGTGAAGAAGTATTAGCCTATATTCACGATAACTCAATAAACGACTTCTTATATATTAAATATACGTGGAAACAACTTGGTTACAGTGATGATTGGTATGAGAAAGAATGTCGTTCTCTGCAGTTTAACTGGTTAACCATCAACCGTGAAATCAACTTAGTATGGACTAAATCTACTGATAACTCTGTATTTAACGAAGAACAGTTAATGACTATATCTAAACTTCTTAAGAATGAGTCAGAAAACTTATTAATCGAAGTAACCCGTTATGATGCAGTAGTAGAAGAAGTAGTTAAGAATACTCTTAAAGTTGAATGTTTTGATGAAATGAATCCTGATAAATGTTACTTTATAGGAGTGGACGTTGCAGGTGGTCTTGATCAAGATAACTCTACATTTGTAATGACTGACCCTACAGATAATTACAGACCAGTAGCATTCTTCAAAAACCCTAAAATTGATACTACTTTGTATTCAAGATTTTTGACTAAGTTTATCAAAGAGTATTTCCCTAAATCAATTCTCTTTATAGAAAATAACTCATACGGTCGTGGTTTAATCACTAACTTACTTGATACTATTCCTAAAAATATTTATTATGACTATAGTTTAACTGATAAAAACAAGACTGCTAGAAACCCTGCTACTAAAACAGATAATATCCGTTGGGGGATAAACACTAACGAAACTACCCGTCAGTTAATGATGGATGTATTAGTTGAATTAGTAAATGATACCCCACAGATACTAGCCTATCCAGACCTATATGATGATCTACGTGGTTTAATTTATAATAAACGTGGTAAGATTGAGCATGAGCAAGGTATGCATGATGATACCTTAATGGCCTATTTAGTATTACGTTATGCGGTTCAGTATGGTAACAACATTACTAAATTCTTGAGAGAAATTCGAGAAGGTAAAGTAAATAATGGAGTTACTAAACTTAAGAACGTAGTGAATAATAATATAGATGACCCTGCAGTAGCAAAAGGTGCAAATATCAATATTTTAGATGTAGCAACTATGGTTTCTAACGGGATGAGTGTAGAAGAAGCTATGGCTATTATAACTGGTAAAGTCGATAAAGGCGGTACTAAGATCAATAATGCTGCAGTAAATACTATGCTAAATAAAAATTTAAATTATAATTCAAAATTAAAAGGTAAATAGTATGGAATTGGATTTTGTAAGAGAATCGTATTCTACATTAGATGGAGCTTTAGAAGATTTCTTATCTAGTAAAGCTGATTTATTTAGTTCCGCTCCAAGGAATGATTTCCTTGAAGGATTAATGTCTAGAATTGATTCAGCTAAACTTTCTGAAGATCTTGATTCAGATGATAAAGATGAATTACAAGGTTTAGAAAGTGCATTATACCATAAAATCATTTCTCACTTCAGAAAGGATTATTCTATTAATGAAGAAGAAATTGCTAATATTTTTGAGAATGCTCAAATTACCAGATTCTATATTCAGAAGATTTATGATCTTTTTTATACTGGTAAACGAGAAATTCTTATTAATTTCCTAGCTAACTTTATTTTTGATAATAAAGGTGATTTTGCTAAGCAATATAAAGCTCAAGTAAGTAAAAAAGATTATGAATATTACTCTCTTCGTAAAGATCTTTCATTGTCTAAACCTGAGTATTATTGTATTATCATTAAAGCTGTAGAAATTGTCAATGATATTTTGGAAGATACCGAGAGTTTTGACTTTAAAGAAGTACTCCTTGGTAGTGATTTAGAAGTTGAAGATGTAGAAACCGTCTATTCGTTATTTGATAGCAGTTCTGATAACTTCTCTAGATTTATCGATACTTTGATTGGAAGTATTAACCAAGACCGAATTTCTCTAGAAGTTAAAGATAAATTAGGTAATATGCTTAAAAATGCTAAGTAAATAACAAAAAGTTAGATCACACAAGGATACCGAATAATGTCTAATGTACCTACTCAAGAACAAATCGCTGGTTCAGTTAATGCTGTAGAACAGAAAGTGAATGATATCCCTTCTCTGGACAGTAATATGCAAGAAGCAGCTGATGAAGTAACTAAATTAGGTAAAGAGTATACCGCTACAATTGCAAATGCAGCGCGTCATACTGCTGAAATTCTGTCAGAGTATATTGCTTCTCTTCGTAAAGAAGCTACGAATGCTATTAATGTACTCACTGCAAAAAATGCTGAAGAAGGTTTAACTGATGCTGAATCTATGGATTTAGGTGCTGCTATTATTACTAAGCAGAACATTCTAGAATTGGATACTCAGCAACCTCTTTATCTTTTTGCCGCTCAGAATAAAGTTAGTATTGAAATCGCTAGTTGTAAACCGCGAGTACTACAAGCGTACGAAGTATTTAAACATTACTGCCGTACACGAAAACTGCGTCATGCCGACATGATGGTAGCTTTTGATATGGTAGATAAAGATTCCGAAGAATTCCATAAGTCTAAAATGGTATTTGCTTATTATGTCTTTAAGATGTTTGAGCAGAATAAAAAGACTATGGATAATCGTATTCTTTATATGCATCTTACCACTCAGGTATTACTGACTGCATTTGCTACTAATGCATCAACTCAATTCATCGAGAAGTTTGTCAAAACTATCTATCCAGAAGTATTTACTGAAGAAATTTTCAATAAAGCTATGGATACTACTGCATTGGACTCAGAGGGAGAACTCTCTGATAAGGTTGAAGTAGATGAAGGTGAAGCTGATTCATCTTATGTAGCCCAGTAAAAATTAATTCCCCTATAGTCTGAACAAGGCTATAGGGGATTAACTCTTATTTTTTATATAGGAATTCTAAAATGGCTTCAAAAAAAGTAGAGAAATATATAGTTAAGAAAGGTACTTCTTTAGTCTGTAAACAGGATGTAAAGATTATCATACCTAAAACTAACTTTGATAACAATCTATCTGAATTTAAAGATTCTCAGATTATAACTCAAGGTTTATTTAAAATGAGTTCACCGGATGGTAAAGATCAGTTTGAAGTTAAATTACCATTGAGCGTTAAACTTAATTTTTACGATATGACCAGTGATAGTGATAACTTCTATTTCCCATATAAAGAAAATGACGTTATTATCGAAGACATGGTTTTCATCCCAAACGTTAAGCAAGCTTCAGCTTTCCTTAATCTTTTAACTGCTGGTAAGATCAATACTAATTCATTTACTGATACAGTAGATGTATTCAAAAAGTCAATGGCTTATAATAAGGTTAATATTAACGTACCTTCTGAACTAGTTGAATGTATGATTGCTGAAATGGCTCGTTATAAGAGTGATACAACTATTCCATTCAGAATAGCCTATGGTACTATTAAAGGTGTATCTGAAAGTGATTATACAATGTTTAACTATAAAGACATTGCACGTATGACATCCGTATTTGGTGCTGTATCATTTGAAGACATCAAAAAATCTATGCAGTCTGCTGTTTTCATGACACGAACCAATCAGGATCAGACTATCACCCCTACTGAGTCTGTACTCAAGTATTAAAAATAATAAAAGCCATCCTGTTTCTGAGTAACATAAAAATAGAATGTACTCATATGAAATATATTAGTATATAGTATTTCATTCAAGTAGTATTTCTTTTATAAAGGAAATAGAAAAGATGGCAGATTATTTACATCCTTCCGTCTCTAGCCGAATCGTTGATAATTCAGCTGTATATGCTACCGCCGCAGGTAACACTGTACTTTATGCTGCTATCCATTCGGCTATCGGACGGGACAATGCTGTTGAATTCGTTACCACTACAGACGAGTTTCTGTTTAAGTTTGGTAATCCGAATCTCTCCAAGTATGGTCAAACTTCATATAATATCCTGAACTGGCTGCAATCAGGTGGTACAGCTTATGTACTGCGTGTTATGCCGGACGATGCTAAGTTTGCTAACAGCTTAATCAGTATTAAAACTACTGCAGCTGCTGATCCTGCTAAAGCTACCGTTCTGGTGACTGCTAAAGCTCAGACTACCAATACTGCTTCCAAGAATGCAATGAAAACCATCCTAAGCGGTGGTACAGCTGGTGAAACTCCACTGTGCTTCATTGTACCTAAAGGTCGTGGTGAAAATTATAACGGCTATGGTTTCCGTTTATCTCTGCGTTCTGATTACGACAACACCTATAATTTCCGTACTTACAATCTGTCTGTAACGGTTAAAGATTCTACTGGTGCCGACGTAGTTGTTGAAGGCCCATACATTGTATCCTTCGACCCAGAAGCAAAAGATAAATCTCGTCAGTCTATTTACTATGCTAATATCATTAACAAGTATAGTCAGTACGTAGAAATCGTAGACAACCGTTCCGCATTTGAAACTATTTCTGAATTTGTAGTTGGCGACTCTGAAGCTGACCCTCAGAAAGTAGATATCATCTTTGGTCAGGAACGTGCAGTTACTCCTGCTGAGACTATTCATGCTAATGTAGTATGGAAATCCTCTTCAGTAGAAACTGATGACCCGTCTTATGACGCAACTGCTGCCAACTTCAACAATATTCAATACCTGACTGAAGGTTCTGAAGGTACTTGGACTGGTGGTAATGAAGAATCTGCTCTCCTTGTGAAAGGTTATAGCGGCGTTCTGGCTCCAGAAATTCTGGACAAACAACAGTATGAAATCGATGTACTGCTGGATGGTAATAATGAAGTTGCTGTTAAAAACGCTATGAGCGATCTGTGCTCTGAACAGCGTGGTGACTGTATTGCTATTCTTGACTGCTCTTTCCAAGGGGATGCGCAGCAGACTATCGACTATCGTACTGGTAATATCAGTATGAGTACTTATTTCACCGCTATCTTCGGCCAGCATATGAATGTATATGACGAATATAATGGTGAAACTATTACAGTTACTTCAACTTACTTCCTGGCTTCCATGATTCCATCTAACGATGATCAGAATGGTATTCAGTGGACGTTTGTTGGCCCACGTCGTGGTGTAATCTCTGGTTTTACGGATATTAACTTCTATCCTAACGAACCTTGGAAAGAAAAACTGTATCTGGCTCAGGTTAACTACATTGAGCGTGATCCTAAGAAAATTAGTTTTGCGACTCAGCTGACTTCTCAGACCTCTCGCTCTGCACTGAGCTACATCAACAACGTTCGTGTACTGTTACGTATTCGTCGTGAAGTTGAGAAAATGATGGCTGATTACCGTCAGGAGTTCCAAGATAATACTACTTATGATAGTATGTCTTACAGCCTGAATAACTATCTGCAACAGTGGGTAGCTAACCGTGCATGTTCTTCTATCTCCGGTACTGTATATGCTTCTGACTATGACAAGCAGCAATCTATTGCTCGTGTCAAAGTTGAGCTTGTATTCACTGGTGTAATCGAACGTATCGCCATTGACCTAGTCGTTAATAAATAAGGATAAATAAATGGCTAACTCAGATATCTTGACTTATGACTCCGGTCTAACTGGTCATGACACTAGTGCAACGGGCGATAACTTCTTTACTGGTGCTATTAACACTGGACAGATTAGTCACGACCCGTATGTAACTGGTTTCGCATTTTGGGTATGGGTTTCCGTACCCACTTGGTTGTCTAACCCTGAAGAATTTAAAGCTCTTTCTCAAAAGAACTTTTTAGCATTCCAGGGTTTGTCTAACCTTGAAATGGAAACTGAAGGTGTTCGTGGTGGTTTTACTGCTAACGAAACTCATTACGCAAAACAGACTGGTGCAAAACCAACTGAATTTACTCTGCGTTATCAGATTCATAGTGGTTCTCCACTCGATCGTTTTTATAATGAATGGTATTCCGGTATCCGTGACCCACATACTGGTATTGCTACTTATCCTAAGCAGTTCGGTTTAGAATATCACTCTTCTAACCATACTGGTGTAGGTCTGTATGTTGTTACTCGTCCAGATGCTAACAATTTTGATGCTAAAAACATTGAATTTGCTACTCTGATAACTCATATGCAACCAAAACGTATCAACATGGAACATTTCAACTTTGAGCAAGGTACTAACGACTTTGCTACAGGCGAAATGCCGTTCTCTGGTGTTATGCATTTTGGTCAACAGGTTGCGCAGTATGCTGAATCTTACATTAGTGATAAAGTTTATAACTTCATTACTGAAAACAACTTCAGCAACATCAATACCTATACTGGTTCCTAATCAGTAAAAAAAAATTAAGAATAACCCATATCCCTCCAAAGGGATATGGGTTTCTTTATACTATTTCAAAATCCATTTTCTTAGACCAGCATTATAAATACGATAATATCCATTGGCATGTGAATTTTCATATTCAGTTAAATTAGGATCAAAAATTTTTTTACATGTAGTAGGATCTTTAAATTTTTTAGCCTGATTACTTTTTTTCATAAATGATTTATGATAACGTCTTTCAGAGGCTTGATTGTTATTGGTATTTATATAGTAATAATCTGGAGGGATTTCTTTTATCAAATCAAATCCCAACGCTCTATATAGATTACCATTACTAATTCTATTATCACTATAAGATACAATAGATTCTATTTCGTTAATTCTCTCATCTTTACAGAATGCAGTAAGTAATTTAGAAGCACCGCCCACTACCTGCTTTGAAGATGCAAACCTTACCAACTCCCAATTTTTACCATCTGCTACAGAGCCTCTATTACTGGTAGTGAAGTTGAATAGCATAACTGCTAGTAATTCACTTGTATTTGTATCTAATAAACCATAAGCGTATTTATAAACACATCTGCCTTGAATATGAGTTGAATCAAGAAAACTATTTATAATATTTTTTGATAAACGTTCATCTGTATCATCAATTAATTTAGTTTTTCTTGCAAAAATTTTTTCTAAACCGATACTAGATTTAAGTAATATCATTTTCTTAATGATATCTAATTTATGCAAAATTTCATCTTCATAAAATTGTAATAATCTGATATCTTGTGATTCACATAAATTGAATTTTTCCTTCATATGGTTTTTCAGCCAGCTGTGCCTATTACGGTTACTAGGTAAAGCTTCACTATGCCAGTAATTACCATGACATTCTATACCAAATTTATAATCAGGTAAATAAATATCAATTTCTTTACCATTTAGAATATTTCTGTCATGTTCTACAAAGTTGATTTTATTATCTCTAAGAAAATCTTTAATTACTACTTCTATAAATGGGTCTCTTTTAGCACATTTAATACATCTCTTACCAGAAAGATGCCCTTTAGGTAATTGCTCAAAATAACCATGTTCAGGGCATGATATCATTATCTTAGTATTACTATCTACATATTCCACTTTAGAATAGTCATAGAAGTCTCCATGCACTTTTTTAGCTTTTTTAATAAAACTATTAGTGGTATCTTTCTTAGCTTCAGCTGATGCAGTAATAAGTGGTATAGCACATTTAGGGCATCCATTACCTGCAATATGCCTATTAGGAGTTTGTTCGAAATCTCCATGTTTCTTACAGGTAATTATTACTTTAGTTTTATTATTTACGTAATGTACTTTATCATAATTATATTTGTTATTATGAATTTCCTTAGCTTTACTAATAAATAAGTGGCATCTACTAGGGTCATTATCTTTTTTAACCATAGCACATTTAGGACATCCAGCACCATGAGTATGACTATTAGGAGTCTGTTCAAAATCACCATGTATTTTACATGTAATAACTAATTTCGTATTAGTATTTACATATTCAGCAGATGTGTATAGGTATTTATTACCATGTATTTTTTTAGCTTTTTTAATAAAAGACTTAGTATCAAAAACTTGATAACCTGATTTATTTCTTTTACATAAAGGACAGCCACCTCTATCTTTTCTTCTTATATAATGAGGAGTCTGTTCAAAATCACCATGTTCTTTACATGTAATAGTTACCTTAGTAGTATCATTTACATAGACAGTTTTATTATATAGATAATCCTCTTCTGGAAAACGCTCAGTTTTAAGTTTGTAAATAAATTCTTTAGTATCCATATTTTTTATTACTGACCTATTTTAGTTAACTAAGAAAATGTTAAAAAAATAAGAATAACCCATATCTCTTAAAGAGATATGGGCTTTTACTTAAAGTTTAAATACTAATTGATTATCATTGCAGAGTTCTTCTACCATCAATGCTCTGAAATTTTCGCCATATCCAGTATATGCTTTCTTAAGCATATTATATAGAACAGGGTAAGTATTTGCTGAAATAATAATCTCAATGTTCCCATAACTGTTAATCTCAATGTTTTCCCCACTATAGCTCTTTTGAAGACATATTAAATTAGCTTCTTTATCAATAAGAAGCTCATATTTGTGAGAGTGTGTACCATTTACATAAATAGGGAATTGGCTATTATTAAAAAGTTCTAATAACCATTTATTTGATATTTTAGTAACAGATAGATATGATTCTTCTTTTTTAGCTCTTTCAAAATTAGGAGTAAATTTAGCTTGTTCAAAATTATTAGTAGATTGAATAGGAGTATTCTTAGACTTAAGTCTTTTCAACTTAGATAAAAAATCTAAATCATTTCTATTAATTCTTCTACTTTTCTTTCTATTAATACTATCTTCATTATATGGATAACGTTTAATGAAATCATTTGTATTAGTTAGATCTACATGATATGAAGAATCAGCTTCTTCCATAAAAAGACTGTTAAAGGTTAAAGAAAATTCTTTATACTTATCATGAGTATCAACTTCACCATCTCTTATTTTTTTAAGTAAAAATTGAGCTACTTCATTAGGGAAAATATCAAATAAATGATTAGGTTCGCCATTATTTATATTTTCTGGATGGAGAGGTATAGTCCATTGATTTAAACGAGTAACCTTTTTAAGAATTTCGAATGCCGGATTTACTTCCAGCTTATCATTTCCAACATCTATATTCATTCTTGTAGTTTTTCTTCTTTCTAATACAATTTTAAGTTTGCTTTCGATTTCATTATTATCACATAGAGAATTGCAATCTTTCATATAAAATGATAAGCCGTCTCCTTTATCCGTTGAAACATTTTTAATTATTATTGGGAAAGTAAATGACCCTGGGGTTGATACAGGGATTTTATATGTTTTGATAATTAAGTCAGTGATATCTTTATTTAATATAATACTATCACCGGCAATGCGCATTAAAACTTTATGGCTAATTTCGAACATTGTAAAATTCCTTTATATAGATTATTCACACTATAATTATATATACATGAAAAAATAATTAAAAATAATCCATATCCCTCAAAAGAAGGATATGGATATTTATTAATATTTTCTTGAATCGTTAATAACTTTTACATCTTTAAGGAAAATATAAGATATTATTAGAGTAAATGGAATACTATACAAAACCGCTGATTCATGATGAGTAGCTTTAACTACTACTATATTAAGAATCAGTAGCATCATTATAGATAGAAATAATACAAGTAAAATTCTAGATATATACGCTTGTTTCAGAGTTCTATACTTTGTATTATAAACCGTTACAGCTAAGGTACCGAAAGATAACACTGTATAAATAATAAGTATAGTTGTTGAACTAAGATAATTACTTATAGTCAGTAAGTCTACCATAAAATTAATCACTGGAATTCCTCTTGTTAATTAGTTCAGGTAATTTACCTAAATCAGAAATCTCTTGTAAGCCTACTTTCAATGCAATATTTTGTGCATGACTACTAAGTTCATTCTTACCGTTTTCTACAATCTCTTCCATAACTTCTTCCATTACTTCCGTAGCAAAAGTTAAGTTTTTAGGAGTATTATTGATTGCATGTTTAAGACTTTTTACTTTTTCTTGAAGATCCTTACGATTTAGTTTACTTCCACTTAAAGCAACTTCTAAATCTTTAAGTCTTTCTTGAAGTCCTTCAATTTGAGATGATACACTCTCTTCAAGAATTCGTCGTAAATGAGCGTTACTAGTTTCCGTTTCACCTATACTTCCTGGTGAAACAATATTACCATCGCGGTAATACGATATAGTGCATGGAGTACCTTCTCCCAGCCCAATACTGCTAACCATAGCAGCCCATTGACTTTGAGTTAGATTAACTTCTATAAGACCCTTTCGACTATTAGGTCTAAATTTTTTAATACCATATGCTTCTACTTCTATACCCTGATCAATAGTTAACCGGATATAGTTATTGTGTCTAATTCCACTACCGAAAAATCTTTTACCAGCGCCACTTTGTACTCTAGAAATAGAGATATTGCCGAATGCCGGATGAGATCTTTCTAGATGCCCTAAAGAATTTATTCTTTCTTCTATTAACACATCATTATTCTTTTTAGTCATGATTACCTCAAAAATAATTCCCTATACCTTCAAAAGAGGGTATAGGGGGTTTCTTAGATATGCTTTCGATACTTTATTACATATACCGTATGAATTATATGTAATACTGCAAGACAGATTATAGTAGTATTAGTACTAAAGTTCCATCCAAGAACTACAGCGGTTAAAATTAATTGAAGACCCTTATCAGAAAAAATTCTAAAAATTTTCATTTTTAGCTTATTTTCCGAAGGTACAGATATTGCGAATACTGCTAAGCCTATCATCAGTATTCCAACTACAGCAAATATTACTGGATAAGAGTAAATCATATGTATACCTTAAAAAATGTTAATTCTAAGCCCTATAGTATAACGTTTACCCTTGCCAACTTCTATAAAAAAGCTTTCTTTTAATCTTATCTTCATAACTATCTCCTTTTTGATCTTCTCAAAATCAATATCTTCCGTAACTATATAGTCATGAATTGCTTTCTCTAGAGAGTCAACAAAATCAGATAAACGCTTCTTCATTACACTACCTTTTATCCCATCAGGTAAAGGCATAATACACATTGCTGCGTTATCAAAAAATCTAATGTCGGCGTAATAAGTGTGTCTATGTCTATTATATTGTGAAAATTTTTGTACTGTTTCTCTGTCAACTTTCTCTACTAGACGTTCAAGAGGAGTAAATCTTCTATCAATATAATCTATTGCACCTACTACTAAAAGAAGAACTAAACCAACACCAATTATAATAACTTTTACAGCCTCATCATGTGTCATTATTTGAAAAGTTTCCTTATATAATATTTGATGGTTATACGAATTTCTTTACCTGTCTTCAAATAAATACAGGTGCTTTTATCTGGATCTACATTTCTATCATAACCTACACGTCTAATGGCATAGCGTATAAAAGTATTTTTAGAGCTATCAAACTCACTCGCTATAACATATGGCGTATTAGTTCTATATTGAATTTTTCTCAATATAGGATTTACAATTCTTTTTAACCGAGTAGAGTGAACGGTATATGTATTAGTTTCCACCATCGTCTCCGGAAGAATGATCATTGGTAGAGCCACGTAATTTAGATTTAGGAATAAGACCATTTTTAGTAGGTTCTAAATTACATTCTTTATAATACCATGAATATGTACCTTTGGTACCTAAAGAGTTAGCATACATAGTGCAGTCAATTGTTTCCCATAAAGGGCGATATGTAAAAATAGTTGTAGATGCAATTGCTAATGCTACCAATTTAACGGTAATAATTCGACGTTTGCTATCTGTTACAATATCTAACCAATCTTCATCTTTTTTGTGAAGATAAAATGCAAATCCACCAATCAGAATTACAAGAATAGTTAAAAGTAACAGAAAATACCAGATCATAAAATACTCCTTTAGAATTGACTAGAATCAACAGATTTAATTAAATCGATTTGTAACTGTAAATGTTTAATGGTTTCTCGTCTTAACGAGAGTGTTGCAGAATCTATATCTTTTTGGTGACAAATTAGGTAAGACTGATAAGTGCTTCCCATACTATCAAAATATACTTTTCCTATATCTTCTGACAGAATATTGAAAACTGAGCGTGTAATTAAGCGTACAGATTGGAAGCGGATTAAATCTGAACTACGTTTAGTATATGGTGATGGTTTGAGAATGTCAACTACATTAAGCTCTTTAGTATTAAGAATACCATTCTCAATAATTACCATATACAATTTAATATCTTTAAGAATCATCTCATTTCCTTTAAATTAGCATTATCATTCTTATAATATATTTTTAAAAGTAAGAATAAAAATCCCCATACCTTTTTACAGGTATGGGGTATTTATTAGAAACCGCCACCTACATCTTCAGAACCTTCTTCGTTTTCTTCTTCTGAAGTAGAAATGGATTTCTCTACTTTCTCACCAGTGTATTCACGAACAATTTCATCCATAATAGAATCGAGTTCATCCCAATCTACGTTAGGTAAATTTTTCTTAGTGAAACGCATAATGAGTTTCTTCTTAAGTTTTTCCTGATCGTCTTGAGGAATGGTATCATCGAACGTCAAGTTTTCAGTAAGAGTAGTAACAAAGTTGTTAACATTACTGATTTGCTCACTTAAGTTGTTCATATTCAGAGAAGCTGGAGAAGGGAACTTAACCGAGATATTATTAATATCAAAGTATTTAATAGCTGCTTTAGCCAAACTTTGAGTATCAGTATAGGACTTAGCATTTTTAGTCAAGATTTCATCTTTAGCTGGATCAGATTTATCATCTACTTCATTGGATTTGAAGTTTAAATTATAAATCTTACGAACTAATTCAGTATAACCCTTACTAAGAATTACCTGATCACCGATAATATCACGAATAAAACGACTGTTTTGCATAGATAGGGTCTTAGCAAAATCTACGTTTTCTACTTCAGTTAGGTATGCTGAAGGGATTCCCATACCAGAGAAGATATTATTTGAGAGCCAATTAAGAAAATCGTCATCTAAACTCTTAGCATCTAATGCATCGATAGTTTCAAACGTAATAGGTTTTTCACCATCTACTACCGGAATGTAATAATCTTGGAATTCACCTACATAATTAATTATGGATTGCATATCCATATTAGTAATGGAGCTAATTTCTTTAGATTTTACATCACGAATAGCTTGTTGAGTAGCATTAGCAGGGTTATTATCTAAGCCTACTTCTACATATACTGCACGTTTAGGTGCTCCACGTAATACGTTTTGCATTAACAGAGTCAGTAGAGTAGTAATATAAATCTTAGCAAAGAAGAGAATATTATCAAAGATAGAATGGCCTCTATTGATCATTACAACTTCTTCAGGCTTGAGATAAATAACACGTACTTTATCTTTACGAGTTAATTTACGGATAGATAAAGTATTGTAGATAGCTTGTTTAATTGTAGCAGATTTCTTAATAAGCTTTATATTAGACTCATCAGATAATCTGTTGGCAAAAGCTGCAGCAAGGAATTGTAAACGAGCATCATCAGCTACATCTAAACGTTGACCATTAGGGTTCTCAACATTCTTAGCGCCACTACTATGCCCACCATTACCATCAATAGGGATATCCTTACCAGAATACACCATATTTTGCAATACGTTGCCATTACCAACTGATTGGCTAGGCATAAAGGTGTAACCTTCATTACCATTGTCTACTTTATCTGAAGGCATTGTAGTACCGTCTGGATCAACCTCTACGATATCAAGGTATAAGTAACCTAGAATATTATCTTCGAATGTAAGATCAACGATATTCCCTGGGGAGATTCGTTTAACTATAGCTTTTTCATTACCGCCAAGCTTAGTTTTAAGAATCTTTTCTTTTTCAGGGTCAGCAAGCTTTCTATTACTTCCTGGTTGAGTATTACCCTCACCAGTAGCATTGAATGGGCTTACAGCAGAACCAAAGAATCCAGAAATATTCATATCTTCACTAAGAAGTACATCTGAATATTCAGATAAAATATGACTACTATCACCAATAATAAAAGTATCTTTTAATGCTTCAGAGAACTTATCTAAAGCTGCGCCAACTTTAACGCCAGTAGCTTCTTTCTCTATACCAAATGCATCTTTAAACTCTTCTAAGAAGATAGAACCTTGCTTAGAAAATGAAGCATTTTCACTAAGAAGTTGAGATTTATCAGCTGAATTAAGTAATCCTTCAGATAGGTTAAGAGTCTTATATGAATCAACTTTATCCAACTCTGATGCAGACTCAGAAAGCATTTGCTTAATTTCTTCGTTCATTGAAAGAACAAGATAAATTAATTTGCCGTCTCGTAAGTATGCAATTACATCATTCTGTAGCTTGGTATTGATATCATAATAAGTAATTAAACTTTCTACCCTATCTTTAATTTGTGCATGATCTTCTTCATTAACATTCTCTGAATCAATCATAATATTAAGAGCGCATTTAGTAAAGTCGTCTGGAGAAATGATAGTGTTAGCTACCGTTTTCAAAGCAAGACGCATTTTAGGAATAATTCTTATAATCAAATTATAAGTGGAAAGGTACTCCCAAAATCTACTTTTATTACTCTCTACTACATTACGAATTAGACTTTGTTGAGAAGTGGTAATTTCTTTCTTAAGCTCTTCTAATTCTTGCTTAATTTTCTTACCATTAGCTTTTCTTTTTTTACGTTCTTCTTTATCCTTTGGAGGATTAGCAAGATAGAACATTGAATCTACAGGCGGAGCTGCAGATTCAGTATTATTAGCATTAGATGCAAGTAAACGTCTAGCAACATTAGTAGCTAGTTTATCTATATCTGCATTAAGCTTATTTGTTTTAGCATTTAAATCTAGATCTTCTTTATCTAGATTATTTTGAATTTTTTCAATTCTATTATTGCTTCTTTCGAATCTTTCAGATATTTTATTCACTGCAGTCTTTGATACAGCGCCACTCAGGATATCTGGTTCTTTTTGCTTGGCCATAATTAATCCGTATTAACTAATAGATATTTATTGGTAGCAGACATAGTGAGATCAAATACCTTCCTGATATCGGAAAAGAATTTTTCATATTCAGCTATAAGAGTTAAATCTGCGTTTAGTTTATTAATCAAAGAATTGTTTTCTGATGTAGCAGCTAATAGATATTCTTGAATATAGAACTTCATAGTTGCAAACATATCATCAAAAACAGGGTAGTTCTTTATTGATGATACTACATCAGAATATTTAGCTTCCATATAGGTTTCATCAGGGGCTTCTCCTAATGAGTTGATATGGAATATCTCATTAGTAACTAAAAATGATATAACCTTTGAAGAAGTCTTGTAGTTGAAAACATTATTGAATATTGCAGTAGATACACCAAATGCAGAATTAGAATCTGGTAGAGCTACAATATAATTAAATAACTTATCATTACTTAATTTGTTATTCAATGAATTCATTTGAGACGATATACCATTAACAAATTCTTTCATCTGGTCAGTACAATTAGTACTGTCTGGAGAGAATTGAAGTGTAGATATATCAGTAACACTCATTCCTGTCAATATATCATTTAGAGCTTTCTCGTCAAAACTATGCTTGAAATCTGATAAGTTTGAATATAAACCCCCTACAGTAGCTTTATATGAAATATATGGTACCTTGTAGATAACTTTATCCAAAAGACCACTATTCTCTTTTTCATTATAATCTACTAGTAAATCTCTTACTGGAGAGCCTGAAGGTATCAACCAATCAGCTGCCACAAAATCAGTTGTAGAACCATTAGATGGGAGTGGAAAATAATTTTTTTCATAGTTAGCAAGAAATTCACCTACGTATTGATCGTTTACAATAGGTAAATTTTCTACATCTGATAAAGATATTTCTTTTCTAGTAAGTAAACTAAAAATACCTTTATAATTATCTTTATCTTCAAGGTTAAAAAGTTTACTGAATGTACCAAAAGTACCTTCTTTTAAATATTTGGAAATAAATAACCTTAAGTCAGATTCATTTACTATATCAATCATACACCTACTCCTTGACATGCAGTTCTAATAGCTGTGCAATAAGTATACATATTATCAAATAAACTAATTATAGAGTCAAATTCTTCTTTAACTGTAGCAGTATCATTAAAGAAAGCACTACCATAGACTGTTGAGTACAAGTTGATTCGTACAAAAGTGGCATAGTTAAATTGACTTTCAAATAATGAACTTGAAAGAATGGTGGTATCAGTAAAAGAACTACTAAATGATACATTATTCTTTAATTGATTTACTGCATAAGAACCATCTTTAGTTTCATCAGCATCATAGTATAAAACCATCCCATTTAAAGCTGACATGAAATTTTCTATAAAACTGGTATATTTAGCTTGCTTAAATCCGCCTTTAGCTATATAAAATTCTAAATCAGTATAGTTAATTTTTAAACTAAGCGTATTATCAGTAGTAAAAATAAAGTAGTAATCTGAAATCTTTTTGAAGAAGTTGGTTACTAGATTATTCAGACGTCTATAACCATATTTAGTTTGGATAGCAGCGGCTTGAGAAATAATACTATTCTGTAGAGCTACCAATGAACTATCATTGATAATCTGAGTATATGCTGACATTAAAACTGTAACTGAACTTACTGAACCATCAGTTATTCCTAATGGATCAATTACTTTGGATACAGCTATTCTGAATGGAGACAATGATGCAGTAGCAAATCTATCTGCAGTTTTACCATTCATTTCATTAATCAAATTAGTATAGGAGGCAAAGCTCTTGATCTTGGTTTTATACTGAGTAATAGCTGTTTTATTATCATTAAGATCATATATAACTAGCTTGTTTCTAATAGTAGTATTATTGATATTCATAGTGTATAAATCACTAATATCAAATACCCCATTTATCAAGAAATACACTAGTTGTTGCAATAAATTGCCATCAAGTAACTGGATAGCACCTAATACCTTTTGAACTCTTGTATCTGTTCCATCCAAAGTATTAACCCATTCTTGGATGTCAGAGTTAGAAATAGTACCTTCGTTCATTTTAAATCCTTACAATTTACTAATAGGTTTATAAGACATTTTGTTGGACATAAAAATTTGTGTTTCTTTATTTTGTCCATCAATATCTTCTAAGTTTAACTGTTGATAGTAAGTTTCCTGAACAACTACTAGAATACTATTAATTTCATCATCAGTTAATGTATTACCTGTCTGTGATTCATATTCTTTTGCAATAGCATACCTATAGTCATCTAGATTATTAAAGAATAATTGGTTCTCTTTAATAATATCTGAAGTATTCTCTCCAGTTAATCTAGCTATGAGATTTGATTTCATTGTATCTACAATGTTTTCACTTAGGTTTCTATTAGTAGACGTTTTGTTACTAGAAGGGATAACGTTATTAAGGAGCTGACGCGTATCTTCAATATCCAATCTACCATCTAGAATTTCTTGCATAAGGGGTTTGTAATCACTAATATCTAGTAATAATAATCTTTCATATAACACATAGTTCTTAGAATTTACATCTAAGCTACTAAATTTATCTTGTAATTCTTTAATATGGATCATTAGTTATAATCCCTTTAATAATTCAACTAAAAAGATGTTACAACTATAGTTTTTATATAAAAAAAAAAGAATCCCCCTATACCCCTTTTATGAGGTATAGGGTTCTTACTTTAAACTGGAAGAATATTACTTACAGCTTTTCTTTTCTCACCATCAAATTGAATTAAACTAAATCCAACAGATTCTAAGATAATATTACCTTTTTTGATAATACCATTGGTAATACTTTCAATATCTGCTAATTTTGCAAATTCGGTAGGAAATTCCTCCCTACCAAATGGTATAGCCATAACGTCTACACCAAATCGCTCAATCATTTCAGGATGCTCATCTTTAAGAGCAAGAAGTTTGTCGTAGTACTCTTCAGGTAAGTAATCCTTAATATTATCAAATCCTACTTTCTTAAACTCAAGAATTTTCATTGATGAGTTTTCAGGAATAGTGTCTTTAGGGAATATAGCGTTCCAAACAGCCATTGCACGGAATGGCTGCATAGCATATTTATCTTTATATGCGCTAATATTCTTAATTACTCCAGGTTTAAGATATTCAGTGTTACCACTTCGAATAGATTCAATAACTGAATATTCGAAGTTTTTAAAGTTTTTAAAGACTGTGAATGGTTTAATTTTCTCAGATAGAAGAATATTATGCTCAAGCTCATGAGAATAGAATTCACGGGCTTTCTTAGGCGTACTTGTTTTACGAATTTGAAGACCTTTCATATCAAAGTCAGGATTATCGTAAACGTTACCTTCTTTCGCAAGTACAATACCTGTATAAGTCTTCTTGTTAGGCGTTAACATGATTCGTTTATAGTGAACATTTACATTCATCATAGTTCGTTAATCTATGACCGCTTTTTAAGCTGCTATATATTGCTATATAGATTAGACTATATCTTAAGTACATAACCTATTATGTACCTCTCCCCATTTCGCTTTAAAGGATTTTATAATTGAAGCCATTCCACTTCAATAACCTACCACTTGGCGCTACTCTACTTGCTTATTCACTTAGATTTCGGTCTAAGCTATGCTTTCGATAGTCGTTGAACCTTATTCAATAATTTTTATATTATTTTAAATAATATAAAAATTCTTAAATCTTGGATGCTGATTGTCTCAATGAGAGTTCCAGCAGTTAAAGGAGTTTATAGTGAGCATCAAGTTTACTCACTTTTCATATTAACTCTAGGGCGATCTTCTGGAAGTACACCAGCCGCCTTAGTTAACTTATAGAAAACATCACCGATGAAATTAGTAATAAAGTAAGTAATTACAGCACCGATACTTACACGTTTTTCTTTAGTTAATTTATCAGGGTCTTCACCTGTTGAATCACAAATGTACTCAATAAATGGACGAATGTACAAGAATGTTGAGTCAGTATCTGATAACAGTACTGTTTTTCTCATCATTGCTTTTACTTTAGTAGTTTTATTTGAGAATGGATAAGAATAGAATACGAATGCTTTCATCAATTCATTCAATTCTTGAAGACTTTCTTTAATATCTTCTGGCGGTTTCTCAAAATTAAAATAGTTTTCTACAATTAGATTACTTGTTACAAATTCTTCAATAGAAGGTAATTTTAAAAACTCCATTAAGTTATTCTTATAATAGAGCATTTCTCTAACTGAGGCAGTTTGACTTTTAACCACCTTAATTACCATGTTTCTAATTTCGTCTGTAACTAGGAAGGTACATTTACCAAGTAGATGCTCTACAACATCATTAGTTGTTAAATCATCATTTAAAGTAAATTCTGGATCTTCCTCAAGATTACAGATATTATACATATACTGAGTAAGTTCATGTTCAGTATCAAATGTAAAGTTACCAGACATAAAGGCTTCAAAGCCTAAAATAGCGGAAATGATAATTTGCTGTCCGGTATAAGTAATTGATGGGCCGAGGTCAGGGTTAAAGAATATGAATGAACTTGCCCCGAATGCACCATAATAGCTGTTAGCTAGAATTTTAAAGATGAGCTGCTTGATGTCAAGGAAATTATAAAGAGATTTATCAACATCGTTGATATGTTGAAGCATTTCCTTTTTAGTTACTTTACGAGCTTTAAGTAGGAACTCAAGGAACATTCCTGGAAGGTTTTCTTTCTTATTACGGTTATAGAAAAGAGTATTAAAGCCAGTAATGATTAATCGTTTATCTTCTGGAAGAACTTTATTGTAGACGACAATATCGGCTACTGTTGCGTCCGAATAAGTTTCCTGAACGTTATTATAGACTACTCCGTTACGATTCTTCCAATCCTGCAGATAATCGCTTTTTAGTCTATTCCAATCAACTTTTTTAGCTTTTTTTCTTCCTAATGATGTAAGTTTTTCCTTTAGATCATTAAAAAAGAAGTCAAACGCTTTCTTTTCATTTTTAGTTAAACTTTCATAAGTAATCAATGTTATACACCTCATTTAACTAGATTTATCTCTATAAAACTAGTTTTGAAATAACACTAAAATAGAAAGTGATCAATTTTCTATTTCGTTAAACCCTTATAAGGATTTCATATGAAAAATACTATTGTTGACGAACTCTTAGCAGAAACTTCTGTCACCACGAACGATTTAAAAAATAACGCCTCTGGTGATGGTGCTGAATTCGCCGATGCAACTAATGCTGCCCTGACTGATCCTGATCTGGACATTCATGCAGATGGTATTCCACTGGAAGAACAAGAAGCTTCTCTTGCTCAACTGGCAGAATTCTACAAAAGTATGGAAGGTGAAGGCGGTGTTCTTACTGAAGCTGCGCGTAACATCGTCCGTCTTAACCGTCAAACTAAGCTGCTGAACCTGACCAACCGTTCTGCACTGGTTATGGCTGCACGTAAAGGTGATCCGCTGTTTGCTAAATATGCTAAATTTAACAAAATGCGTAAAGCTATTCGTGCTCAGATCGTACAGAAGTATGGTGCTAAAGCTACCTCTTATGCACGTAAGCTGATGACCCAAAGTGTTGATAACACTGGTGGCGGTAAAGCTAAATAAGTTTAAACCCCTATATCCCCTTTCGAGGGATATAGGGAGTTTTATTACTCTTTTTTATAATATATTTTTGAAGTAAGGTTTAATCATCGTCTTCTTCAACATTTGACTCATCAATGAGTTCTAATTGAAGTTTAATTACACTACTCATATAGACGTTTTCTTCAACTTCTTCTAGCTCAAGTTCGTCTTCCGTAGCATATCTAACGATGTTCATTTCTTCATCAGTAATGATAAATCTTTCTTCCTCTTCAGAATAGAAGAGTCTATAACCGTTTTTAATAACTAGTTCATCAAGAGATTTATCCTGATTAATCATATCATCATCTTCCTCTTCCTTTAATCTCAATACATCTTCGTCAATTTCAGTATCAGATTCTTTATTTTTTATATGTTCCGGTTTAGTTTCGCCACTACTAATAGCTTTCACATCCAGCGCCTCTACACCTTCCTCTTTCAATCTTGAGTTAAGGATATCATCAATAGACTCACCCTCAACTTCAATTACTCTGCCGCCAGAATAACTTTCAGCGGCTTTGCCACCCGATTGAAGAAGTGACATAACAAATGCAGCTAATTGATCTGGTGGAACGCCGAGGTCAGCATCGTCTCCAGAGTGTTTAGCAATATTATTTAGAATTCTCAGACGTCTATCAAGTTCTTCTGAACGTAATTTAGCTAATTGATTAAATAGAGTAGACTTAAGGCCACCTAAAGAGACAACATTACTAATTTGTTGTGCTACATAAATACCACTAGGTTTTTTCTTTTCTTTAGTACCCATTCGCTTAGGTTTAGAAGATTCATCTTCATCTTCCATAGCGGTTAGTAATTTATCAGCATGACTAATTAGCCTGTTCTGTAGGCTTTCAATTTTAGATATTTCACTTTCTACTTTACCAGATACGTCTTTGAATTGGTTTTCAGTAATAATACTTTCTAGACGTTCTAATAAGTCGTTTTTCTGATCGACAATTTCTTCACTCATAATAAAATTCCATAAGAGATAATGACTTATTAATACATTTCTATAATTCTATAAAAATTATTATAGAAATATATTATTAAAATGAAATTAATAAAGAACTAAAATTTTGTTTACATTAAACAAAAAGTTAGCTTTTATGAGAAAAATGGTAAATCATTATGACAAAACCGACAGTGACTAAACAGTTGATTTCGACTCAACTTGTTTATGACGAGAACTTTAATCCCAATCTAATAACGATTGAAAAAATTAAAGATCAAGTTACTGGTAAGATTAAAAAGAAGGCATCTTTCGATAGTGATCCTAAAATCACTTACTTCATAACTAAGCCGGAACATGAGCTTACTTATCCAGTAAAAGTAATCGAGAGAGATAAACTCATTCCAATCACGACTAGTTATAAAGATTTATTTAAATCTATAGCTAAAGCTCGTAAACGTATGAATGAGTACAACGAAGCTAAAAATACACGGAAACGTGGTAAATTTAGGTTCCTTCATAATGACTGTAACGTTTATGGTTCCGATGTAGATCTTGCAGATTATGCAATGATGGAATGGGAGAAAAATACCCCTCCAGATGTACAAGATGCTTCATTACCTCTTGAAAAAGTCTTTTCAGATATCGAAGTTGACATTTATAATTACGAAGGCTTTCCAGTGGAAGAACTTGCTCCCTGTGAGATTAACTTTGTATCATATGTCAACCCAAATAGAGGATCGTTAGTAAAAGTATGGGTGCTCTTTAATGAAGAGAACCATTCTATGGCAGAATTTATTGATAACTATGCAGATGGTAGCGCATTGTTATCTTCGGATGATAATGAATATGCTAAATACGTATTAGACGATTTTATCAATAATAATGATACAGAAAAATTAAAATTTCATAAGTTTAAGACTCTCGAAATAGAATTCTTTGATGATGAGCTTGAACTAATCAAATCATATATGAATCAGGTTAAAAAAGATAAACCTGATTTTAATGCCTTATGGAATGCCCACTTCGATATTAGGACGTTCTATGAACGCATTCTTAAACTTGGCGGCGATCCAGTAGAAATCTTTTGTCCAGAAAATTTCCCCGTTAAAAAGTGTGAAATTCGTAAAGATGAAAGAGCTAAAGACGTAGCTGACCGTTCTCATACATTTGATATCAGCGGTTATACACATTGGGTCGATTTACTTTACTTCTATGCAGCTAACCGTAAAGCTAAAGGTCAAAAGGAATCTTGGAAGTTACAGGATATTCTCTTGTCAGAGTTAGGAGAAGGTAAATTTGAATATGAAGGTGATATCAAAACTGCAGCATATGTGAATTTTGAATCATTCCTTAAATACTCAATTTACGACTCATATCGTATGTATCAGCTTGAGACTAAATGTCGTGACATTGATGTGATGTATGCTAACTCACTAATGACATGTACACGTCTTAATAAAGTTCTTAAAAAGACCACTTCTATCAAGAATATTGCAAAAGTATTCTTGGAAAAAGAAGGATATATTCTCTCCAATAATCTTAATATATTTATTGAACGAGAGAAAAAGAAATTCCAAGGTGCTTTCGTACTCGATCCAACTATGATGCAAAAGGTGGGAACCTTCATCAACGGAAGGAGGACTGCGAATATATTTGAGGATACGATAGACGAAGACTTAAGTAGTATGTATCCGTCAATTATTCTTGCATATGGTATCGATAACGAAACGCTTTTAGGTAAATTCCTTGTATTCCTAGATGAAGAAGAGGAAACCACAGATCCATTGTTTGATTCATTCGGTGAAAAAATGATGGAAGATGATCCAGAAATTATTGCAACCACATATTTTAACCTCAAGCCAGCAGCTTATTATTTAGAGAGGTTAGATGATTTTATAGAGAAATAGTATGGAACAAGATAAAGTGTATAAACTCTTTATCGGGAGAACGGAAGAAAAAGTAAAACGATTTAATTTTACTTTATTAAAGGTGGAAGAAATTCCACCTACTCCTGGAAAGAAAGACTTAGCGTCAAAGCATCTTTTAACTGTTAAATGTGATAAAGATCATATTACACAAGTTAAAGCCTGTAATTTTAAAGGTAAATGCCTAATCTGTTCTGGTAAGAACCAGAAAACTACGGAGCAATTTGCTAAAGAAGTTGATGATATAACTAATGGAGAATATAAATTAGTCAGTGATTATATTAATAAATCTACTAAAGTTGATATAAGCCATTTAGAATGTAATAGGGCTTTTAAAGTAACCCCTAATGATTTTTTGAATAAAAGTAATAGATGTCCTTTCTGCAATACTAATAGAACTAAACAGTATTCTAAAGATGATATGGTTCTAGCTACAATAGACACTGTATCTGAGTATTTCAATTTAAATGTCATAGATGAGACTGATGATTATTGGATTGGAAGAGATTTATTAAATGATATCCAATTAATCTTTAAGAAGAAATATATCTCTCAATTAGCTATCCGTTCTAAAAATCAGCGACCTGTAACCAAATATGAGTTTGCAGATATATTAGAGAAAGATGGGTATGAATTTGTAGATATTAATAGCATTCCTACACTAATAGGTGACAAAGAGAAATATTTAATTAGACATAAAGATTGTGACCATGAATACTCTGTAAGATATAATCACTTCTATATCAATGAAAGGCGTTGCCCTAAATGCTCTAAAGGTAGAAAATTCTCTAATGGTGAAAAAGAAATATTATCATTTATTGAATCATTAGGTATAGAGTGTATTCCAAATTACAGACCTAAAGGTAAGGGTAAAGAATTAGATATTTTTATACCTAGTATTTCTTTAGGTATTGAGTATAATGGTCAGTATTGGCATTCTGAAAGAATGTCTAGTGATAAATTAAATTTATTTAAGAAGACTGAATATTTTGCAGAGAATGGAATACGTACAATTCATATTCTTTCTAGCGAATGGGCTTCTAAATCTGAGATAGTAAAAAGTCGTATTAGATATTTGGTTGGAAAAATAGATATAAGAATTCCTGCTAGGAAAACTATCTTTAAAGAAATACCATCTAAAACGGCCAACAACTTCCTAGAAGCTAACCATATTCAAGGTAAAGATAGAAATATTTTTAAATCTTATGGGTTATTCTATAATAATGGCCTTGTATCAGTTATAACATATAATAAGCCTAGGATTATAACTAATAATAAAAATGATGGTAAAAGCTTAGAGATTGGTAGATTTGCTAGCATTTTAAATACTAATGTGATTTCAGGGTTTTCCAAATTACTTAAAAACTCATTAGAACGGTTAATGGATGAATATACATTTATTTATACATACGCTGATATGCGTTGGTCTACTGGAGGGGTATATGATGCCAGTGGATTTGATTTTGATTCTGTAACTAAACCGTCATATTACTATTTTAGAAATGATAGTGAATTATTCCATCGCTCTAACTTTATGAAGCATAAGTTGGTAGGTAAGCTAGAGAAATTTGATGAAAATTTATCTGAATACCAGAATATGCTTAATAACGGCTATGATAGAATTTGGGATTGTGGTAATTTAAAATACATTCTAAATTTAGATGATTAGGAGATTGAAAATGACTTATTTTGACATTACTGATGATATGATCTATGCGGCTGAACAGGAATTACTTAATACTCCTGGAGAAGGAATCATTGATGAATCACTTGCTCAGTCAAATGTATTTCGATTCATTAAAGCTGCATTGGAAGCAGCTAATGTTCAAGTAGTTGATTGCCGTATATCAACTTCTGACAATTAATGTGTTTAGTTATGATTCATTGATATATAATTTTATTGTATCTTCTATATAAGGTTAATTAATAAATGAAAGAAGATCTAGAGGATTATATAAATAGAATAATAAATAAATCCGAAATTCCTATATATGGAATAACTATATGTGAAAGAGGTAAAGAAGTAGATACATTTTCTATTTCTAATGGTAAAGAAAAAATCATCCGTAACTTTAAAATATACGATACTGATTATGGTACCGTTATGGAAAAAGTGGTTGACGGTAAATTAGGTAACGGTTTAGTTCTTCCAACCATGCCTCATGGCTACGTTATTTATAAACGTGCTAGAAAATCTCATATAGGTGGAGGTAGAGTAATTAGGGTTAATAAAGCATTTATCCGACTGTTTTTTAGTTCAGATATTTGTTTCCTATCCGGTGGTAGACGTTATCAGATAGAAGAAGCTGATCTTCGATTTAAGGAAAAGGTTAAGATGGCTAAGAAGGTCAAAGATATAAAGAAGGTAATGAAAGAACATGAAAATGCTACGCTACCTTTAAAAGTAAGAACTCTTTTAGAATTAATTGAAGAGCAGTTTACTGTAGAGCGAGCCGAGGTTTTCAATAAATTAAATATTAAGATTCAAGACGCAATATTCAATATTAGTAGTATTAAATCTGCAAGAAAACTTCTTGAAGAAGCATATACTATTAAACGTAGAAATTTATGGTTTGAAACTATAGATTTTGCAATTAAAGCTTTGGAAAAGAAAAGAGATAATATATTTGATAATATTATGAATGGCTTTGATTCTCCAAAGTATCCAAAGAAACTCACTCAAATTAATGAACGTTTATCATTAGTTAAAGAGTTGATGGAAAAAGTTAAAGAAGACAACCAAAATAATCTTAATTCATATTAATAAGGAAATAGTAAATGTTTAATAACATCCCTCCTATCATTAAAATTGTTGGTAACTCTGAAACTCTCCAAGCTTTACGTGAAAAGCTTGCAACTTTTACTCCTGAACAAATTGAAGAAACCTTCCGTGGTGGCTACAGCGATAATGATTTCTTTAATCGTATTATTAATGAAGCTCGTAATAAAGATAAGAAACCTTCAGTTTTTGAAGATATTCTTACTGATCTTATTATTAAGGCTACTAAGAAAAAAGCTGAAACACCTAAGCCTACTGAAGAAGTACCTGAAGAAGTTCGTATTGATCTTTTGAATATGTCTTCTGAAGATATTCAAAATCTTTCTAAAGAAGACCTTGAAAATATTCTTAAGTCTCTTGATGCTTATCATCATCGTATTCAATCTAGCCGTGACATGGTTTGGAATACAATTATGTTGCGTGAGCAAGAAGCTCATAATAGTCTGACTGAAATCAAATCAAATCTAAAAGATTTCATCCAGATTGTAAACTCTCTCGCTACTGATGTTAAAATTCAGCTTCCAGAAATAGATAAGGCTAAAAGTGTAGTTACTTGGATTATTAGTGATCGTTTACTAGTAATTGAACAGAAAACTAAACAAGTTTTGAATGGTGCAAAAACAGTTGCTAAAGCTATTCAAAATGGTGACATGATTTGTGATAATCCAACTTTCTTCTCAGAGCAAGTTAAAGTTCTTGAAGATAAGATGCTTCGTATTGATCAAGCTAAACAGCTTGGTAAACAGCTTAACGAATTATTGTCTGCTGTAGGCTATTAAGATTTAAAAAACTAAAAAGTCTCTAACTCTGTAATAGGGTTAGAGACCTTAAGGATTATTTTTTATGGCTAAAGAACAAGACCCGATAAATGTAACTTTTTTAAAAGAGTTATATATCGTTAATCAGACAATGAAAATAACTGGTCGCTATTTTTATGATTTCCCCAACCAAAGATTCATTGGTAGGATAGATAATCGTTATTTTTCATTAGTCCATGATACCTTCAATGAACTTATTGAAAAAATTGGAATACAGTATAGTTTTGCCATTAATGGTAAAGAATTCTTCGATATCTTTAAAGAGTGCAAGAAACCATCTTTTAATGTAAAGCATTGTGTTATCCGAACTGATGAAGGTGATTTGAGTCAACCTATTTATCGTCTTCATAAAAATAACTCAGGTGAATTTGAAGATAATAAATTCGCTAAAGATTTCGAAGATGAATCTAAAATAATTGAATTTGATATTGAGACTGTAGAAGGTATCAATCCTGTTGAAGAAGAGTTAACATTTCATGAAGTAATTCTTAATATCTATAAAGATAAAGAAACCTATTTCAGAAATATTGTCTTTAACAGAAAAAACAAAAGTATAGTACTCAAGAAGTTCGATGAACCATTGGAAAAGAGAATATTTTTGACAACGGATCAGAAGACTTTCCTTAAATATAAAACTTTGAAGAAAAACCTTCCTCATGAGTATATGAAAGCGGCTGTAGATACTTCTAATTACGAATATCTCAGACTTGAGTACGGAAATGATATATGGCATTTCCAAATAGAAATGAACGGAATATTTAAATATTAAATTTAAATCAAAATATGGTCATATATTATTTATATGACGAATTAAACTTAATTCCGTTGTAAACAATACAAATAAAGGATAAGCTATAATGGCTCAGCAACAAAAAGGTAAAGGCGGAAACAACCGTCGTCAAAACAGTACTTATTCTTCTGCTAACTTCTCATCTTATGATGAACAAGTTTCTTCTTTGTCTTTCTCCTATGCCAATGAAGGATCTTTTATTGAAGTAGCACCAATCATTCCTACTATGATTGGTAAAACACCAAAACAAGGCGAGAAAGTATACGATTATGATAATCGTGTTAGTACTTTCATTTCTCCACAACACGCAGTACTTCTGCGTCGTGCATTGAATAATCTTCTTGAGCTTATTGAAGCTGATGAAGAAATTCCAGCTAAAACTGAAGTAATGGTTCCAACTGGCCAAGGTATTCGTCGTATTACTATTATTGCTCCAGGCCGTGTTTCACTTAAAATTAAAGGTAAGAAAACCAGCTTCCCTGACAACTTTATGCTGAAACTGGAAACTAAGAAATCTGATGATGAGACTATGCTAGCTTATCATATTCTACAGAATAGTACTGTAAGTTATATCTCTGGTGAAGAGACTAGCGAAGAAGTAGTTGAGCATGATATGATTATGCTCATGGAATTCTGTGAAATGGCTATCGAACTTAGCCTTGGTAAAGTTCGTCATACTGCATCTATGACTCGTAATCTGGTTAATGCCAACCAATCCTCTTCCTCTAATGGTAGTAAGAAAGGTAGTGCATTCAATAGTATGGATGACGACGATGATGGCGAAGATGATGAAGATTATGATGATAACGAGACTGAAGAGGAAGAAACCACTTCCAGAAAGTCTAAGAAATCTTCTAGTGGTAAATCTGCTAAACAATCACCTGCTAAGAAAACTCGTAAGAGTATCTCTTCTGAAATGGAAGATGATGACGACGGTGAAGACACCGATTACGATGATGATATCCCGATGTAATTAGAGTTAATACTCTTTAAATTTCCCCCTATAGGTAAAAGCCTATAGGGGGTTTATACTTTTTTATTATAACTAACAAAGGCTAATATGGAAAATACTTTTATCAAAGAGAATACTGATGGGTCTATGATAATTAACCCATTCTCAAGCAAACATGTAGTTCGTGATAGTATGTTTGTTAATTCTCTTCCAAGTTCAACTGTTAATAATGGAAATCGTTTTTCAGCTGTATTTGATTGTGACGAAGTTCTAGTAAATATCTCTGATAAATGGGCTAGAAAAATGCTAGCCGTACCAGAACTTAAGAAGTTTATTCCAGATTCAATGATTCAAACCATTAATATGGGTGTAATGAACTTACGTATTGTTAACTTCATTGATCGACTTCTTGGAATTGAATTTGGTAGTAAAGAGTATGAAATCTTTATGTCTCTTTACAAGGATGATCCAACTTTTTATGATGATTTACCACCATCACCATTCCTTAACTCGGTAAAACGTACCATTAATTTCTATGATGAAATTCATATTCTTACTAAGATGCCTACTGATGAAGAATCACACGTAGTAGATGCTAGTAAGCAGAGATTTCTGGTAAATCATTTATTACCTCTTAAGAAAGAGAATCCTAGTCTAAAAATTAATATTCTTTTCTTGAAAGCAAATGAAAAGAAATCTGATGCGATTTTAGAACAAAAGATCAAATTTAATACATTCGCTGATGATTCAACAGAAAATATTGTAGATGTGGTCAGTAATGTTACTAACCGTAGTTATGAAGTACTCGTTCCAATGTACGGCTATAACTATAAGTCTTTAGAAGAAATTCATAAGATTGAGAATAGAACTGCTCACTCTTTTGCATTTATGTATAATTTCGATTCACCACATATGAATCCTGATTTGTTAAAAAATACTATGTTTAAACTGTTTCATGAAAATGAAGCAGAACCTAATATTAGTTAATTAATAAAAATGGTACTCCTAAGAGTACCATTTAATTATTTTTTTTTCTTAGGAAATACCATGAAACTAGATATCTATGATGTAGATAAATTCATAGAGGTGAATGGGATTAAAGAGGTAACTTCAGCATATGTATTTGCAGCTGATGGCGCTCCTGATCCAGACGGCATCTTCTCTTATGATATTTTTGGAAGAGTAGGTTCTAATGATAGGAAGAATAACTTTGGCTACATAGACCTAAAAAGAAAATTCTTCCATCCATTGATTTACAACGCAGTGTTACAGATGTTCCGTAACTTACCGCTAGTCCTAGCTGGTGAAAAATATTGTATTGTCTCACCAAAAACTGGTGGAATTAAGATAGTACCTCCTGAAGAGGAAGGTGCTGAAACGGGTATAGATTTCTTCGTAGATAACTGGTCTAAAATCAAGTGGAACGTAAATGATTCCACTAGCAGAGAACGTAAAGAAGCTCTATTTGAAACCATACCGGAAGAGCTAATCTTTGTTGAAAAATGGCCTGTTCTACCAGCTTACTATAGGGATGTAAACTTCCATAGTAAAGAATCTGGTAAAGTAGATATGGATGAATTCAATACATTCTATATCAAATTGATTAACACCGTACAAAGCAATTTAATTACCTTTACTGGTGCGTATGCTACTCAAAACAATGCTCAAACCATTATCGTAGATATTCATAACTATATATCTAAAAAGATTTCTGGTAAGGGTGGTATTATCCGTAAAGCTATTATGGGTAAAACTGTTGACTATGCAATTACCAACGTTATTTCAGCACCTCGTTTTAATGCCGAATTTTATAAAGATCAGATGATACCATATAACTACATTGGTGTACCTTTGTATAACGTATGTGCATTATTCTTCCCACTGATCGTCAACCAATTAGAGAATATGTTTTATGACATTGCTCAGTCTACAGAATTCTTTTTAACTTATGATGAAAAAACTGGTGAAGCTAAGTATGCTGAAACTGGAGCTATGGTAACTGAAAAACTTAATAGTGAGTCTTTAAGAAAATTAGTTGCCACATTCATTAAAGATAAAACTAAGTCTATTCGTACTGCTAGATTCAATCTAGGTGAAGAGCATATGGTTATTTCTTCTCTAGAAAGAATGCTTGGTAGACCAGCTACTGTTACGGATATCTTATTTAATGCTGCAGCCGATGTGGTATTTAATAAACACGTATTAAGTACTCGTTTCCCTGTTACTGGTTCTGAATCTCTTATTATTAACCGAATTAAAATTCTTACTACTGAAGATACTGTAGATCTTTCCAATATTTCAGATCGTTTAACAGGTAGTTTAAAAGAATACTATAAAGCTTATCCACTGATTCCTTCAGCTAATGATGGTACTATCAGAAAAGATAAAGTTAAATGGATTGATACGGTTATCCCAAACAACTCATTCCTTAAAGGCATGGGTGGTGACTTTGATGGTAAATTTTGATAGTTTGTATATAGATTTCTAAAAAATGGGAGGTTCCTTAACCATAAAATAGTGATATATTATTTAAATAGTACTTATCTAATATAGAGAACTTTTTATGCGTAGGAAAATTGATTTACCTTTCATTAAAGCTTTTATTAGCGATAAAAAACCTGATTACGAATATATATCAGGAAAAGTAGAAAATCAAAAATCATTTATTATGATTAGACATAAACCATGTGGTCATGAATATGAAACACAAATTAAAGGGTTTATCTCTGAGAGAGAAGCAAATAAAGGCGAATGTAAGCTTTGTAATCCAGTTAAAACTTTCAAACGCACTTATAAATTATCTGAAAAAGATATCATTAATCGTTTTAAAGAAGTAACTGGAGACGAGTATGTATACCAATCTGGATTTATTAATTCAAAATCTAAGATGCTAATTTTACATACGAAATGCAATACTACATTTAATGTAACATCGCATATGTTTTTCGGCACTAAACAGACTCGATGCCCTAATTGCGCTAATCAAAAGAGAAAATCTCATCAATCGATAAATAGAGTTGACAATTATCTAGAAAAACTTCTTGTAGATAATCTTTTAGATAAAGACTATTATTGGTTGGAGGAGTATACGAGTGATAATAAATACAAACATCTGATATTCCATAAAGTTTGTGGGGAAAGATCTCTCATTAGACCTAATGATATTCAACAAGGTTATTTACCTTGTACTTGTGAAGGTAGTAAATACGAAGTTAGATTTAAAAATCTACTTATTAAGTATAAAATACCTTTTGTAAGAGAATTCAAGTTAGGTAATTCAATGCGAGTAGATTTTGTAGTTCAATGTAAATCTTCTAAAATCTTTATTGAAATTGATGGCGAATTTCATGGTCTTCCAGAAAAGAAACCGGTAGATAAGCGTAAAGAAGATTTAATTAAAGAACTATTCCCAAATGATTACTTCTTTAGAGTAAATTATAATGATGATTTTGAAAATATCGTTAAAGAAATAAAGTTTAATTTAGATGAAATATAAATTATATTGCCATCTTTAAACTCCTTTAATTGCTGGAACACCCTTAGAGCCATATAAACTACAACATAATCTGAAAAGATAAGTGTGAATGTTTAAAAATTATATGGATTGGGAAATCAGCAGCGAAGCTTATACTATTAAACAACTTATAAAGGATTATAAGTGGTATAAGTGTGTTCAACGACTATCGAAAGTATCTATACATTGTATAGAGTAAATGAGTAGAGTAGTGCCAAGTGGTAGGTATCATAATGACAATAGTTATGAATAATTCCTTTAAAGCGAAATGGGGAGCAATGGATTGAAGATATAGTCTGGGCTATATGGAAACATATAGAAGGTTCTATTTGACGAATAGAATCGTAACATAACTGGATACATTCCGATTAATTGGTCTTTTCTCTGATGAGGCTAATAGAGAAGCTGAACGTATTATGGATGCACCTATGAACTTTGTAGATACTTCCGGCTCATTAATTCGTAACATTGACCGTGAATCTGGTATCAGTTTGTATATGATGACTAGAGACTAAAACTAAACCTATATCCTTCTTTTGAGGGATATAGGGTTTAATTTTGTTTTAAAGATATATTATAATAATGATAACTTAAGAGGTGATTATGAATATTATACAAATTAAAGAGAACGAATTTAACGTTGATATCCCTCTCACAAATTTGAGCTTTATAGAAGTTTGTTGGGATTTTATTTTAACTAGCTTAAATATTGAAGAACTTTATAAGATTATAGATGATGGTAGAGATATGGCTGCGCTGGATGTAACTTATGATTGGCGGCACCAAGTAAAATCTATGATATCTGAAGTATCTTGCAACTATCATCCATATGCGCAATTAACTTATTACCTTCCCGTACTAGTTGATAAAAATGCCCCTATTTCATACAGACAAGATATGGCATGTAGAGTAACTATTATCCGAAGTAGATATTATGGATTCAAAAGCTTAAGGAAGATATTTGAATGCTAAGAATACAAATAGACCCATTTGATCTTGAAGAAATAAAAGAAAGATTTAAAAAGAGAACTATAATAACTGAAATAACTTTACGATCCCGATTTGATATGATTGAAGACTATTTACAATTCTATACTATTAGACAATTAGATGTAATACTTTCTAAATATATTATCGACGATACAGAGGTTCAAGCCTTTCTAGTATTAAATATTCATGATACTAGAGAAAATTATATAGTGAATGGTACACGAAATATTTTCGATGGTTATTTAACAATTAAAGGTCTAGGTATAAAAGAAGAACGTCTTTTAAAATTCACTCTAGATGGATTTGACTATCATATTTTTATATTTAAAAACTTTGTTAAAGGTTTTATAGGTGCAGCTATATGAAAATTAATTCTTTCTTAACTTCCACTGAAGATTACATAGTAGGGTTTTTTAGTATAGAATGTTTCTTTAGGAACTTATCGGTAGCTATTTCCATTATTAATGGTGATGTAATAATGGGAAGACAGGAATTAATGGCTTTAGGTAGAGCAATTAATAAGAAACGCTTTATGTACTTTAGAAAAGAAGTTAAAAATTCTTTATTCGTCTTAGATAAAAAGAATCGTATGGAATTGCTTAGTATGAGTCTATCTTCCAAACCAAGGTATAAATTCGATACATATAACATAGTTAGTATAAGTTTTAAGAATGGTATTTAGCTATATGAAGATAAATAAATTAAATATAAGAGAGTTAAGCAATCAGATAAATATTAATATTGCTGGTAGTGTAAGTCATGATAGGTTTTTTGATATAACCTACAGAGGTATAAAAGGTTTCCTATTAATGAATATAGGAAAAAAGATAGCATTTTGTGAGATGAATGTATTTTTTGCCCATTATTCATATAATACTATTCAGTCCAATAAACAAACTAGATGGTATGAATTAAATATAAGAGATCGTTTCCAACGTGCAGCAATCAATCATTTTGAAGGTGTGAATATAGAACGATATGAAGAACCTTTATTTATAAAAACTTATTATAAATATAAGGAAAGAATAATATGAAAATCTTTAAGAATCCTTATGATCTGCGTAAAGATACTTTATCGGTATTTAATGACTTTGATGTAGCCACAACTAGATTATTTCTTTTCCATATGAAATTAATCACTTTAATTCGCTGTCAATATCATAAAGAACCATATCCACCTGATGAAAGGATAGATGTAGATGAACTATATGATATAAGTATAAATGATGATAGTATAGCTATGGCTATATTTCCTTCTACAAATAAAAAATTGTACGAAAGGAGTAAAGAATCTACTGGTGATAAGCTATTCCAACTTTATAATTTATTTCATTTAAATTATGAATCATCTATACTAGTTTTTGGTAGTTGTAGAGGTAATAACTATTCATATTTATTATAAGGAAAAATAATGAGTGAACTTATTGTAAAACGTCAATTACAGCATAATCGATATGGTGCCGCCGACTGGCATATTGGTCATAAGAAGATATGGAAGCCTAGAGGTTTCAATTCTTTAGAAGAGCATGATATGGGTGTACTTCTTCCAGTATTTATGGAACTAGAAAGTAAAGATACTATGATTGTAGCAGGGGATGTATTCTTTGGTTCTCCTGAAGAATTTGCTGAAACTTTAAGAAAAGCTTTAGCACTTTCTATGAAGCTAAAGTTTAATGCTAAACGAATCAGACCTGATGAACGGCCCACTTTTAATATTAAAGTGGTTAATGGTAATCATGACTCTAATGCGAAATTAGAGTATCTGAAACAAGAACGTTGGATTACTTCTTATCAGATGCATATGGAAGAATATATTCATGGTCATCCAGTGGTTATTTCTCATTTTCCAGTTCATCCTATTTGCCTTGATAGGTGGCATGCAAATGGTCATGGTCACATTCATTCAGATTTCTGTAAAGATCCTTTAGATGAAACTAAAGAAGATCCAAGATATCGTTGCATGTCATGGGAACGTTATAGAAAACCTATGAAACTTACTGATATCTTTGCTCATTTAGCGTAATTAGTCACCTCTTATTGATATATTATTTTAATGAATAGTCGGATGTAAAGTCCTAGTATGTACTATATAATTCAATAATAATTTGATAAAGGAATTTTAAAATGGCTACTAAAAAATTAGGCGTTAAACGTTGGGAACTTATTGCTGTATCAGTTATTCTGTTCGCATCAATGTTTATGTGTAACTAATTCATAAGAAAGAGCATCTAACAATGCTCTTTTTTTGATTGTGGAACATAGAAAAAAGTAAAAACTTTCATTAAACAAACATGTATTTGATAAGGAATTGAAATGTCTGATAAAGAATCTAAACCATCTGAAGAACAACTTCGTAAAGAATTTGAAGAGCATATGAAAGATATGTTCCCTAGTGTTGGTTTGGAAATGCAGGAGAATACTAATTACTATTATTCAACTGCTGCCAATGTCGGTTGGGCGTTTTATCGTAATATGCGTCTCGGTTCTCTTTAATATTTCCCTTTCTACTAATAAACAAATGGAGTAATACTCATATGACCGCAACTGCCGTAATTTCTAATGCTTCTTCAAATGCTGTTAAATACCTTGAGCAAGGTCTTCAGAATTTGAAGAATGCGGCGATTGTAGTAAATAAAGATACTACTTTAGAAGCATCTACTAGTGCTTTGGTATCTAAAGTAGCTGAGTATGATCAAAACAATGCGATTACTATTTCTCGTATTCTGAGCTATAGCTCTACTTTCAACGAAATGATTCGTACTCAACTAAGTAATATGGATGTAGCTAACCGTTACAATCAGATTACTTCTCTGTTTGATAGTATCCGTGAAGATACTAAAAAACAAGTAGTTTTGGCTGAATCCGGCAAGGTATCCATCTTTGATAAACTCGGTTTATGGTTTGGTGATTTCCGCCGTGGCTCAGTAGCGAAACGTTTCGGCAATATTAAGCGTATTTATTCCGATGTTTCTTCAGCTCTCAAAGATCAACTTGACCGTGAGCAAGTAATCCTGGATAGCTATCAATCTTTCCGTCTTTCAATGAAAGAAGCCGAATTAGCGGCATATGAGATCTTTCAAACAATCAGCGCTAAGCGTGAAGAAGCTAAACAACTGATGGACACTGCAGATAATGCAGTAAATGCATCAACTGATGATGGTGCTGAAAAAGCATCATTGGTATTAGCCCGTGATAAAGCAGTCATGGATTACAAAAAGCTGGATAAAGACTATCAGATTGCTAAAGATCTGGCAGAAAATCTTAAAGTCGGCTATAATACATCTGAAGTAGTATTTGCCCGTATTGAGCAAGCTTCCGATGTTAAAGAGCGCATCTTCCAGCAATCTGTAATGTTCTTCTCCACCAATGAGACTGTATTTACTGGTCTTACTTCCGCATTTGTAGTATTTAGTGGCCTGAATGAAGGTACAAATACTCTGAATGCTATGAAAGATGGTATGAATAAGGGTCTGGAAGATTTGGCTACTGTCGGTAATACTTCTTTAGAGCGTGGTATTCAAGCTGGTTATGGCGCTACTATCGATGCTAAATCAGTTAAAATGCTCCTGGATGCAGTAGTAGATTATCAGGCTAATTCAGTTAAACTGATTAATGAAGCTCGTAAGTCTGCTACTGAGAATGCTAATGAGATTGAACGCCTTACCAATGAAGGTAAATCCCGTTTCATTGAGCTGTCTAATCAGGTAGCAACTGCTTAAGACTGTAAAGGGGATGAAGTATCCCCTTTATTTTTAATACTAATAATGGAGAAAAAGAATGTCTAATCAGGCAGTCTTAGATGTAATCAATAAAATTGATGCAGAAAGAAGTAAATACAAACCAACTATGGAAGAATTTCTGATTTCTTCTCAAAAGAATCAGGAAATCCGTACTCAGGTTATGAAATACTTCTCTCAAAACGGAATTGAGATTACTGATAAAGCGGTTGATAATGCGGTTAATGAATATCTATTTAAACGCTTCGACTATAAGGAAAGTAAAGTAGTTGGACTTCAGGACTTCATTAGTAAGTTCCTATTCTTCATGCTTGCGGCTAAAGAAAAACAGCGTCAGATCATCATTACTTTGTCAGCTATCATGATTGCAATTGTAATTGCTATTACTGGCAGTGTAATGATAAGTAATCATAAAGCTAAGCAAAACGAGGAAGCTTATGCTTTGATTCAATCTGACTCAGTCAATTTTGTAAAACGCATTAAAGATATGCGTGTATACACTAATGGGTTATTCATCACACTTGCCGATAAGCTTGATGAGTTAGATCATCGAGTTAAGTCAGTAAATGAACTTACTAAACCTGAAATTAAAGATAGTAAAGATTTCTATACCGCCAATTACCAACCTCTTAACGAGAAGATTTCTCATGTTGAACAAACTGTAGAAAGCTTTAAACGCTATGGTACAGTAATTAATGGTAGCGATTATAAGAAGCTTCAAGATAATCCTACGGTCATTGAAGCTAACGATAAAGCCTTGACTAGTATTCGTACATTTGCATCTGATGCAAATTCTCAAGTAACTAATCTTGCAAAAGTTATTGACCGAGTATTAGTTTCTTATCAACTGGTAGCTCAGTTTGATTCAATTAAAGCACGTTATTCAGTTATGTTGAATGATCCTGCTGCAAAAGAATTCACTGAATCATCTTTGGCAACGATTAAGACTTATGCTGAAGCTGGTGATAAATCCAGTATGCAGAGTGCAGTAGATAGGCTTAACAGCTATTACACTTTATTCAAATCTCCTGCTAAAATGGAAATCTATGTAGGTAACGATAACAAATCAGGTGTAGAACGTACATTTGATAGCAGTGGTAGTAAAAAATGGTATCTGATAGTTCAGGTTAAAGGTTATGATAACCACGTCATGAGCTATCCAGTCCTTGATCAAGAATCTGGTAAAGTAGTAAATGCTAAGATTTTTGGCATTGAAGTACCAAGAGCCGTTTATCAGAAAGTTGGTTCTGAGAAGAAATCAACTGGTATGATCAAACAACGTATCGTAGCTACTAAAGATGCAAATACCATGCAGTTCAATAATAAAATTTCTGCAAACGACGGCTTTATTACTAATTGGTAAGGAATGAAAATAATGAGAATTCGTAACGACCGTGAAGCTCGTAATTATCTTAAGGGCTTGATTGATCAAACAGAAGCACTGATCAGAGAGAACCATGATGCATATCGGAAATTAGAACAAAAAAAGACGAATATTAATGGTGAAATATCATCAGAAATTCGTAAAGTTGTTTCTGATTTTTTCAATAAAGGTGTTACACATTCGTCTCAGAGTGTAATGACTATTCTTAATCGCCATAAAACACATGCTGAACTGATTAAATCTGATGCGGATAAAGCTTCTTTATCTTTAGCAACAACAAAAGCTCAACGTGAGGAAACTGCCGTTAAGCTTATTAATGAAAAACAGCGTGTAGCCAATGAAATCAGTTGTGATGATAAAATTGCTAAATTAGCTATCAGCATCCAAACTGTTAGTACACTTAACAAAGAAATTGATCGCCGTATTTATATCTATGATAAAAATACTATCTTCAATACCCTTTCCAGATATCATAAAATGGGATATCATGATGTAGATAAATATCCTATCATTGGTCGCTGTTTTGGTTTATTGAGTAAATGGTTCCATTTTGACGAGAACTTCTCTACTTATAAAACCATTTCAGAAATTAATGATCAGGTAGATAGTACTGAAGCTTCTCTGGCTAAAGATATTGAAAGACGTACAAGATCTTTTGAAACTAATAGTGAAATTGATAACTTAACTTTTACTATTAGTGAACTGGATTCAAAAATCGACTCACTACGTTCTACTGCAAGTCGGTCTTACAATCCAGAGAGTGAAGCTTATAAAGAACTGTATGATGTATTTATGAGTCGTGCTGGTTGCTTTATTTCCAATTCTCTAAAAGATTTACTTTACAAGTATAACGAAGTAAGAAAAGAACTGGAAGTACTTTCTAGTGAAGCTTCCAAAATCCGTCAGCGTCATGAATCAGTACAGAAGACATATCGTACTGTAAATGGTCGCAGCAATAGCTATAATCGGGTAGTGGAAGTAAATGACATTAGTAATACTGTCATTACTTTAGCTTTACTTGATTCTTTGAGTAATTCTATCAATAGTATGAGCAGCTATTCTAATAGCGCTTACCGTGCAGCGGAAGAGGCTGCTGCTGAAGAAGCTCGTCGTAGTTCATATAGTTCTTCAAGCAGTTCTTCAAGTAGCTGGAGTTCTTCTTCCTCTTCATCATCTTCAAGTAGTTTTTCTTCATCTGATAGTTTTGGTGGTGGAGGTGGATTCTCATCTTCAGATAGCTTCTAAATAAATTTCCCCTATCCTTCTTTTGAGGGATAGGGGTTATTAACTTTTTATAGGAAATTAAAATGTTAGTATTTCGTAATAATTATGATAAAGAAGCAAATGAATTTCTTTTTAGGTCATCAGATAAATTCCTTAAAGAGTTAGGTATTATTAATATTTCTAAAATTAATAGAGATTTAGATTGCTTAGTAGCGTTTAAGTTATTTTTTAATACTCCTACGCTAGCTAATATGTCATCTGTATTTACTACAGCTATCAATTTCTCTTATTTTACTAAATACTCTAAAAAATTTGCTTCGACTTACAATGTTGATAATAATTATCTTATTCGTTTTATACTTAAAAAATTTTTCTCAATAATTTTATTTTGTGAACTTCCAAATTACTCCAGATTACATAAAAGGTTATCCGGCAATAAAGAAAAAAGTTTGCGAGATCAATTCGATACAACTTATGCTAATAGGTTAAGAAATACTTTAGAATGTAGCACATTCATTTATACCTTTTTTGAAGATGAATTTAAATTTGTTTTCAAAGAAGAAGAAGTACAAGTTATTGCCGCTAAGATGAATGAGTTAGAAAAGGTATTTTCCATCTTAAATGCCAATACTGCCAAAATTTATCAAAGTATTAAAAGTAAGAGTAAAGGTATTCGTACTTTTAAAAATACAGGTTTAAATTTTCCGTTTGATAGATATACATTTTCAAGGAAAATAAAGAAACCTTATAAAGTTAAAGATACAGATTTAGTAAAAAATCCTGTATTGTGTAATTATAGCTATGATCCAGGAAGATCAATAACTGTATCTGTGGGGATAAGTGAAACTTTAATAGGGTTTGGTAATAAGCTCCATTATCAACCTGAAAAGATGGTAGAAGAGACTGGTGAATTGAATAAGTATATTTTCAATCAACAATTACCTGATGGAAATATGCAAGGTCGATATAATCTTTTTAAAGATGAAGATATCTTAGATATTCTGACTTATACTGCTACAAGGAAAGATAAAGTAAGAGTATTTATCTCTAAGTCTTATTAATACCATTTTGATGAATATATAATTAAAATGATCTTTCATAGGGAGTTTAAAAACTCCCTATAGTTTAACAATTTTTTGTAACTAATAAACAAAGGGCACTGATAATGATTGGCAAGCTCCAACGTCAGTTTATAGCGGCATTCCAAGAAGATAATCCGGAGAAATTTAATGAAGATCTGATCTTTATGCGTAATAAAGAATCAAAAGAACTTCATCACTATTTCTACGATGTCTTCAATTCCCTTAAGTTAAAAGGTATTACTTTCCTAAGTTCTGAGACTATTACAGACGAGACTGAATTCCATAAGTATATTCCTAAAAAGAGTATCCCAATTGAGAATAGTCGTCTTGAACTAGTAAGAGCTAAGTTTCGTTTAGAAGCGGATGGAGAGTCTAAAGAGATTGTAGTACAAATCTTTTTCCCTAAGCTTATTGATAACTATTTCTATGAGATTAAAGGTTCTCGTTATCTTGCGGTATATCAAGTAACAGATAGAAACTTCTATACTTCTTCTGATGCATCCGTATATCTTAAATCTCTTTTAATGCCATTAGGTTTATATCTTAATAGCAAAGGTAATGCACCTATTGAGATTGTAGATGAAAATGAAGAAATTGTAACTCTTCCAAACAAAGAGTTTGTACTTGATTTCTTTAAATTAAAGAAAAAATCTACACATAAAAATGCTTTCTATTATTATTTCATCAAGTATGAAGGTGTACAGAATGCGATTGATGTAATCTTTGGTAATACAGATGATCATAAATTTGTATTTATTACTGAAGAAAGAGAGAACTATGAAGGTTATTGCCGGATAGAAATTCGAAAAGATCTCTATATCTATTGCTGGAATAATTTCACAAATACCTATAAACATTTGGTAAGTACTTTATATCATGCATTAAAAGGTATTCGTAAATCTTCTGTCATTGATTCTGTTGATTATTGGAAACGTAAGATTCTAAATAATGCTACGGCTAAGCTTGAAAAAGCTGATCGCACAATGATTAGTCTTGAACGTATCTTAGACAATCGTACTAAAAAGAATCTATCCAGAGAAATCGTTAACCCTGAATTACGTGAAGATTCATATGGTGTAGTTCGTTGGATGATGTATAATTTTGACAATAGTGATCGTCCCGATTTTCCAGATGCGTCATTAGTCAATATTGATCCAGTAAATATCTATAATCGCCGTATTCGTTTGACAGAATATATGATTTATCCTTTGCTGACAAAGCTTAGCGACTCATCATATCGTATTCTAAATAGCCGTAATATCAATATTAAACGATTAGAGAATGTATTCAGTACTATTGGCCCGAATTACATTCTGAAGTTCCTTAGTGGTAATGAATTACTTCGTTACTATAATGCTACTAGTTCTTTAGATCTTTTCAGTACTCTTAAATGGTCTGCCCGTGGTAATCAGGGGTTAGGTAAATCTTCTAGTACTGTAGCAACTAAGTTCCGTGGCCTACATCCAAGTTATCTTGGCGTAGTTTCACTTAATGCTGCATCTGCAAGTGATCCTGGATTAACGGGTACTTTCTGTCCATTGTCGAATAATTTCGGCGATATGGAATTTGTAGATCATTCTAATGAAATTCATTATATTAATGATGTTTTAGATATCTACACTGAAGAAGACTAGTAATTTTGACACAATACCTTGAACGGGTATTGTGTCTATTTATTTTTTATTGAGGAAGTAATCTCATGAATGAGAATGCATTATTTATTTGTAATCTTGAAAAAATTAAATATACTGTATTAAGAGAAAATGTTTTAAACAATGCTCCGTTTGATAATAAACGTATTAATCTCTATATTGATACAGATTATATTTTTAAAGCATTTAGAACCGAATACACTAAAGAAGCTACTAAGAAATTATCTTCTAAAGGTCAAATTAATGCTTTAATGGTAGAATTTATTAATTTTGTCTCCCACTACAAACATTTTTTGACAGATTTTTTTGAAGCTGAAGTTCGCACTTTTATTCTTCATGGATATCATTCAGAGACTATTGGGTTCTATGACAAAGGTGAAGACTTTGATGAAGAAGATTTAGCATTCTTTGATAAAGTAATTGAAAGAATGAAAAAACTTACTTCTTTTACTAGCGATGTATTCGTAGTAGAAAGTAAAGCTATCCCTAAATTCGCTATACCTTATTTATTTAGTAAAGAGCCTAATGTAAAAGGTAGAAGTGCTCCATTTAGAGCTAAGAAACCAATTAATCTGTTCATTACAAAGAATCCTAAGTTCTTGCAATATTCATTTTTAATGGATAATTTTTATTTACTTGATAAAAGTTTATATAATTCTCTTCATAGTATGCAACCATTGCATAAAAAGCTTAAATCTGTTACCAGTGTGGATCGTTACTATCTGGTTCCGTATTTAACTATTTGCGGATTTGATAGACATGAAGGTTTAAGAAAAATTACCAATGCTAAGTTCTTTAGACCTAGTGATCTACAAAACTTCTTTACTTATGAAAATAGTAGCAATACTATGCATATTATAGATTTTGCAGAAAAAGAAATCTTCAAAGATAGTTTATCTCATGATGAAAAAATGTTGATATCTGACAGGGTTCAAATGGTAGATATCCCGCATTTAATTCGTTCTGCAAAAGAAAGCGATAAGTTAGAAGTGATTAACTCATTAAGTGGTCATATTGAAGACTCAGATGCTATCCATCGTCTGAATTCAGATAATTTCCGTAACTCTCTCAATATTGATTATCTCCTATAACACGATATTAGTATGAATATAATTTCCTTAACGGCTTATACGGTCGTTAAGGATTATATTCTTTTTTTTTTGTTAATGGGTTATTAAAATGGCAAATAATGACTTACAAGAAATGCTAAAACGTTTTAGATATCCGTTAAATTCAACTTCTATGCAACCTATAACTGGTAAGCAAGAAGGCGCGGTATCTATGTGTAAGGCTAATCTAGTAACTTTACAAGAGTTACAAAGAGAGGCTGATTCAGCATATACAAAATTTGATATAAGTGTAAAAGAAGCTAGATCTTCTGTAGGTAATACAATAAATCCTAATATACCCGCTTCTAGTGTTACAGCCCAATATTTAATGGGTCGTATAGATATGGGTGTAAGTGTAGCCGTACGTCTTCAAAATGAAATAAATAAAGTACTAAATCCAAATCTACCGGATTATGTCAAGATGGCATATACCCCAAGTGTAGTAGATTTTGGAGGAGTAACACAGGCTTTTAATACATATTATACAAAGCTTAAAGATATTGAGAAACGAGCAGCTAAGATAAAGGAAGATAACAAACCTGAAATCAAGGAAGCTACAGTTTCATCAGCTAATACTGAATATTCTCTAGAGAATAAGACTTTCCTGAAGTCTATGTATGATATTTCTATACAAATGATTCTTCCAGACAATACTCAGAACGATATAACTCAATATATTACAGATATCCTATATTCATTTAATGCGGATAATATGGTAATGCCAATTTATTCTGTAAAAATGAAGATGCCAGCAACGCTATATGATTCTATAAGAAAATATTTTGAAGGAATAAAATGGTATATTACTGTCAAATTATATACTAAAACTTCTGATACTAGTCAAGATCAATTCGCTATACCTTCTTTAATTAAAGATTTTGAAGAATTAGTAGCTATTGATCCTACATTTAGTCCCGGAAACGATGATTCCAATAGACCTGAAGGTGTTCTGCCTATTTATACCATGAAAATGGATTTTGTTTCTGCTAAGGGGAATGCATTAAACTCCATAGTAAAAGCGAGAGTATTTTCTAACTGTAAATTAATTGATGTTATTTCAGCCCTATGTAGTCAAGTCAAGCAGGAATATGAATCAACTGGTAATGTAGACTCAAGTAAAGAGATTAAGTATACTATTTCTCCTCCAGATAATACTCAAACTTATGAGCAAATCATAATAAAGCCTGGTAGTTTTACGGCTACTCTTCATGCTTTACAAAGAGAGTATGGAGTATATAAAACAGGTATTCAAGTACTATTTGATGGAAATCATAATATAAAAGATACTAATGGTGTTAAGCCAATTAGTTATTTAACTATTACGGATAAAGGTGGTACTGCTCCTGCTACAAATAATATAACTGATGCTTTATTTGAAGTAGTAGATCCTAAATATGTAAAAAATATGATTCATGAAACAGGTTACTTAATCAATAATGATACAAGTAGTGTTACTGTTAGAACTTTTGAACCTTATCACCTTGTAAAAACTAACTCCGACAGGCTTAGTAGAGGTGATTCAGTAAGGGTAATGAGTACTTCTCAGAACTCAGCTTCTAGTACTGTATGTGACAATCCAAATGATTTTTCTACATACAATCAAAGATTTTATTATAGTAAATTTGATAATCCGTATGCATTAACTCAGTTGCAAGATAACATCCGTGAAAGAAATCAGATGTTAACTATAGAAGCTAGAGACATAGATATTTTTACTTTTAATGCTAATCTAAATTATCAAGTTAAATTTTATAGTAGAGACGATGAAACTGGATCAGGTGCATATAGACTCAAAAAATATGCGGCTTATTTCGGATTTACTCGTTCTGGTGTTAAGAGTAGGGTAGAAACATCTGCCGTTTTTGAATTCGGAAATATACCTGAATTGAGAGAAAATGGGGTAACAGCCCCTAGGAAGACTTACGCAGAGAAGGTTGGAAGCACTAATAAAAGTGCGTCAAATTCAACTACTCTAAAAGGTGCTACCTCTAGTGGTACAGGTGGTGGTTTTACTTCTAACTCATCTAATACTCCATCAGTTCCATTTAAAACTAACTTTAGAAATAAAAAAGACTATTTAGGTAATACCATTCCAGAAACTATACCTGCTAGTTACAAGATGTCTCAACAAACTACGTTCGAAGATGTCTATGTAACTCAAACAGGTACTGATTTATATAAAGGTAATGGGTTAGCAAATAATTTTGCATATTTTATAAATGCTCAAAGGTTTGCATCAGAAATTCTAGATCCTTTATTTAATTCTGAAGGTAAATCTAAATTAGTTGATTTTTATAAGTATGAAACAGATGGTTCTTATGGCGCTAGTGCTCACTTAGTAGCTTTAGCTGCAGATGTATCATTCAATAAGAGTGGTGATGAATTAATCAAGTCATTTATCAAGATATCTAATATGGGTCTTGATTTTGATCAGTTAATTCTTCAAGGCGATGGTAGTTCATGGAAGTACATTCATATTGGTAAGAATATGAATGAAACTAATCGTAAACAAGTAATACTATCACCTACATCAGTAAATAATGACTACAAAGTAATCAATAAAGCCTTAACTGAAGAAGATGTACCTAAACTTAAAATAACTGAATTTAGAAAATACTTTTAAATAAACCCCTATATCCCCGAAAGAGGGATATAGGGAGTTTTATTACTCTTTTCCTGATACTAGTTTAGATGAATAATCTGAATGAATCTTCAACCAATTATTCATAAACTTAGCAATTTCGCCTAAGAATGAAACATTATTAAATAATGCTTTAGTTCTTCTGGTAAGCATATCTAATGAAATTTGTTTACCATTCATCTTATAGAGTTTAAATAACTGTTCTATCTTAGCTTTCAACTCTTCTAAGTGAGAAATAGTCTTAAGGAGCTGTTCATTAGTAGAATTAAACTGACCCATAATCATTTGAAGCTTTTGTTTAAAGGCTTCAACTTCTTGAGCAGTATATTCATTTTCAGTTAAATCAGTAAATCTGGAAAGGTTATTTCCAAAAATCTCAGTTACTAACTGTTTATCTTGAGCTGGAATGTCTTTCATACCATCAGCATTACCATTATAGGATAAACTCGCTTTAGCAGCTTCTGGAGACGTCTCTTGAGCAACAAACGAGATAATATTTGTCACACCGTTGGCAAATTTATCTGATTCTTCTACAAATTTTTCAAAATTAGCAAAGCCTTTAAGTTTTACTTTATCGCCTTTACTTTTTCTTTCAAACTTACCAAGGATTTTAGCAAAAATTTTCTTAGCAAAATCTCTTAGCTTAATCAGATATTTTCTAACAGTTTCTATGATCCGTTTAAGGAATTTGATGATTTTTTCTTTAAACGATTCAGCGGCTTCAGAGTTTTCACCTTCAGGAGAATTTTCATCAGCTTCTTTTAAAATAATTGCACTATTAAATAATTCTTCTGCAAGAATTACAACTTTTTTAAATTGAGAACTTTCTTCTTCCATTAGGGAAAAAAGTTTATCAGAATAGATGAAGTCCATCTTAGAATCCTTGGTCTGAATACATTTTGGAATTACCTAAACCCTTATCGGACATCATGCGTACCATAGATTTAGAATTGGCGCTACCTCCAATTACTCTAAAGAAAGGACTTCTTATAGCAACTTTATTGACTAAAGCAATTACTACACTTACCAATCTTTCCATCTGATCTAAGAGACGAATATTGGGGGACTGAATATTATTGTCAACAAATTGATGCTGTATTTCTTTAAGCTCTTTAATAAGCATAGGGAAAAACTTATCTATTATCCAAGAACAGCCTTGTCTTAAAGCTTGAAGATTAGTTCGTATTTGCTCTAAAAAGATAGTATTGTTACTATCAGTAGCATTACCATTAAGATACATATTAGCGTTATCTAATTGGTCGCATAGTTTAGAGATATGGTTATTTACACTCAAAATAGTACTAAATGAGTTATCAAAGTCAGAGATATTTACATCAAATAAGCTATGTAATACTCTTTCACCCATACTTAAGCATTCAATTCTACCATTAAGTGATTTTAATGTAGATGCTAAATCATATTCATGTGATTGTGAATATCGATTTACTAATTCATTATGGCTAAAGAATATTTTATTGATACTATTATCATTCAAGAAACCTTCTAATCTAGCAATAAGCTTATCTGGAACCGAATTAGTCAAAGCTGTTTGCATATCTTGAAGGTAAGTAGTTTCTGTAAGAATAGCTACCTTTAATGGGATAGAACATTCATGATGTTCTAGGAGATTATCAATCTCGTTAAATGTGTAATCTAGGTTATTCATTTTTACTTTATCCGTTAACGGTTACTAATAAATTGTACTAGAAAATAGAAAGAAAACCCCATATCACCTTTAAGATGATATGGGGAGATAACTAGCCTAAACTAATTATTTTTTATCTGCTTCTTTAGCCGCTTTAGCTTCTGCTGCTTTATCAGCTGCTACACCACGAGCACCGTGGGTAGCTTTAAACAGAGCATGAACAAACTTGGAAGACAGAGAAGCAAGTTTAGAAGCTTGACGCTGAGCTTTGTTCAGAGTAGTAACAACAGCTGCATCACCGCCGCCAGCAGAGGCAGCTTTAGCCTTCAGGCTTTCTGCAACTTTCTTAACACGATCGTTAGCAGCTTTAGCCATAGTTTCTACTTTAGAAACATCAGTAGCCAGGAACTTAACGCCTTCACCTTTTTCAGCAGCGGCGCGATAAGCAGCCAGACCTTCCTGATAAGCAGCATCGAATTCATCTTTACCAAGAGCATTGGCAGCTTTTTCGATAGCGGAAACCAGTTTAGGGGCATTTTTAAAGCTTTCTGGAAGTTCTAGAGTTTTAGCGCCCAGAGCAGCTTTCAGACGTACAACTTGTTTGCTAATGAAAGCAGAAACGGCATTGTACACTTTCATGATAGCTTCATAGGCACGTTGTGCCATAGCTTTCACTTTTTCTTTAACATTACCCAGGAAACCAGCTTTCTTATCTTCTTTAGCAGCGTCACCGCCTTCTTCTTCAGTCAGAGCAGAAAGTTGTTTTTCCAGTTTATAGTCAGCAACCATAATGGATTCATTCAGAATCGCGGAATCACTAATAACGTCAGTCAGCTCAGCAAGGGCTTCAAACAGGGAAGGTGCTTCTACTTTCTGGGTATTGGCGGATTCTAAAAACATAGCCATGATTTATTTCCTTTATATAAAGATTTTTGATCTGTTGCAACAGAATATGACTTAATGACTATCTTAATGTTAGTGTAATTACAAAATAAAATTCGCAATTTGCTTTATTTAGGCGATTCTAACATCTTGATTAAAGTTAACTAACATAGCGGCCATTCCTTTGGTAAGGAAAGTAGATAATTTTAATAGACTATTAATGGATTTCTCAGATTCATCATATATATCCATTTTTCTTGAAAAATCTCCATCCTTTAAATTTCCTGAAGAATTTTCTTCAATTCTTTTAAAGAGCATTATAGTACTTAATTGAATATCTTTAGATATTTCTTTAACTTTTTCTAAAAAAGATCAACGTTGTTTACATCCACTAAAGTACCTTTACCCATTAAGCTATCCCCACCAGTATTTTTAGATAAAAGTAATTCTATTCTATCTCTAGCATCGGAGCTTTTTAAAGTAGAATCGGATTGCAGGTCTGAAATAATTTTTGGTGCTATATTAATGAAATCATATAATCCTGAAGGAATATGCATCTGAATTGTAATTTTTCCATTAATATTTTCAACACCCCCTTTACCATCAGAAGTATACTTTCCAATAATAACTTTTTCTACATCTACTTCCCGTTTGGATTTCTTAACAGTTTTTTCATTAACAAATACTTTATTTAAGTAAGTTCTTAATTTTTCTTTCATTTTAACTGCATAGATCAAGATATTCTGAGCAGCCTTAAGTAAATAAGTCTTTAACTTGAGAATCACTTTCCTGAAATCACCTTTAGCTTCACTTAGGGTTTCATAAGTTTCGGTATTCTCAAGTAAACTATCTAAATTATCAAAAGATGCTTCCAAAAGAGATATATTAGGCTCTTTCATTACCTCATCTTTTATATAGGATTCTATAAATAACATGTGATTTTCCTTTATAAATTTTCTAATTATGTGTTGAAATTACCCTATTCACCGAAATGAATAGGGTAATAATTATTTATTGATAAGTAATGAATGGCTAACTAAATCAGATTTTAAGCCAGCTGCCATTAGAAATACATCTAATGTCTGTACCGCTTGACCGGATTTAGCTGTATCTACTTCCTCAATAGAAGCATTACCAAAGAGAGAAATATCTTGCAAGAATTTATTCTTAGCCTCAATATTATCCCCTCTAGCACCTAATACTTCCTTGATAATTGGAGAGTAACCATTAGCATCTTCTTTACTAGGATCATCAAGAGTTACTGAAAGTAGGGCTTGAGTATCATAGTCGGTAAATCTACCAGACTTATTATCCTGATTAAGAGAACCAGTTAATCTTGAACGAACATTACCAGAAGATATATCAACATTACTTTTAACTTTCTTAGAAAGTAATTGTTGCATACGTTTCATATGCACCCAAAGAACAGGTACTTTATAAGGTGTACGGATTACTTTACCATCAGTAGTTTTGTGTCTAATATAGACATATTCTTCTAATGGTACATTGATATGCTTAGCAGCTTTTTCAATATTATCTAAAGTAATATCATTTTTACCGTATAAATCCATTTCTACATAGAACTGATTATCTTCAGAAGATTTCATCTTTTTAAAGTATTCAACAAAATCTTTATCAGACATGGATTTAAATAATTCCTTATATCGATTACTATTCATACCACTTGGATCCATAGCACTAATAGTATCAATAATAAGTTTCTCAGCTTTTTTACGATTCTTTGCAGTAATCATACTTATTTCTCTGTATTTGTACCCATAGCATCAGTAGTTACAGAACCAAGTTGCTTAAGGCCAGGGAACTTATTAGGTAGAGTCCAGATATCAGTAATCAACTCTTTAGCTATTTCGCCAAAGTTAGCTGTTTTAAATAGATATGAATAGATATTATCATTTACCATAGAGTCAATATCTTTCTTATCTTGAGGGAATATTGAGAATTTGTTATTAGCAATTTCTTTGATATCCCTATCTATCTTAGCAATAATTACTGGATCTTTAGTCTTAGATTTAAGACGTTTCAATCCTTCAATAATATGCTTAGGTCTTGCTTTATTAGAGGGATGAGGATCAGCAATATTAATCAATTCTACAAAGCCTTCAAGAATATAATTAGATGTAAATGCCGCAATAAGAAGATAATCATCCGAATTCAAAGGTTTATTCTTATTCAATTTATCCTGTACATCGACAAATGCACGTTTATCACGTACACCATACATACCTAATTTAGCAATACCGCTTGCTAATTCAGGGCCATACCCGTGCATTGCAGCAAAATCATCACAGAATTTTTCTTCAGCACTACCATCCATAGCTATCATACTCATAATTTTAGATGGTAAAGATACTACAAAACCGAGAATAGAAGTAATTTGCTGAGCTATATAGTTTATCAAGCTAGGAATAATTGATATCCCCATAATAGCTTCAAACTGCTTGGCTGTATTTACTGAGGTTTTACGAAAATTACCAATACCGTTGATAAATGCCATCATTACTTTATTAATACCACCGAATACTTTTTCATACATTTCGTCCGGCATATTATTTCTAAGAAGGTTTAGAAGCTTAGCTAGCAATACTACAGGAAAATCAAAAGCTGATTGACACGCAGATACTAATTTAGCTGAGTAAGAACCTCTATAGAAATTATGTCCTATTTCATGTAAAATTACAGAAAGTATTTCACCTGATGTTAAAGCTGTATCAGCAAATAATGGTGTAGTAATAGTAATATCAAGAATACCTGCAACCATAGGGTTTTTATATTTGATTTGTTTACCAGTATTTTCAATTACTGAATTATCAAATGGGATAAACCTATTTACTTGAGACATTGATTTAAAAGTAAATGCATTAGGCATAAATGCCATAAGAGCCATTGGAAGCTCTTTAGTTTTACCTTTAGTCAGAGCATCATATACCAATATGGCTATAAAACCGGAGTCTAAAACCCCTAAGTTAATATTACAGCCAGCAAACCCAAAATATTTAGCAATTAAATTACCTAATTCACGAGTTTCTGAATGAAGTTTCTTAACGTTCTTCTCTTTTGAAATTTTAGTACGGATGTCATCAATAGCTTTCTCCATTTTAAGTAATTCAGGAGTTTTTGCAAAGTACACATCTTCAGTAAGTAAGGTCTTTCCAAGAATATTCTTTTCTAGAGTATTAAAATTGCATATTCCTTCTTCTAAAAAGAATTTCTCTAATGATTCTTTCAATTCATCTTGTTCTGCAAACGTAAGCATTTTTTATCCTTACTTACAATGGTTTATAATTAGTATAAATACAAAGTATGAATACAGTGCATTTCGATAAGACATTTTAGTCGCTAATCTTTGTGTCATAGCATATTTAGAAGAATATATAGAAAGTAATCTATCTAATTCATCTTTCAACGCAATAAGGTTTTGGTTGGAGGAGTTTGATACAGATAACTGTTTTAAAGCGGTAATGGCAAAATCGGTAGTGCATACCCTGCCAATAAGTGCCGGATCAGCATCGTAAATAACTCCAACTAAGTGAGTCATAAACTCTTTAACAGTAGTAGGACTTTCATTCTTACGAATACTTGCTAAAGTCTGATATACTGTACTAGATGGGATAGAGTTCTTAGCGGCTACTTTCTGAACGATACTCAAATCCACATTACTAGACATGAAATACGTTACTGTTCCTTCTGCCAAGTTCTGGATAACACCTGTACTATTTTCATAGTCTAGTAAGTTACCAGATTCATCATCATAGGTTTTTACAGTATTGAGATAGTTCTTTTTAGCACGGTTATTATAGTATTCTTTTGCAATATTCATAATGATTTTATTCAAACGAGAGAATATCTGCGTTAAATAATCATTAAGCATCTCATCATTACCTTCAAGAAGTTTCTTCTCATAGTATTGATGTGAATTGAATACTACATCTTTAATAACCCCGTAGTTATTTTTGGCAGCTTTATATTTAAACTTATCTGAAAGATCATTCAGAGTAAATGCCATAATTTGCTGGTTAACACCATGCTTAAAGTATTTAGGGAAAAGACCAGAATAGATTTTCAAACTCATATACATGAGAATCAATTCTAAATCGGCTTGTCTTTTTTGTTTATCTAGATCACGAATCATATAACATGAAAGGATATAGAATGGGTTATTAAGTATCTGCCAGCTAGCTTTAATACTAGGTACTTGCTTAATAACTGCTTTAACTTCTGCCTCTGTTACGCCTACAAACTCAAGAATAACATCTTGGTCTCTATTAGTAAAGAGTAATCTAGTCATTGGCCCTTGAGCAAAAATTACTTCATGATTCTTATCCATATAGTTAATAATATGCTTTTTCAAATTAGCAAATTTAACTTTATCATTGATAGCATCATTAATCTTTTTCTCAAAGTTCTTTAAAATAAATGTGCTCATTTTAAAAATCCTCAATAATTCTAATGAGTTGTTAAAGAGTCCCCATATAGGAATGAACCTATATGGGGAATATCTTAAATTAACTCAGTAGAGCTACGTTCCATGTACTCTTTACGAGCATTACGCATCTTCAGAGCAAACGTTTCGACGTTAGATTCTACCAGACCAAACATATTAAGAGTTTCGAGAATGGTCATATTCAGAACAGTTTCATTTAAGAAATCTTCTGGTTCACCAGAATTATGCTCATTCATAATTTTAACAGTAGAGAAAATTTCTCTTGTAATATTGTGAGCATTATTTTCTTTACGAATGCGTTCTTTAATATTTTTGGCAGCAATTGGATTCAGGCCTTCAGTCATTACATCTTCATTAAATGCAACTGAATTTTGAATACGCTGTACTTCGTTAGCATAGGATTTAACTACACGATCACGAATTGTCTCAGACATCTTACCAACCAATGACGCAGCAATACCTTCATTCATGTAGATATACTTCTCATCAGCCTTGCCGCCTCTAGCCGTTACAGTATCAACTACGTTAATAGCTTTAAAGACTTTCTCTACCTGACCTTCACCAGCATAATTAAAATGAGGATCATAGTCAACACGCATAGCTGCAACTTTGTTGATTAAATCAGCAGGAGTACTTTTGTTAGCTCCACCAATTTCAACTACACGATAATGAGAAGATTGTTCACGTAGAGTTTCAAATGGATTAGATACAACTACACTACGGAAATTATCAACACATTCATTAATAGCTTGTACTACTCTATCAATAGGAGTCTCTTTAATACCATCAATAGGACATGCGTTTCTAACGATATCTGCTACCGACTCTTTAAGAGCTTGAATATGTTTATTTCTTTTTTCGGCAATCTTAGATTGCTTTTTAGAACGAGAGGATTTAAAAGGGGAGAAGGAACGTTGAGTTACTTCTTCTTTAAGAATTTTTTCAGATTCTTCTCTTTTAGCAGCTCGCTGTTCAGCAAGAGTGCGAAAAGCACTTGATCTCTGCTGTGATTTTTTAACGTGCTTAAGCATTTTTTAACATTCCTTAAGGATTCTTACAACAGTTAACTAAAACCTTGTTATATATTAAATATAAGTGATATCAATACCGTAGTCAAAATCTTGAGTAGTATTAATAGATGGTAAGACTTTAGTTACAGTTAAATATTCTGGAACGTAATCGTATGGAAGGTTCTCTGTCTTAGCACTAGTATATGCAGTTTTTTCAATATTCTGAATATTTGCACCGTTTACTGAGAAGAACTTAATGAACCTAATAGTACTAAAATTAGTTTCCAGATGTGTTATCATATTAGATATTGAGAAACGTTTATCTGATTGATTATTGCAAGCTTCTATAAATGATACAACTTCAGCTTTAATCTCTTTATCTATAGCTTCTGTAGCTGTTGTAGTTAGGGCTATACTCATCTTAATTCTTAAATCAATAGTATCAGAACTGAAATATCTAGATACACCATAACTATTAAAGAATTTAGTATCGATTGAGGTATTATTTTCTAACTGAGCAGTAACACTTCGAATTGCAGTAAGGTTATCTACAAAGTCATTCATAATTTCGTTATTCTGGAATTGGTTCATGTAGAACAATGCACCGATTACAGGAACTTTAGAGATAGAGATTTTACTAGTACTAGTATCAATAATAGTTTCATGATACATGATATCAGATAAATCATCTGCAAATGAAATCTTATCAATGCCATCTACATCACAAATGAATGCATAATTATTTAAATCAGCCATTCTTTCATATACTGTACCAGTTTTAGCTGCATCAATAGTCGTATCATTGATCAATACTGCTAAACGAATAGTATATGTAGTTTCAATCGGGAAATCTTCATAAGTGGTGAAGTTATCTGGATTGATAATGAAATCTTTAATAATGTAATATCCATCACTAGTAAAAGTATCTTCTGTATTAACTTTAGCAGAAAATACAGTAGTTTTATCTTCTCTAGTTAAATCAAAGTATCCTTTAAGAATAGTACCGTCATAAATCAGAGCACGTACTTTCAAATTAGCGGGATCAGCCGAATCGGTATTAACGTTACATGATACAGTAAAATCATTAATATCAGTTAAAGGATTACGAGCTATGTCAATGGTATTAATGATAGCTTGATAAGGGGAACGAATATTATAAGAATTATATTCCGTTGTAATGCTTTTATCATAATTGGTATGATAGACATTTGTCTTAGGAAACTCTTTAAAATCAATATTCATTAAGAATGGAATAGCGTAAATGAAGTTATCATTATTTGATAAGTAAACATCTGGATATTCATCATCTGATAGTAATCGGTATTTACTTGTGACTCTATCATAAATTACCAAAGTTCCAGGCTTAATACTATAATTCATATTCTCTAATTCAGATAAAGAGAATTCTAAATCTACAGTATTAGTAGGAATAGTTACACCATCACTATTTTTACCTAGTACATACAAAGTAAACTGACGTCTAAAGATGTCATCCCGTAATTTAACTATCTGGTACTCGGAATTAGATGAAAGATTTTCTCTTTTAAACTTATCAAAATAAGTTTCCAAATCATAAGTAGTAGTATAGTTATCACGGGTTCTTAACTGTTGAATAAGGGCTAATTTAGTCTCTTGGAAAGACTTAATAGCCTCACCACCAGTAGATTTACCAGTAGTAGCCGATACTTTAACTGTAATATTATCAAGACGTGTATCTTTTATATTAATACTGCCAGAATAGCTAAAATTACCTTCTTCTGCCTTAGTAGTGTATACGCTAATTTTTACTTTAGAATTATAATCAGGTCTAAATCCAGCTGATTCAGAACTGAAGTATATACGTAATGTATCATCCCCTACAAAGGTGTAGTAACAATATTGAGATGTAGTAGGTTGATCGATTTCGTTAAAAATTAATTCTAAATCAGAATATGATGAAGTAGTAGTATTATTGGCATTGTAAGAAGCTTGGAAAGAAGCTATATTGGAGCCGTAATTTACTTCAATTATACCTGCATCAAGAATATCATTACTTGAAATAGTAAAGATAAAGTCTTGCTTAGTTAACTGGTAGATTTCTGCTGAAATAGTAATATAATCAACGCCGCCCTCAGTACTAACAAAACTCTTAAGATATGGGGTTTGAATACTAATAGGCTTATAACTATATGATTCAAAGTCGTAGTAAGCATTTACTGCAAGCTTACTTGATGTTGAACGATAAAAGTTAATTACTAAATCATATGGTAATAAGAAACTATATCCTGAGACATCAAATTTAATATCTTTAGATATAGTAAATGTCTTAGTGGCGTTGCCAGAAGAGCTATCTGTAGCAATTTTCTCAATCTCATTGACTGGAAGTTTGATAGCAATTGGCATTTTAGAAGGAACAGCTAAACTAATATCATAATTTAACGTCTTAGCCCAATTATATAAAGTACCATTTAAGTTTGCATTAATAAGAAAGAATTCATTAAAAAGTACGTCTCTATGGAACGCACTATCTCTCATTGCATGAGCATTAAGGGCAGTAGTATATCCAAACATACCCGTTTTTAGTAATGAAATGTCATTAATGCTATAGAATTTTTGAGCAAGTCTAAGAGACTTCTCCTGAAACAGATATTCTGATTCAGTAATACTAGTTGTAGTGGAAGTTGCCATGTTAGCTCCAGTTATTATTCACACCATTAGGGTATCTAGGATCTTTAGTCTCACCCATTCTGAGTGAATAAATCGGCATACCATTCTCATTAACTTGCTCTTTCTGTATAGACGGGTTAACGTCACTGGCAGCTAAGTTAACTGAGTTTTCATAGAAGTATTTACCAGTAAAGTCCATTATCTGTGATTTACTATCACTGCTTCCTAATAGATTAAAATCATTAAGAATAGCAATATTCATTTCCTCCTTATAGGAGAATTTAAATGAACATTGTACACTATCTATAATTGAGCCTTGTCCATCCTGAGATTGGAAAACGTCATATGGAATATTTCCTGGATAAATACCAGTATATTTAGCCCAATATATTAAAGTCTTACCATCTGGTCTGGTTACAAAATGATACATTGAAGACATATAGTCAAAGTATGAAGTCTGAGAAGAACCCATATTGGACGAAGCAGCTACAGCTGACATTATATCACCTAAGAATGCACCTTCAATATATTCACTCCATAACTTCATGCTTTTAAGAACAGTAATATTCTGATCTTCTAAGAATGCCATTTCAAACTCACCGCCAATACGTGAGTCTTTTGCAGTAGTACCCATTAGAATTTTATATTTATTCCATGTTTCTGCATAGTCTTGGCTATCTAATACTACTGGAGAAGCAGGAAAAGATGTAGCTCGGTTAGTTAATAGTGGCATAAATATACCACTCCTACCCGCTAACATATTCACAATATTCGTTGAATAAATACTATCGCCATATCCAGGAAGTTTTAAGAAATTTGAATTATTCTTCAATAATACTTCCGTGTTTATCCCTGCCCCAACTCCACTAAAATTACCAGAAGTTAAAGATAGATCAGGCGATGTAAAGAAAACGTAATTGTATAAATTAGTTGCAGGGTCATAAGTAGGACGTCTGTCAAGAAAGAATTCTCCAAACTCTCTATCAGTTCTTTCGACAGCAACATCTATTGATTTTACTTCTTCGTAACTCATGATATTTACCCTAATTAGAATCTAAACTTTTGTTCCATATAAGTAAATATTAATAAATTTCAATTAATATTAAAAGAATAAATCTAATTATAGAACAAGTGTTTAGTTCTATAGAAACTAATAAGCTTATTTGTTTATATGAAGGAATCTCTATATGTTTGAAGATAATCAAACTTCAAATCTTTTAAATGAGGAATCTGTTGTCGAAGCTATTTTAGGTACCATTTCTAAAGTAGGTAATTTTGCAATTGACAAATTCTCCTCCTCCAAAGGCTTTGATGACCTTAATAAAAAAGCTAAAGAGAATAGTCTTACTCTTTATGCTCTTGTCAGCTCCAATGTACCAGCCGACTATTACAAATTAATCTCTGGTGGTCTGGAAGCGAAGATTGCTACTCTTATTGAAGTTATTGCTAAGAATGAGATTTCTAAAGATGTGGCATCTGCTAAGGAATTCATCCAGAAATCCCTTACCAATACTACTATGGATTCACTTATTAATTTAGGTAAAACTCAGGCTAATAAAGCTTTAGGATTATCTGAAGATGTGAAAACTCCACGTAGAAAAGTAAGCGCTGATATGAATTCTCCTATCGTTAATCGTAAGATTGATGTCAAGACTTCAGAATTAGCTGGTAGAGATAAACCATTTATTTCTCCAGGAAGACTCTTTACCTTTGATATTCGTGCAACTAATGCCCGTGGTGATGTAGTGAGTCTTACTTATAGCATCTTTGTGAAAGTTAACTTGATCGTTATTGATAGCGATATGTTACTGGTAGCAATGTCTGATGCTAAAGAAAGTTCCACTCTCTACCAATATATCAAACACCGTGCATCTGGTGGTGGTTTCGGTAGCTTCTTTAAAGATGTTATCCTTAATCTGAAAACTCTAGACCGTAAAGTAGCTAGAGCTACTTCTAATAGTCTGGAAGATCGTATTTTAAATGACCTTATTCGTAATAAAGGTTTAGTTGCACCTAATACTACTATGGTCAGCGATTACCTCCCTGAATTGAAGAAGTTCATGGTTGTAATTGATAAATCTGATGCAGATAGATTGGGTTCAGAGTTTAATTCTACTCTGACTAGTGGCTCTAATCTTAAAGCTTTCTTTGGTAACATGAACATGCTTTCTCTGTGTGTTATTGATACCGCTAGAGATAAAGCAACCATGTTTGACTCAGACAAACCTACTGAAATGATGGTAGTTTCTTTACGTGATGTATCACAAGATAAGAAAATTGCTGAAGTCTTCTCCAAAATCTATTCTCGCTAAGGTAGGATATAGAAATGTCAAATGTATCAAACTTTATCAATGAAAAGACTAAAGCTTTCTACCAGAATGATTTGCTTAGTGAACAGGCTTATAATCGTCTGAATACTACAGATAAGAATTCGGCTAAACTTCAAGCAGTATTGACGGAATATGTCAATATGAAAGAAGTTTTCAAAGATTTCTTTGGCGGTAAAGTAGATTCTTCTGAAAAAGAATTAAAAGCTTTGTCTAATGCAAAAGCTCCTCTTTTCCAACAGATTTCTAAGTCTGCTGGCGATATTCGTAAAGTTCAAGATGCTGCTAATGTACGTGAATTGCTGAGATTTGCTATCTCTACTAATAATTCATATACTGGTAGTGCATCTAAGAGTGATTTGTATAGCTTCATTAATGTGGCTAACAATATCACTGATCTTTTTGATAAGATGGCTGCTTCTGCCAATGATTTTAAGAAAGCCATGATTCGTGAAGCATCTGTTGCTTCGGATAAGCGTTTTGTAACTAATCTATACATGTCTCTGGCATATTTGATTACTGTTACTGGTTCTGTGGTCTATTCATCTTCTTTGGAAGCTGATTTTGACTATACTAGTGCTAAGCCTATCGTTAAGAATCTGTATTTTTCCTATAAATCTGACGCGGTTCCAGAACAAGTCAAGTATATTGGCTTTGCTGCTGATCAATTCCGTAAAGGCTCTCAGAAGAAAATTCTTCAGGGTATGCTCAATGAGGAATTTGAATTTGCTGAAGAACGTATTGCATTAAATGAAAACATTTTTGATGTTATTGTTGGTCTGGTAGCTAAATCAGATCTCCTGTCAGACCTGTTCTTAATGCCTGTATATCTTCTGCGTTGGGTAGTATTCTCAATCAAATATCTGGTAGGTAGCATTAAATCTGTCTCCGATAATATTGCTGAGTCTATTGCTCTTCAGAAACAGCAGCTAGTAACCAAAGATCAATTTGACGACTATAAGCAGCGTTCTAACAAACTGGCATTCAGTATGAACCAGACTGCTATGAAAGCTGATTCAGCCGTTGAATTAGAAGCCAGTAAAGACAAGAAGACTTTAAATAATCTTCGGTCTCAAGGTTTAGTACTTTAATATACTCCCATATCCTCTATCAAGGGGATATGGGGTATTTACTCTTTTTTCGTTAATATATTATTAAAGTGAAAGTAAAATTAGTATTAAAATATAATATTTTACCATAAACTCATCAAGGCTAAAAACTATGAATATCAAATTTTCAGAAAGTACTATCAATTACTTTGGTCAGGATAAACTTGATTCTGCATTAAAAGATATCAAAAAGAAATTCGGAGATATTGATTGCTTTATTCCAATCAGTGTCTCTATAAGTGAGTGCCTCTACGTCAATGGTAGCCCAGTATTAAACAATGCAGGGCATACTTCATTAGTACGTGGTTTGTTTGACAGCCTTACTGTTAAAGTACAGCTTAATGAAATCTATCTTTGTGATAGCAAATTGTCTTATGAAACACTGTTACATGAAATGTTTCATGCAGTTGAAATGAGTGCTCTTCTTCTTCAGATGTGGTATGATGAAGAAGCTAAAGAGATCTTAGTTAAAGATCTCGTATCCAATACTACAACTGTTATTGACAAAAAATACCGTAAATCTGTTAAGTACCATGATTCATTGACATTTGAATCAAGAGCTATTAGTTTTGCAAAAGAACATGCCCCTCAACGTTCCTTTATGGAAAAAATTAAAGGTTCTTATGAAGTCCTTAAAGCTGTCTTTAAAAAATCAGCTGTTGGGTTTGGTATTTCATTCAGCTTAGAAAGTGAAGTTGCATTTACGTCAGAAGACAATGTAATGGCTGTAGCTTCACTAACTCCGTTTAAACTATAATACCATGTATTCATACCCCTTAATCGGGGTATGAGTATTTGATTATTTTTGTATGTTCCGATAAAACTCATTACTGTAAAATACAATTATTTAGTAATGAATAAAAATAAGTAGGAAAGAGTAATGTTTTCTATTGATGGTGAGGATTTTAAAGAATTTGAATTATGGTGTACGGAAAACTTTAAAGATAAGTTTACTATATCCATAGATTTAGATTCATTTAAGCTGTTATCCCATCGATTCTATAATCTCAATGGAATTTTATCTAACTATAACAAGTATGATATTTTCATTGTTTATCGCTTTTTCTCAATGGTTAAAGAATCAACAATAAGTCTTTATATCTTAACTCATATTAAGAATAAGTATAAAGAAACCCTAGAATCTTTCAAGGAGTTTAAATGAGTAAGTCATCATATCGTCTGGAAATTTATAGTGATGGTGGAGCTAATCAGAAACACGCTAAATATCCAGATATTGGTGGTACAGGTACTGCTCTCAGACTGGTGAATAACTATACTAAAGAGTACACTAACCTGATAGCGATGCAGTTCACTACTCATCCTACCACTAACAATCAAATGGAGCTATTTGCTGCCATTATGGGGCTACAGATCGCTAATGAATTACTCGATACTGAAGAGTATGAAATTACCGATATCTTCTGGGCTACTGATAGTCAATATACTTTAAAAGGTATTACGGACTGGATTAAAAACTGGAAGAAGAATAAATGGCGTACTTCTGATAGAAAACCTGTTAAAAATAAACCTTTATGGGTTTATTTTGATAAACTTTATACAGGTATTACTACTGAACAGCGTCAGAAAATTGTTCATAAATGGGTTAAAGGTCATAATGGTCATGAAATGAATGAATTTTGTGATAAATTGGCCAACTTAGCCTATATTAATGAACGTTGGGAAGGTAAAGCAGATCTTAAGTCAGTACAAAGGATTGCAGAACGTTTTAATTTTACGAATCCAGTATTAGGATTCATGACGCTAAATTTAAGGGATTTCCCTACAGCGTTTAATACTGCAGAATCTATGGAAGATTTTGTACAATCATTAGTTGAACAAGTAGCTTAAATAACATCCTATATCCTTCTTTTGAGGGATATAGGGTTTATACTACTTATATTAATTTTAAGAGGTAATTAGTATGGCATCTTTTGTAACTCAACCTTTCCATATTGCAACTCCCGGTAATGAGATTGCTGAGGAAATTCGTGATAACCTTGATGAAAACTTCCGTGGTACTCCCTCCTTCCAAACAGATGCTGATTTATCTGGTCTGAATAAACAGGAAATTGAAACCATTGAGCAATGTCTCACTGAGCAATTACAAACTGAAATTGATAATCATTTCGGTAAGGGTGTGCGTAATCATGAAATGGTTATCCACATTTATCCTGAAAGTAATACTGTTGAGGTAGAGGTTAATGATTTCTCTACCCCCTTTGATAACTACGACGAGTTTTAATTTTTAAATAACCCCATATCCTTCTAAAGAGGGATATGGGTTTCTAATAAGGAAAATAAAGTGATTGACAATATTAAATTTTTAGCAATGAATGACACTGCTGGTTTTATTTTGATTCAATTTCTAACAGCAATATTTGCGGCTTATATCGTCTTTCAGGGCAATACAATACTTAAAAGTAAAGGTAAAAAAATTGACCCTAAAACACTATTTGTGATAGCAGCTTTAATTCAAATACTTTCTACATATTTTTTCGGAGCTTATATTGGTGGGCAATCTAAAGTAATGCTAGATGATAAAAAGATCATTTGCAGTTCTATAAAAGATTCCACATTTGACCCCTCTAGTAGAAACTGTTACATACCAGTTATTGTAGACGGTAAATCTGTTAAAGCTCGCATTGAAAATTATTATCTCATGGAGAGTAAATAATGTTTATTAATACTACATATCTTTTGTCACATGCACCTGGAATTTCATTCTTATGTGTAGTACTAGCTATTTTAGTACTAGGTGTAGTAGGTATTTTAATGTCCTTAATTAAGGTCAAACATCCCGTACTAGTAGTGGTAGTATTAATTTTAGTATTTGCTGGTACGTTTATCAGTTCTACTTCTTTATTTGGTAAGTTAGAGCGTATAAAAGATGATCTTCATAAAAAGATCTGTTTAGACGTTTATACTTTGTCAAATTATGATGAACCTACCAGAACTTGCTATATCAGAGCCATTTCTAAATCTGGTAAACCAATTGAAATCCCTATTAAAGAACCTTCATTCAAGGTTATTGATACAAACAAATTCATAAAATAAAGATAAATACTCATGCTAAAAGACATACTGAGAACTTTATTCAAATCCTTAGTATGTCTTCTTATTTTAATAACCTATTGTATAGCCGTATATATGTGGTAAGTTTATGTCTAAAGCTAATTTAGTTCTATTTACGCTATTTATAATACTTTTTTGTCTGTATTCAGTTTACTCATACACACCATTAAGAGAACTATAAAATGGATGATTTACAATATTATTCATCGATGGATACATTAGATTACGCAGTTAGCGGGGTATTCCCATTCCTAAAATTCTTAGGGTGTTTAATAGGGGGATTCAGTTTAGGGTGGGTAGCATTTAATAGCATTATTCCACGTATTTTCAAAAGACCTATACAGGACAATAATACCGCAGCATTTTTAACAGTCTTCTTTACTTGGACTCTAACATATACAGTGATGAAGTATAATAGAGATACCGTAGTAGAAATACTAGTGGGATGTTCACATATACCTAATGCTGAATTCATTAAACCATTAGAAATGTGTACGTTCCCTGTAGAAACTGAATCAGGTACAATAAAAGTCAGTGTAGATAAGAGTTATAACTTTATCCTTCCAATAGAAATGGGGAAATAGCTAATGAAAATAGAAAAAGTATGGGTAGATGACTTAAGAGACCCAAATAACTTTGTAAGTGATAAAAGCTATCTGGATTATCTTATTTGGGTGAAGACGTATAGTGTATCTATCGACGTTATAAATACCCATGAGAGTACTATTACTACAATTCATCTTGATAATGACTTAGGTGAAGAGAAAGAGGGTAGGCATGTATTTAATCATATAGAGGAACTACTTCATGAGGGTAAGTTAGGTTCTCTTAAGACAATTATTATTCATAGTAGTAATTATGGAGCTGTAGACCTTATGATGTCAGCCAAAGATATCATAAAGGGGAAATACGGTATAACTCTTACTAAACGGACATATAATATCTAATGAAAACTTGGAAGCTTCCAGGATATAGAGTAGTTAATGGGTTTCCTACTCTATTAACTGATTTTAGTAGTAAAAAGTTGCAAATGACTCTCTATTTCACCTTATTTATGGAGTCATATGGTGAAATAAGTAGAGATCTAAATGATAATGGCGATTTACCCCTATTTATCCGTAGAAATGTTCCTCCAATGAACTTCATAGGTATTCAACTTAGAGAATATAATGCATGGAGACCTAAAAGGTTATGAAACATATTAAACGACTACATGATATCGTATCAATAAGTAATTATCCTAGAGACTATCATCTGTTCTTAGAAATGACTATTAGAGAAATAGCTGAGTTTACTCTTATTAGTCATTTTACAAGCAGTAAGTCATTTCCTCTTATTAATGAAGAAACTTGTTATTGTATGGAGCTTCCAGTAGGAGTTATACGAAGTATACCATTAAGTTTTATTGATATATGGGAGAATAGAGGTGAAGATATTCTCTTTAGAGACCGCATTAAATAGAAAGAAACCTATACGTGAAAGTGTGAAATTTAAAGTGATAACGGAGATATATTATATCATTAGAGAAGGAGATCCTGATTATCTTCCGTATTATTGGACTGGACACGAGCTGATACCAGATCACATATCATTTAAATTGTGGTACAGGGTAAATATGTATGAGAATAGTAAGATTTGAAATAACTCATAGTCTTTCTTCAGTGAGGCATAACCGATATAATCATATTTATTATTCATTATTATCTATAATTCAAAGAGCTAATTCAGAATTAAGTATAGATTTCAATAATACTTTGGTAGATAAGGATAAATGGATACCGCTTTCTAATCTATCATTTAAATTATACACATATAAACTAATTTGAGAATTAAAATGATTATTTATCGAGTTGAATTAGGGTTTTCTCTATTAGAATATCATTCTGACGGTACATATTATGCCCATAAGAACTTAGGGCCATATACTGGTCGTTGGGTAACAAGTAAGCTATTAGGATATGAAGTTAATCTTAATGGTACTAATTTAATCAATGCGCCTGAACCAGAGAATGATAATCTACTAGGGTGTAGCCATCGTCAATTCGGGTTCAAAGATCTACGTAGTTTAGGTAATTGGTTCCATAGCTGTTGGCGTAGTATGGAAAAATGCGGATATCATATCGGTGTATATGAGTGTCCAGATAAGTACGTTAAAGAAGGTGGTAGACAGGTAGCATTTTATTTAGATAAAGCTACCCCAATACAATCTATTTCGTTTAAGGAGTTTATTCGAGAAAGGATGTATTTTATGAAGGATTTAAGTGAAATTAAGACCGTTTCTACTGAAAAATCCTTAAAAAATGATCGAGATTTAATGTCAATTGTATTTAACTGATAAAAGGTATAAAAAATAATGACTACTGCTAAGAAAACTAAAAAAGAGAAAGACAATTTCCTGAATACTATTACTAAATGTGGTACCGGAGAGCGGCGTCCTTTCTTTGGTAGTATTGAATTAGCTATGTTTGAGAAACTTCATAATAAAATTATGAAGACTAAGCTCGAACTCTGTTTTGAGTATGATAAGCTTAAAAATAAGTTTATTGCCGATATTCATGATAGCAGTCAGGAGCATCTTACTAAGCTTTTCAGGATGATCAAGGAAGCTAAACATTTAGCTTCAATCTACCAGGAAATGTATAACCAGGATCCTAAATATTTCCATTCCTTCCAGTTCTTTAAAAATGAAGAATTGGAGGCGTGGATGAATAAACGTCTTAATGATATTAATGAAATTAATGATAATTATCATTTTGATGAAGTTGAAGGTAAGCTTTTCGTACGTATGTCGTTATCAAATGAAAAATATAGTGTAAGTAAAGAAAATATTGTATTTTTCAATAAGCCCGTACCAGAAGGTGAAGAGAGTACCGAAACTTCTATCACATTCTCTATTGGTGAAAACTTTGAATTAACTACCACCACTAATATTGTGCGTATGGCAAATACTCTTTATCGTACGGTTTATGCGTTAAATCCACACAAGTTAGAAATGTGTGATTCTACCCCTATTGATCATGCCAAGCTTAATATTGATTTTAAGAATCCAATTAATAATAAGCTTGTAATTGAATTAGAAAACTAATCTTTCAAAAGGGAGTAATTTTACTCCCTTTATCTTATATATTAATAAGGGATAAAAAAGTGGAAAAGATTTGTAAAAAATTATTGTCTTACTCATTAGCAAAATCTTCTCGTAATGGTTTGTCATTTACCTATAATGGTGAAAAATTTGTATCTTCCGAAGATTGGTTATCTGAAAATCAACCAGAAGAAATGTCATATTATCGTTTCTTTGAGTATCTTCGCCGTTACATGGATTTAAATATTGATATGTTTGAAGAACATGAGTTGTTAGTACAAAATATTACTAATAAAATCATCAAACATATCCATTTTGATGCAGATCTATATCATTATCATAAAGATCACTTGATTTTTGCCATTCGTCATAATGTTTATCATTCATATTTAGATGCTAGTGTTACTGATAACAGAACTACTAGTATTGCATCTACAAGTGCTTTCTTTGATAAAGAAGGTATTACTATTAATGATAAGCTATTCCTGGAAAACTTTATGTTTGCCCACAATGTCAATGAACTACGTATGAATTTGGTGGTTCAAGATATTGAGAATGAACCAGTAATTATCATGACTATTAAACCGTATAATTATGGTTTGCTTAGTGATGAAGAATCAAGCATGTCAGATGAAGAATTAGAAATTCCTATGCCGCTTAAAAAGTAAAGGTGTAAAATAATGAGTGAATATTCCGGTTGTTTTACTTGGTCAGATTTGGATAAGAAACATAAGCTTAAATTGATTAGTAAAAAGTTTCTTGAAAAATACCCTTATCTATCTAAAAAAGTTTGCATTGGAGACTCATTCACAATTATCAAAATGGGAGGTCAAGAAGACTTCACTTATGGTAATTCAATGTGGGCACACATTAAACACAATCATCTAGGTATTGAAATTATGATTACTCGTGATGATTCTGATTTCTTCTATCATAAATACAGCCGATAAGTTGTAATAAAACTCCCTATACCCTCTTTATGAAGGTATAGGGAATTATTTTTTTTTTTATGAAAGTTGTCTTACTCTACCAAATTCAAACTCTCTTTCCTCGATATAATCGGAAGATTCAGAGAAATAGGTAGTTAATACTTGTTCAGCAAAGCCTACTACTTGACCATCAAGTTCCATGTTATTTCTCATAGCACGAACTCTTTTAGCTGCATCTTTGAAGTCTTTACCATAGAAGTTGATACCAAATTTCTTACCATCTTCATCAAAATATTCAGCTGCAAAGAGATGCCATTCTTCATTGTCCACTACTACTGTAGTAGGATTAGCTCTAGCATTGGTAACTTTTACGTCGGTCATATTAAACCTTACTTAGTTTTTTGCTAATTTAGCCTTAGCTTTACCAAGGAACTCGTTATTGAGTTGAGTAGTGATAGTAATAATAGCCTGATTGTAATTCTTAATATCAGCTGCATCACCACTAGTATTAGCGATACGTTTTAAACCACCTGCAGCTTTAATCCATTTTTCCAGTTTAGACACTAAACCTTCCAGAGAGGATTTATCATCTGCTGCATCAAGCATACCCTGAAGTTTGTCAGTATGCATTTTCTTAAATAGTTCTTTTTTCTCACTATCAGGGAAGTTAGAAATGCCTAAAGAATGCATTGCTTTTCTAAAAGTAAAAGTACTATTAGTTTTAAAGTTACCCTTAGCTTCTTCCCAACCAACACCTTCCAATAGCTGGCATACTAATTCATTATTACCCATGATTTTCATCCAAAGTGATTAAATTTCTATGAAAATGTTCACTAGATTGATAAAGTAAATAATAAATTACCACAGTCATAAATTATACCATATCCATTATTGAGCATATTCTGTTGCTCTGATAATGATTCATCAAAATTTTCTAATTTTTCACTAAGTAATCTCTTCTGGAAATTTGCTCTATGAAAAACTTGGCCGTAAAACTTATCCGTATACCAGTATCCTGGATTAGATACTGATGTTAATTCGAAACCATTTTTAATATAAACTTCACCAAAAGAATATCTGAGATTAGCATAAGAAATAATAGAATTTATATTCAAGTTAGATTCTTTAAAATCTTTTATGGCGAAATTAAGCAATTTACTAAAACCACCAACTATATTAATATCTGAAATAGAAGCAAATCTTAATAATTCTAATGTATTTTCATCATTTCTATTAAGTAATTTTCTAGTTTTGGAGAAGGTTATTACTGCACATAACTCATCTTCAAAGAATAATCCATAATTGAAGGATGCGTTACATTTACCTTGCATATGATATGTATCTAAGAATACATTTGATTCTTTAGGGGTAATCTTTTTAACTGCACATTTGCGAGCAAAAATTTTATATGAATTGGCTTGTAAAAGGCTTTTTAGTCTAGATTTTAATTTTTTTCTAGTCCTAGCCCATTCACAGTCAAAAATATTATAAATTCTTATACCTTGATCATAAGCCTCCTCCATTTTTTCAAAAATATGATATTTTTTTCTAGCCCTATTAGTTTTATTTATACTATGCCAAAATATACCATTTACTTCTATACCAATCTTCATAGATGGTATGTATATATCAATTTCTTTCCGTTTATCACTAGGAAGTAATCCTTTAACATTTTTTAAGATTTCAATATCATTTGGTAGAATTTTACGAATAAACATATAAATTTCATTTTCTACTTTTGAATCACCATTACTTTTATTTTGATGGTGTAAATGAGGGGATCCATTACCCATCATCAGCTCTCTAGGTCGGATAAAAAATGGTTTACCAGTAGTTTTGCATATTACTTCAATTTTTGTATTTGTATCTTTATATTTAGATAGGCTAAAATCCATTTTGTCTTTTACAGAAGGATATTTAGCTTCTAATTTACTTACAAACGTTTCTAAAGAGAAACGTTGAGTATCAGCAGCTTTTTTATAACGGCAATGAGGGCATCCTGTTTTGATTTCTTTTTTACGTACAGCTATAAGATTAGTAGGAGTCATCAAAAAAGATTTTTTACATTTATTGTGGATTACTTCTATTTTATCTTGTACCGATTTATATTTTATTGTAGGTGATAAAGAGTATTCATTATTAATATTACACTCATTAAAGCTATCAATAAACTTATTCAAATTATTGATATAAATTTTTGATGAACTACCATCAGTTAATTCATCAAATTTAGAAATTTGCATAAAAACCTCTCATGAACAATTTAACTAATTTTATGTTCATGAGAGGAGTTCATTAAGAAAATTTATGGAAATATTATTTTGAGTTTATATCTTCTATATGATCAAAAATATCAAACTCTTTACCTTGTACTGACAAGTCATGGAAAGACTTCATCGAAAGGTTCATAATACGAGCCGAAATACGAGATACATGAAGACCGATATTTTTTACACCTAAACGATAGAACATATCACCTAAACAGTGGTGGCAATAATGTTTATTTTGACATAGTAAAGGTGTACGCATCTTAACCGTTTTACCAACATACTTCTCTAGCAATGCAGGAGTTAGACATACTAATTCATTCTTATCGTAGATGTAACGGTAGCGATATTCACGCTTATTGTCACCAGTAAGCTCTACGTTAATAGTTTTAGTAGTTCCGCAATCACTATCAGGTTTATCGGCAATAATACCACTAAATGCAGCGTTAAACAGCTTGGTTAAGTAACCACCTTTTTGGGTATCAACTGCACGTCCAGCAGCACCTAATACTGCTAGGTCAGCATGAGGAGCAATATCTTCTTTAGCTACACCATCCATAAGGTTAGAAGTAACGATACTAAAGGATGTAGGGTCATCAGATTTAGGGGCAATTCCACGGAAAATAGAGTTTACTTTAAAGTTGTTATTCCATGAACCGTTAAACCCGCTATCATAGATCATTTTACCTGTAGCACCTATTTCTTCTAGGTCTTTTTTGGCAAAATCAATCATTTCATTCTCTAGTTTACCAAATGCCATCACATCATTACTTTCAATAACCTCACGGTTATCTTTAAGCATCTGATCACGTTTTTTCTTAACTTTCTCAGAAGGATGAATTGTTTTAATATCTAGACTAGGAATAGAATAAATAGCGGAAGTGTAGCCTAACCATTGCATTCTATCAATGAAATCTTTAACGACATCGGATAAAATGTATTTATCTACATATGCATCAGAGATAACACGGTTTAACCCACCAATCACACCAGCAGTGGTAGGTTTATTGATATATTCTAGAATAGTCGCCAAATGAGAATTCTCAATGCCGTTAATTGTACCTTTTGCAGAGCCAATAAAAACGTTAAAAACGATTCTACCAGCATTGGTCTCGGTACCTACAATATCTTTCCAGTTTTTAAACTTTCTAAGAATTGAATCGGCGGGAACTAGAGATTCTTCGATTTTGATACGAGTACGACTATCCATGACAGGTTTATTTGTGGCTGCATCAACCGCAAATACATTTAGGAGAAAACTTTTAGTAATATCTTCTTCAGTAATCCCTAAAATTGTCTTTTCTGGATCATTTATATCAAACATTTTCTATGTTCCGAAGAAAAAGAAATAAATACGCCTATGACCGTGAAGATCATAGGCGCAGGACTTTATTTTCTATCAGTGATCCAATGAAAGTATTTCTTAGTATTAATCGTCGTCAGAATCTCCACCACCTACAGGGAGAAATGAGTCAAACCATGAGATAAGATTTTTATTTTCATTGGAAGAGATAGAGTTATTCATTCTTATTAGCCTGAGTTGATGCTTGGTAATAAGAACAGATTGATCTACAACGAGACCGCATTAAAATAATATATCTTTGAAGATTATGCGTATACGTAGTATTCTACAATCAGACCTTTACCAGTTTCTGCTGATAGAGGTTCTGTTTCAAAGGTAATACGGGAGAAGATTTTAATGTCGTTATAAGTATTATCTGAAGGCACTACTGCGGAGAATAGGCCAAGTTCAGAAATACGTGAACCACGGGCATCTTTCTCGTTAATAGTCAGAGTAGCTTTAACGTAGTAGTCATCTTTAACTGTATCAGTAATCAATTCAACCTTAGTAAAGGTTTTCTTCATATACTGAGTATCGGAACCACTAACCTTAGTATCGGTATAGAAGTTAGCATCTTCTGAAGGCATAGGGTTAGCAGTGTTAGCAATACGGAATGGCACTGCAGTGTTAAGCTGAGTATCTGCTGAAGTAGGAGTGATAGGGTTGAATGGATCAGATACAGGAGCACCGCCACTACCGATACCGAACAGACATACATAGCGATTATGTAGAAGAGTTTCGTTCTCTGAGCTATAAGGAAGCTTAAACAGTTTACGCAGAGTGAATTCACGACCAGTCTGAACTACAAGGTTTCTTTTAACTTGCAAAATATTATTAGTGACGGGATCACGAATAACAATAAAGTTTTCACGAGCCTTATTAGCACGAACAGCATCCTGAATCAGTAATTTTTCATCGTGTGTCATGACACGCTGAGAATCAATTTCAAACATTGTTAAATTCCTATTTATGATATAGAACTAAAAGTTTGTTGAGGAAGATCTTAATCTTCACCAGTAACCGTTATTACAAAATTATCCTGCATTAACATTTTAGATTTAACTGGTAATGAGGTAATGGGAACGGCTTTCTCTGAGCCAAAATCTGGTAGAGCGTCTATATAAAAGTTACCTTTTGTAGATTTAATAACTTCTTTCAATACATTGTATTCCTTAATAGAGTAATTAGCTAATTTCTTTTTAAATACGTCATTAAAGTTAATTTTATTCACACTATCCATAAATGACGAATAAGTCTGGAAATCTCTTAATTTAGCATTTTTATCATAGATGTGATATGTGGAATTAGGAACAAAATTGTCATCAATTTCTAAGGTATCTGTAGAGAAATCATTATTATGGTAAGTAGTGTTAATTACCGGATAATCTCTTACAAATACAGTATCAAACTGATTAAAATATGAATTAGCTACCTTGATTTGATCGTACATATTGAACTTAATACTATCTTTCATAGTAAAAGTACCGTACCTTACCAAATCATCATGAATATTCACTCTATCAAAGAGGTTAAACCATTTATTACTGTAAATGAAATCATAGAAGTAATCACCTTTAGGAATATAATCTCTTAATGGTAATACACTTATATTACGGAAACTATCTCGAAGATGTAAAATTTCTTTATAATGGAAATCGGCATTAAATACTTGCTTATCCTTGAAATAAATCCAGTCAGTAGTAACCTGTTTACCTAAGTAAGTAAAGATACTAGTAATATCATGTAAATGAACTTTATCATAATAATGGAAATTTCCTAAGAATACATATCTATCCCAAGTAGCACCAGTAACATGGTCTTCAATGGGAATAATACTATCCATAGATTCCACACCGTCGAATATACGACCGTCTAGTTCTTCTTTAAGCACCATGAAAAAACTAAGTTCTCTAAGAGTTACAGTAAATGACTTAAATACTTCGATTACGTCTCTAAGATAACTGGAAAGGATATCTACAGATGTAGAACCAAAGAATAAATCCATATCATTGAGATATGACTTAACTACATCAGTTACATACGTAATTTCACGTTCTATCTCAATTTGTCTTTCTTCAGGGTCTTCAATATTGCGAATAGCGTTAATGAAATTATAAATGTCAATATTACGACTTAAAATGTAGTCTGTATAGGTTTCAGCTTTATTGAAGAGAGAATAATTAAGTTTTTGAGTAAAACGGGCATAATAAATCTGTTTTAACTGTTTATAGCGTTTATAATCAGTTTCAGTATGCAAAGCATCTTTGATATTAGAGTGGATACCAATATTGTAATCAAATACCTCTAAAGTTTTTTCCTTATCAAAAGAAGTTTCTTTAGTCATATCCTTAACTGGATATAAGTTAGGGTCTACTGGCTTGGTATTAACTATATCTACTGGATAGGTTATAGTACCACTTCTATCTTTAAATTGATAGATGGATACAATATTCTCTAAATCATATTCAATGGTATCTACTACACCTTGATAATCGAGAGTCAAGATTTGTAAAAGAACTAAAGTATCTTCTAGAGTAATTGGATCCAAAGATATCTTAGATGCAGTAAAAGTCATGAATTCTTTACTACTATAACTTTCACGAATTTTACGTAATAAATTTAAGAGATAAACTGTATTGAGACCTTCTTTAGCTAATTCAAAGCCTGACTCAATGGAGAAGTATTTAGATTGGACATAATCAAAATTGTATCTAGCAATTTCTGTATTAGTCGTTCTCCAAGTATCATCTCCAAGAGTTACATCAGCAATGGTGTTATCATTATAATCACCAGCTTTAATAGCTTTAGATAATGAATCAATACGGATATTATGAGAGATAAAACGAGGGTTATTGATGATAGTGTTTGTACCATCAGTTTCCTTACGAGTCTCATCTCTTACTAAATAGTATTTAAAAATATTAATATTATCGAAATTAAAAATATCAAGAATATTAATAATAACTTTATCAGTACCCTTGTTTCTTATAAGCGAATTGATATTTTTTGCAATTTTCTGCTTATACTGTAAAGGTACTGATTTAAAATAACTGATACCGAATGACAAGATAAAATCATCAATCATTGATTCATTCATCATATCAATATCATATGGATACTTCAACCAGTTATCAATGTAGTTAATTAATGCCATGATATTAATTGACATTAAACAGAAGTTTCTATAATTCTCTTCCGTTTCCATTGATTTAGCATAGTTGGTAGCGTAGAAGTACGTTAAACACTTCTTATAAATTGGCCCATACTGACTTAGGTATGGATATGTAGTTTCCATATCACTATCAGTATAGATAATATCTAAGTCTTTTGCTCTTCGACTAGTATAATATGGAATCTGATAAGTATCAAAAAGATTCTTATAGTAAGGGTTTAATTCTACATAATCATTGATGATCTGCTGTCGTTCAGCTTCTGTATGATTATCCATTTTTAAATAAGCTGCCATATATTCTGAAGAGGCTTTCATAGAATTTTCAGTCTCTTGAGAATCAGCAGATAATTCATCTTTAAATACCATCTTGATAATATATTGAACTAGATTTTCAATATACTCAAGGGTATTATCATTTATTTTCATTACTAGAACCCTTTTCTAATTCTGCAGCCATTCCATCATAAATCTTAAAGGTGGAACCTAAAGATTTATAGCAACCAATATGACCTTTCTGAAGACTATTAATTGCAGATAATAATTCTTGCTCAGGAATATTTACATTCTGAGGGTCGGCTTTATACTTGGCTAATGACGGAATAAGTTCATATAGAGATTTAGGTTTAGGGCAGCTTTGTTTAATATTTTCTTTATCTAGCTTAGGAACTACAATTTCAGTTTTGGTAACTACTCGATCTACATATTCAACCTTTGGAGCACAACCAGCTAATACGATAAAAGAAGTTAATGCTAGTGCTTTAATAATGGTTTTCATTTACAGATCCTCAAGATTATCAACTACAGTATCAAAATTATCAGCGATTTTTACTAAAGCTTTGGAAGACTCTTTACTGATTACTTTATCAGCTGGAACTTCTTTGATAATAACTTCAACATTTGATTTGTCGATGTCATTAAGTTTATTGTCTTCTGCTTTTAAGTTAGCAATCTCTGTCTGTTGAATGGCATTTGCAGCCTCTAATTTTTTATTCTTATCTTGCTCAGCTTTTAGTGCAGCTTCTAATTGGTCTGATACAAGTTTCTGAGCAGTGTACTTACCTTCCCACTCAGTTGATGCTTTTGCGTTATCTGCAATGCCGTTTAAAAATAAACCAATAACTACCACTACGATAGCTATGCAGATTGCAAGGATAATATTCTTATATGAGGACACAAAATTATTTAGTATACTGTCCATTCTCTTCACCTTTAAGGTATATGATTCGTTATTTTATTGAAAAACTATATAGATGTTAACATGAATATAGTTTAACTTATAGAAAATATAGGCATCTTATAATGAGTTCTAAACAATTTGTCTTTCCCTTAGACAAAAAGAAATTTTCTTCTAAGCCACTTATGTATGCTTACATTGAAGAAAATTATTCGAATATGCTAAGCGAAGAAATGTCTCCAGCGAGATTATATTTTAATCTTAAATATAATAAAACTCATGGTAAATCAGTTATATCTGGAAAACCTACTCCTTGGAATGAGGTCACTGAAAGATATGAACGTTTTGCTAATGAAGAAGAACGTAAAGAATATCGTCAGATGTTCAGATCTAGAATGATTAAAAAGTATGGTAAGGATCATATTCTGGATGAGCCTGAGCAGCAAAAGGTAATGCTTCAAAATCGTTCTATTTCTAAAGAGTATAAATGGTGTGATGGAAGTATTTCTGTAGTTAATAGTCAGTATGAATATGATTTTCTTAACTTTGTGGAAAGCGTATATCGTTTTGATAAGAATTGCTTTACTGAACCACCTACAATTTACTACAAAGATGGTAGTAATATGAACTTTTACCTTCCAGATTTTTACATTCCTTCATTGAATTTAATTATCGAAGTAAAAGGTTCTAATGGCCATTATCAGAATAGAGACTCTTACAAAGAGAAACTCAAAGCTGAAGCTACTATCAAAGAAGGTTTTAATTTTATTCAGTTAAATGATAGAAATTATACACCATTCAATATATTTTTCAAAAAACAAGTTCTAGATAACTAAGTTTTAGAAAAATTACACACAAGGTTCTACCAATGACCAAAGTATCTTACTCCGACATTAAAAGATTACTTACTACAGGTAGTTTAGAATTTAATATTTCTGATGATATTTATTTCATTAAAGATAATGTATATAATAATTTAATTAATAATTTAAATAAAATAAATAAATATTCTTATCCTGTTATTGATAATGAAAAAGTATTAGATAAAGCTTCTTATACTAATAGAATTATTCAAATGGATAGATTTATTAGAAATCACTTCTTTGATGGATGTTTAATTGATTTTAGTGAAAATAACTATCATATTTTAGATAAAAGATTTATATTTAATGGTATTATCGGTTTAAAACCTAGATTCATCAGTAAATTTTATACAATTAATGAAAATAGTGATAATTTTTTAAAGAAATTATACAAAAACACTATGAATCTTATTTGTAGAAGAAGAATGTTAACTTCCAAACAAGGTGATACTAAAGTATTAGATTTAGCTATTAAAATTAAGTCTAATGTGGATACTCACCTAGCCTGTATAATCTCAATTAAAGATCGTTATAAAGATTGTGGAGCAGTTATTGTAAATAATATAACTTTTTTAAGAGCTGGCACTGAAATTGACTCAGTAATAGTTCACATGAAAGAAACAAAACCGCTATACAATTTAATAGATATGATCGATATCGAATTTGTTATTTTATAGGAAACAATCATGCCATTTTTCTTAAAAGAAAATCTTGATGAAGAACCTACCGAAGTATTTACTGAAGAAGAAGTAGATACTATCTTTGGTAACTTCATTGCTTATGCTGAACGTAAACTCAAGGGTTATTCTACTAAGGAAATTGATATCTTAGCTAATAGAGCTAAGAAATTAAATTCCGAAGAAGTTAAGCGTGACCTTTTATCAAGAATCGATGCTGCTAAAAAAGCTGCTAATGAAGCTCTTCAAAAAGCCGAATCTGGTAGCGATAAGTATCGTGAATTGCGTCTTCAAATTCAGGTTTTAGGTGAATTAAACTCTAAGGTTAAGTCCTTTAAGATTACTAAATATGATGAACCTGAGAAAAAAGACGACCGTGACGTAATTGACCTTGATCACAACTAAAAGGTAGTGAAATGGATAACGTAGAAGTAGAAGGACTAGATTTCGTTAGTGCTACTGCAGAATCTACCAAAATCGAAACTACTTTGACATTAAATGCCTTTGGTACTACTCAAAACTATACGGAATTACAAGCATTAGCTAAACGAATCCAATCACTCATCTTACTGGAACCTGGAACTAATCCAGCTAATATTGAGATGGGTGTCGGAATCCGTAATTACGTTACTGAGTTTATGGATGATATTACTTTAACTAGATTAAGTAGAGTAACTCTAGATCAAGTTAATAAGTTTATCCCAACTCAGTTAGTAAAAGATATTACCTATGGTAGAGGTAGTGGTGTCTACAGTAGCTTTGTATTTTGTTATGTATACATAAATATGACTAGTCAAGAGTTTCAGAAAAATATTTTAGCAATTTCTTTCAACTCTTCTAGTCCTGCATACACAACTACAATTGAAAGCGAAATCTTCATATAAATCATAAATCTTTTTATAAAATGAGATAGTCTAAACTTTAAATTAGACTATCTCATATTCTTTTTACTAGTAAAAATAAGGAATACTTTTCATGTCCGATATGAAATCTATCGAAGAATTGGCACAGGGTGGCGATTTAGCTGCCATGTTGCAGCAGCAACCTATTGAATCTTTCTCACAAGATGCTACTTCAGCTCCAGTTAATACTGTCAATCAACCTGCTCAAGAAGCCCCACAAGAGCTTTCAGTAGAGCAACCAGTACAAACTGAAATTTCAGCTCCAGAAGAAGCTGTAGAAATTCCTAACCTCAATGAGAGTCTTTCTGAATCAGTAGCTAATCCAGAAAGTAATATTGAAGCTCCTACTACTGTTGCTACTAATGTAGCTGAAGATAATGCCAATGAAATCATTATTGAAGCATCTTTGATCGAATTTGATAAAGATGATGACGATTATACTTCAGAGAAAAATATTCTCCGTGGTAAACCAGTTACTAAATCAACTGACAATGGCAATCGTATTAAAGAATTGCTTAAAAATGCTGTGGTTAGTAGCCTTGATAGCATTAATGTAATTCCTAAGTCAACTACGGCAAACAATCCTATGGCCGCGATGAATAATATGAACATGATTCATCAAGCTAGCGTCCATGTCACCTCTCCTGTAATCGCACTTAAAAGCGGTTATAGGGCTTTTATGAGCGCCTTGACAAACAATGAAAAGATTGCTGTTCGTAACATTTCTGGCTCTATCTACGAGCAAACTTCAAAGCTGGTCAATCTGGTCTATAGCAAGATCGCTGAAACCTCTTATGGAAGTAAGATGTCGTATGAAGAGTTTCTCCGCTTCACCGCTGAAGACGATTTCCAAACTTTAGCTTTCGGTATCTATGAAGCTACCTTCCCTAATAAGACTGAGTATTCTTTCCGCTGCCCACATTGTGGTACACAGCTTAAAGTGCCTCTGTTCCCTAAAGATATTATTCAGGTAGTCGATTATAAGCGTGGTCAGACTTACGTAGCAGAATTGCTGCGTAACTATGAAAAAGGTGCTGCGTTTATGCAGGAATCCCTGCTTAATAAACGTATTCGCATTCAGCTTCCAGACTCTATGTTTGTTGTAGAACTGAAAATTAACTCTATGGCTGAGTACTTAGAAGCTCTGCGTTTCATTGATAGCTATAAGGGTAAAGCTACTACTGAAATGCTGCATGTCGTGCGTCATATTCAGAAGCTTTACGTTCCAGATGTAGCTCTGTTGGAAAGTGGTTCTCTTGCATTTATCGAGATTACCGATCGTGGTCAGATTCTGACTGAACTGGATCGTCTTTCCGGTGATGATATGAAGAGTATCAATAAAGGTATCAGCGGAATGAATAACATGTTCCAAGTTGAATACCGTCTTCCTAAGATCAAAGCTTGCCCAGGCAAAGATTGTGGTAAACCAATTGATACTGTAGGAGTTGATATTATTCAGATTCTTTTTACCGCTTCAATCGGGGAACTGATGGGCGAATAATAGCTCAATCAGATAGTAAGTTTACCGAAGTAAATAAGTCCTATAAATTACAGCTTCAAGAACTTTGTGGATTATTGGATTTATTTGGCGGTAAAGTTAGTTTAAAAGATCTTTGTGATCTCCCGATACCTTTCTTGAATGATATAAAAGATGCTCAAATTGAGTATCTTAAAGATAAGGCTGAAGCTGAAAAAGCCCTTATCGAAGCAGAAAAAAGAAAGAGCCAAAAACCGAAAAAGTAAATTATAGTCGCTAATATCTAATTAAAAGGTATTAGCGGCTTTTTATTTCCATAGGAATAAAGAAATGACGGATAAAACCGAAAATGAATTCAAGACAAACGTCCGTGACGGTCAATTCTTAAATTCTTTAGTACACAATACCTTTAAAGAAATTAGAGATATTGTGAGTAAATCATATGGCCCTTTAGGTGCTAACACAATCATTGCAGATGTAAATAAGCCTAAAGTTACTAAAGATGGCTTCACTATTTTAAATTCAATCCGCTTTAACAAAGTTGAAGAAATGTATATCTTCAATCTAATTAGGGCTATCTCTACCAAACTAGTGGATAAAGTTGGTGATGGTTCAACATCAGCTATTATGGCAGGTTATAATCTTTATGATGAATTAGCTGATTTTGCATGTACCAACGACCAATATCGTATTAATGATGTTAAAAATGGTCTAACCAAGATTCAGGACATGTTAATTGACATCATTCAAAAAGAATTTAAAGTGTCTTATGATGAATTGTCAGAAGAGAGAAAACTTGAAGTTCTTAAACATGTGGCTACAGTCTCAAATAATAATGATGCCGATATTGGCGAGCAAATTGCAGATATCATGTATTCTTTATATAATGATAGCTGTCAGGTAGAATTAAAAGTTAACCCTAAAGACAATGCACCATTAATTGATTTTGATGTCAAAAATGGATATAGTGAGAAGTCCTATCGTTTAGCCTCTCCAATAATCCTTTCTAAAATCGAAAAAGTAACTATTGAAGAACCATTTATTATTCAGTGTGACGGTATTCATGAACGTGAATATGCTAACATTGCAGTAATGCGCAACCAGTTAACTACTGAATATGGTAGTAATAAAGTATTGATTGTAATTTGCCAGTATATTGATCAAGATGTGTATAAAGAATATGTAAAATTCTTGGTTAAATCTACTGGAGGGAGTAGTAATACTATTCCTAATCTAATCATCATTGAATCCGGTATGCTATCATCTGCTGCAGATGTAGAGAAATTTAATGATCTTTCGGTATATTTGAATACATCTACTACTAAGGCTAACATGGCACTGTCTTACGTAGAAGATGATGAAAAAGACGATCCAATTCCAGAGAGTTCAAGCTATGTCGGTATGAGTAGAGAAGTGATCCTGATGAAAGATGCAGGTATTACTTTTGTAGGTGGATTTGGTGAGACTCAGAACAGAGAACGTTTTGATTCTCATATCAAAGAATTAGAAGAAAAGCTGGAAGAACTAAATTCTATTGAAACTGCTTCTCCAGAACGTGGTCGTATTAAGAACCGCCTAATGCGCCTAAATGGTTCTCTTATCCGAGTATTTGTAGGTGGACGTACTTTTGATGAGAAAGAGAATAATAAGTATCTAGTAGAAGATTCAATTTATGCATGTAAATCCGTTATTCAGGAAGGTTTTACTATTGGTAGTAATACTACTCCATTATATGCAACATGGATTCTTTTATCTAAAAGCGGCGCAGAAACAGATTTTAGTAGCCTAGAGCTAGATCTCTTATTAGGTGTACATAACGCATATACTAATCTGGTCAAAAGTAATGGTAAATTGCTTGAAAGTAATATTCTTAGATCAGAAAATGTTGTAAATGCCCCTAAAGATAATCTTTATGTATATAACTTAGTAACTGATAAAGTTGAGAATATCAAAGATACTAAGATTCTTGCCCCTGTCAATACAGATATTGAAATTCTCAAGACCTCTTTCTCAATCATTACATTACTTCTTACTAGCAACCAAATTATTATTTAAGGAATACACATGGCCACTTTAGATGCTATGGAAGATTCTGCTTTAGAAAAAGAATTTACAGTAGAGTCTTTTTTAAATAACCCTATGGGTGACAAAGGTAGTTCAGTAATGGGCAAAGCTGCCATGCTGAGTAAACTTCATAAAGATTATCAAACTTTGTTGGCTATGAAACGTCCATTCAAAGTAGGCTACTTTAATATTAAGAAAGATACATATATTAAAATTAAGGTACCATCCGAATCTTATGAAACTTTGTATTACGATGTAGTAATTAAGTTCAAAGGTACTAATGGGCATTTACCTAGTTCTCTTAATCCATATAAAATAGAGTTCTTTAGTAATGCCCCATCATTTACTTTTACATATGCTCATGCCTTTGATGCATATGGTTGTCTTATCCCTGAACTTAAAAAGTTATTTGATAAGAAAGTTTTCCAAGATCTTCCAATTAACCGTAACCCGGATCTTATTACTTTCTATGAAAAAACTATTACTTTTGCATTATTCTATATTAAAGAAAAAGGTTATCTTAATACAAATAATGCAATAGCTAGAGATTCGGCAGTTACCACTACTCTTCAAAAATTAATAGCAGTAGTACCAACTGCTGATGAAAAACTAGCGGAACATAAGAAAGCTTCAGATGCTGCTGTAGCTACCCGTAAACAGGAACGTGCTAAGAAGAAAGCTGAGAAAATGAAAGAAGATAAAAAATCTAAAGAATCATCTGCGGACTTTAAGAATTATATCAATCGTGTTCCAGAAGCTCCTAAGAAACGTGCTGGACGTAAGCCTGGAAGTAAAAACAAAGTCAATAATACAGTAAATAATCAAGTTAAGAGTACTGTTAAGTCAAAAGTTGACAATAAAGTTAAATCTTGATTGAAAAATATATTATTAACTTGAATGACCCCTATAGTTACTTAAACTATAGGGGAACCTAACAATATGGTGAGAGAAAGCAATGAGTAAAGACTCTTTATTCACTCTTAGTGGAAATGATATAGAGATCAATACATCTAGTACCTTATTTAAGAATGCGTTGAAGGTACTTGACAAGGATGATAAAGATACCCTCAAGAATATGGATACGATCATCAATATGAGTAAACGTCGTATTTTTCATAAAGGTATCGAATTATTCTTAGACGATATGAATAAGATCGTAAATGCAGCTCCAGAGATTGTTGTAACTTTCTTAATGCTTAAAGCATATATCGATGAAGAATATTTTGATGATTATAAACCAACTGGTTACAATGACGAGTCTGGTAATATCATTTTAATCAATCATCTGGTAGATGAAATTGCTTTGAATGGAGAAGTATTAGATTTTACCCGTGATGTTATTCATAAATCATATAATATTACTATCGAAAGTAATGATAAGGATAATCATCTTCAATTTACAGATGATTACGCTAAATCTATTCTTCAAGTGGCTATGCTACTTCGTTTAGTTATTCCCTTGATTGCACACTATATGTTTAAACAAAATGTAAAACGTGACGATAATCTCTTCTTAGAAGTGGTAGGTCGCCTGTTTAACTATTTTGATAAAGAAGATAAAAAGAATCCTATTGATTTAGGTATGAAGATCCAAAAATTCGTAGAAACCGCTGTTCTGCGTACTTCATATTCTGATCAGGTTATTTGGCGGTATCTAGCTAACAAGGCTGAAAATGAAAAAACGGTTGCAATTGAAATTCAGCGTAATCTTATTTGTTATATCATTCCTAAGCTTCAGCCTAATAAGTCTATTGTATCATTCTTCCATGTCGTTATTCGCAACCAATTAGATTTTCAATTCACGTCTAAATTTAAAGTAGAATATAAACCAATTTCTACTCTGCGTATTGATAGCGAATCTTCAAGCAATCCATTCTCACGTCTTGAACAGAAGTTGGTCAAATCTAACTCTGAAATTCATAATCAGATGTATAAAGAAGATATTGCAGACTTCATCAGTAATAATGAAGATGAAATTGATGAAGTAGAGTTAGAATACTATATGGAAAATTTAGTATGTCATACTGGACAGCATAAATTACTAACTTTCTTTATACATCGTAATATCGGTCGTATTCCTGCATTCTCTATGAGTAAGATTCAGTATGTTAAAATGTGTCTTATTGCAAGAGATTGGTTTAATAGTAAGAAATTTCCTTTCTTAGCTTATATTCTTTTAGCTAAGCCTGTTCCTCGTAAAAAACAAAATAAGAATTTCAGAAAGGGTAAAACTCTTAATGAAATTGTTAGCAGTAAATTATTTGCTCAAATTCATGAGCAGTATAAATTCATCAGCCCTAGTGTAGAAGATTCTGCAGCACTAAGATTCATTGGTGAAATTATGTGTACTGATTTTGAATCCTATATCTTATGGGATGGAACAGAATACGTTCCAGAAGCCAATGTAGATTACAAATCTGCTGTTGTTGAATTAATGAAATTCTTAGCTTACATCTAAAGGTAGAAAAATGGTTAGCCGATTAATGCAATATGGTTATGAAACAAGTAAAGTGTATTTCCTCCTGCCAAAAAATGCAAAGAATGAAAAATTGTATGATGATGTAAATGTAGAAATGTTTAAGGAACCATTTTTAGTTCTCGAAAATATTAAAACTGATTTAGTTGATGCTAGAAATCGTAAATTACATGCTCCTAAGAAAATTCAATTTAACCGTAATGGTGTATTGGTTGATGTAGAGGTAAGTTGTCCTGAAGCTTATATTCATGGAGCACCTCTTGAAGTAGTTGGTAGCAAATGTTTAGGTAAACATAATCCTTCTAGTTTCAAGAAGGGTAGAACTTATAAGTCGTATTGGGATCACACTGAAGAATATCTCAGAACTATTGGTAGCTTTGACGCTAATCAAAAATGTTGTGCATTCCGTAATTTTATCCAACATTATGGAAACTACTTTACAGTATTAAAAGTAGATAATATCGGCATTGTTGAAGCAATTGGTAGTCAAGGTCGAATTTATACTCGCCCTGATGCTTCAGCATTTGTTTATCATAGTTCTGCATGGTTCTTTACGGAAATCTAAATGGATAATCTTATAGAAGAACTCTATAACGACTTCCAAAGTAAGAAAAAGGTGGCATATTTCAACACATCTAAGACAGAATTAGCTGTACGCTGTCCTTATTGTGGTGACTCTACTAATGACTTAACACATGCCCACTTTTATATTCAAACTGTTGCACCATTTAAGTATTTTTGTCAACGTTGTAACGTTAAGGGTTATATCTCAAATAAGACTCTTAACGATTTTGACAGTGAAAATGCTGAACTTGGAAGAGAGTTTGAAAGAACAGTACGCCACCATCTAAAAGATACAACTGTAGGTGGTGAATCTTTACTTTCTCAGTTAGGTAAGAAAAAATCTCTAGATTTGTATAAAGAAGATTCTAAAGCTTTTGCATTCAAAAAGAGATATATGGAAAATCGTTTAGGTGTTGAGTTAAGTACTGAAGATTTGATGGATATGCGGGTAATAATGAATTATACTCGCTTTATCAAGTCTAATAATTGCAAAAACTTGATGAATCATTACGATAATCCAAAATATTCCAATAGGCTCGATTTACTAAGTCATTTGAATAAATTTTCTGTAGGTTTTCTATCGTCAGATAGTAATTTTGTAACTTTCCGTCATGGAAAACCTTATACTAATGGGAAAGTAGAACGTCGTTATTTTACTGAAAATTTAAATATGCCAATTGAAATAGGTGAACGTACTTATTTCATTAAAAATGATATTGATATCTTAACGCCTGTTTTAGATGTCATAATGACCGAAGGTATTATAGATCTTCAAAGCGTTTATCATAATTTGTATGATGGAATTCAAAGCCCGAATATGGCTTTCCTTGCTGTATGTGGTAAATCCTATAATTTACCATTATTTAATCTAAGGCGATTAGGCTTCTTAAAGATGAATCTGCATATTTATTCGGATTCAGATGTCCATCTCAATTATTATAAGAAAGTACTAGACCCTCGTTTCTTTGATAAGATTCTAGTATCATATAATGAAATGGAAGGAGAAAAGGATTTCGGTGTACCTATTAATAAGATCAAAAAACGTACTAAAAAAATAAAATAGTATAATAATGATATATTATTTTATTGAAGTAAACTAAAATAAGAGGAAATAAAAATGAGTCAGCTGTTGGAATTGGAAGTAATCAAGAAAATGATGTTAGACTTTGCTGAGGACGAAAGTTTTGTAGCAGATAGTATTATTACTCTTGATTATCTTGAAAAACAAGTTTATCCGGTATTGGAAAAGAATGCATACCTCGTAGATAACTTGAAAGAATTCTTTGACTCTGAGAACCTATCGGAAGTCCTTACTTTCATTGGTCAAAAAGATAATCTTAAATTCTTCATTGAGCTTGTCACTTATATTCGTAAAACATGGACTGATGATAAGACTATGGACTATCATCATGCTATTCTCCGTGGTGAATTGAATACTTTTTATGCTCATGAAATTAATACAAATTCATATAATGTTCGTATTGACTATACGTTAAATGTTCTTAGAGAAGAATTTGGTGAAGAATCTACCTCTCCAGATTTGAGTTTAGAACAACTACTATCATTTATGCTTTTCCAAGTTGTAAACGATAGTAATGCGTTTATTAAGTTTGAAAATATCAAGGATGTACTGGTTACTCCAGAGCAATTTGTTGATGCATTGGAGGAATTCTAATGGTTACTGGTATTGTTCCTACTTTTTCTAATGATGCAATTCATAATTCTAATACAATTACTTTGTCTCATGATGAAACTAAATATGGGCTTAAGCTCCATGTAAAATACAATACTAAGTATTTTAAAGCTGGATTCATGTTGCCAAAAGGGAAGTATTCGATATCTGGTAACATGAATATTTACTGTCTTTCTAAAGATCATCAATTTTCTCAGAATGACTCTTCCAGCTTTAATAAAGAAATTGAAGTCGTAGAAGATCTAGATGTGCATAAGATTGAATCGTTTTGGCAAAACGTATTTAATACTCTTCCTTTACTTGATCAAAAAATCGGAGTAATGCAACATAGAGATAGTACTGGAGAATTAACTGTACATATCGATTTTGAACTTTTTAGTGATAATGACATGTATCTTACTACTCCTCTTCTAAGACTTCAGACCACTGCCAAATAAGGACACATTTAATGGGTGTTTTAACGAAAAGCTTGCAGAAAGAATCAGCTAAGACTAACAAGCGTGATGATTATTCTGCTGCCGATCTCATGCACGTTCCGACTGGTTTTGATGCAATCGACTATGAAGGTGGTACGATTGTAGAAGATATTGATGGTGATCCGATGCTTAATATCGGTTTACCTATGGGTAAAATTATTCTATGTTGTGGTAACTCTCAGGCTGGTAAAACTACTGGTGCTCTGCAGTTTGCTAATGGCATGGCTTCTCATTTAGATGGTGACGTTGTTATCTTTGACTTTGAACGTGGCATTCTTGATCCTCGTTCACGTATTCGTAACCTTTGCCGTTTATCTAATGACGAATATGATAACCGTTTTACCATTTATAAAAATGCTGGTATGTCAGTCGAGTTCTTTAAAAAGCAAATCTTCAAGATTGTAGAACTTAAAGAAAAACTGGCTAAAGCTGATATGGTTGACTGGTATATGCTTAACGGTGCTCCTGTTAAGATTTACCCACCAACGTATGTACTTCTTGACTCAATTCCGTCTATGAAGCCGGAAGATGTTCTGAATGACTCTTCTCTCGACAATAACATGGTATTCAGTAAAATGGCTGCCGCAAATAGCGCCATGCTTACTAGTATCGTTAACGTTCTTGAAAAATACAATATCACTTTGATTTGTATTAACCATATCACCACCAAAATCATTATCAATGCTTATGGGCCTCGTAAAGTTCTTCTTCCAGGTATGGAACCTGAAGAAAACCTGCCAGGTGGTAACAAATTTGTTTACCTCCCTTCTTATGTATTGAAATTTGCTTCTGGTAAAGCTTTAAATAAAGATAAAGACTTTAAAGTAAATGGTCGTGTTACCAACTGTACCTTCCTTAAGTCTCGTTCTAGCTTTAACGGTGCTAAGCTACCTCTGGCAGTAACTGAAAAGCATGGCTTTAGTAATGTCATGACTAACATCCTTGCTATGAAAGAAGAAAAGATGTTAAAAGGTACTGGTCAGGGTGGATTCTGGTTTGAAGGTCATGAAGATATGAAATTCAAACAAAGTGAATTTATTAAAAAATATAATAAAGACACTGAGTTCCAGGAAATGTTCGATGAAGTATCATCTGAATTCTGGCAGGGTCGTCTTGAAGATCGCTTTGGCGATGAATACGATAGTGTTGAGAAGTCTAAAGGTAATGACTTCGATGACGATGATGATGATGAATAATTAAATACTCCCCTATAAGGTTAATTCCTTATAGGGGATCTTTTTTTTACGTATTTGTTAGACTATCAAGTATATATTATTTTAGTGAAAAGATAGTTAAATCAATTATCTTTTATAATAATTTAAATATTGGAGTTAACAGAATATGACCGCATTAGTTGGAACTGAAGTTAAAGTACATTTCAAATCATCAAATGGTGAAACTACTTCTTTTGATATTGAAATTACTGAAGAGGAAATTGGTAAAAGCTGGATTTGGACTAAGATTTCTTATACCAATGGTTTAACTGCTGTCAGTGCTACTGAAAAGCGTAAAGGTATGATCTGCTGGAATAAGAAAACTGGTAAACGACGTTGGCAAGCCGCTAATGAAGATTTATGGAATTACTACTGGATTAGTCCGTCTGATTTCAAGACTAATATGCCAGTAACACGCTTAGGTTTAGCGAAAATTTACGGGAATATGTAACTTTTTATATGTTCCACTAATAATTATATACATACTGATCAAAAGCCACTACTCTCCGACATGAGAGTTTTTGATGAGAAAGCTCAGGGGCATTATTTCCCTACCCGCCTATAGATTTAGGCGGGATTTTTTTTTATCGTATAATAGCAAATTTCATTAATATATTATAATGATGATATCAATTATACTAACAAGGTACAATATGGAAATTCTTTCATTAGTAATCTTAAAGACTAATGGGTTTCAAATTCCTCCAGAAATTACTGTGGTAAGTAATTATGGAAGAGAGACTCTCGTTATTAATGATGAGCATACTAACCGTGTATCTGGCACGTCAATGCTTGTTAAAGGTACAGCCGAAAATCTGAAAAAGATGATCGAAATTAATAAAGGTGTTTGGACTTCAAGTAACCCAATGTTTGGTGGTTGGGATTTCCGAACTGTATAACTCTTAAGTAAAAAAAAAATAATTTTAATAAAGGTACTATTATGAAAAACTCTCTCATCGAAAAATTGTTTTCTGTAAAAGCTCCTGTTTCAAATAATGCAATCCAGACAGTAGTTGGTAAGGCTGAAGTACGGAAAATGATTTTCCATTATTATACAGAAGGTTCAATTAGTGAATCATTTGCTGAAATGATTTTGGGTATGAAAGTCACCAAGAAAGTTCCAATGGTAGGTAATTTCATACCTGAAGAGATTCTTCGTATTGAAGAACTTAATGCGAAAAACTTCTTTAAGTTGGTTGGTACCGATAAGGTATTCTTCTCTCCGGTAAAAAATACTGGCTTCTATGAAGTATATTATGCTTTCCAGTCAGATGTAGAAAATAAAGATGGTAATCTGGTACTACGCTCTAAAGAAGAGTCTACCAATACCAAAATCAGTTCTAAGGCCAAGTTTGAAAAAACTAAAGTAGAAAGTGCAGTGTATTTTGAAAAAGATACAATGTATATCTGCTTAGCTGATGAATTGATGTTACATTATCTCTCTCCTGAAGTATTCAGTTACAATGAAGAAGAGCGAATTATCTATGACAGTAATCTGTCATTAGTAACCAGTTAATTCTCTCTCTGTAAGCCCCTGTATGGGGCTTTATTTTTATGGTGACTATATGTTTATAGTAAAATATCCAGTAACTGAAAAAGATAGAAATGTGAATTTTTGGTCTGTAGGGAAATTATTCATTGCATATAATTTCTTTCTCCTGTTAGAAAACAGGAAAAGATATCCTTTTACTAGTTGGGATGACTATATCTACAAATATATTGCTCCTGACAGAGATCTTGAAAGATCTTTTAATATAATTTGTATTGAGCGAATAAGAAAAGTAAAAAGAGCTACATTAGTAGATGAAGCTCTAGGATCACAACTTTATTCTATTTCCACTAACGTATTAAGAAGCGGGTTATTTAGATTATGTTCACGTTCAAAAGGGACTCTGTATCAAGGGGTGATCAGGAACTGTATGACTTGGTAGCAACTCTTTCTACATTTCATTTGCAAGTTATATTAGGTATGGAACGTTCTGATCAGTACACTTTTTATGAATTTATAACTAGTGGTCATTTTAGAAATTATTTGTTACTTGATCATCCGATAGATATGATGATTAGAATACCTTTAACTAAACCGACAGCTAAGATATTGATATCTACTGGCAGGATAATACCATGTTACTTCTAGTTCTTCATCCAGAATCAAGTACTGATATGAAAACATATGCCAATCTTTTGAAAATACCTTTTCATCGTTTAGGTGTATCAGGGCTATGTTTTAAATTTTTAGATCTAATTCATAAGCCCACTAGCGAAATTCATTTTATGAATAATGATGATTATCTTGAGGGGGCTAAAAATTTTGGACATTTTCAAGTGCTTCATAGACCTGCTGATTCAATAAATGCAATAACACCTTTACTGAATTATGTTTTGTATATTAATTCAGATGTTTTTTCGATATATTGTATGAGACCTTATCATGCGAATCTATAAAGTTAAGAAAATATATTATGTTTCTTATATAATGAAACAAATGGTTTTTTCTCTTACAAATATTGATTCTCCTGGATTTAAATTAAGATTATGGCATTCTTTAATAATCTATAATGGCGGAATGCGCCTTATCCCAGGAGTGTATTATTTTGATGATACAACTCATCTTGATGAAATGGTTCAAATGTCAGCCATTTTTACCGAAAATAATACTACTAACCATACTAATTATCTGGATGATGAACGTATGGTTAGGTCTGATAGTTTTTTGATATATGTTACTGGAGAAAACAATTCTACTAGAATTTCCACTCCTTATTCTTATTTGCAAAGGGTACAAGATGTATTATGCTTAAACTTAAATGTGCAAATAACCGATTAAGTATTGGTTATGTAAGATCAAGTAAAGATTTGGAGTTAGTTCGATTACATGGAAAGAAATTCATTAATAATAATAGACTGCTGGTAATGGATTTAAATTGTAATCATTCAGCAACTATAGATTATTTTAGTGATAGGGTGATAGTTACAAGTGTTTTTGATTTAGATACTCAGATGCTTAAAGTGCAAAGAGAATTAATGAATAATGGTATTAGCGGTGCTTATAGTTCTAGAAGCTTCAAAAGTATGGGTTCAGCTTTATTTGGCACAACAGACGGAAGAATAGAAACCATGCATATAGAAGAACATCAGTTATACATTGAAGGTAAAAAGTTATGGTAATCCATCAAGTGCCTATACCTCATGAATATCATTTTTCAGAAAATTGGTTCTACCGAGCTTTAAGAGTTTTATCAATCAGTTTTATCGGGTTTCAGTTTCTGGAAGATGGAGAAGATTACTCTCCTTTTTATATGAAAGATTCTGACAATAAGACTATGAGTGATTATTTTAATACAGAACATGATTCTACTAAATCTCGTAGATCTTGGTTTGATAGTGTGTCTGAATATATAACTGATATGGTTGATTGGTCTAGTGACGAAGATGAAAGAGTAGCCATTAAGTCTATAGTTAAAGAGGAATTCTTTAACTACTACCAGCGAATCGTGAATTCGGATATAATTAATTTAGAAGGTACCACTCTACATGGTTTACCTCCAAATAAAAATGGTATAACTTCTAGTACTGTCATAATTTTACTCCATATTTTCTTTAAAACGGAAATAAAGTATGTTCAAAATCACATTTATTAAAGAAAGAATGAATTTATTTGCTGGTACACCATTATTAGGTTGCTTAGAAGCTTTCAATCCTTTATCAAGAATAGACACATTAGAAGGGTTAAAGCATAAAACTATTTCTAATACAGGAATAAAGTTTTTTGCAGCATTAGAAAAAGTACTTATTACCCCTCCAAAAAAATATCATAAAACTTTTGAAGAATTAGATATAGATTCTTTTAATACTTCATTAGATAATTTTAAAAAATCTAATTCTGTTACTTTTCCATATCGCCGTCATCAGTTATATTCATCTACTCCTAGCGGTAAATCAAACTTTTCAGCATATATACTTGCTTCAAAAATGTCAAGTAGAGACTTAGATGAATTAGTCTTAGATAAAGACTTAATATTTTATATTAAGTATCCTGAAACCATTGCCCCGCTTAATCTAGCAAATATACCTAATTTAACAGGTCTACATTTACGAGCTAGACGATCAATTTCTCCTAATTATATACTAGATTCATTGTCTGGTATTGAAGATAACTAAAAAATTGAGAAACTCTAACTAATCATTAGAGTTTCTCAAAGTTAATCTTTTTTTAACACATATATTATAATTGTGTATAGTCCTAAAACAATGGAGAAAAAGTAGAATGGCTTATCAAGGTAATATCCCTGATCATGAATTACATGACCATTCATTCTTAGGTGAAGAACTACTAATCCCTATGGTTAATCATTCGGATGGTGGTCGTATCAACATGTTCACTCAGCATCAGTCTCAGCTCACTACAATTAATCATGGTGAGCCTCCTTTGGTATTTACTCGCTTTGAAAAACAAATTGGAAAGTATTCATCTGGTCATCGTGATGTAGATGAAAAAGTTAAGATTAAGCGTATTTTTGAATTCAATGATAATCGTAAATTGATTCTTGTACATTATCCAGCAAGAAAAGAATATGATATTATTGAGTTTAATAGAGCTGTTAACCTTACTGAGTATTATGGTTATCAATCTATTCTCAATGATGAAGTAGAAGAAGGTGCAGTTATTGAACCAGATGGTGAAAAACCTTGGATTTTCAGAAACAATATGTTCGATGATGATTTGAATTTATGTTATGGTTTGAATCTCAATGCTGTTTATATTCCACTAGAAGGTCTTACTTATGAAGATCCATGTGTAATTTCTGAATCTACTGCTAAAAAATTCTCACATACTGAAGTAAAAGTATATCGAGTAGTACTCAACCGAAACGACGTTCTCATCAATTTACTTGGTGACAGTGACCATTATATTCCATTCACTAAGATTGGTGAGAAAATTAAAGATGGTATTTTATGTGCTGTTCGTCGAATTGACTATAGCACTATAGTATCTGATTTTAAAGATAAAGAATTCTGCATCCCTCATCCAAACGATGATACTATCTATAATGGTAATGGTACCTTAATGGATATTAAGGTGTACAGTAACATCATTGATGACTCCCTACCTTATAATAAACCAATTTTGGATATTCTGGCTAAGCAATTTGAAGTTTATTCAGATATCTTAGAAGTATGTACTGAAATTAAAAACTCTGGTAAAAAAGTAACTGATGACTTTAATCATTATTTACAAAAAGCTAGAGACCATTTGTCTATTAAAGATTCAAATAGTAATATTCCATTCTCTCAGGATAAAAGTACCTTTGAAGGTATTGTAATTGAATTTATTGTAGCCGAAACTAAACCATGTAATCCTGGAGATAAACTTACAGGACGCTATGGTAATAAGGGGGTTATCTCTCAAATTCGTCCTGATAATGAAATGCCTAAAGTTGAAGGTACAGATATGCATGCTGATATCTGTCTAAACTTCTTAGGTGTATGTGGTCGTATGAATATCTCTCAGCTATTTGAGCAAGAATTAAACTTCATTGCTGATAATATTCGTTTTAAATATATTGATGATCCAGAAAATAAATCTAATCTTAAAAAGTTCTTTAAAGACCTTAAGAGTTTCTATGAAATTGCTTCTCCTAAGCTTTTAGAGTACATTGATGGTTGTGATTTGGATGATATAAAAGAGCTACTTGTTGAATTCATTAAGTATGGTATTCCTATTCATCAACCACCATTCTTTGGTAACGTTAATCATATCGGTTTAGAAGAATTATATAATCGTTTCCCTACGGAAAAATATAAGTTTGAAGGTATCCAGCAACCTTTAATTATGGGTAAACTGTATTTCGTTAAACTTAAGCACATGCCTAAAGGTAAATTCTCAGTACGTTCCGCTGAAATGACTAACCTCATGGATGTACCTTTCCGTAATAACGAATCTTATAAGAAACATAGTGCATTGTTTAACAGTAATGCTATCAAGTTAGGTGAACAAGAAGCATTTAACCTTAATTTGATTGAAGACCCTGAAACAATTGCTAAGTTCTATAAATCTTATTCTTCTAGCCGTGTTCGTCGTCAAGACATGCTTCATCAAGCATTCATGGCTAAAAGTCCTGATGATATTGAATCATTTAATGATAATATTGATGAAGAATCTGGTCGAAGCAACCCTTCTCAAAGCGTAAGAGCCTTGCTTAAAGGTGCAGGTATGACCATCATTGATTCAGATGATGAATAAATAGAATTCGGGTAATAGTGTAAAAGCTATTACCCGTATCTATCTTATTTTTCTTCATATATTATTAAAATGATAAATAATTTATAACAATAAGGAGTTTATAATGTTGACTATTTATCATTTTATCATTAATAAATTAAATTGCCTGTTTTTCGTTCTAGTTTGTTTTGTACTGTTCCTACTCAGTTTTAGTTTATACGATTTCCTTAAACCGCAAATTGTCCTGATGCATCCTTTCTTAGCGGTTATTTCAAGTTTTGTTTTAATTGTGTTATATATTGGCTTTACTTTAAGTGCAGCTAAAACAGTTTCCGATTTCGTTTTATATTTTACTAGAAATAAAAGAAATTAACAGATCTTTAGTAGTATCCCCCTAAGAAATTCTTAGGGGTTTTATAAATCTTTTTTTTCTGGATAATAATTATGAATTGGAAAAAATTTCTTCCTAAAGTGGCTCTTTGGCTGGTGATGGTACCTGTGGACTTTATTATGGTTCTTACGGCCTATCCGATGTCTCCTATCATTGCTCTAATCTCTATGATTAAAGGTGAACCTCCTAAATGGGCTTGGTTGTGGCTAACTTATGATAACCCTATTGATGGTGATAGTGGACATCTAAAACGTTGGGCCGATTATGTGGCTAAGTATCCTAAATGGGGTGTGTATTGCCGTAGAACTGCTTGGCTCTGGCGTAATAAAGTGTACAACTTTGCGTATACTTATGAAGGTATCAGTGTAGGTAAGATTGTTGTGGCTTCCGGTAATCCTAATACTGAATCTGGTAAACCTGGTAAAGAAGGTTATATCTGGTTAGTTGATGAAAATGGGTATTGGTGTCTATTCCTATTCAAACATTATACTAAAAACCTAGCAGTGCGTATCTATATTGGATGGAAATTTAAAGGTCTGTTAAAAGACCCTAATGGTAAAATTGAACGTTCAATGTTTGCTAACTTCTTTAGTCCATTTAGAATCTGGACTGGAAGTGACGATAAATAAATGAATTTAACCCATATCCTCAAAAGGGATATGGGTTTCTTAATTTCTTTTTTAAAAATATATAATTAAATAGAATAATCAACTAGTAAGGAAATAAAATGAATATCTATGTAAATGAATCAAATGGTGATGTCTACCAGTTAAAACGTAAAACGGCTCATAATGTCCTCTTTGATATTCTTTCAAAAGGTGATAAAAAAGAAGCTACAGTTATTCCTCTATTAGCTACTAAGCCTTTAAAAGAAATGTCTGAAAACGATTATGTAATTAAAGTTCTTAAGAAATATGAAAGTAATGCTGAAAGTATCACTGTTAAAGAACTTAATACATTACATAATCTAGGGTACCAACGTTTAACTCATGTAATGGATATGGCGATATAATATGGAAATCAAACGTTCTTCATGGCATTTTATGCTAAATGATATTTTTTATAGTAATCCTGAAAAATTTAATACTCTGTGCTCTTATTTCTGGAGGACTGTATTTTCTGTATTCATAGTAATTATAGCTTTCTTAGCAGTTATATCAGCAGGTATGTTATATGGAATAATGCTTACTGACTGGTATATTGATAGTCATCCTAATACTATGATAGCTGATATAAGTTTGATATATCGTCGCCTAATCCAGATTCCTCTAGGTTTGATTGGAGTGATTATTACATTCTTTACTATAAAGTATTTAGTAGCTGGTTGGATTAAATTTTTAGTAACTCTTGGTGGATTCTTTAAACTTCTGAGAAAAAGTATAAAGAAACTGACTACTAAGCCTTTAAAAACTACTGTTAGTGAAATTAAGAAAGAACCGTCTTTAATTATTGAAATGATTAAAGCTAAAAAGAAAAAGTATTGCCCAACCATAGAGTTTAAAGGTAAAAGATAAAGATTCCATAACTTTTTATTAGTATTATATCAAAGGAATTTATAATGTACTATTTTCGTTCTGTTTCAAGTAATCCATTTCATAAAAATAATTTTCTGATTTCTAAGAATGAAGAAACCAATGAATTACTTACTATTGAAAATAAAATTGTTAACCCTAAAGAGTCTTTAGAAATGGTTACATTAACTAAGGTCTATCCAAATTTCTTAGCTAATCGTATCTTTAGGAATATTAAGAATCAAGATCTGTATGAATTTTTAATGATTACAAATATTGATTGTGATGATATCAATAAATGGCCTTTAATGGCTGTTTACACTAATGTAAAATCGGGTAAAGTTTATTCTCGTCCTTTTGTAGAATTTCTTGAAAAATTTACCTATGAAAAATTCCTGAGAGGTTAAAATGGCTGATAAAATCATTGTACGTTATAAGGATACCCCTTATACTGTAAAAACTCTTTTAGATTTTCTTTCAGAATGTGCCAAAGTATATTATAGTACTGGTAAAAGAAAAATAAGTGATGAAGTTTTTGATAAACTTCAACTTGTTTATGAAAAGCATTCTGGTAAAAGACTTCCAGTTGGTGGTAAAGTTGATGTAGGTAATACTCTTAGCTTAAGCCACTCATATGAGGACTTTGCTGGTACTCTTTTCAAGACTAAATCACCGGAAGAGGTCTACGACTGGATGAGGCGAAAAGGTATCAAACCTTCAAAAGCTGGAGTCCAGATCGCACTTAGTCTAAAAGCTGACGGTCATTCTATCACGGTAGAAACTAAGTATAACAAGAAAACTAAAGAACAGTATATACATAAAGCTCTTACCCGTGGTAAAGATGGCGTAGGTAAAGATCTCACTCCTATTTTTAAAGAATACGAACATTTACTTTACCTTCCAGTTATTGATGGAAAAAATTATGCTGTAGGTTATGAAGCAGTAATGACTTATAGTAATTTTACATTGTTCCATGAACAAGAAAAAGAAACATTTAACAATCCTCGTTCTATCATAGGCGCTATCCTATCAGATAGAGGTAATCAGTATTTTCCATATATTAATCTCATTGCTCTCAGGATTAAGACTGAAGATGATGAGCTTAGTCGTATTGATGCATTGGAGTATATTAATGAGATTAATGAATCTCAGAATGAAGAAATTGATTTCGGTTTTTGGGTGGGTGAATTAACCAATAAAAAGAATAAAGGATATATGCTTGGTGGCGATGATTATAAGGATTTCAATGAAGCCTTAGAAGATTTCTATCAATGTGTAATTCAAAATCGTGAAGAAATTGATATCATGATTGATGGGGTAGTAATTGAGGTTCTTAATGAAGATAAACGTCGTTCATTAGGTTACTCTGATTATGAACCTAACTTTGCAGCGGCTCTTAAATTCCCTCCAGCTGAAAAAGAAACTACCGTCGAAGATGTTAAATGGTCTGTAGAAGGTAAGTCTGGACGTTACACTCCAGTAGTGCATTTTAAACCAGTTAGTATTGATAATAACTCATACGTTAAAGTATCTCTTGCTAACTATAAACGGTTTAAGAATCTAAATCTTCATAAAGGTGATTCAATCTTATTTACTAGACGTAATGATGTATTAGGTTATGTTGATAAATTAGATGAAGATGCACCACCTAAAGGTGAAGCTTTTAAAGCTCCTAAGTTTTGTATTCATTGTGGAGAATCTTTAGCAGTAGTAAGTGCATATTTAGAATGCGTAAATCCGGCTTGTAAAACTAACGAGCTTGGTAATATTCTCAAGTTTATCGATGTACTCAATCTTAAGTTTATTGGTAGGAAAACGATAGAAAAACTATATGATAATAAAATCATTAGTAAGTTCTCTGACTTCTTTGAATTAACTGATAAAGATTTTAAGAAAATTAAGTCCATTGATGGACTTGGAAATCATGTAATTAAGCTTATTAATCAGTTAGTAGATAAGCTCAGTAATGAAGAAACTCCCGATTATCTATTCCTTGGGGCGTTCAATATCCCGTTGATCAGAGATGGTCGAGCTGAGAAGATCTTAAAAGGTATTACCCTTCCAGAGATTATTGATCTTATTGACTCTAAAGATAATGAGGCTATTTACCGAATCCTTTCTAATACTAATAATATTGGTATTAAGATTGTAGATGAACTGGCTAAAGCTTTAGGGGATGAAGGATATTATCGAAATGAATTAGGTATTCTATATGAGAATATGAATATCATTGATTCAAAGATTGATCAATCATCTTTAGGTAAAGATTTTGTATCTTTGACTTTCGTTCATACTGGTAGCGCTAAGCCACTGAAAACTAGGGATGAACTTAAACGCATTATTTCTAGTAAAGGTCATAATTTAGTAGGAAGTGTTTCCAATAAGACAAACTATCTCATAAATAATGACGTAAATTCCACTACTGATAAGAATAAGAAAGCTAAAGAGCTTGGTATTCCAATCATTACTGTGGAAGAATTTGTGGCAATGATGAATGGCTAAACTCAGTCAACAGCTCAATCAAATTTTTGTGGACATCGAAAAAGGAATCGGTAATAGTCATGTTGTCGATTCCCTAAAATCCGGTATAGACTATGCATACATAGTCGAAGGTAAAAATACTAAGCTTTGGATAGATGTAAAATCCTTAGATAGCGGATTTTTAGATGAACTAATCGATTTAAAATTAAGTAATAAACTCTAAGGAAATTGAAATGGAAAATGTAACTAATCTTGTTCAACTTGCTGGAAATGTAGTAAAAGATCCTAAATTCATCTTTGATGAGAAGAACGATTTTCGTGTTCTGAATTTTACTGTAGTAGTTACTCGTCAGTATGTTCGTGATGGTCGTTTTGCAAATGATAAATCATTCCATAAAGTCTCTGTTCGTGGTAAGCTTGCAGAAGAATACAAAGACAAGATTAAGAAATCTAGTGGCGTACAAGTTACTGGATATTTACGTAATCGCAATGTAACTAAAGATGGCGTACGTTATCCAATTACTGAAGTTGCTGTAGAAGAAGCAGGTGGAATTGTCTGCCTGTAAAAAAAGTAAATAAACCCCTATATCCCCTTTTGAGGGATATAGGGAGTTTCTTTTTTTTTAATTTCTAGTTAAATCTAAGAACAGATTAGCGATTTTAAGACCTTCTTTTCCACTTACTGATTCAAAGATAAAATCTTTAATCAAGTTAGAGGAATAAGCGCTACAGATAGTATAACCTAAGAATCCAGATAGCAATTCAATCATAAAGAGAGATTTTTCACCATACATAGTGATCATCTTTCTAATGAAAGTATTTACATCTAAGTCTTTAACTACAGTATAAGCCTCAGCTAGACCAGAGAATAGTCTTGGAAGAGATACTAAGTTTTCATCATTAAAACGTGTACCAAACTCAGCAATAGCTGAATCAGCGATACTAGATTGCTGTTTTGCTACTTGCATTGCAATGGCATTTCTAGTTTCTTTGTTTAGAGGGTGATCTCTCTCAACCACATATGATAAGAAGAACTTAGCGATACTATAGCTAATAGCTGCCGATTGTACTGGAATAGAAGCAGTAGCATACATACTATCGATTACACGCATAACCATACGAGTATATACTATAGCGGCGTTGGTCAGTAAAGGGGTAGAATATACAAGTTTATTGTAATTTTCAGCATACTTACGTTGAACGTGAGCATACATTAATACACCAAATACTTCTCTTGGCTGATAGCTACTGAAACTATATTTGTCTCTAATCTTGATTTTACCAAACAAGTTAGCGATACCAGTATAGTCTTTACCGTTATTGATAGCCCATCCAGTCAAATTCAGACCTGGAACATACAAACAATCTATATGTCCTGATTCTAAATCATCGAGAATTACCTGCTTACCAGATACACTAATCTTTGACTTAATATCACTTGAGATAAGATTCAGTTGGTCTTTAGTGAGACGATAGTCTTCAGCCTTAGTCATTGCACCTGTTACTTGAGTAAGCATTCGGTTAGCATTGACGATCTCACCAATATATGTATCTTTTAAAGAACGAAATTTGAAAGACATAATTACTCCTGACTAGTTGGGAATCCATTAATGAAGTACTGGTTGGCATCAAGTACAAAGATTTTAGACTGTTTCATGTTAGCATCAAGCAACAGAACATTATCTTCCAGCATTTGATGTTCAGTAATATCGATTGGATATTCTGTAGGAGAATCGTTGGCATCAAGTACAAGGTCACTACGGTTATTGATACGGTTCTGATAGTAGTAATTACTAATAACGCGAAGCTGCTCAACGGCTGCAGTGTAAGGGCTAAAGAATTCAAATACTGTAGAGTATTCTTCTTCTACACCCTGATCATTTGGATCAACCGTTACGTTAGGTTCATCAGCATAGATAGTATTCATAATATTATCTAGACCAACATATTCAGCAACAATATCAAATTCAGAATAGTTGTCTACTACAAATTTGATAACGGAATCAATATCAATAGTATTTACAATGCGAAGTCTATATTCAAAATCTTTGAGAGTATCTACTTTACTAACATCAAGTTCCATTACCTGACGGTGTTTAGGCTTAAACCAGTCATTAGAAAGATATTTCTGGTTGAGGAAAGAAGAACCTAAACGAGTCATTAAAGGAATTGTAGCAATGTCAGTATTTGTGGTAATGAGACCTTGTTCTTGCATAGTATCTTGACGAATGATAATGCAATCAGCATCGTCCATTACACATTCATTCTTAACGATACGAATTCGCCATTCAGCGGCATCATCAATTTTATTTGCAAGAAGTTTAATTTTGTATCCAGAGAATTCATTACCGCCATAAATAAGCGTATAATGTTTACCTGCAGTTAAGTGATACCCATTAAGATATACATCGAAGTCTTCAATAGAACCAATAGGTACTGGTCTATATGAATTATCCTCTAGTTTCTCTTTAATCTCTACCTCATTACTCCATGTGTCACCATTGGTAGAAGAAGCTTCATATTCCCAATAGTATACGCCATTCATAATGAATAACTGATCAGCTACTTGTGGGAGAGTGGAGAAGATGATTCGTGCGGTATCACCAGTAGTGTTAATCTCTGTAATGAAATCAATTCCATAACGGAACTTAACATATGCAGTTAATCCATCAATAGTACGTTTAGCTACAACGTTAATGTATTTGTGATGATAGAATGTACCTAAATTTGCTACAGGTACATATAAAGTACACTTCCCGCCAGTCAAGTCGGTTGAGGTAATCGTTTTTGTTACATAATCTTTACTAGTATTATATAAACGATGTATCTTGATACCAACTACTGAATTATCATTAATATGAGTAGCTTTAATATAACACTTAACGCCATATGCGGTATTTACTAGATCATATTCAGATTTTGGAAGCAATTTTCCATCAACAAATACAAAATGGGTGATTGCAGCAAAATTAAGTTTCCCTAAGCAATCAACATTGTATTCAACTCTAGTAGAAGCTGGATAAGTAATTGGAACACCATTAGCATCCCAATTAGCATTAGCGTAGTGTGCAGTTTTATTTGCGAATTGATATGAACGATCAACAACGGGGTTTGTAAAATGAGATAAAAACGTTTCAAGATAACGTTTATCACGAATTGCAATGTCACCAGTAGCATAGAAGCAGTATCTTAATGCTTCACCAAGTTGTTTAAATCGCTTATTAAAAGTCTTAACATCACTTAGATCTTCCGTTACCGAGTTGATTGGTTGAACTTTAGATAACGGTTCTAAAAGGCCGGATAGTTCTCTACGGAAATTACCAACCCCTAATGATGTTTCTAAATTGCTATAAGCCATTATATGAATCCTTTTAGGGTTTTATGATTCTACTATTACATTGTTGACATCTGCACGATTCTTCTGAAGATATTCATCATACAAATCATTAACCTCTGAAATAGGGGCATACATGAAGAATTTGTAATCATAATTAGCGTAAGGACTCAGGATAGTAATAACCTTAGTCTTCCAATTAATTTGATAATCTTCATCTTCTACTAATTCTTTTCTATCCCTAAATAGTTTATAAATAAGGTTAGTGGCTTTAAGCTCATCAAAATTATCTTGGCTTCTCAGATAATCGATATAGTAATTAGGTGCCCTAGCTAATTGCTCACCAAAATCAATTTCTTCAATAGGCGAGTTAGCCTCAGTTACAAGTTCTAGCCCCAATATTGATTTTTTATTACCGATTTGATGAGGTATCCCCCAATTAAGAGTCCAGTGCATACCTACATCATTCATACCACCTTCAGTAATGAGAAATTCATCATCAATTGGCTCATTGGCAAGATTATAGCTTTCGGCAATAAAGTAATTATGGTTATTATACTCAACTTCTACAGTAAAACGTAGCATTGATTCGCTAACAGCTTTATTATCTTTTTGAGCATCTGGTACTTCAAAGTTAGGAATGCGGATTAGAATATTCGTTCCGTATCTATAAAAGAACTGTTTTTTACCAGTAGAATGGTGAGTTTTATAAGTAACTTTACCATCTGAAATTTTATGTATCCACTCAGCAAATAAATTCAAAGAATCTTTATCCTTTAAATTGTAACCTTTATGTTTAGCTATATAACCAATAGAGGATGCTGGAAGTGGAACTTCTAATGAGTAGTCATTGAGATACCTATATCTGTTTGTACCCAACTTATTGGATAGATAACCCTTAATATTAATACTTTCCATTTCAGTTTTATTTGAAATGATAATATCAAAGTTATGTCTGGCCCTAGAAGTAATAGCAGATATATAGGTTTTAGTCTCTTCATCGTATACTATTTTAGTATACATTCTTTCACGGTTTGCACCACGAAAAGTATACATATTTGCCATTAAGAATGGATCTGCTAAAAATGAAGTATCACCAGTTTGATTCTCATAATTCATTTTGATAGACATTCTAGGTAATGGCTTCATATTTTTCAAATCATCATCTAATGGTTGCTCAGTAACAGCAGCTATTGAGTTTCCAATAAATACTTGCTTCAAGTAGGTCGGAGGGAATAATGAGATAAAGTACTCCCTGACAACGCCGATTAAACTTGAATATAAAGCATTAGTCACCGTCATCTCATACTTAGTGACTACGAGTTTATTATCAGTAAACTGTATATCGCTCATAATTATAACCTAAAAAAAAAGTAAAAGAATCCCCTATAGGACTGAGCCTATAGGGGAACTTTAAATGATACAAGTGTATCACAAATCACACAAGGAATACAGACAGCGTAGGATCCGACAACCTAACCATCTATATCCTTGTTAACCAAAAATTCATAGGAAATCATATAAATTTTTGTTATTTAAATATTAGTAAACCTGTCGTTTAATCATAGTAATTAAACCGAGATTTACTAAAGGTTCCATTTCTTCAAAATATGTATTAAATGAAACAGTATAGAATTCTAGTTTTAGATCATTGCGAAGAAACTTAAAAATACCATAAAGACTATTATCTGCAGTATCATCAAACATAGTATTGAAAGTCTGATAAGATCTAGGAAATGATTTTTCACCTTTTCCATCAACAACCAAGCTAACCCCATAAAAATGATCCATTTGATTGGAAATTCTTAATGGGATAGCTACTTTAGATTGATTAGCCACATCAGCAATAATAAGATTGGTCAGATTTATTACATCGGTAAATTCAATATTAGATTTTCTACCAATATTTTTCACCAACAACTCAACCGCTTTAGAAGGTTTTAATGGCATTTCTTATCCCTTAATTCGTAAATAAAGTTTCTAAACCTAACAGGGTATCTTTGGCTGGTAGGAAGTCACGATTGAAAAGACCTGTATCTGCGTCAATCATCATATTATGTACATACAACGGCTTGAACAACTCACAATACTCTTTAGAGAAGATTGCAATAAAGTTAAGAACATCACCATCATAGTCTGCTCCTAAAGAAGACAGAATAAGGTTATGGATCGATGCAGTTAGATCATGTTTATCTCGCTTAACGCCAGCGCATTTGATTATCATTACCGAACCGATATTGATTGATGGGTTTCGGTTAATGATAAACTTGACATTCTTAGAAGTAATAATCTCATTTACAATATTGTAAACGGTTTCATTAAACTTCAATGTAGCTTTATAAAAGATTTCATTTGCCTTCATAAATGTCGTCTTATGTAAAGTACGAATTTTACGAATTACAAATGGCCTCATAAGTTCTAAAGCAGCATTATATGGAATTGTAAACTCATCCATTTCATATTCACCAGTAAGAGGTGTGATTACCATCCTACTAGAGAAGTTAAATCGGTTTCCGATAAGAGTACTACGGATATAACCATCTTTTTCACTAAGATTATCTACGATGTTAGTGTAGATATTATTCAGCGCTAGTTGATTATTGTACAACAATGGTAAAATATTAAGATCATTCTGTTCCATACTTGATAAATCTCTAAGAATATTAGAGTTTTTAATCAAGATATTATAGTAATTATTAATCTCTTCAAAGCTAAACTCTCCGTCTACTACAATAGCTGGACGAAGACGAACGTTAATGATAGGGTAATAATAAATGAACACTTGTTCAATATGTTCCATTACAAAATCATATTCTTTTTGCTTCTTTTTCTTTTTCAAGAAATAATTCATTACAGTTTCGAAATTATCCATGAAACGAATAATACCGATACCGGTAAATGGTTCTTTCAAAGGAGGTTCAATTAATTGACCTTCTACTTTAATATCACCTTTATAGTTAATGATATTACTTAGTACTGAAGCGCCAATAATTTTTTGAAGATAGATGTAAAATAATGGATGAATACATGGATACTCAAGATCAATCCAGCCCTCTTTATCTAACATTAATCCACGGAATGTAACCTCTGAACCACAATCCTCTTCTTCGCAAATTTCGCCTTTATGGAATTCACCATGTAAGGCACCACATGTACATGACCATTCAATACCAGAAGCCATGTTACCGAAAATAGTTGGGGAGAAGATACCATCTTCAGTGAACTTTTTATTATCACCTTCTAACGGATTTGGATTCTGAATGATACGGTGTAGATTAGCTTCTTCATTCAGATTTCGTACATCCATTCTAATACTCATTCGTATTCTCCGCTTATTGTTTGTCTAGAAATAAACTCTTCAATATTATAATATATTTTTATAAGAATTATTAACTTTTTTATTCAGGAACATAGAAATTTTTTATAAAAATATACTATATTTATAGTTCAAACATCTAAATAGTTTAAAATATTTAACAAAAATCATAGATTAAATGATTTTTTTTAAAAAGGTAAATAATATGGCTATGTTTTTAGAAAGCACTGTTACTGAACAGCAACCTGAATTGACTTATGTATCGACTTTGTCTATCATGGAAGAACTCAACGATATCACTATTGAGCTTTCAGAAAATTTTGAATCTTTCTTCCAAGAAGAATATTCTATTTTAAAAGAAGAATCTGATGAAGTTAAAGCAGAGAAAAAAGAATCATTTAAAGATAAAGTTGGTAAAACTATAACTAATATACTAGATAGGATTCGCGTAGCGGTAGTGAAAGTTAAACAATTTTTATTATATTATATTTCTAAAGCAATTGGAAGTAAACGTTTTGTACGTGCTCCTCAAGAGTTAGTTCGTTTTATGGCTTCACATTCTATTTCTTATGTATTCAAAAATTTCGCCGATGATAGTAAATTAGACGAAATTAAGAAAGATTTGGAAGCCGATAAAGCTGCTTTTGAAAAAGCTAAAGCTGATACTACTATGTTCACCATGCCAGCCGAAAAATTTAAAGGATTTCTCAACCCAGCTAAAAAATCCTTTGAAGAAATTGAATCAGGAATTAAGAGTAATACCCAGCTCTCTCCAGAAGGTGCTAAGGTATTACAGGCATGCGTTACTTTCTCTCTTGCTGTAGTACATGCTATTACCGCAAAAACTAAAGGTCTTGATAAAGAACCTTCAGATAAAGAATAATATAAACCCTATACCCTCTTTATGAAGGTATAGGGTTTATAATTTGAATTTCAATCATATATTATATTAGTAGTAACAGGAATTTAGTAGTTTAAAACCGAAGGTATTCCAATGGGTTTTCCACTAGTATATAAGTCTGATAAACGTTATGTCAGAAATAAAAATATTATAGAATTCGATATGAAATCAGGCGGATATTCTATTGCTATGTCAAAAGGTTTGATAAAGGATAAGAAAACTAGACTTAAGCTAAAACATGCTGACAAGAAAGAAAAGCAGATTATCTTAGGTCTATACGCTAAAGAACATAAAGAATTCACTAAATCTTTACACAAAGGATTTCAAGAGTATGTCAAGTTATTTATTGAAGAAAATGATATTGAAACAAAATCTGTAATAACTATTAATAAAGACTCAGTATTATTCTTTGGTAGGCAGCCTAGAAATGTATCGTTTGATAAAGTACTATTTACTAAACGAGGATCTTTCACCAGCTATCTTAAATTAGGAAGAATTGAATTCCTTCTTAATGGTAAAACTGGAGAAAAGCTAATTAAAGGTATTGCAATCGATGATTATACTGAAACATTACTAGAAGAAGTATTTACGGTAATGAAAATGGCTGAATTCGGTGGTAAGAAATCTGTAATAGATTATCTTATAGAACTAAGACAAGCTTATGTAAATTTAGATTTAACCGATAACTATTATAAAGAATTATCCCCTTTAGGTAGAGGTTATTTACTTAAAGAAGGATATAAATTCAATAATGTCTATATTAACGAAATGGATGATGAGATGGATATCTCCGATATAGATATAGTTTATAATTATAAAAATTTTATCATTCCATTATGCGATATATTCGTGTAATAAAATTCCCTATACCTTCATAAAGAGGGTATAGGGAGTTATTTTTTTTTTATTCTTCTACTTCATCAATAGTTACTTCAGTACCAATAATCGATTTATTGATTTTGATCCCTTTAGTAATAAGATTTTTAGAGATTACTTCAGAAATAGTAAGAACTAACCCATCTTTATCCATATATCGTAAGATTAAATCGATATATTCATCAGATAATTTAGATATAATAGATTTGGCTGATTTAGAAATAAGGTCAGAAATGTAAACCTCACTAATATTCATGCTATTACTATTCATCATATCTAATTCCCAATCAGCATTTTCTGACTCTAATTTGATTAGAAAGAAAAGTAAAGCGAAATCTTTCTCGAAATTAGGTGTAAAAGCTGGTTTTAGTACAACTTTACGTCTCCAGAACATTATTCATCATCCTCAAGCTGTTCAGACAAAGATTTGTTTTTCTTTTTAGGAGGTTTAGGAATTTTGACAGATTTCTTAGGAATAATCACTTCTTCCTCGTCATCTTCATCGTCCTCTTCTACTTCTTCAATATCATTAACAGAGCCTTCTGTACTAGAAGGTTTTTTGGCATCAATAATATTAACTTCTTCATCATCTATTTTCTCTATTTCTGGTAGAAGAACCTGATCATAATCAGCTTCATCATATTCATCATAGAGTTCAGGATTAATAACAGTTAAATTCTTTCTAGCATTTTCTATAGTTATTTCACTAGTATTTTTAAGCCTAGTGATTTTTTCTAAATGCTCATCCGTTAGATAAGCTTTATGATCTTGTGCAAAAGCATCATACTTACCAAATACATCACTATTCTTAATAAAATACTTTCCAGCATGCATCATTTGATGCGCAGTAACAGTTAAAGGTACTAAACCTACTTTATTAGAAAAATGTAAATCCATTACTTCATTAGCTATGCTAAATCTAGTAAATGGTCTATCCAAAGTAAGATATTTAGTTAAAATTACATCCACTATATCATATAAAGTAAATGGCATATGGTGCATTTCAATTTTTAATGCTGATGCAACTTCTTCTGGAATTCTATCAAACAAAGTACAATAGGTTAAATTAACTTCATTTCTCAAGTACCCGATATAGTTTCTATATTCTATAGAAGTGCGTATAATTCGTTCAATACTTTTGATGAATTTTTCTTTATTCTTTTCATTGGTGAGAAGTTCTAAATCATTATAAAATGATTTACTCCTATATAAATTAAATAATGGCTTAAATTGCTTTTCTTTTTGTTTAGCTTTATTAACTCGTATTCCTATAGTACCCATATCAAGACCTATCTGCTATAGCTTTCTGTAATAACCTAACATTCTTATCTAAATTAGTTAGGACATCCAAAGAATAAACAAATTCATCACTATTTCCACTAGCTAGGTTGACTTTCACATTAATATTAAAAGACTGTCTAGTGGGATTTGGAGGAGTATAGTTGTATACTTGATTTTCTTTACCTGATGGTAAATCTTCCCATTTTGTTATGTGATGAACAGTATCCTTAACTATATTCTTGTATGAGATTTTTAATTCAAATAAACCTACAAAATCATTTGAAGAAAGCTCTACGGAAGTTGAAGTAATTTTTACATTAAGGAATTCTTCTAATTTACCATTTACAATACATTCATAGGAAGTAACGGTATCTGTAGTAGTGGTTACGGCTCCGGTAATAGGGTCTGTAGTTTCCACTGGAAGGGGTATAAAGGAAATACTAGTAACTGGCATTACTGCATCTTCATAGTAGTTTCCGAGTTTTGCAGTTGTCGGATTCCAAGTACCTAATTCACTCATGTTTCCACCAAAAAAGTTAAAAATACCCTATACTATTCAATAGTATAGGGTACTAGTTATTTCAAGAATTTTAGTCTATAGACTGCTCTTTGGAGGCGGGTTTCCAAGTTGTCTATTAAACTATTAACACCTTTACTTACAGGGAAGGATTCTCTTTCTTTTTTAATATAAGATAGAAAATCACTTATGAAAGTAAGTGCATTTTTACCTGCTAAGTCTACTTCTTTTATTGAACTAGGTACAATCAGTTGACCTATATCACCTTGATGACATTCAATAATATCATCTATATCATCACCTAATTCATTATATAAAGTTTCTAGGGCTTTATGTTCAGAATATGATTGAGAAGATAGGTGCAACATATGTACTGCAGTTCTAACCATAAATAGACTTTTTATAAAGTCTTCCATAGCTAAACCTTATTTAAGAGAAGCTTTCTTTTTAACTGCAATAGATTTTACTGCTTCAAGTTGAGACTTGAAGGTTTTTAGTAAACCTTTAGCTTTATTTTCGCCTTGAATGAAATGCGATGCACCCATACCAACAAGACCACCCATAAAATTAGAAATAAAAAGATCTACAAATTTTCTACCAATATCGCCTTTAATTCTTGATTCGGTAGCATTAAGATAATCATCAATATCTGAAATAATTTCAGTGATTCTAGACTTAGAATCAGCATTAGCAATATCTTTTTTCAAAGTACTAATAACGGTATCAGATTTACCAGTAAAGACTAATTTAAGTGCTTCAAGAGGTCTAAAATCTTCTTGCAACAATTCTTCCACTAATACATTATCACCTAACATAAATTTCCCTTATGTAATTTTACTATAAAAATTTATACTAATTAAGTGTTATCTTTAGGAGATTCTTTATACTCAAGTACTTTCAAGAAATCACCTTTTACGAGGGATTTTCTTTCTACCAATTGACGGACTATTTCTATATCAAAATCTGAGAAATAATCAGTATATTCTTTATAAAACTGCTCCCAATTACCAAATATTTGCTTTCTGGTAATATTTAGTCTATTAAGGTGAGCTAATTGGTGCATGGTCACAGTTAATGGAACCAAACCAATTTTACCAGAAAAGTGTTCCTGAAGTACTTTATCAGCAATAATAAAAGTGGATACTTTCTTATTATCTTCCATATACTTTTGTGTTACTACCGAACAAATAGTATATAAATTAAATGGAAAGTGATGTAATTGTATTTCTGCATCAGAAGAAGAGATATTTTGAAAGAAAGCGTCACCGGATAATTGATCAATATCTCTTAATTCCTCAAGCCATAATTTATAATCATCATTACTTCTTATAGCTTTTTCAACAGCTCTGATGAATTTACCATATGTTCGTTCATCAATATCTTGATCGAGATACATAGTAAGGGAATATTCCTGATTCTTTCCCAATATCTCTATATTATCATCATCTGGTTCTAGATTATCTACTTCTACATCTAGAACTCTAATATCATCTTGTGATATTTCTATATCTTCTTTTTGCTTCTTTTTAGCCATAATTTATAATTCCTTTTTTACAAATATATTATTTTAATGTAATCTAATAGACTTGTTGAAATGTATAAAAGATTTAGAAGTGTAATTAATGTGCTTTCATTAATATATTATTTACATGTAATTGCTAATTCTTTGGAAATTAGAATGTTAGGCAATTCCATTTCAATAAAGTTAACTAACGTTAATCTGATAATAAGAGGATAAAGACATGCTTAAAGTTGTAGCTCATGGTGGCGATTTATCTACTGAAGAACGTGATGAAATTAACGAAGCTGCGGAAGGAAACTGTGTCTTCATTGAAGGCTTTAAGCCAGCTAATGAATATCGTGAATCCCCGTATCTTCCTCGTTATGTTTACGATATCCTTAATCGGGTATTGGATAACGGTATTAATCACCACAACGCGCATACTATTCACCGCGCACATGAACTTCAACTACCTATTCAGGTAGTTCCAACTAAGTTCACTTCAGGTAAAGATGTTGGTTGTACTTTGCTTTTTCTGGAAATTCATGCACAGTTTAATTTGTTATACGGGCTGATCGATAACGGTGAAGCTGATTTTGAATTCCATATTCTCAATGTGGAACGAGCACCATTAACTATTAAACGTTATATTAAAGGCTTTGAAAAAATGCCTAATGTAGTGGTGGAATTCCAGAACTTTAGTGAAGCTGCTAAAATTCATAAGATCTTACCTATGGATGAAGGTAACAATATTGATGTTCAGAACGTATTTGATAAAGTACGCCATGATCGCCTTTCCCGTATTAAAGAGGAAGCTGAAAACGAAGGAATTCGTCTCACTCCATTTAATCGGGCTGGCAATGAAATGATCACCCAACGTCCAGAAGGTAATCATATCATTGCTGACCGTGTTAACGGACTTTCTGAGGAAGATCAAGCTAAGCTTGACCAAATCATTAAAAAGGGTAATTCACACAAGCGCGTAACTCGTAAAGCTTCTCAACAAGAAGTGGCTGAAGATAACGAGCAGGATATTCAGGTAGACCTGCTAGAAAAAGGTGGAGAAGAACCACCAGTAGCACCTGCTAAAAAGAATAAACGTGTCACAAAGAAAAGTGACGTCGAAGAAGTAGTTGAAGCTCCAGCTAAGAAGAAGGTTAAGAAAACTTCTACTACTGCTGAAAAGCCAGCTACCGCTGCGAAAAAAACTAAGAAGGTTGAAAAACAATGATTGTACCAATTATCATTCATCCAAATGAAACTAATGATTCATTTGGCGTTTCTGTTCCAGGTCTCAAGGGCTGTTTTTCAGCTGGAGATACTTTGGAAGAAGCTACACAAAATGTTGCTGAAGCGTTAGATCTTTATGTAGAACATTGTCATGAAGAAGAAATTAACGTTAATGGTAATGGTAAAGTGATGATTAATACTAATATTGAACACGCCTTTGATCAATCTGAAGGCGGTATCGTTGTTTGTATTATGTATGAAAATGACGATGCGGTTTCGGTAGATATTAGTTAATTTTACCAATCTAGGGGAAAGGATTATCCCCTAGATTTTTTTTTTATTAGTTTATCATTACATTTGAACCTTGATGAACTATCTTAGCGCCACTACTATTTTGAGTGGTTACAGTACCAGCTCCATCATCCATTACAGTAGAATTACCGCCACTAGTCTGAATAGTAATTTTTTTCTCTTTGTCATCCAATCTAGATACATGGCCACCTGTAGTTTTAACTTCAATAAATTGCTCTTTATCAGATAAAACTACATGATTATCTTTCTCAGTCTTCATCTGCACATATTGATTAAGCTCATCAATATTCAGTAAAAACCCTTTAGGTGTAGTAGCTATAATAGATTTCTTACCAGCATTACCAGCGATAGTAAATTCAAAACCATCTGATGTTTTAATACCGTACTCTCTAGTTCCACCATTTTCATTATAATAGATAGTGGTTCCATCAGCAAATGATTCAATCACATGAACGTTTGGTTTATTGCTTGGGTTAAACGAATCAGATGCCATATTAATAGTATCTTGAGAAACTGTTTCGCCATTTAATGTAGGTCTATATGGTAAATAATACCCTTTTTTTGGATCACCGTCTTCAAATTCAACCCATACGTTAGCCCCTAAATATGGAACCCTACTATTACCGCTAGAGTTTACTGTAGGTCTTACCCATATGTAGTTAGATCTTTGTAAACTGGTATTAATCATAGATGTAATTTCTGGGTTCGCTATACCAGACGTACCAGTAGTTTCAACTTTGTCCTTTTTAGCGGGTTTGTTAGGGTCTTCAAATGGCATAAGCGATGGAATAACTACACCAATTCGACTTTCACCTTTAGGGTCTTCTCTTACAACCACAACCCCTCTTTTTCTACCCTCGTAGCTTATTTCCTGATATTGTTTTGATAGGTTCATATAAAAACTCCTTATAGTTTAACAATTATTTGTTGTAAGTATAATATTTTATATACTAGTTATTGATATATTATATTATTGATAGCTATTTTGTCTGAAAGGAATATTATGGTATTCAAAAAACTAAAAAGTGCTATAGATAAAAAGAAGGAAGATACAGTCAAACCTGAGAACAGGAATGAAGAACTTATTTCAGTAAATGATTCTGACAGTTATGGTGCATGGACAGATAAAGGTTTTGACATATCCACTGTACCTAATGTAGCCAACAAACCTGTAAGTGCTGAAGATATTGAAGGAATTCCCAGAGAATGTTCTGGTATACCTTATCCCTTGAGTAATGAACAGTATAGAGCTGTCAAGAATATCATTAAATGGATTAATGATGTATCAAGTTATCTTAGTACTTCATATGATTATGAAGCTCCATTTAGAAGACTAGCTGGCTATGCTGGTACTGGTAAGACTGCTTGTATTTCATATTTACTTACTGAGGGTTATAAATATTTTCCTTCATATATGAGAGAAAAAGAAATTGCAGTATGTACCTTTACATGGAAAGCCGCATTAGTTCTTCAATCTAGAGGGATTGATAAAGCATCTAGTATTCATGGATTACTTTATAAACCTCAAGAAAACGATAAAGGTGAATTATACTTTGTTAGACGTGATAAATTCGAAGTCATGTCAGCATATAGTATGATTGTAGTTGATGAAGCATCAATGGTTGATCGTAAGATGCGAAAAGATATTCAATCTTATGGAATACCAGTACTTTATGTAGGTGATAAAGGTCAACTTCCGCCAATTTCTAATAACCCTGCTGATGCATTAATTGATAATAATTTTATGGCTGAAGCAGAGGATTCTCTAGAAGAAATCAACCGTCAGGCTAAAGATTCTCCTATCATTCGTTTGTCTATGGATATCCGTAATGGTAAAAGAGTAAACTATGGTAAGTACGGTAAAGGCGTATTTAAAATAACTGAAGATGAATTAATTGAAGATCAAAATGATCTTCTTCCTATGATGTCTCAAATTATATGCGGTACCAATGATTGTCGTAGAGCCGCTAATAGCTTTATGCGCCGATTATATGGCTATAATCGTAAACGTATGCCAGTAAAAGGTGAAAAACTTATAGGTCTTTCCAATGTTTTAGATAAGGGTTTATATAATGGTCAAGCATGGTTATGTGATGACGAGGATGCAAGTTCTTACTCACTATCTGATAGTAAGAACGTAAGTCTTTCTTTAGCTTCTCCAGATAACTCGGATAGACGTCTTATACATTGTATTTTTCCAGAAGATAATCTATTTAAATCTGAAAGAATGTCTGAAGCTCAGATTTTTAAATATTTAAAAGATATGGAAATCTACTCAGTTGATTTCGGATACTGTATTACTTGCCATAAATCACAGGGTTCATCCTTTGATAAGGTACTGGTATTTGAAGAAAAGATTGGAGATCGTGACTTCCATAAAAAATGGCTGTATACCAGTGTAACTCGTGCTGTATCAAAGCTAGTCATTGTGAGTTAAGTATGAATAGTAAGGAATTTGATAAAATATTAAGAGAAAAATATAATCTCTTAGAATTTGAAGAATTGTCTGAGCTGACTGGTAAAGCTGTAAATACTGTTCAGAAAAGGATAAAGCTTCTTGGTTTAGAACCGGATTATACTTTAAGACATAATCTGAAAAAATTCAAGCCCGTAATTTATAATGATATCATTTATAATAGATATCTGATAAGTAGAAAAGGGATTATACTAGATCTAAATAATAGAGGTAAAACGATTAAATATCGTATCAACTCTGGCGGTTATTATGTTTTTAATATAAAAGATAATGGAAAATTAAAAACCTTATTTTTACATAAGGTGATTGCTGAAGTCTATAAACCTAACCCTAAGCCGGGAATCTATAATACAGTCAATCATAAATCTGGAATTAAAACTGATTTCGATTTAGATAACTTAGAATGGACTACCCGTAAAGGTAATACTGATCATGCCTATGAAACCGGACTTATGGATTCTAAGATAGGTGAGAAAAGTAATTTTTCCAAATTCTCTAATGAAGAGATTAAGTTAGCTAAAAAACTTTTAGATCAATTTCCAGATATGTCTCCTTCAAAAATTAAGTCTACTTATAAACTTCCAATGTCGGCTAGTTATTTAACCGATATACGTAATGGTAGAAGGGTCAAATATACATAGATTAACTGTAATCGTAACTTAATCAATGATATATTATTTATGTGAATTTGTGGTAAAATTCTGTTTTGTATTTTCCTATAGAATACATTTTAATTTCCCTTTGTGTCTGCGCCCAACGACGCAGTTTCTGGTACAATAAGGACTCTCCCTTATTGTACCATTTTTTTTTTTATTTAGTTCTAGTCGGTTTGTAAGTACCGTTAGCCACATCTTTTAGATAAGGTTTATACTTAGTCGATCTAATATACATAATATTCTTAGGGTATTCTCTATTAATCTGGAAGAAGGATTTACCATAGCCTTTTACAGCTACCTTTGATTTAGTAGAATACTTTTCAATATTATTGAACCACAAGTCAGGATTGCAACCCTTAGTATTTTTACAGATAGCTCTATCTTTTAGAATACCACCATAACCACCATTGTAGCAGCTGAACATCATAGCCATTCTATCTTCAGCCTTACCAGCCCATTTTACCTGATTATAGCAAGTACGGTTCAATGTAAACATAGCAATAAACTGATAATATGGATCATAACGCTGAGACCATTCCCAATTCTTTAATTTAGCGTTCTGTTGTTTTAGACCAGTAAAGTTATTGAATTTAGAAGTGATAGTTATCTGAGGTATACCAAAACCATATTCTCTAGAGGTTTTAAGTTCTGTAGTAGGATTCCAGCACTTAGCTTTACTTGCACAAGATTCTTGTTCAGCTTGTCCAGCAAAATAATGAGAATTATGATTCATTGAAGGCCAATCATTAACAATGGCATCTTTAAATGATGGTAAAGACTGCTTAAACTTAGTATCATTAATAACATCATAAGCTCTAGCATTACTCAGCATAGAAAGAAAAAGCATTGCACAAGCTATTAGTGTAGTCTGTAAAAGTATTCTCCACCAATTTATTTTTTTCTTTTTCATTACTAATACCTTAAATTTAACGCTAAAAGGATTTTTCACCTTTTAGCGTTAGTTTTATACAATTTTCAACATATCCATCAGTTTCGCTAAGATAAAGATAATAGAAGCGAATACGATAGCTGCTGCAATAGGTTCTGTTTTTGCGGTATTATACAGCTCTAATAGTGACATATCAGGGAAGAAAATACCTCTCAGGAAGTGCGCGAACCATACAGCTAGTACTGAGATAGCTACAGAGGTAAGTAACCCACTAAACTGAGCAAAGTTATCATTTCCGCCACCATAAAGGAACAGACCCACAATTAAGAATACCGGAATAAAGTTAATTAGTTCTTTAGTCCAGTTTACTTTAATTTCTGGTTTCTGGAAGTGCTTAAACTTCCTTTTACCAACTTTTTTTTCCATCGGTTTTTCCTTAGTTAATCATGAAATAACTAAAGAACTGTTAGAAAATAAAACACCCCATATCCACTTTTAAGGATATGGGGTAAATTTATTCTTTTTTCTTACTGAGTTCCGATTCAACTACTTCTTTAATCTCAGATTTCATATTATTTTCAACAATTTCATTAACTCTAGTAGTGAGCAAAGCGTAAGCATTTTCCAATTTTTTGATTAAACGATTAGCATCTTTAACTTTAATAGAATCACTTTCACCAATAACATCTAGCAATAGTTTTACTTCCATCGCAGTTAATGGAACTGGAACGTCAGCATTTACAATAGCCAATTTGACGGAATCAGGTAATTTGTCAATATCTGTCATTTAAGGAAATCCTTGTATTTAACTTGTTTGTAAGTATCTAACAATTTGTTTTTGTCATTAGAATTTTGTAAAATTTTACTTATTTCTATTTTAGAATCGTTAATCTTACGAAGTAGTTTATTACGTAATTTAAGTATTTCTTTTATATCATTAAATGATAAAATAGTTACATTACCGTCTTCATTTTTAATTCTTAATGGCTCAAACTCTTCTGCTCCGAGATAGAAACAACTTTCAAGTAATTGGAATACTGGAGAAGAAATTCTTATTTCAGTTGCACCATATGAAATTATATGGTTTTTGTTTATATCGTTGATACTTTCTATATGAAAATTAGCAATCTTCTCCTTCAGCTCACTAACATTAATATTTTCACTAAAATGTACTACTTTAGGATTGCCGAAGTTATCAAACCCCATTTCGTATTCCGGAGACCTAGTGAGCTGTAGACAGAATCTCTTATAATCCCCTTCACTAATTTCTTTATACGGCTTAGGTACATTAACAGGTACAGGAATTATAGTTTTGTACAAACCTTTACTTTTAAGACTTACAAAGTAGTGATATTTTTGTTGCATAATTTACCTTAAAAAAGAAAAGCCCTATGGGTTTCCATAGGGCTTAATTTTAATTAAATGGTAATAATGGCTACATCATCCCATCCGGTAGTATAATCATATACGACCAAATCTTCAAAAGTAGTTACTTCGTTAATATCTTTAAAATGAGCATACTCTCTATTGAAAGCTCTTTGAATCTGAATTCTTGCGGCTTGTTGTAAAGCTTTAGCAGTAGAGATATCAAGTTCAATCCACTGAGTATTACTAACTTTCCAAGTCAAAGTATAGTGATTTAAACCACCAGATTCTGATTCATAAGAGGAGATTAAATCAGCTAAGCGACTCATATTAGTGTCAGTAGGACTAAAAGAACCTTCTTTAACACCAATAGGGGTAATCTGATAATTATAGCGATAAGTAGCTAAATTAGCAATTACTTCATTCTTAGCCTGATTAAGAAATTGATTAAAAGTAGCTTCTGCTACCGTAGCAATCTCCTTAGTATCCCAAATAGCGCCATCATATGAATCAAACTGAGAAAATACTGGATTACCTTTGCTATTAATAATAGTAAATCCAGATTCCATAATATTAAGCTTTAAGATTTCCATCTTTAACCCTTATAAATAATTACGCACAATACCAATTTTGGTAGGGGAATTAAACACTGAAGCTGAGCCAGCTATATATTTATTCATTTCATAGAATTTACCATCAACTCCATAATGGAGTAATGATTTAGATGCCGACAGATATGGAGACCAAAGTGCTGCACTAGCTATAGGTACCATATTGGCTGTATCTACTACTCTAAATTCTTTAGTATCTAAATTAAGAATATTTAATTGCCCGCCTAGGAACTTAGGAGTATAACCAGTATGAATAAATCCAGAAGAACTATCCTTAGAGGTATTTAGTTGATTATAGAATAGAATTTCATTCTTCTCACAGTTAGGAATTCTTTCGGCAAAGTGAACCTCACAAAATTCATTCTTACCATTAGTAAGACCACGGAAATTTTGAATAAATGAGTACTCTACACTTACATCTTTATAAGTATTTGAAGAAATTGAATACTCATAAATAATTTTATTAGGATTCCCTAAGTCTTGGCGAAGAGAAGGTAAATCTACTTTATCGTCTACTAGTCCAATATACCCACCAAAGATAATAATCTTATCCTTATCTTTTCTGAAACAATTCCCCCAACCTATCCCATAATTTGGTAGGCTAGCTATTAATGAGAAAGTATTGGTGTCTACATCATATACCATACAACGTTGGGTAGATAGGGAATTACTAGCAATATCCCAATATGGTACTTTTTGAGCTGTATATCCGCCAAACATATACAATTTTCTCGTATCTTTGTCAAAATATGCAGCACCATTACCATATTGATAAGGCATAGTTGCTATCTGACTTATGGTTTTAGTAGCCATATCAAATTTGTAAACAAACATATTAAATACATTATTTACATTACGACTATCTATATAGGATATACCATTTTCTGTAAATTGTACTAAAGTCTTATTCTTTACGCCACCAACAATAATAGGATTTCCATCTCTATCAGAACAAGTTGCACCATATACAGAACTTAATTGAGAACTAGGATAGAAAGTAAATTTCTCCGTCACTCTATTATAGATACCTATAATATTTTGAGGAGTAGTTGTATTATTTGGCGCTCTTGATTGTACAGTAAAAGTAAAGAATATTGATGTATTATCATATTCATTACATGGTATAACCATAGGTGCCGTATAAATATCAACTAAACTTTCCCAACCTACAACATCATTGTATGCTCCAGTAACATCAGTTTTAAATCCAGAAATAATTTTATCTCTATCTGGATGGTCAATCCTTTCAGAAAATTCTCGCTGATACAAGTGCGTGATGTAGATTCTTCCATACTTATCTACTGTACAACATTTATCGGAGTCAAGTTTAACTATACCATTTTGTGGATAGAAATTATTTCTACGAGTCAGAGATACAGTAATTTTACTGTTAACTAAATCATAATCCCAATGCCTACCAGTGTTATCTACTAAGCGAATAACATCTTTATTCAAATAGCTTGCGCCAACAATATAAGAATTAGATATAGCTGTAGATAAATCACTTAGAGATTTAGTTGTTACTGTACCAGTATTACTAATAATGGAAAAATTATTATTAGTAGTAGTATCTGGATGTAAACCATAAAATACATAAGTATTTCCATTAAATGTATTTTCAGTTATATCGCCAGCAATAAAATCATATGGTAATGTAGTTAAGATTGACCAAGTAGTGCTAGTCAAATCATATGCATATACATTCCGATTAAATGTTCCATCTGATTTAACCCCACCAATATACAGTACCTTATTATCCGGAGTTACTTTAGCTCTACCATATGCCACTGATATTGGTAGAGAGGTTATAGCAGCCCAAGTATCCGAATATGTAATCAGATCATTAGTGAAGAAACTATTTGATAAAACGCCTTCTTTATCACCACCTAAAATAAATACTCTACCAGATTTAGAAACAGCCGTAGCTGCACCTTTTAATCCTTTTGTAAGTTTATCTACATTTAAAATAGTTTCAGTACCATAAGATACACTATATTTAATTAATTTTGAACCATCAATTGGTGTACCGAAATCATTACTCTTACCAGTACTTAAGTAATAGAAATCACCTTTATACTTAAATGGTTGGTTGAAAGAAGAATATGTATTATCAGAAATCTCTCTTTCAACTACAATACCTGAGAAGGTGTCACTGGTATCATTATCTGGATAGTAAATAAATCCAACAGAAGGACGATTTAGATTTACTAATCCTTTAGTATTTAAGTACTCAGGTACTCCAGAAAAACTGTTTCCTCTATCTCCGCCAAAAATTGCTATCCTACCATCTTTAAGTGCAGCCATAGCGCAACTGGAACCGGCACTTAAAATGTTCTTATCTATAACCGATGCATTATTTGTAAGGTTTAATGGGGATTTATATGTCATGGTACCTTTTGTTAAATCAAAGCATAACATATCTGCTACGTTGACATCCGATTCAAATTGCAATGGGACAGTAGTAGCAGTAGTACCTTCTTTTAACTGAGACACCCAACCAGTGGTATACAATTTATCCTTAATTCTTACTATCTGACTGCCATCACCTGCAGCGATAGTATTAATCCATTTAGACCAAGTATTAGTAGCTACGTCATATACTAAACCATAATTCCATTTACCATAAGCAGAAAATGAATTAGAAGCATTATCCTGTAATGGTAAATAAATTTTACCATTATAATAATGTAGATATGTATTTCTCCAAGGATAATTACTACCAGACGAACCAGACGGCATTAATGAGGTAGGAATAGAAGCTAAGACTTCTACTGCTCCTAGAGTTACGTTGTTCGTATCAGACCCATAAATAATTTTTCTTCTACCAAAATGGTTTATTGCTACATCAGCTCCGTCAGGTGATGTAGTCCCAAATGGAATGTATACATATAGATAATCATTTACATCATCATAAGTTACGCCATGACTTCTAAATAAGTAATTACTCCATTGACCAAGAATAACCCATTTTTGACCACCACTTACATTATCACTAGTGTAAAGCAGTATGTCCCCAACAGTTTTCCACCACTGATTATTAGTATTTGCTTGATCACTATAATATGCACCCCCTCCTAATTGTAAGGCGCAGTTATTTTTTATAGCACAAAGCCTATGATTATTTACTGGATAAGGTAAATTAGAAGTTTCTCTAAAAGTCCTATCCGCTGGATTGAAGATGTATGATTTATTGGTAACTACTTTTGTCTGAGAAGTACTATATTCATCCAATACTAATACTGGATTGTAAAACCCTCCAGTTAGTAATACAGTACCATCTGTAAGAGTAACTGCTTCAGCATCAATCCATCCATTTAAGGGTAAATTGAAACTTTCATAAATTTTCTTAGACCCGTCTGTATATACAGCCCAAGGTTTAATTGTAGTAAATTGCGTAGGATCAATAATGTATGAAAGGGTTTCTAATGTGTCTTCAGACATTACAGCATCCACAATTACAGGTGCTGCAGCTATGACGTTTGATAAAGCTAATGCTAAATATTCTATGCCATTATATACTACTGAAACTAGAGAATTCTGATAATTCTCATTATTTTCCATAGTATACTTTTTAACATACCCATTTACTACCTTTAAAGAGATTTTTACTTTATTACTTCCAGCAATACCTAATTTACCATCAATATAGATGTCTTTGTATAGGTTGCCTAGAATAATATATGAATAAGAGCTATTTTTAATAGAATTACCTAAAAATGTCTTAAGTTTATAGTTACCGCCAAATTTTACAGCTTTACCTTTAAAAATTTGGAAGAAAGATTGAGTTTTTAAACTAGAGCTAGTAGGCTTACCAGAAGATAAGGTTCCGTCCTGATAATTTAATTTACCATCTATTAGTGCTCTGTTACTAAATCTTGCGGACTCTCTAGTCTGTGACATAGTAAGATTACCTTTTATTTATCTTATATAAAAGAACTAAAAAGTTGTTCGTAAATAAAAGTCCCCTAATAAGACATGATGCTTATTAGGGGGTAACTTTAAATTATTAAGATATTACAACAAACATACCTAATCCGTTTATGTAAACGGATTTATTTAGACGACTACCAAACATTCCTGGAAGAACAATTATTTTACCTGACTTAAGCTCAAACATTTCTGGATAAGCTGAGTCATCTGAAGAAAAAATACCTGTAGATGTAGAAAGGGCTGTAGTTACAGGAGCTATCATTTTATTTGCTTCAATAGGTACACTAATAAGCTGCCAAGGAATACCGGTATTATACTTCTTATTATAAGGATTGAAAATACCAGCCGTTATAGTTGATTTAGTTTCTACCCAAGGGAAAATATAGAAGTTACCATTACTATGTTTAATACCGGTTAAGTTAATATAAGTAGGTCTTACTCTACCAGATTCAAGTAAAGCTGCTGGTATAACTGATTCACTCTTAGTAAGATCAATAGTTTTAAATAACCCATTGGCATCGGCTTCGTCAGTAGTATTAGTTAATGTATCAAAAACAGTTACCTGATTATTGAGTATCTTACCAGTATTCCCCATAGCATCAGGTGATAAATTATCTGAACTAAAGCAGAAAAGCGTACCGTTATCAGCAACAGCCGCATAATTTCGGAAAGGTGAAATTGCCATATCAGGGTTATCAGTAATTGATAATTTACCTAAGTATGTTAAGGTATTGGCTGAAATACTATATTTAAATACTTTGTTAAAACAAGTGTTTGCATGATAATCTGTAACAGTACTCCAATATTTATACCCACCAAATATCAAAATCTCATCAGGGTTATTAGTCAAAGATATCATAGTGCCATTGATAAATTTAACATTAACACTTAATGGATTATTAATATAAGTTGGCTGCTTCTCAGTATAAGTATTAGTAACTGGATCGAAGATAGTTAAAGTACTTCTCATGTATTTGATAGGGTTAGTTTGTAAATCAGTAGAAGCGCTACTGAGATCCCATAAACCTCCAATTAAAACAATTCTTCCATCTGGTAGGGTCTTAGCTACACCATTTGACCAGTTTTGACATAAAGAAGAAGGTATAGTATCTTCTTGCCAAGTACCTAAAGTAAATAAACCATCTGAATTTTCAGTAACTTTAGCTTTCCAATGACTATTAACGAAAACAGATTCACCAGACTTAGCCCCTCCACTAATTACCCCGCCAAAATAATGTATATTATCATTAGAATCTAAAACTTTAGTACTGGCTGTTATAAAAATATCATTTGTTTCAGTACGATTACCTAAAGTAAATACAGGGGAAATCCCAAATGAAGTAAATTTAATTTTAGGTTTATATGCAGCATTAATGAATTTAAAAGGAGGAGTAACTGAAATTGAACCATTAGATCCTTTAACCATACCAAATGGTATATAAAATTCACCTTTAGGCGTTTTAACTAGATCGGCTAATGCAAAACATCTAGTTTGCGTAACCATTTCAAATTTATTAGTATCAATATAGTATTTAAATACTAAGGTACCACTATAATTTTTAGCTCTACCAGCATACAAAACAATCTCATTTGTGTTGATTTTGGTAGCTCGCATCCACCCTTCTGATTCAAATTCAATAGGAATGGATTGTAATTGAGTATAGATAGGGGTTAGATAAGTGTCACCTTTATTTACTAAAGATAGCTTGAAGGTCTCAGATGAATAAACTTTATCGCCATTTTCATCAAAAGTAGTACCGCCGAATACAATGCATTCAGTATCAGATATAGATACTAAAGCTGAACCATATTTAGCATACTTCTCTAAAGGTATTGAACTGCCGCTACTCTCAATTAAATCATGGTAACGAGTGACACTGTTACTTGTAACTGAATAAACTCCATATCCTGAAGATTTATTCAATGACATTTCATCTTTACCACCAATCATATAGAATACATTTTGAGTAGAATTATAGAAATAATTGCCATATTCTCTCAATATTCTGTTATTATCATTAGAAGTATAGAAATTGTCTTTGAAATAAGGTTTGCCAGCAGTCCAAGTTATACCAGAATCTGGAGAATAAAAATAGAATAATGTACTCTTGTTCAGAGTTCTATCACTGGAATCTGCAGCATCTTTAGTGCCAGCCGTACTACCTAAGAGAACTAACGAATAACCAGTTATACTGTTAAAATTATTAATTTTCTGTAGAGAAAATTCAGATGGATCAGTTGCACTATAAATAGTATTCGCTTCATCATCGAAATCTATAGCCGCTCCACCTTTCATATTAAGTCTATAATTAACCACTGCTGGAACTGGTGAAACTGTCCAAGTATATTTAACTGTATCAAATAAATAGGCAGTTTTATTCTTTTCAAGAATAGTATAAACTTTATTGCTAGATGTACTAGCTGATTGAGTATTATACCAGTTCGCTACAGGGGTATTTGGTATAGTGCAATTGTCATTTAATGGAATTAATCTAGATAAAACATTTGGGTTAGTTGCTATTACACTCTTATTAAAATCTACAATCATAGCATGATTAGAATGCATTAAACCTGTAGATATCTTATTATCAGGATCAGAAAAGAAGAAAGATTCCCCTTCACCATAATTTACACAACCACCAGCAAGAATAACTCGTTTATCTTTAAAAATACCTATACCGTTACATACAAAGCCTGGGTATGGTAATTTTTCTCTATAGTAATAATCTTTAGTATTAAAATCTATTTCAATAATATCTCTAAATGCAGAAGTATAGTAAGCTCCATTACCAGTTCCGGTAACAGTGGGTATTGTAGTAAATTCCCCACTTACGCCAGTAAACATTATAAGTTTATTATCATTTATAGGAGAACGAATAATCTTTGGCACCGACAGGAAGAAATCAAAGCTCATAAACTTTGTAATTTCTTCAGTAGCTACATCAAATTTATATAAAACTGTACCTTTATGGTTGTTTCTAAAAATACCAGCAGTAAATATTATACCATTTAGCTCCGGTAGATATACAGATGAATTAAATGAATCCTGATCGAAGGCAGTAGGATTTGCAACGTTTTCATTAAATACGGCTGTATATTTATTAGCTACATAAGTTTCTTCACCAGTCAATAAATTATATTTATATAACCCAAAGAAAGGAACCATTGTAGTCGGAACAGAGTTTACATAAGCAGTTTCTCTGCCACAAAAGACATAAATTGTATCATTTACTATACAGGCTGCAGTGGAAAAGAATTGATGAGATACAGGTATTCTTTCATATGTATCATTTTCTATATCATGTATATAGAAATAACTACCACCGACTACGGGAATCCCTATTGAGCGCACCCCATAGTTTATGATCATATTTTTACCAGGCTTGTACTCTACAGTACTAGACATATACAAAGCTTCTGGGAAGGGAGCCATTTCTCTCCAACTATTTGTCTCTGGATTGTATTCGAAAACATTATTGCAACCAGTTTCACTAGAGAATCCTATTTCATTAGGATATGTTAAACCAGTAGCTAATCCATTCTCACCAGCACAACCAGGATAAAGATAAAATTTATTATTTTTTGAGTTAACTGTACCGGATACATTTCGCATAGCCATACCAATTTTAGGAATGTCTGGTATGCTACGGAACATAGAATTACTCAAAAAAGTACTTACTGAATATGATTCATATTCAGTAGATTTTAATGTAACTACTTGTGATGAATCAGATACAACAGCTTCCAGTATATAGCTTCCTAAAGCATCAAATTTTAAGCCTATATAAGATTTATCACCTTTAGTAACATCTACTAAAGTAATTTTAAATGCTACAGAGAAGAAAGAACCTTCTTTAATATAGTCATTTGATTTGTTATATGCAAAATCAAATGTAGCTGAATCTGCATAATCATCATTTACAAAGTTAATCTTACCTGAGAATGTAAAGTCTTTACTTGTTTCAGCAAGTATAAGAATATCGTTTACATCTGAGATAACACCTTGTACTTCAAATTTAAAAGTAGTGGAATTTTTTAGTGCTTCTGCATTACTTCCACTAAGTAACACCGATGCGAATTCTTTGGGGTCTATGTCTAGCTCACCTGTATAAATATTACCTTTCTTATCAGCTTTCAGGTTATTGCCAGAGATTATTTGTCTACTAAACTTAGTAGATTTTCTGGATAAAGACATAATTTGTTTTACCTTTTTATGAAAAGATCTAAATTTTTGTTAAAAAATATTGACCTTATACCATTTCTGGTATAAGGTCAATAATTGTTAAGGTTTGTAAGTCATAATAATGTTTTTGGCTAAACCATCATTCAGACTTACATATTTGTAAATAACGCTAAATGCTGATCCGGTAGAATAATTCACAAATCCATAAAGTGCAGCAGTATTCTTTATTAAGTCCATTACAAACTGAGATGGATGAGGGATAACGGTATACGAATCATCTACTAAATTGTACTTAATAGCCCGTTCATAGTTAAGGATAAACATCTCATTTGGGTTTGTAGCCGATAAACACCCAGCAGTATATCTGGCGTCCGGATATAATTTTCCAGTATCAGTCCAAGTATTAGTTAAAATATTATAGTATATCTTCCTATTAGGTTGATCGTTTAAGGTATTAAATACATATATTCTTTCATTTACATTATCGTAAACAAAAGCAGTGGTACGTATTTTATATGGGCAGTCAGCCATTCTAGTTACAGAATCTGTAGCTGGATTATAACAATAAAGTCTTTCAGAAGTTGAAGAGTAACCTATACCTTTGGCTTCATTATTACAAAGCCCATAAAAAATTCTTCCATCATTAATTCTTACTGCACTACCATCAGCAAAAGCAATACCTAGATTTTCTACCGATACATTAGATAATGACCATGTATTAGTAGAAAGATTTAGTTTATAAAAACGAGAAGACATTGTATCGCTCCAGCTAGTTGGATAATTACTTGGTCTTCCATAACCACCTAACATTATCATTTCATTAGGACTACATGGTACTAGAGGGACTTGACCGCCTGGAAATAACTGATTGTCGGATAATCTATTTATTCCAGTAGATTTTTTATACGAATACCAACGTTTACTAGAATACATGCAATTATTAGTATAATCGAACCCATAAAACCCTCCAAACAGTAGATTACCGTTTGCATCTCTTCCCATACATTCACTTATATAATCTATATAGTTTGCAGTTGCAGCAGATGTGTTATCCTTTAAATCCGCTGAAGAATCATATACGTTCATAATACTGGAGGGGATGATCGCATCTATTTCCCAAACGCCTAAAGTGTTATAGTGATACTTGTTGTCATCATAGAAGAAGAAAGACTGACCCGTTATATTTTGAGTAGTTACTTTAGTGGTACTATTATATGATGGAACGATAGAAGGTTGTCCTATCATTAATCTGCCATCATTTAATTTAGTGGATGGACAAATAGCTAAACTAATTGGTGCAGAAGATAGAGCTGAGAAGGTTTTGGTAGTATGATCATAGATAGTCATAGCTAAGTTTGTATTAGCGTAATTGTCCCTATTTAGATAAGAATTAAAGTTAACACCTGGTTTATATCCACCGATTATAGCCACTCTATTATCAGATAACTTCTCTAATACAGGTACAGTACATTGTAATGGATTTCCAGTTACAGGAGTGAATAGATATGAATTCATATCCCAAATATAGTTTTTAGGGTTATTGTATAGATCTCCGCCATTGAATGCACACGAATCAAATGCATGAACAAAGAAAAGATTGTCTACAAGATGTACTACTCTCATATCAAAATTACTAAATACCGTGTCTGATCTAGGAATAAAGTAATTAGCAGTATCTTTACCAGCCTTAGTCCATTTCTTAGTTTCGGTATTATAAATAAATGGATATCTATAGTATGGTCTATATGTGTTGACATCAATTGATGTATTAAGTGCAGAGTTATAGCCCAACACCCCACCCATAATTACAATATTTTTTCCATCCGGATGGATAGCTAGACCATACTTATCCCATCCACTTACTGTAGGCGATTTAGTTTCTATAGACCATAATTCAGTTTTAGGGGAATATCGATAAACGTATTTAGGGTAAGGCCTTAACTCATTTAGTATAGCTGGCGTAAGGTTCTGATTGGGAATAGTGGCTCCCGCAATAACACTATAACCGAAGAATACCAGTACATCACCATCTGCCAACGTGACACATTTTGAGTTATTAATCGGGAACCAAGGAAATCTAGCAGTTTTTCTCATTTCTCCAGTGTATGGGTTGATGATCCATGCATTATTCCAAGTTTTTAAAGTTCCGCCTCCCAAGCCACTAGCACCGTTAGAGTTGTTCCCTGCAGTACTATTAGCCGCTGGCGAATCCATTTCTAAGAAGAATACATTACCATCTTTTAAAGTAGTCATGTTAGTCATGCCTGGAGCGACATGTAACATGTTCATTTCCACAGTATCCCATTTAGAATTACTAATATTATTTTTATAAATTACTGATTTACTTCCAATGAAATCAGAAGTCGTAATAGTTATATCAGTAGTTTCTATAGAAACTGAAATAAATCCAGAGAAATATACTTCTGCATCCACAGTGGTTTCAATCTGAATAGCCACCCAAGTTTTACTTTGATAAGTAACGAACATTACCGTATCATTACTGGAAGCATTTTCTAAATTAGCTCTTGCAATAGAGCTAACGCCTATATTTGCACAAGTGCTAAAAGTCCTAATTTTATTAGTATTATCTTTAATAATAAAATCGCCATCAATTACAAAAACACCTGAATCTACAGGAGTTAATAGAATATAATGGAAACCATTTCTAGCAGTCATTGAGATAGTTTTACCAATAAACTTATTATTAAATTCATAAGTATTACTTGCAATGGTAGCAGTACCTCCGGCAGAGATAAAGTCAGCTACCATTTTATCATTTGTGTATTCGGCATTATTAGAAGCTAATAAATTATTATCCACTTTAGTTAAAGCGTCATATTTTACTATTCTACCAACGTTCTTAGCTATCTGTCTTGTCTTAGACATAGATAAATCCTTCGTATTAGATTTTCTTTATATAAATATACTAAGAAATTGTTAAAGAACCCCTATAACTTTCATAAGTTATAGGGGTCTTATTAGTTATCACCAAACATTGAAACAGGTTTTTCAGGCCATACAATTGTAGAAGGATCTACAGTAGAGATTTTATAAACTGCAATACGATATTTCTTCCATTCAGCCAATTTAGCTTCAACAGCTTCAATATCATCAGCCATTTCAAAGTCAAGCATATCTTGATAAATATTGATATGCTCAAGGGCTTCAGACATCAGAGTCTGTTTAGTTTTGTTAGCTGCATCGATAGATGCTTGTAGTTTCTTGTTTTCATTGACTACCCACTTAGCACCATCCCACTCATCAAATTCTGAAGTAGGGGCTAAAAGAGTAAATCCAGTAGGAATATCACCGAAAGAAGTAACCACTTTAGGGGTTTTATCAGTGGTATTATAGATAGTATAGCCTCTATAATCAATTACAATCTGCCAACCTTTATAGTCTACTGCACGCAGAATAGCTTGAGGTACACCTGCAGCTACTTTCTGTTTATATTCAGCAAACGGAGGTAAATCCCGATAAGCATAAGCCGCTACAGTAACACCTACAGGTACATACTCACGGTTACTACCAATATATTCTCTGGTAGTAGAGTGAATATTATAAGTACCCACATAACCTTCTTTAATACAAAAACCATTACCATCGAAAACAGCTTTGGTCATAGAATCAGGAATGGTTACTTCTTGAAAAATATCAGTTGCCATTAAGCTTCTCCTTTATTTGGCCCTAATAATATAGTTAAATGCAATATTTCGTGGTCTATTTTCATTAGCTGTTGGTACACCACTCTTAGATGCATCAAATGTGAAACCTGAAACTCCCCCACCAGCTCCACCACCCCCACCAGAGGAATGTGAAAATCCTGTTCTAATAATATCTAATGCACCTTCATTTGCCCATTTAAATAAATCCGCTGTCGAAAATGGTTCATCTGAAGAAGAAAGAACGTTTAATTTACCAGTAATATTTCGAATAGCATCCCCCTGATTGGTCAAAATATTTCGTCCAGTATCTACATTTCTACCATCGTCCCAACCACGGATAAATTCTCCACGAAGATCAGGTAGGACTCCAGATGGGTAATAGTTTAATAATTTAGGGAAAGCTACCTGATCAAAAGCACTACCATTAGCTTTCAAAAAGTTTTTAGGTGGAGTTGCTAATGGATAAGGAATTGGTACGCCTATAGGAAGTAAGAGATTATTTGAGAAATCTGTATCAGAAAATATTGTAACCCATCCGCTACTAGTGCCATCAGCTCTTAAACAGATAGCAAATACTTGACCTGAAAAATCAACGGCTATTGCAGATTTAGAATTTGACCCACCATGATCCATTAAAAGAATATCAGAATATTGTCCAGAAGGTATTCCATTTGTATATGATGAAGAATCACCAAATCTATACATACCGGAAGGAGCATTTTTTAAAAAAGCAATTAAGTCTTTACCCTCACCAGAAAAAGGTACTCCTGAGCCACCCAAACCAAACGCTCCAACTTGCATCAAACTGCCTGAAGTGGTATCGGTAATGTTAGTTTGAGCAGTTTTCTGAGCAGCACTACCTAATTCAAGATTAGTACGAGCTATTGATTTATCTGTAAGATCTTTTAAGTTTTTATCTTTCTGAGCAGCACCAGTAATGCGGCTATCGTCACCTGCAGCAACTGTACCTGTTTCCGTACCAACATTTTTGGTAGCTGAATCACCTAAACCTAGATTAGTTCTAGCTTTGGCTTTATCTTTAATATCAGATAAATTATTTTCAGTACCTAATGCTTTTAATTCATTAAGAGTAGGTAAGTTATTTGCCAGATATACCTTGGATAACTCAACTCCGTCAGCGCCATCAATACCTAAAGATAATACGCCATCAGAAGATAAAACTAAATACCCTGTAAGAGTTTTAGATATAGGGAAAGATAGAACCCCATAATCTTTATCTACTTCAGGTTTATCCGGAGAGTCATCAGTTAATTGGTAGAAAGCGGGTATTACTGATTTAAGCGCAGCAACTTTATTATCATTTATACCTAAACCACCATCACCTACAACAATTACATTACCTTTAGCAGTACCTTTATTTAATACAGATGCTGTTCCAAGACCTAGATTTAACCTAGCAATTTCCTTATCATCGTCATCTACAATTTCTGAGAAAAGATTTGAGATTTGGAAGAAGGTATCTTTAGCCGTTTCTTTTGAATATACATTCAAATCATTTAAGTTAGGTTTATGTTTATCCGTATAAATACTTTCTACAGCAAAAGTTCTAGAAGATGTTCCATAAGAACATCTTAAAACATATGAAGCTTTTTCATTAGCTAAGTCTGATACAAAGGCAATAAAACCACCTTTACTGGAAGTACCTGTAGCCATTACATTAATAACTACATTAACGCCTAAGTCTAGGCCAACCGGAATATTGGTTGCGGCAGCTTTTGCTAATACAATAACTTCATTAGATTTAAATTTATAAGTATTGAAGTCTAACGCTGAAATAATAGTAGATTCTTCTAAGAAACTATTAAAATCACCTACAGAATATAACTGTCCTTTATCTGTACCCGATTCTTTAAGAGCTGCACTCTTAATTCCTAGATTTTCTCTAGCTTTTGCTTTATCTGAAATTTCTTCCAAATTACCTTCAATAGTTAAGAAAGTACTTGCTGCTTCAGATGGAGAAATTACAGTTCCATCCCCTTGCTTATAAAATATAGCCTTTTTATCACCAACTAAGAATAATTCTCCCGGATAAATTCCGGTAATTTCTTCAGAGTTTAAGTTAGGTATAGTTCTAAGAACAAAGGCTATCCTACTTAAGTTTGCCATATTAGTTTATCCTGTGTAATAAATAGTCAATGATTTTCATTGTCAACTATTAAAGTGTTGAATAGAATTAATTAGAATTTATTGAAAAATATCTCCCCTATAGCCTTAAGAGATTATAGGGGAGATATTAATTATTATTATGCAAAGGGTGGTAAAGGCCATTGGTTGGCAGAGGGATGTATATAACCTCTATTATCATGTGCATCATCAATTATCCATTGAGGCACAGATGGTAAAGGCATATCCCACCAATTATCAAGAGTGGGCCAAGTTTTAAAAGCTATACGTGTAGAAGTAACTTCTTCTTTCTGTTTATCAGTTAAAAGTGTGTCATTAATAGTGTAGTCAGAAAGCATCATTACATCTGTAGCTCGAATAAAGGTATTACGAATCCCTCTGCCAATATCTTGTTTTTCTACAGTTGAATATTGATAGGGAGGTATATCCTTCCAAGAAAAAGTTTTCTTAGATGCGTCATAAGTTCTTTTCTTACCTTCAGGCGCATTTGTAAGGAAATATGCCTCATACACTTCAGGAGTAATTTCTATTCCATCCGTAGGCCAAGTACCTGAATCTTTATATGATTGGTAAAGTATATATGGATAACATACATCTAATGATGGAGAATACATATAATTTAAATTGACTTCAGTATTCATATTAGTAACCTATAGCTATAAATGAAAGAGTATTTGAACCGGCTGAAGCAGGGCCACCAGTACTTTCATATTTATATGCAAATCCTGAAGAGTTTGCAGGATAAACGGTTGTAACAAATGTATTTGCCGTGTCATTAGACCCGCCAAAAGCAAACAAACATGAAGTAGGAAAAGGAATAGGATAAGTACCGTTTCCAGTTATAGAAGATGTTTTTCTACCATCAGTATAGGTATTTTGTATTAAATTAGCATAATTTATAGATAATTTACCCCATTGTATAATTATACCAGATGGTAGTACTTGGTAGCCATTTACACCCAATACTTTCTTTAAACCAGCCCCATATGCCAAAGCTCCTTCACCAAACATATTCCAATTGCTCTCACCATTCAAGGTAGAGTTACCTTCGAATACACAAAATACAGAACTATATGCGTTTAAAGTAATGGTTTGGATTATTCCGGAGTTGGTAGGGAAACCGTGCTCAGGGGTAGGACATTTAATGGTTATAGGCCCAGTACTATAATTATAAATAGGTACAATAGACCATCCAGTAGCGTCTAACTCAGTATATACTGGTAGGGTAACAACTATACCGGGTTGGTTGAAACGGTTCCATCTACCTATGGAATTTTTAGTCAATACCGTGCTAGTTGCGTAATTGGCAACCCCATTAAACCCATTAAACCCGACTCCTCTAATTAATTCCCTTGTACCGGCAGCATGCATTGCTTTAGTCGTATCAGTACCTTTAATAGCTTCTGATACAGTTAATAGCTGAATTAGACCAGATTTACTTTCAGTAGCGGTAGGTAAGCCACTAGTAATATCTGCCCATGTATGACTATGCTGTTTATCAGCTTTACCAGCTAACTGATTAGTTATAGTAGTAGCAAAATCAGGATCATTATTCAGTGCATCTGCGAGTTCTTTTAATGTATCTAAAGCATCACTAGAACCACCAATAAGTTCATCAATTTGTTCCTGTACATAAGTAACGGTAGCAAAGTTAGAACCTGTGATAATTGCATTAATTTGATCTGCGGTAAGATATTTTTCTTGATCAAGTTTACCGATGTTAATGAACATAAGTTCTTCATCAGCATCACATGGATCAGTAAATACAATAGTTGTACCATCAGTAGCAGTATAGTCTTCACCACCTACTAGAACGTGACCAGTCGATAATACAATCAGAGAATCTGCATTGTATTCAAAATCAAAACTAGTTTGACCTTCAGTAGCAGTGGTAGACTGAATCTTAGTATCAATTACTGCGCCATTACCACCAGCTCCACCACCAGTTAAACCAAGATAAGCAATATAATCGGCTACCCATTTAGTAGTAGCAATTTTGTTACTATTATCGGTTACAGCGGGAACTTTATCTTGTGGTAAAATGTTAGTAAGCTTAGACCAATCTAAAGTAGGAATGTCAGACAGTAAGATACCATCATACCCCTTAGAAGAATAAACTCTATTACCTACAGTAAGTTTACCAGTTACATTAACATTGCCATCAAAGGTACTATTACCTTTAAGCTGGAAGAGGTCAGTTACGTTAGTAAGCTTAACACCATCATTACCTACAACAATGGTACCATCTTCTAATACTACGAAACCTTTCTTATCGTTCGAGTTAATTACTGAGAAAGAACCATCAACTACGACATTATTGTCGAAGAAATATGAACCATCATCAGTACTTGAACCAAAACCATAAGTATTGTATACTCTAAATTTAGTACCATCAAAGAGAATATCGCAAATAGCATTTCCAGGAATGGAAGCTTTACGAAGTTCCCTACCAATAATATCTACAATAGGAAAATCTCTAGTAGCTAGAGTAGAACCATTTTTTGTAATATTAATAGTAATTGTATTTTGCCCTGCACCAATTACAGTATTGGCATTAGTCAGGAATCGAATAGATGAAGAGAAAGGCTCCAAAGCTTCTAGGAAGTTTGAACCTTCAAAATTAAAAGTAAAGTTCTTAGCGGAAGGAGTATACACCCAACTAGCTGGTACTGCAGCTTTACCGCCACCAACAGTTACGATAATCCCTTGAAGATCTTTATAATAAAGTTGACCGGAATCCTCAGTGACAAAGTGTTCACCAGGATACACGTCATTTATTGAAGGATCCGCCATTGAGGGGATTCTCTTCAATATAAAGACAATACGACTGTTAGCCATAATCTTTCCTAATTTTTAAATATTTAATATGTCACATACTAAATTTTTGTTAAGAAATCCCTAATGACCAGAAAGATCATTAGGGATTTAGATATTTAGTATTAGTGAGTCTTTTCGAATTTTACTAAAACGAAAATTTTGCTTCCAATACTTATAGATGAAAGTGTAGCTAACCACTTTCTTGCGCCGCCCATATCTCTCAGAGAGCAAGTTAAATAATCCTCTGCATACGGGATGTAAGACTGAACATCTAGGTCTAACGAATTGATTGGTCGTTTAAACTGGTCAAGTTCCGTTAGCTTAGTTTCACACTCTATAACTTCTTCAATATTTTTACCAACTACAGTTTTATCAGATGGTATAATATTTTTCATTAAAGCATTCAAGCGTATTACAGTTCCCCAACTATTACATAAAAGTACGGGATGACTATAAGTAGCTAATAATTTATCTAAATTAAGAGATTTACCCTTTGAATTCTCTTCATCAATAAGATCCTTCACTATTCTAGCTAAAGCAGATACTTCAGTTAGAGTATTTCGAGAATCTTCAACCATTTGAATAGAAAGTTCATCGGATTTAGTGAATTTAGACTCAAACTGGTTGACCGTTTCACTAAGTTGAAGGGTTGCAGAATGAGTCTCTATAGCGTCTCTATTTTGAAACACCATTCCTTTTGCCAGCTTTAGGCCAGACTTCCTAAAGAAGTCTTTGATGTGTGTTAGTATTGACATAGTATCATATCATAATTACTTTCGGTTAGTTAGATATACTATCAGATTCGATAGCAGTTCTTTGATTTCCTTATCAGAAGCATTTCGGAGGTTTTGCTGTTCAATTAATGACTTCATCGCCTCATCGTTTCTTTTAAGAAAACTATCCTGAATTTTTTCGATACTTTCTCGCCAAGTGTTTCTTTCAGTAGTATGCCTAGTTATTGCACTTCTATATAAACGATGGACTCTTCTGACTTCTAAAACTAAAATAATAACCATGAGGATGAAAATAGTAGTTATAGTTTCTAAACCACCGCTATATAGCTTCGCTATAAAAAGCGCATATAGTCTGCCGAAGTCCATATAGCAATCCTTCTAAAAATTTTAAACAAAACATAAAAGATTCTAAATTCTTGTTTCAAAAACCTTAATGTGGATCATATAAATTTTAAAACTTTGTGTAAACAAACAATCTTTTTAGGATATATAATTACTTGGAATACCATACTTAAGGTATAAAATTATGAGCCAAAAAATCTCTAAAGCTGATTTTGGTTTGATATGCTGGTACGAACTCTCAAGCTTAAAATCTAAATTTGAAAAAGCAACTTCATTACATAAAATAAGAAATCCTAAGTTTGATCATTTTTCAGATATAGAAAAAATAGGAAAAGAACTTTATCCTAAAACTTATAAAAAGATTTTATCTTTCATTAAAAATAATGAATGGATAAAATTTGATGAAACTATAAAGGAATTGTGTGAAGGTAAAACTCCAGTTATCTTTGTATCAGTCCCCCAATATGATATTGATAAAGATCCTAACAAATGCGGTAGGTATGCATTTGATATAATCTTCTTACCATCTGAAATCAAACCTACTACTTTTAGACAACGTTTTGGTAGATTTTATACTGATACTAAACCTAAAGGAGAAAGATACAGACCACAATCATTATCCGGTACTTTTGTAGTAAATTCAGGATACTCTGATTATATTGATGAAGGCAATATCGAAGTTGACGATATTTATGAAATTATGGATGCTATAAAAGAAATGCTCTAAATGCGTATTTATAGCTCATTTATTGATATATTATTTTAGTGAATGAGAAATAAATTCTCCTGTTAATAATTTTAATTTAAATAAAGGTTAAGAAATTATGTCTAATACTGAGAATAACGTTAACGCAGCGGCAGCAATCTCCTCCAGCAGTGACATGATTGAATGTACTCACAAAACAATCATTCCGGTTCTGATTGATGCTGTTTATTCTCGTACACCAATTATTATTTGGGGTAATACAGGAGTTGGCAAAACTGAGCTTCTTCATCAACTGGCTCGTATGTTTGGCATCGAACCCCGTGATCGTCAGCGCTATATCGACCAACGTATGAACTCCTGTGATGCACCGGATGTTCGTGGTTGCATTTTCCCTGATAAAGAAACAGGTCGTACCGTAGTATATCCACCAGCATGGATTCCTACTGCAAAAGATGGTCTGCCTCGCTTTATCGTTCTTGAAGAAATCAACACCATTCAGGACGATACCGTTCAGGCGGCACTGTATGAAATGTTACAAGAACGTCGTAACGGTGATATTGATCTGGCAGATGAAGTGGCAATCTTTGCTACTGCAAACCTGGAAGAAGACAACGGCCCGACTGTAGAGTTAGCTGGCCCAGTTAAAAACCGCGTTAAGCATATTCGTCTACTTAACACTGTTGAATGCTGGTTGGAAATGGCTGAAGCTAATAACTATCATCCTTTCTTGACTGCATATATTCGCCGCTACGGTATGGAAAAATTGTATGCTCCGGATTTTGAAAAGAATGCTTTCCGTACTAACCGTACTTGGTCTAAAGTAAATCAGACCATTTCTAACCCACTTTATCAGGAAACACTTGGTAAAGAATGGGGTTACAAGCATATCGTTCCAGATTTCGTTTTACCGAAATTTGCAGCGGGTACTCCACTTCCAGTTCCAGACTATGCAGCTATTATTGCCAGTATCGGTACTACTATCGGTGCTTCTGGTGCTAACGAATTCAGTACTTTCGTTACCCATGCGCAGTCTGTTTTACCGCTGATGAAAATCTTTGATGAAGGTAATCTGATTCCAGAAAACCAGATTATTAATATCACTGACCACCAGTATTACGCATTGATTGATATGATGCGTCGTACTATGATTGATCGCCATGAAGCGGGTAAAGCCATCAATGATGTATTTATCCGTAACGTGCTTAATACAATCATGATTGGGGCTAAAAACTCTTCTTTGCTGTCCACTGAATTCCGTCAGGCTAATATGTTGCGTATTAATCAGGCGATGAAATCTCAGTTCACTGTTAAAGTTATGCAGTATCGTTCCCAACTCGGTCAAATTGGTGCGGATGCATGTGAGTACTTCAAACAAGCAGGTGCAGCACTAAGCGAAATGGCTGCAGCTTAATTAATAAACGGGTAATGGGGTCTAATCCCATTACCCGATATTTATTTTTACATTAAATAAAAATAAGGCTAAAAATGAGTAACTCATCTAAAAGTGGTATTTTTCATAATCCTGTAACCATTTCAGAAATGGAATCAGACTTCGTTATACAAACCGCTCTAAGAAACAATCTTGATCCTAGACAACTTTTAGTTTCTCATTTGCAGGAAAAAATCTCTGAAGCCGTTAAAGAGAATAAAATTGGTACAGATGCTAAATGGGAACCTCATTATGCCCGTGTTTCAATTAGTCCTTTTACAATTGAAAATGAAGGTTTAGAAGAACTTCTTTCTGAAGTTCATGATTTCTATCTGGAAAATGATTTTATTTTCCCAAGTGTATTAAGTAATGCTTTTGAAACACGTAAAAAAATCATGGACATTGCCAAAGCTAAAGTAAATAAGGCTGTAATGGCTTTGTCTATTTACTATAACATTTTTACTCCAATCATGATGCTTCTTAAGAACCGCATTGACCCTAACTTCAATGCCGGAAAAACTTATGATTTCATTATTGAGTTAGATGAAAACTTCAATACGATTGGTGAGCTTCGTTTCTACTCCCCAAACCTCGGTGTGCGAGCTTATACCGATTTTCGTAGTACTGCATATAATGCGGAATGGGCAGCAAACGTCCGTCAAAGTACACTGAACGGTGTAGCTCTTCATGAAGTATATCACAACGTGTTGATGCATAATACTCGTGGTGAACATGATAAGGCTTATAAACCTATTCGTGATCTTCATGAAGAAATCGATCAGTTAGCTTTAACTAAATATACTACTGATGAAGGTAGTGTTCCTATGAGTCAATGGGAAGCTGATGATCAGTATAAAGTTAAAGTACTTCAGGCCATGCGTAATATTCAAAACATGGCAATGGATAAACCGATTAATATCGCTATTCAAACAGCTTCTCAAAATGCCAGTTTCAATATTGGTAAGAAAATCTGTCTGGATCAGGTTATCGAATTCAATAAAGAATTTGATAAATATACTGATAACGGTCATAAGTTTGCTGATTTACCTTCTCCACTGGCAAACTATTTTGGTTCTGTAGTATATCCAGAGCGTGGTGATACTGACGGTAAAACCTCTGAAGAATGGTTTACTATTGATAATACTGAAGAGAACATCAAGAAATATCTTGAATGGCCTTCTTTAGATGAACATGGTAATCAAACTGAAGAGAAAGCCGAATCTACTCGCCGTACTGAAGTATTTGAACGTGCTATGCAATCTGTACGCGATAATGTTAAGAATGCTCCGGGAGGCCCAACTGATACATTCTTCCGTATTCTGAATGCTCTGGAAGCAATTCCAACATTTATTGATTGGCGTATGCTTCTTAAACGTTATATCAAATCTGGTATTAAGACTGAAAAAACTTGGCAACGTATTAACACTCGTACTTTCGCTGCAGCTGGTCAAATTCGTCCTGCTCGAAAATCCGATGCGATTAAAGTAGTAATTGCTGGAGACACATCAGGATCCATGCTGGATCAGTTAGGTGATGTAGTAACACAAGTTGAGAAAATTGTCAAATCTTTTGGTAGCTACTATTTTACCTTCTTTGCAGTTGATGAAGGTATAACTTCCGAAGAAGTTTTCTCCAATAGTAAGAAATTTACTGTTGACCGTCTGGTACGCAACTTCAAAGGTGGTGGCGGTACAGATTTCAGAAGCTTCTTTAAAGAGCTGGATGAGCGCGGTAATCGTGAAACAGTTGTAATGGTTACTGATGGCTGTGCAACCATTCCAGAAGACAGACCGAAAGGCTATGATGTAATTTGGGTGGTTCGTGAATCCGATTTCCGTTGGGCGGAAGAATACCTGAAATGGGGCAAGATTGTCGTCATGTCAGGTATCTAATAGAAAAGAGTCCTTCGGGACTCTTTTTTTTTATTTAATAAATAATGATATATTATTTTTATGAATAAACTAACACAAAGGTATTTAAATGGATATTAAGCAGAAGTTTAAAAATGTACTAGATTTCTTAGAAGCCCCTATTACTTTCAAAGTTAGTAGAGGGTTTTATTACTATATCTTAATTCTTATCCTAATGACTATCCTCTCATACACCTCTGGATTCTTTGATTCAGTTATTTCAATAGTTATATTCTTTGTAGTATTTTATTTCGACCAAGAACTCATCAAAAGAAGGGAAGCTAAGAAAGATGAATAATTTTACTTTATCTATTGATAGTGATAAATTTGAAAAGAATATTAATGCTTATTTAAAATTTAGTATGAATAAGCTTTATGCTAATCTAGCTATATTATTTCTAAGTTCGATAGCATTTATCCTGTTTTCTGATAGATTTGAAGTACTACAGCATATTGTAGTAAGAATCTTATGGGGAGTAATCATGTTTAGAATGCTAATACGGATTCTTTACATGAATAGCTTTATCACGACAGTTTATAAGAAAAAGACAAAACTTATAAATAAGATCAAGAACTCCCATACGTCTTTTAATGTAAATACTTTAGCTAAGAGTAAAGAGCACCTATATAAAAGCGTAATTAATAGACTAAGAGAAAATATTCAAACGCTAGTATTAGCTAAGAATAATTCAGATCTTACCACGTCATTTACTTGTAAAGTAGATGCATTAAGTGATTCATCAATTTCTATACTTTCTTTTGAGCTACATAGAAGTTATATACGTATAACAGATGGTAGAAACATTCTGGTAGTTGATCTTCCAGTTGTTAAATCAAAATATGAGGCTTTACAACCTCTTTCAATTTTACTACACTCAATTAAAGTAGATTAAGGACTTATCATGCAGCTAACTTTACAAGACCGACCACTTTCTCTCAGTGAAACTTTAGAAGCTCGTTTTAAGGAAAATGGTATCAATGCCAGGATGCTATCTTTCGCTATTAAAGAAAGTCAAAGTTATATAAGTGATCTTATGAATGGTAAAATATCACTTAGCTCTTCAATGGCTTTAAAATTATCAGTATTTTTTGAAACCACTCCTGACTATTGGTATCGGGTGGAATATAAATATAATCTTTACAAACAACGTAATGATAAAGTATTTGTAGATCAAACTATGAGAAATATTACTCCTATCTCTCAAGGATATAAAGAATTCGATCCTACAAAATATGAAGATGATCGAGTTTATAAACCATTACACTTATCAAGTTCTCTCTATAGTGGATTATAAGGAATACCAATGACTGATACTATTCGAATCCCAACTCATCCAGGAATTATTCTTAAAGAAGAATTTATGGATTCTCAACCTAAAATTACAGTTATTGAAATCTGTAAACGAACTAATATCTCAGCATCATATCTTCGTCGATTTATCAAAGGTGCTGAAGAAATCACAACTAATGTAGCTATTTGTTTAGCTAAGATATTTAATACTACTCCTGATTTTTGGTTGAATCTGAATACTCAGCATTATACTGCTAAGCTTTTAGCTGATAAAGGTTATTCGGAAAGATTGAATTCTATCGAACCATTTAACTTTATTCAGAGTTAATTAATTCCCCTAATAGTTAAAAGCTATTAGGGGATAATCTTTTTTTTTTATTTATATTTTAAATATATATTATAATAATGAATCCATATCTAATAAGGATAAGAAATGTTAATTATTCATAATTTAAATATCCCATCTACTTCAGAAGAAGTTAATCAATATCTTAAACTTCATGGAGTGCATTGTGAAAATACTTTTAACCATCCAAATAAATTAGCTATTTTATTGGCTGCTAAGTTACATGAGAGGATTGATGTTGATTTAGATAGAATCAATCCATACAACCAACATCATGAAAACCTTGCATGGAAAAAGTTTAATAAAACGTATGAATATATGATTTCTGTAATGAAATCCTTCAATTTTTAAAAAATTCGTTATAACAAACAAAGTTTTAGAATTCCACAAGGAAATTTATAAATGGTTAAGACTAAAAAAGTAGATATCGCTCCAGAAGATTCATATACTGGTAAGGATATTAAAGAATTACCATATCCAGTCAATATTCAGACTCGTCCACAAATGTATGTGGGGGAAACTGATTCAACAGGTAAACTGACTTGTATCCGAGAAATTCTTAATAACTCAGTCGATGAATTCTTGGCTGGACATTGTAACCAAATCAATATTTATCGTTTGGATATCGACCACTATGTTATTGAAGATAACGGTCGTGGTGTTCCATTTGATAAACATGAGACTGGTAAAAATACTCTAGAAACAATCTTTGGCGTACTACATGCTGGTCGAAACTTTAAGAAAAAGACTGTATATAGTACTGGTCTTAACGGTGTTGGTGCGTCAGTAGTAAACGCATTATCTGAAGTATTCAAAGTTACTTCTCACCGTGGAAATGACGTAGGTATTATTGAATTCTCAGATGGTTACAAACAGAAAATCACTCTGTCTACCGTTACTAAACTCAAACTCAAATTCCAAAAGGGATTTGATAAGAAAGGTACTGGTGTAGAATTCAAATTTAATCCAGAGTTCTTTGAACCGGATTCTGATTTAGATATCCAGGAAGTACTTGATTTAATCCGTAAAACTGCTTACATGGTAAGCGGATTAAAGCTTAAATTCGTGGATATGGTAGATTCTAAAAATAACGTAACTTTTGATTATGAGAATGGTGTTTCAGATCTCTTAGAAGAGATTAACCCAGCCTCTATTATCAAACCAGCGTATTTTAAACCTGTCACTATTAATGAAACCAAAGTTGAAGTAAGTTTCAGCTTTAGTGAAAAATTTGATAGTGAAAATATTGAATCGTTCTGTAATACCATCCGTACTGGTGATGGCGGTGTACACGTTACAGGATTTAAACGTAGTTTCAGTCAAAAAGTTACCAATTTCATTAAAGAAAATGGTTTAACTAAAGAAAAGATTGAAAACAGTGACGTATTTGTAGGCTTGAATGCAGTAGTATCTGTATTCGTATTCAATCCTAAATATTCTACTCAGACTAAGCAAAAACTTAGTAATACTGAAGTAGAAGGTCATGTATTGCGAGCCATGAATAAATGGCTTGATGAATGGCTTGAAGCTAACCCTAAAGAAGTTAAGACTCTTGCTACTAAAATTGCACTTACTGCTAAATCTCGTATTGCTCAAAAGCGTGCTTTAGACAGTGTTAAGAAAGAGCAATCAGGTACATTCCTCACTACACTTGCTGCTCCAGAGAAGTTTACGGATTGTAACAGTGATGATCGAATGGAATGTGAATTATTCTTAGTTGAGGGTTAAAATGGCTCTCATTAAACCTCTTTAATTGTCTGGAAAACCTTAATTACCGCGAATTAAGACAACCAGCAGCGAAGCTTATGGTATTAACACCTATAAAGGATTATAGGATGCATAAGAACGTTCAACGACTATCGAAAGTACTTATGATAATTCATAGGGTAAATGAGTAGAGTAGCGCCAAGTGGTAGGTATCATAATGATAATAGTTATGAATAAATCCTTTAAAGCGAAACGGGAGGCAAAGGATTGAAGATATAGTCTGATCTGCATGGTGACATGTAGAGTTAGTTGAAAGTGATTTCTTAACAAAATCTTAGTATCTAAGAGGATTTAATTTATGCCAGTTAAGAAAACACATGCACAATTCGTAAAAGAAGTTGAATTAAGATTTGGAAAAGAATATACAGTTTTAGGGGAGTATAAAAACACTCATACTCCAATAAAACTGCGGCATAATAAATGTGGTAATATATGGGAAACTACTGCTCCATATGATTTACTAAAACCAAAACCTAATGGTTGTAAATTATGTGCAATTAATAGATCATTTCCATTGACTACTAAAGAATTTTCAGTTAAACTAAATGCAATTCATAATAATTCTTATAAAGTTCTGCAAGAATATAAGAATAATAAAACCAAAATTTTAGTTCGCCATAATTGCGGATATGAATTTATGGTTAAACCGAATAGCATTCTAACAGAAAAGTTTAATTGCCAATCATGCCAAAAAACAAATTCAGTAATAAGTGATTCAATTGCTGAATTTCTTAATGAAGAAAATCTTAATTTCATCCAAGAAAAAAAGTTTAAATGGTTAAAATATGAATCTCTATTATCTATAGATTTCTATCTGCCAGATTTTAAAATTGGTATAGAAGCTGATGGAGAACAACACTACATTCCTAAACGTGGTGGAATTAAAGAGTTTGAAAAAACTCTTAAGAGAGATTTGATCAAATTTAAACTTTGTAAAGAACATGGTATAGAAATACTGAGAATACCTAGTTTTTTAACTAAAAAAGAAATTTCTTTGTATCTTGGAAAACTTCTTTTAGAAAGAAATGTCTTTCAACTAGATTAACACAAATGGATTCAGCGGGTGGCTCAATAAAACAAGTACTTGATAGAGAAACTCAAGCAGTATATAAGCTTAAGGGTAAACCTAAAAATACTCTTAAAGATGGTGTAGAAGACCTTTACAAGAATAAAGAAACTGATGATATCATTTCTATTCTACGTTGTGGTATGGGCCGTAACTACTCTTCAGAGAAACTTCGTTTTGGTAAGATCATTCAGTTGTGTGACTCCGACTCAGATGGTAAACACATTGAAATGCTATTATCCACATTGTTTTCTAACCATTTCCGCCCATTAGTTGCTGAAGGGCGTGTGTATATTTGTCTTTCTCCTCTCTATCGTGTTATTCGTTCAGGTGTACCACCAGTATACTTCAAGAATGACAAAGAACTTGAGAGTTTCTTATCAAATCAGCTGGCAGAGGATTTTGCCTTTAAAAATGCTGCTGGTAAGAAAATGAATGAGAAAAACACCTCTAATTTGATTTCATTAATTCGTAAATATCGTAATGAGATTAATAAAGTAGCTAAAAAGTATCATAGTGATTCTAAACGAATTGAAGCTGTATTCGTAAATAATTATGATGCTGAAGAAGGATGGTTTGATTTTGAGTTGGAAGTCGAAGAACATAAGAATGAAAGTATCACTATTAAAGGATTCTACGAATTCGATAACGGTGAATCTTATGTATACCTGAACGTACCAGCTATTGAAACATTCTTAGAAGAAATTGAGAATCTTCAAGAGTTATTAGCAGAGATTCATGAAAAGTTCTTTGTATTTGACAAGAAAAATAATCCTATTGAACGAGAAACAATGATTGAATCTGTTGATTTCTTAATTGATAAGGTAACTAAATCTTGTACAATTACCCGTTATAAAGGATTGGGAGAGTCTAATCCAGATGACCTTAAAGAAATCTGTCTTGACCCTAAGAATCGCACCTTAATTCAAATCAAGATTGGTAGCGAGGAAGAAGTTAAAGAAGTTCTTGAGAACTATATGTTAGACAAGAACGTGGAATATCGTCAGAAATTCCTGCTTGAACACTTCGACCAGAATCTGCTAGAATCAGATATCTAATATATAAAAGAAGGTGGATTGCCACCTTCTTTTTTTTTAAGGTTATTATGGAATATTTAAAGTTCTTCCCAATAGCACTACTTACTGGAGGCTTAACTATTGCACTGCTTTTATTAGTGGATATTGTAAAGCACAGTTCAGCTAAAAAGAGAAAGAAATAGTCTTTTAATGATATATTATTATCATGATATTCTTCATTAATAATAAAGGAAATAAATTAGTATGAAAGTACATGTAACTGGTCTTTGTAAGAAAACTTCTAAAGAAATTACGAAACCTTTTGATGTAACCAAGGAAGGCGAAGCTCGTAAACTCGCTAAAAAAATCATGAAGACTATTCTGTTTACTCGCATTGAACGTGATCATACTGCGACTGATACAGAGTAACTTAAATACCCATATCCTCTATAAAGGGGATATGGGGTTAATATCTTTTTTGAGGAATTTATTATGTCTTTAATTAATAAGAAAATCTTAACTGAAATGTGTAAAGACCGTAATATGCAATGGTCTGTAGGTTCTTATCTTCTGTCAATGGTAATTTTTAGCATGACTGTAGATAAATTTAGTGATGCAGTATTTTATTCACAAGTAATATTTGTCTTAGTGGCATTATATCGTGCTTATTTACTGTACAAAGGAAAGAAAAATGCTAAAAGTTAAAATGGATGCAGAAGATGATGGTAAAGTCGATCATTATATAGGTATAGTACATTTTAATGATTGGTTCCACCCAATTGAAAAATCTGTAACTGAAGAAAATTTTGGATTTGGCCTTAAGTTTCTATCAACGACTGATCCAATAACTTTTATGAATGATACTACATTCAATATGAAAGTATTACTAAGCCATGCATATTTTAATTATGTAGGCAAAGGTAATGAAATTCGAGGAAATCGAATACCTTATGTTTAAAATGAAACTCACTAAAAACGCTAAGATATCTGGTATGGCTGGCAATTACATAGATGATGTATTTACCACTCAATCATCTATATTAATGGGCACTAATTTTATTCTTACCTATGATTGGTTAAAGATAGGGGTAAGTGCTCCTGATTCTGAATATATTGAATTTACACTAACTGAGGGGATAGAATCCTATCAACTGATTATATGTGATAATATTCTGATTGATTTTATCAGTAATAAATCAGATGATTTTTATATTCAATATTATTATTCTTTAAGAAATATTAATAAAAGGATAAAAAATGCTTGTGGTTCGATTTCCTATAGTTCACCATACTCTTAATTATGATAGAGTAGTGTTAACATCAATAAATGTAGAAAGAATACATGATTTCATAAATTCTGCAGCAGAAGTAGCTTATGAAAAAATTATAGCATCATATACATATAATATACGTTTAAAATTTCTTAATGGTAAACTTATAGAAAATGTAATATTATCGGGTAGTATGGAAAGAATCGTTTCAGAATTAATGATTTCAAAAGTACCAGAGGTAGGCGGCGAAATTTACAGAATTGAATTATCTATGGATTTCTTATCATGGGATAAAACAAAGTATCATTTTACATATGAAGGAGATTTCATTTGTTAAAAATAAAACTTAAAAGTGAAAATGGTGTGCTAGCATTAAAACTTCATAGATGTTTTGTAGCCAGACATAGAAGTGTATATTTTGAAACAGAATATCTTTCTAACTCTTATGCTGAAATACATAATACCGAATTAAGAATTACATTTTCAATTGATGCATTATCAGACAAAAATCTGGTAAAAATCATTCATATTCCAGGAGGAATGTCTTTTCTAAATACTATTTGTACAGACGATAAAAGTGCAGGATTTCATATAAGAAAAAACAGTGGAATTTTGTCTAATAAGATCCTTATGAAATTTAGTAATAAGGTATCTAGAAAGCATCTTTATAGCGCTATGGGAATATACTAATGATGTTATTCAAGGCTTATAATGGAACTAAAGATGGCTTTGATATACAAAGGATAATTGCATTGGATATCGAAGATGCAAAAGAATTGGATATAACTGTAGGAGAACATAAATTCTATATTTTCATTAGAAGTACTGGTAGGAATGCATCATGCTATGAAGAATTAAGTGGATTACTTACTGCTAGAAATTCAATATACATCGACCATTCAAAAGATGATTTTTTAGATGTCCTTCTTCCAGAGTTTAAAAAACCTCTGATTTATCAAAAGAGATTTAATCGACCTCAAAAGATCAATATAAATGTAAGGATTGTTTAATGCTACTAATTAAAGGAACTCTTGGAGGTGATGAAGTATCTAGTTATTCAGATGTAAAACCCCCTAAAACAAACGTCGAGAATAATTATGATGAAATTAGTGACCATCTAATTGAAATAAGCCAAACTATAGTAGTTAGTATTTTTTATAACTATGTAGATAATAGGCAATCTAGCTATTTTTCCGCATTAATTCTAAAAGTAGAAACCGATATAGTCATTCCGGCCTCATTTGATTTTATATTCTATGTAAGAAATAAAAGAAGAATTGTTAGTGAGGTTAATTTGAAAAGGAAATTTATGGATAAAAGTATTCTATGAAGATATTTAAAAGGCCTGAATCTAGTGTAATAGGAATTAGCTCCAATCCAATTAATGCAGTTTATCATAGGTCTATAGAGTATTTATTCACTAAAATAGGCGGAGATTTACTCTGTCCAGACCCTATAACTATCAGAACTCATCCAATATGGATACTAGAAACAACTAAAATATTAAAGCCTACTTATGATATAAGCTATAAAGTGATGATTGATCATGAAAAATATAGAGATATAAGATTCTTTATATTTGCTAAAAAATAAAATAAAAATATATTATAAATAAGAATACTAATAAATGAGGAAAATGTAATGGAAGTCTATTCTAGAAATGGTTTAGTAGAAATTATTACATATAAAGATCGTTCTCCAAGAGGTGAGAAACTTTATATTCTGTGTCGAAATCTTGCTAATAAAATTGATAAGGTAATTGTAACTGCAGCCAAAGATAGCAATATTCCTTTAAATGCTATTTTACCGCTTCAATTCTCTTTTGAGTTTTTACATACAAAGATGCGATTCAATGTAAATTTTAAATTTCAAGGAAATGCGGTATATAAAGAATTTCTTAAATATAAAAATGCTATTGGATTTATCGAAGAAAACCCCCAAGATCCAAAAGTAACGGAAACACGTTTAATTGATTATATTAGTAATGCTTTACAATACGTATCTCGTAAAGATTCTTCTGTAGAAGATAATATTCGTTATAAAGAATTCGCTACTAAAGGTCTTGTACCCGGTAACTTCCAAGTCAATTTCCGAAATCTTAAAAAGGATTTAGGGTTAATTGGAAATTTAACATGGATGGTATGTGAGTCTCTAGGTGAGATTGATACTGATGAAGTGATTGAAAAAGAAATTGAGCAAGGCGCTCCTTCAGTTCCTGCATCTGGTTACAAATATGAACCTTATAAATATAGTAGCTCTCCAAACACAAAATTCGATTATTTTGTTAATTTAAAAGCACCGCTTAATGATAGAAATGATATTAATCGAGGGTGGACACGTCTTCTTAAGGAAAATCTTGAAAAGACATCCGTTATGATTAATAAACTGATGAACCTTACAGCTGAAAAGAAAGTTTTATTTGGTTTGGCATGTACGTCAGATTTAGTAGGTAAAGCCACACTATATTTGTATGTACCTACCTTAGATACTCTTGTAAGGGAACTGCCATCCGACCGAGTTATCAATACAGTTAAAATTGATGAAAATACTGATTATCTTCAGGCTTTAGCTACATTAGTTAAAATGGAACCTAATGAATTAGTAAAATCCGTTAGGAACTTTTCATCATTTAATATTCTTATGACAATTATTCTTAAGCCATATGAATTCTTTAATATTAATAGTAGTCTAAAGAAAGATAAAAAATATTATGAAAGTCCATATGCTATTCTAAAAGATCAATTTGAAAATTTCTTTAAGTATCATACTAAATGTTATGAATTGGAATTGAAGGTTGATGAAGGAACTATCTTTAGAAATATAAGTTTTAAAAATTCTATACGAAATGTCAATGTATCCCTAGGGAAGTATAGACTTCATACTATGCTTGAAATAAATAATAATTTACAATTTTCAATAGGTTTTGATTTTACTTCTGACAAATGTAAATTGGGAGATATGCTGGATAAAGCTCGTATAGTTTCTATTTTAGAATGTATCCGAGGCTTTACAGCAATTACTAACCGTATAGGTAATTTGAAAGAGGATGAAAAGTTTCTACCGAAACTACGTGTATATTTCAATAATACTAAAGATCTTTCCAAGTCAGATAATATTATTACCTATGTAGGCTCTAATAATGTTAATAACTTTGTTATCAAAACTATTAACATCTTAGATAATACTGTTAAAGAACCTAAGATCAATCTCGATCAGATTAATTTAGCTTTTGAAACTTTTGTAGCCATTAATTTAATGAGTGAAGAATTTTATATTTCTTTAAATAATTCTGACCCTGCTAAAGTCCTTGGAAGTTTTATATTGGAGAAGAAGGATGAAATTGAAGAAAAACTTGCAAAAGTGTATAGTAATGCCGCTAGAATGGATGATCGGCTTGCTAAAGAGTTTGTACTCGATTCCCTTTCTAATCGCCTTCATAATGTTTGTTTATCGAAGATTGACTTCTACCGTAACAAAGCCGTTTTGAAATAGATATTATTTTAGTGAGAGGAAAAAGATATTAATGGAAAACTATATCTTTTTCCACAATTAACTTATTGAAAGAAGTTTCATAAAAAGAGGAATAAAGCAATGCCAGAGATGAATCCGGATACTATTCGCAATCAGGTTATCGAAATCGCTAAAGGTGAAGCGGTTATCACTGTTCCAAATCCGGTTCCTTGCAGCCTGGATACTTTCCTGTCTGCCATGACTTCTCCTGAAGTCGTAATCAACACTTTCCTGCCAAGTGATCTCTATGACAAAGACTCTCTGAATGAAGAAGAATTCAAAGAGATCGCTTTCAGCGTTTACACTAACGTGCTGTCATACACTTACGGCGCTACCAACGTTGTACCTTTCAGCTTCGACGACAACTGTCCACCGCTGGCCCGTCAGAACCTACTGCTGCAAAACTTCATTGAAGCTGGCGGCACCAAAGAAACTCTGGACGTTCTGGGCGTAAAAGGTTTTGAGAAAGCTTTTTCTATGCTCCTGCTGCCGCTGGGTATCGCTCAGTGTGCTAACATGACTGATGTTCGTAAGAGCATCGAAGCCCTGAACAAAATCAACGATGGCGAAGACCGTATTAAAAATAACATCAACGTTATTATGGGCTTCAACATTCCACTGGAAACCAGTCTTGATGATATTGAAGCGCTGGCGCGTGAAGGTAACATCGACGTTAACCTGTTCCTGGCTCGTCAGAAACCGGAATTCAATACCGTTGAAGTAATTCATCGCTTCAAAGAATTCCTGGATCCTTCCCGCGTTATGATTCAGGTTGATTTCACTGAAGACGCTTTCCGTACTTTGCTGGATGAAGGTTATTTCAGCGATGTACGTGATCAGCTCTTCACGGTTGCTAATCCAATGATCATGGAGCTGGCTGATCTGCGTGAGAAGTATTGGGATAAATTCTCATGGGAACGTGCGCTGGTTAAGTACACTTTCTCTGAAGAAATCCTGAATCGTATTATCAGTGAAGGTAAAATGAACTGGGCTGTAGCTTCTGTGTTCCAGGTAATGTCTGATGAAATGATTCTCGCTAACAACGATGAAATCACTTTCTGGCGTCCTGAGTTCAACTTTGACTACTGGTTCAAGGGTGAAAACGACAATAAAGAACTGCGTGCAGAATACGCTAAGCATACTCCTACCAACGAAACTGTTGCATGGAATGAAGTTATCCGTCGTCATAAAGACAAGCAGGAACTTCTGATGCTGGCTGCAATCACCGTTTCTGAAATGCCGATTGCTGTTGAACTGACTGACGAAAGCGGTTCCACCGTTGAATCCCGTGTAAGTAACCCGCAAAATGATAAACCAGTTGATCAGCGCATCAAACACAAACTTCTAATTCCAGAAGTAGTGGATGGTAAACTTCAGTATTCTGAAGAAAAAGATCTCTCTAACTTTTATGAAGGTTAATTGATCTATAAAAGATCCTCTTCGGAGGATCTTTTTTTTTTTTATATTCTTTTTATGTATATATAATTATAAGGATATTAAAGGAATTTAAAAAGTTTCCTTTAACCTAACAAATATTTGTATATCACAATAAACAGAGGAATATAAGTTATGGCTGAAAACATTGTTCAGCAATCCCTTGAGGAAGTATTTGCAGAACGTTTCAAAACTTATGGTAGTGAAACTGTAAAAGAACGTTCTATTCCTTCTGTAGAAGATGGATTCTTACCCGTAATGCGTCGTATTATTTATACTATGTATAAAGAAGGTGCTTATCCACGTTTTACTAAAGCTGCTCAATTTGTAGGTACTACTATTGGTTAACTTATATCTTTTTAGTACTATCTAGTGATGTATCCTCCCAAAATTGATCCCTAACAGTGTTTTAGTATCTATAAGGATCAATTATGAAAAGTAAATCAAAACAACTTAAGATAATTAGCAAGAAGTATTTAAATGCATTAGATTTCTATTATAGTAATGACCATTCGGCAACTTTTGTAGCCAAAAAATTTCAGCTATCAAAAAATACTTTGTTGAGAATGGTTCGTCTTGGAAATTTTGAAGAATTACCTGATGGTAATATAGCTGAAAAAGATCAAGATTATTATATGTGGAAAAATATAATGCATATTTACAAAACTACTAATAAATCGGCTAATGAATTATGTCTAGAATTCAATGTAGGTAAATCATCCTTTGCTAAAAATCTTAAATATTTTAATTTAAGTTATAAAGGTAGGAGTAACCTGATTGAATTTAAAAGAGATATATTTTCTAAAATAGATTCAAGCGATAAAGCATACTGGCTTGGGTTTATTTTAGCTGATGGTTGCATTTATAAAAATGAATTGCGGCTTAAATTAGGGAAAGTAGATTACGTTCATTTGCAAAAATATTGTGATTTTTTAGGGCTGAGTCATAATCATATTGTTAAAGATGCACATACAATAAAAGTAATTGTATGTGATAAAAAAATGATTATCGATCTTAATAAATTAAATATTTTTTCTAAAAAATCATGTAAAGAAATTCCACCCATAATAGATCCTATTTTTCATAGAGATCTATTACGTGGATTCTTTGATGGCGATGGATGTATTAAAACAAATCTTGCTTCAATATCTTTAGTAGGTAGTAAGGATATGATGGATTTCTGCAATAAAGTATTCCATGAAGAATTAGGAATACCTTTAGGTAAAGTCTATTCAGATAAAAAAGTTTATAGATTGGCTTGGTATAGTCTTTTCAATAAACAAAGTATCCTTAGTTGGTTATATGATGGGAGTCATACATATTTAGATAGGAAATTTAGCTTAGCTAAAAAGATTGGCCGTCTATGAAAGTAATTTTATAGATTATTATTGGGGAAGAAAACGGGAAGGGTTTAGCTATCCTAATCCGACTGGAAGGCTATATTTAAAAGTATAGTCACAGGCAACGCATAGTAGGTGAACCTTATAGCGATATAAGAATATAATCCTGCCACGAGTCCCCGACATCCTATATAGGATGAAAAGATATGCTAGGCTGGATTGGAAAAGACCAATCGATGAAAATGAGGGAAACCTCCAGAGAGTAAGATAAAAAGCTTACTGTTAATAACTACCGCGTTACCACCCTCACGGTGATAGTTCTTGCTATGAATCAATGGTTGGTATGTCTCAAGGATTCCGTAAATTGAATCCACTTATTGACCCTCAAGGTAATAATGGTTCAGTAGATGATTTTAAGTCATTTGCGGCAATGCGATATCTTGAACTGCGTCTTTCTGCTTTTACAAGAGATGTATTCTTCTCTAACTTCTCTGAGAAGAATAATAACTTCGTTCCTAACTATGATAAAACTCATTTGGAACCGGAAGTATTTACTCCAGTAATTCCAACCATTTTAAATAACGGTATTACCGCTATTGCATCAGGCTTCGTCTGTAACCTTCCAACACATCGTGTAACGGATATTGTAGAAGTTACTAAACGTCTGATTGCTGATGCAGACATTAGTGATAAAGAACTAGCTAAAGGTTTTTATCCAGACTTTCCTTTAGGTGCCACTATCATTAACCGTGATGACCTGATTGATATGTACACCAAAGGTCAAGGTGTAATTCAGGTTCAGGCAACATTAGAAGATGGCGATTTTAAAGGTAAGCCAGCTATTATTGTACGTGATCTTCCTCCAGAAGTAAGCGTTAACAAAATACTTGAACAAATTCGTTTTGGTCTTACGCCAGAAGATGTTAAAAAAGCTAAGAAAAAGAAAACTCTTACTAAACCTGGATGCCTAATTGAGCTTATTCAGGATGTTAAAGATATCAGTACCAAAAAAGAAGGTATCGGTATCGCATTACTTCTTAAAAAAGGTGTAGATTCCGGTACCGTTAAAAACGTATTGTATAAATCTACAAGTCTACGTTATTCTGTAAAATATCAGGCTAACGTACTTATTGAAGGTAAGCTAGAATCTAACTGTTCTCTTAAGAAACTACTCAGTACTTGGGTGGCTTTCCGTCGCAATACAGTTCGTCGTATTCTTAATATTAAGATTGCAGATTATTCTGAACAGCAATCTCTTAAACAAGCTTTAATTAAAGCCCTAGGCAAGATCGATAAAGTTATCGAAATTGTTCAAAATGCATCTGATAAGAAAGAAGCTATTGATAAAATTCGTAAGCTTCTCTCAATTGGATTCAACCAAGCAACATATATCGTTGAAACCAAACTTTATCAGCTATCAAAAATGTCTGTCCAAGATCTTAAAGACGAAATTAAGACTCTTGGAGAAAAGATTAAAGAATCCGTAGAAACTATTTCTGATGATCATCGTATTGATGAAATCATTGTAGAAGAAATGGATAGAATTATTGAGAAACACTGTAAGAAAGAAAAACGTACTACAGATGTAATCAATATTACTAGCTCTCTTGATGATGTTAAAGCTTTTGTTCAACCAGAGAATTTAGTAATTGGTTTTGCTAAAGAAATGGATGATTTGGATAATGCAGGTTATTCCTCTAATGCTTATGTATTTGCCAAATCAACTGATGAAATCATTTCTGGTGATACTCGCGGTCGTAAAGGTCAGAATTTTGTACCTAGTACGGTTAAGAAAGTAATTATTGAGACATTCACTGTAAATACTCATGATTATATTCTATGCTTTACTACTGACGGTAAATTGATTATTCGTCAGGGATATGAATTCAATATGTGGAATAAACCTATTGGGGCTATTCTTAATCTGGAAGGTCGCCGTATTAGTACTATTATTCCTATCACTGAAAAAGATCTAGACAAATATCTTGTATTTGTCACTGAAGCAGGTTATATGAAACGTATCCCTGTTGATGGATTTGATCTTAATCGTAAAGCGGCAGTTATTGCTATTAAACCTACAGAGGGCGATATTCTTAAAGCCGTATCTTTGTCTCTTTCTGAGATTGATAATGTGTTTGTATACTCTAATGAGGGTAAGGCTCAACGTCTGTTAGCTTCTCAGATTGATGAAATGACCAGAGCATCTGCCGGACGTTGCCGTTTGACACTAGGTGAAGATGAATACGTAGTAGGTCTAACTGTAGGTAATACAGATACTACTAAAATTCTGATGTGTGCAAGTAATGGTAAAGGTAAGATCATTGACCTTGAAGAATTCCCACTTCGTCGTGGTGATAAAGGTCGTCGTTCTATGCTTAAAGCAATTACTCTGGCAGAAGGGGAAATGCTTATTGGAGCTTTGATTGTCAAAGAAGAAGATTCTGTAGCATTCAATACTTCTAATAACAAAATTGTGTCTCTGAATGTAGCTAATGTTACCACTCTTGGACGTAATGCCAAAGGTATGACTCTAGCTAAGCCAAGTGAAGGTGAGATTATTACATCCATCACTTATTCTAATTAATTAAGTCAAAAGGGTATAAGGATTAATTTCCTTATACCCTATATTTTTTTATTTCAAAAGTTTCGTAAGTAAATAATTTTTAAATATATATTATAATTATGATAATCAAGATGATTATCATCTATTATGAGGAAGCATATTAGATAATATTTAAATTAAATAACTGTACGCAAACTTTTTGGAGGTATAACCTATGTTCGTAACTAAGTTATTAAATAAGTTCTTTAAAAAGGATGCAAAGCAGAATAAAGCCACTAAGACCCCGAATGATGATTTATTCAGAGGTCAAATTCAAAAAGGTATTGATATCCAGGTACCTAACAAGCTAATAGACCAGACTCCAAAATTTATCAGGCATGAAGATCCTCAGCCTATAACATTTAACAAGACTCAAAATAAGAGTCGGAAGCAGTCTAAAAGCAACTATTTGCGTGCTAAAGTACGACCTAACTCTCGTACTCAGAACGCCGGTCTTTAATTTTTAACCAACGGCAATGGGGGTGTTAATACACCCCCTTACACATTTCACACACTCGGAGAATTCTAAGCAAGCTATAAATGCGTCCTTAGTCGACAATAATAAACTATAGGAAAGAACCCAAAAATGTTTACCACAATAAAAGATTATTTAATTGGAAGTACTATTAAGGCTGTGATATTCACACTAGCAATGGTCTCCGTAACAGTAGGTATTTCGATTCCGGTAACTCCAGCTTCTACCATAGGAACTCCTACTCCAGATTTATCTGAATCAGATATTCAGAACTTGATTAAAGAAGCTGATGCACGTAATAAAGAACTCACAACTCCCGCTAAACCTACAGGAGCGTTCTTTAATCCTAAACCCGTAGCTGAAAACAGCAAAATGTATGATGGGTTTCGAATGGATGATATAGTAGATTTGATCTACTATCAACACAACAAAATTGTCGAGAGAGAAAAAATCTCTAATCTTGTACAAATAGTTATAGAGGAAGCACCTAAATATGGCAATCCGCCAATACACGTAGTATTAGCTATTATCAATAAAGAAAGTACATGGAATTCCAAAGCACGTTCTGGTAGCTCATATGGGCCTATGCAAGTACATTATCGTGTATGGGGTGACTACTGTAACTTAGATTCAGCAAAGAGTTTATATAACCCCAGAATAGGGGTACGATGTGGCTTAAAAGTCTTTACCTATTATTTGGAAGCAAATAATGGAAATGTAAATAAAACCTTGCAACGATATCGAGGAAGCGATTCTCGAACAAATAATCGATATGCAAGAGACGTTTTGCGAACTGCAAATAAAATAAAAACTGTTTTATCTTCTTAATAAGATAAGGAATAATTATGAAACTCATCAAAAAAGTAATGTGTGTTGTTGGTTTTTCTGCAGTAACTTTCTTGGCTAACGCCGATGATATCTCTACTGGCGTTAAATTTACTAAAGAAAACCCTGTCGGTACCGTAGAAGTTCAAGGCAAACGTTTTCCAGTGTATCAAAAATCACTGGTTGTCAACGTAGGCAATCAAGATGGTACCAATTACGTCTACAATACTCAGTACCAAACTGAATGTCTTAATGAGATGAAAGTCTCTAAAGATCTGCTTGATAAAGCAATTAATGCACTTCCTCAAGACACTGAATATTCAGTGTTCCACTTTTACCGTCAATCCACGAACAGTAACAAAGTAGAGGAAGGCTGTATGCTTTCAGTCAACCAATCCAATACAGTTAGTATTGTGGATGGTGAGTTTCATAAAGTTTTATTTACTGGTAAACCAGTCTACTTTGCTTCTGAAGGTGGTGCGACATTCGTAGCCAATGCAAATGTAACACAAAATACCCGTGAAGTAATGGAGAATGCAATCGGTAGTATGACTCCCCCTAAAGAGAAAAATGAACAGACTGTATTTCACAGCACTCTTCCTTTAGAGAAAGCTACTACCATGAACATTGCTAAGCTTCAGATTATTTCAGCTAGTCCAGAACTTCTTGTAGCTAAAGGTATTTTACCTAATGTCAAAGATTTTGGGCCGTTGCGTACAATGATGGGTCTTGAAGATTGCGAAACAGTTTTAGCTTCTAAAACCACTGCTTATTTAGCTAAAAAAGCTAATGACGATGGCCCGATTTCTGAGACTTCTCTGTATATTGCCGAACAAGACGGAAAAACTATGGACTATGGTTGCTATGCAATGATTGATGGTAACAAAGGTGCATATTTCCTACCAAACGGTGCAACTGAAGGCTTCATGGTTCAGTTCGTAAAATAAAAACTTCCCTATACCTTCTTCGGAGGGTATAGGGAGTTTATTTTTTTTTTTTTTTTAAGCTACATATATTTTTTTGGTAGGTGAATATTTAAGCTGTTCTTTACGTAAGCGCTCAATTAAATCATCACGTTTATCAGGAATACTTGAAAGTTCATCCATATTAAGATTAATTTGCGCCACAGCAGTATTAAGCTGGGAGAAGTATTTTCTAAAGCCAAATACATCCATCATTACATCATAGTAGGCAAGTTTTTTAACCATTTCTGAAGCACCAACTGGAAGGGTACTAAAGTCTTTCCTATGAGTAGTTTTTAACACTAAAGCTAGCTCGGTAAGAGAATAAGTAGAATATACTCTTAACTGATTAGGTGGTAAGAACTGCCAAGTTTCAGGGTTAAGAACTGCTGAATTAAGAGTTGATGCAAACTTAGAAGTAGTTATTGCACCAATGATAGTTTGATAATCAGCGCCAATCGGTGTAAGCATATATGCTGAAGAGTTCATACCTCTAACTGGAGGCATAACTAAAGTCACGTCCAGAATATCAAATTCATCACTCTTAGCTTCAATCCAATATGTGTTCATATTCTGAGCCACTTTATCAGTACCCAAATTACATGAAGACATGCAGTAAAATGGCATATATGTACTAATGGTTGGCAAAGTTTCTTGTTGTAAACAAGCGATAATAGCTTCTTCGCTTAACTCTAGTTTTCGGTGTGTGAAACCTACTCTAGCCTTGATATGGTTTACTAAAAGGTTTAAATTTAACATACTTTTTTCCTAAAGTTAATATACCTTTTAAGTATATATTATTAGTTTGATAATATCTAATAATAGGTTGTTTAGTTTTTATCGTTTCTGTAAAAATTTTAAAATAGACAACCAATTATTAGTTTAACATATAGAATTTTAAGGTACTTCTTGATGAAAAGTAAGAAAGAGAAAAGACCTAATATCTTGGTTAGTATTTCAGATATTCATATTGAAGATGGGAATGCGTCAAGACTGGCCAATGAGCTTTTTAATCATGAAAAAGGCTTTTTGTGCAAGGTAAAGGAAGTAATTGATCTTTGCAAAGAAGAAAAGATCAAGTTTATGGGAGTTACTATTACTGGTGACATGTTCCATAAAATTCTATCGAATAATGGGCCGGGAGCTAAATTAGCTTCTGACTTAGTAAATGCTTTAATCAATATCATTGTGTTGAGTGAAGATGCACACCTGATAATCCTAAAAGGTACTCATGGACATGATTACTCTCAGCTCAATGTATTTAAGTCTTTGATGAAGAATTATCCAGGAAAAATATTTATTATTGATGAAGTATGTACCCTGAATATTAATAACTATGATATTCTCTGTATTCCTGAGCAGTACATGACAAATCAGGATGAATTTTATGCAGAATATTTTAGTAAGAAATATGATATAATTTTACATCACGGATTTTTTGATTTTAACTGTTTCTCTAAGAATGAGAAAGAAAAATCAATGCCTAATATGCCTATTTTTAAGAGTGAGCAATTTTTAAAGATGGCACGCCTTACTATATCTGGTCATGATCATGAACGTAAAAGCTATAAAGACCAGATTCATTATAATGGTTCTTTTTCAACCCATTGCTTTGCAGATCATCAAAAGAAAGGTTTCTTGACACATTATATAGATGCAGATGAAACTGTGACTGAATTTGTAGAGAATGAGTTAGCACCTATATTTAAAACCTTCCAGATTCATGAGATTATGAAGCGTGAATTTGAAGATGTCGATTTTGAATATGTAGTTAAACGAATTAAAACTGTCTATAAAAAATATGATTATCTCCGTATAAAAATTCCTACTGAATTTATTTCTATGCATCCAGGAATGCTTGAAATGCTCAGAGAATACTTTGTACAAGAAGGTAAAAAACTGGTTCTGGAAGGATCAGGCGTCGTATTGAAAGATGGTGAATCTGTAATTGAATTCTCTGATGACGATGAAGGGATAGTAGAAGCTGATAATAGCGAATCTTCCTTTGTTGAAAAATATCAGTTCCTCTTAGATGAAGAAATTCCACTTACTGAAAAGATTATGGAATTTATCAAGAAAAAACACGGTAAAAAAATAGAGGACATTGATTTAGACGATGAATTTATCAATTACTCAATTAATGTGGAAAAATAAATACTCATGCAAGTAAGACGAAAATCCACCAAGAAACGAATTAAGCCAGATATTCCTCTGTCAGAAAGTATTTTCCGTAGGCTTTCTCTCTACATGCTTTCTGAGTATAAGAATAGATCGTTCTTGTCAAAACTTCTAGTATTTTACGAAAAAGTTAATACTAACCTCTATTCGGAAGAAGCTGAGCTTTCAGATTATTTCCTGTTTACTTCTAGATTTGCTGAAATCTATGTGGAAGACGGGATTACTGATATTGAAGCAATATATGAACGTTTAACTGAGTCTCCTAAGAACGCTGATATCATTGAAGAGCTAATGGAGGCTCTTACAGATGAATTGGAAGAAGGTACATTTGATGGCGTACAAGCTTCTAATGTAGAAAATGATATTATTGATCGTCTCAATTTTATCAATATAGCTAAGCATGTCAATCGTATTAAAAAGCATGTAAGTAGATTCGAAGCTGGTGATTATGAATCATATGCTGAAATAGTTGCCGAAATGGGAGTTGCATGTAAGAACTATTCTAGAGAAGTAGTTAGTCGTGCTACAACTTCGCTTACCATACCAGACTTAGATACACAAAACCTGACACAATTCTCTAACTCTTTGGGCCGTGTTCGTGATTTTATGAATGACCCCAAGCGTGTTGTTAAAACTGGCATTAAACGTCTAAATAAGATGATAAATGGTGGTTTCCAACCAGGTCGTGTATATTACTTCTGCGCAATATCAGGTGGCTTAACTTTCGGGTCACTTTAAAGTCTATTAATTGCTGGGACGCCCTTAGAGCCATATAAACTACAACGTAATCAGTGATGATAAGCGTGAATGTTTGAAAATTATATGGATTGGGTAATCAGCAGCAAGGTGTCAAGTATATCTCTCCACAAAAGGAGAAATATATGGGAAAAAAGAAATTATCTCAAGCAGAGTTTTGTGAAAGAATAAACAAAACTCATAAACATCCCTATAAAGTTTTAGAAGACTATAAGACTATTGATACGCCTTTGCGAATTCAATGTCTTAGATGTACTAATATTTTTAAAGTTAAACCAAAAGACTTTATAGGATCAAAAAATAAGAAAGGTACAGATTGCCCTAAGTGTTCACATCCTTCAAAGAGAAAAGATGTTAATGATCTTACTCAGATATTAGAGGATAATGGATACGAAATGCTTTCTAAATATGAAAATACACATTCAAAGGTTTTATTTAAACATTTAAAATGTGGTAATGAATTCTTAATGAGACCAAATAACTTCTTTATAAAAGGTAATCGTTGCCCTAAATGTACGATTTCCAAAGGTGAAGAAATTATAGAAGCTTGGTTGAAAGATAATTCATTTTCATATACCAGTCAATATCATCCAGGAAAAAATAAAATTGGAAGTAATTTTCTAAGTTTTGATTTTTCTATTGAAATTGACGATGAATTAATATTATTGGAATATGATGGTAGATTTCATTTCGAACCTAAATCTTCTAAAGCTGATCATATCAAAAAATTTAATGACCAGCAAAATGCGGATTATAGAAAGAATGAATACGCCGTTAATAATAAAATTCCGCTAATAAGAATTCCTTATTTTGATTTAAAACGCATAGAGATAATACTTGATACCGTGTTCAACGACTATCTCCATTCAAGTAATACATGCAATAAATGTATTATGGAGAGTACATCACAAACTATTGGTGGTGGAAACATAGACATCTCAAAGTATATAGTAAACTTTTGGGATAAGATATAGTCTGATCTTGTATGAAAGTACAAGCTGCCCTAGCTACTAGGGCGGGTAGAGCGTAGTGAACTCTACTGAACATAAATGGGAAAAGTGGTCTATTACTTAATACAGCTTTATGGGCTATGAAGTATAATCCTAATATTAGATGTTTTGATTCTACTAAGCAGCCATGTGTAGTTTATATCTCACAAGAAAACGACAACCAAGAAACTATGGAACGAATGATTTCATATGTGGATGGTGTTGGTGAAGATGGTAAAGCTGAAGATACGGATAGTCTGTTAGAACGTTTTCGTAATGAAACTATTATTGATGGAAGATGGATTCTCAAAATCATTTATAAACCTATCAACAGTATTACTACTGGTGATTTGGAAGGTATTATCAATGAAGTAGAATTAGAGCTTAACTGTGAAGTTAAAATGCTTGTTCACGACTATATTAAACGTATTAAGCCTTCTAATGCTTTAGGTGATATTCGTTTAGATATTGGCGAAGCAACTAACGAATTAAGTGCTCTTGCAAAACAACGCAAGATTCCAATCGTAGATGCCAACCAGCTTAACCGTGAAGCATATAGAACTCTATCAGGAAATGATGGTAAGCAGAAAAAGAATCAAGAACAAGAAGGACGTGGTGGAAAGAAAACCGATTTAGGTAGAAATCTCGACCAGTCTATGATTTCTGAATCAAATATGCTTATTGAAAACGCTGATGTTGTAGTTGCAGTTAACCGTGAATATGACTACCAAGGTGTAAATGCTTTTCTTACTTTTAAAGACTTGAAAAACCGTAGTGCTAAAGGTAATAATAGTCCTATGAATACATACTTTGCTCATCCATTTGATGGATTAAACAGTATGCGTTTAGTAGAAGACTTAGATCTACCAGAATCAGCTTCTTTCAATAATGTAATCGATGCATTTGGCGGAGATTCAGATTATGAAGAGGATGATGAGTACGATTCAGGCGGTTCTACTCAAGGGATAGATGAAGAAGAGCGTAGTAGTACCAAACGTAATAATGGGAATGTTTCTAAAAAACGTGGGGACAATTTCAAGAATAAATTTGTAAAAACAAAGCAAGATTTTAATAAGAAAGGTAGTCGTAAATCATTCGTTGAAGAGATTGACGAAGACGACTAAGATAAATACTCCATATCCTCTACAAAGGGGATATGGGGTTTATTTTTATTGTGAGGTTTTATGTTTATCTTCATAACCCATAAACAAAGTACTACAGCCATAAACGATAAAATTTTTAAGGATATAGATAATCGTCCTATGCATTTAGTTAGCTGGTTCAGGCAAGAAATTGTAAATAAATATGAATATATAGCTAAACCAACATATAAAGAATTTCCAATAGATTTATTTAGTGGGAGTAAAAGCCATATGATTATGAAAAGATTTGTCAGCTTAACTGAAGTTGTATCTAATTTTACATTGTAGATATATTATATAATTAGAGGGGTATTTCATGCATATACATAGAATAGATGAATTAAATAAGTATGAAAGAAATAATCTAATAAGAAATATCTTCATGCATATTCATGGGTTGATGTTGTATGAAGCACAAAAGATAAGGGAAGCTAGTTTTGCCCATATCGTTATAATTACTTTAGAAGAAAATCATAGAACTATTTCAATTAAGGTAAAAGAAAGAAAAGGAATTTACACCGAACGTCATAGAGTATTTATAATCCGGAGAACTTATCCAAATGTTTCATAGAAATTTTGGTTTAAAGAAAACTTTTGATGTAGCTACTTTAGAAACTCAAAAAGCTTTAATGAAGGCTATTAAAAATTTAGCATTCGAATATAAACCGACCTATACTTTAGAATCACTACTCAATGATACTTTTTTAATAGATAGGTCTAATAAGAATGAGCCATTTAACTCTGTAATGGTTTATGCTTTAGGAGGGTGGCCATTAAGTCATTATGAAGAATTTACTAAAAAGTTTGGCTTTAAAGATGGTGTCATTAAGGTATTTATTCGATGAAAATAGTAAAAGAGTTAATACATAATGTATCACAAAAAATAACTTTATTTACAAATATATCGGAAAATGATATATTGTATCATAGAAAACAGAGACTTTATCGTGAAACTATATTCAGACAAACTAGATATGATGTCTTGGATACATTACCTGATTACTATGTAGAATTTAAAGAACTTGGTACACGAATTGAAACTATTCCAATTTGTATAGGATATACTAATGAAATCAATTACCTTAGAGCTTATATCTATTCATAAATTAATGGAACAAGGAGGCCCATGTCCTTTTTCCATGCCGGAAACCTACTTAAATGATAAAGAAAAGTTTGATAATCAGGTATATCAAGTATATGACTATTTAAATATGACTCGTTTATCTTCAGATGCTTCATTAATTGATCGTTCCAATAATAGATTTTCCGGAGAATTACGTTTTAGAAAGTTTAATGAACATGATGCTCTATCTATTCTATTCAATTTCAAATTAGTAATACATATATGAAAAAGATTAAATACGAAACTAATAATAGATCATTCTTTTTAGGAATGCGTCTATATACTTATGAACTTATTATCAATGATTTTAGAAATATTGAAAAGCGTACTATATTGAATAGCTTTGTAGATTCAAATAATAGTATTGATCGGAAAATTATGTTAGAAGTACTTAGTTTTGAAGGAGAACGTTATAGTCGTCCAACTATCTATCCTAACTCTTCTTATTATACAATAGATTTAATTACATCTGGTATAGATTTAATGACTGACCATAAGGAAGAATTCTTTCCTACTGTAATCATTAGTGATGGATGGGATGAGTAATGTTTATAAACAAAACTGGAAGGGATGGTTTATCTGACTTTATTTATGTAAGAGACCCGGATGCCCAATTTGAGGCCATAGATAATTATATCAGAATTTTCTTTGATGATACATATTTTATATGGATTACTAGATATTTTCATGAATTAATTAAATATACGGATATAAATAAATCATTATATATGAATGATTTGAATGCACCGAGACCAGTTGACCCGAATGACGATTTCAATTTCATATTCTCAGGTATAGTGGAGTTTGATTATAAATGAAGATATTTACTTCAAAACAAATAGTCTGGCCTGGAGAGGGTGAAGATAAAATAGAGCAATATCTAGCTTTAGCTAAAATTATTATGCGTCGTAATGCTATTTCTCAGGCTAATAAGTCTTTAGTTTTGTCTAAAAGGAGTTATTCAGTTACACATTGTCTAGAAATAATTAAAGTTGACTTTAATGAATTGATTGTTAATCAGGACATCTTTACACTTGACATAAATGACAAAGATATACGTAGTCGTATTTCACGTAAGATAATAATAGGAAATTAAAAATGATAACTGTTCCAGCAGCAATAGAAACTTTAGTAGATAAATCATTAAAAGAAATAATAGTTCGTATAGCGGCAGATAAAGCCAGAGCCTACTCTATTTCTGAAGTACATTACGATTTGATAGATATCCTAAAAGAAGTAACCAATTCAGATATTACTAAGATCGTTGATATATGGAATGTAGATGACCATTACCATGCTAGAGCAATTTCTGAAGATTATGTAGGAGTTTCACTTAATCTAACTTTAGGAGAAGTAGATTATTAACTATGTTTATCAGACAAAGAAGTTACATTCTTGAAAGTTCTATATCTTTCCATAGAGTTTGTATTGTAAAAAGTTTTAGTGCATCATTGGTAAGGGAAAATAATCTCTCAACAACCTTAGAGGATAATCTAAAAGATTTATTCATTCGTGATATGGGAGTAAAGAATGGATTTAAAAGAGATGAATCTCATTTCCTTAGTTTTGGTATTTACAAGCCACAAGCTATATACTTAAGGTATTCTGAAAATGAAAACAGTAAAATTCAATATAGAAAATCCATGTCCTCGACGACCAAGCCCATTCAACAAATCTAATTTGAATATGTTTATTGGAGTAATGCTTACGACATCATTTTTAGAAGTTCAAATAAGAAGTTACGATCCAATTATGGACTCAGAGTATAGAGAACCTATCTGGATAAACTTCAAAGGGGATTAGTAATGAAGATAAGACAAATAGATTACTCTAAGATGGAGGATATACGTTCTAATAGAATTAAAAAGCTTCATACACCTTATGAATTCTCAAAATTCTTTAATACTTATAGAATGGCATGTGCTTTGAAATCTAGCTCTATAAGAACTAAACCTAATTATCTATCTCCTTTATTTGAGAATAATTTCTTCTTTCAATCCCCTAAACCCACCTTTGATAGTCTATTAGAAGTAGGAGATCATAATGGTACTCGTTTCTTTTTAACTTTAAAGGAATAACCAATGTTCGTCAATAAACTTAAATTACATACATCTAAAGATCTAAATAAATTAGAAGATGGTTACACCCATTCAATTATTGAGTCAACCAATATTAAAACTCTTGGAATATTCAGTAATGATTTAGCTACCAGAACCGATACTCTTTCAAAATATCATACTAAACTAGAAGCCCTTACCTTACACTACTTTCTTGACATAAACCCTATGATACGATACCACTGGAAATTCTTAGATATTATGAACTCTTTGAATCAAACGTGTCGTAGACCCAAGCTCCTAAACCTTTTAAGAAATGCACCACAGTCAAATGACTTTGATGACTATCTCTTAAACAACCGTCTCCCTCCAATAAAATTCTTTATCCACACCGAGGACAACCACTAAAATGTATATCACTTCAGTCCAACTCATGCTCAAACCCAAATCCAATAATCCCTCAGAGGTACGTGTAGTAAATTCGTTAAATGCAGACGTCCTTAAAATAGCAGGTTCAGAAGCCCTTAGCCGCCAATTATCTTTAATGGATTTCTTTAGCGTAGCCCACTTACCTTCAACCATCATCGAAGAACTAAAAATCCTTCCAGTCTTCGATAAATTTCACATCACGATAAAAGATCAGTATGGGGATAGCGCTACATCCGATGAGGATGAATGTGACGAAGAAGAAGGAGAATACGCATCTAAAGGTACTAATGAGATTGAAAGGTGGGGTATCTATAACAGACGTTATAATTCTCATGATGATCTCAAATCTGATGTAGATTATAAGAAATTACGTAGTATGGTATTTCATATAGAGTGGTAGAGTACCTAAGAGAGTATATAAGAATATTAATACGTAAAATATAGGAAATTTTGAGCTATGGATAAAATTTCGATATACCATGATAATAAGTCAGAAAAATTAAGATTTTCTTATAAAATAATTCCGTTACAAACAAAGATAGAACAAAAGAAGTTTGAGATCTTAGCTGAGAGGTTATCAATCTTAGAGAACTTTCCGGTTAGTGGTCACTTAAGCGAATTAGAGATAGTCTCACCCATATATAATATTAGTATAGACCCTTGGGATTTATATGAAACTTGTTCTACTTCAGAAATGACTAATTACAGCATGACTAGCCGAGTTAAACTCTTTATAATTGGAAGAAGTTGATATGAAGGTATATTATGCCATTTACTATCCAATTGATAATGAGGATGATGATTACTCTCCTGAAGAAGTTAGACATCTCAAAGAAAATGAAATTGATAATACTCTAAAAGAATTAAGAGATGATTCTCTAACCAATGACCATATAAGTGAATGTATGAGGGCTTTAGTTCAGTTATGGAGAGGAGTTCCATTTATTCTGACTTTTATGGGTAGAGAGTATAGAAGTCAGACTATTTTTATCTCTTTACCTGAGAAATCTATATTTAAGAGGTAAATGTGTTTATTTATAAAGAACGATTTCACCATAGTTGGAAGGATGTAGGTAAATCTAAGCCTGAAATGAAAATTATATACATGAAGGAATCTATTAGAGTAATATATGAATTAAGAATGCATATATTCTTTGGTGATACAGTTAGTGTATTTACCGCGTCCATTAATTTACTTTTTAGAGGATTTACATTCTCAATAGATACTAAAGCTATGGATAACAACGTATATATTCCACCGCATAAAAAGTGTATGTTCCGATGAAAATTATATCCGTTGGTAGAACTTTAAGATGTTTTCCAAGATATGAAAGACTACTCGAAAGAGAGGAAGGAGAATTACTTGAAAGTACACTGAGATTAACTTATAAAGTTGTAGGTGATATAGGAGAAGATACTCATTCAGCTACTTTGATATGTAATGTATTTATTCATTGTATTAGAAAGGATTATGCTGTTAAGGAAGTAATGCGACAATTTGTAATTAAGCCGGAGATTAATTTCCTCTAATGAAAATTATACGGACTAGAGAATCAAAAACAAAAGTCAGAGTAAAAGCTAGAGACTTTGAATTATATTACAATCATGTTGCATCTGCATGTGCAGGATTAGATTGGCAGGGAGAAGGGGAAAATCATCACGATATTATACATTTAGAGAGTAATTCTTTTCCCGATTTTGAAGGAATATATCACGTAGTAACCTTTAGAAATACTTGGTACGCTAATGAAAACCTATAAGTATCCTCTCTACCTGCTACCAACACCATATACGATGATTAGCGCCACACTCTTTTTTAATACTCCTAAAACGTATGATAATATAGTAAAATTTATCAAAACTGAAGGAAAATTCTCATCTATTATTAAAATTAATGAAAATCATAACGTGCATATAACTTTTAAATGGAAAAGAGTATTTTTCAATGAAAATTCTTAAAGGTTTTAGAAAAAAAGTTCCTAATACTGAAATTATTACAAATACTATCATTAATCCTAAATTAGTTCCTGCATCAGAAGCTTTAGATTTATTTGAAATGAGCTATGCTCCGTTATGTATGTTCTGTTTCTATACAGAAGATGTAGATAATGGGGGATGGGGTGATAATGAAGCTTTTCATGTGGAGTTCAGAAAGAACTTCTTAGTTAATCCGAGGAAATGATGAAAATAAGTCGAAGTGAAAAGAACTCTGCTGGTATTTACAGAGAGTACAAAACTCCTTTAAGCTTTATAAGAGATTTAGACTTGATGTTAGACGATATTGCAGTAGATTATGCAAGAATCTTTACTAAACGACTTAATTACCCACATACGGCTAAATGGTTTGTGTTTGATAAGAATTGGTTGGTTAATTCTACTATGTAAAAGGATAACTGCAATGCTTACTGTCCAAATCGACTTTGCTATCAGACCTATTCCTCAAATAGTACGTAAATGGGCGATGTCTGTAGCGAATCATAAACTACAAGAAATGGAACTTCTTAAAGAAAATTCATACCATGCATTTTATAGTAATATTTGTGAAGAATTCTTTTATAATAAGTCAGATAATGATATTTGTTTCTTTAATGAGTTTGGCGGCTTACAAGAATCTGTATATAATATGTGGAAAAGAAGACTTATATGAAATCTATAAATATTTATGATGAAAATAAGTATAATGATGAACCTCATTCAAAAACTGCATCAGATACTCTTGTAATACCAAAATCAATAATTTATGATTGGGTAGCGACTCCATTTTCAGAATACACTAAAGGAATACTTGTAACATATCAGACTATCCCAGGAACAACAACTGCTAGGAATGGTAGAGTGTATTCAAAGGGTGATTTTATGCAATTTAATATCTATCCTTTTATAGAAGGAGTGTGGGATTCTAACCATGTATCTACATAAAGCTAAAAGATATTACAGTTCTTTCAAAGATTTCAATGAGTATATCAAAAATGGTAGAACCTTATGTAAATTAAAATTGAAAGGACTCATTCATGATATGATTAATGATGATGAAGAAAATTATTCAGCACATACTATCCACACTTACATGTATGATGTAGATTTTAATTATAATCAACGATCCCCAATAAATAAAAATAAGCCTATCATAGAAATTTCATTTGTAAAGGATAATTATTTATGAAAACTATAAGAACTATAAAACACTTACCTTTTGATAGATATAATGAACAAATGACTAAGACTTTTCTGTTAGATCAGCCAATTTCTAAGATTTTTATGATAAGAAAAGATGCAGAAGATTTTGATAATGAAAATAGATCGTACTTGTTTTATCACCAGAAGAAAATTTCACCTACAGAAGTAATTCGTATGGTAGATATTGATAACGATGTTAATCTTTTTAAGGAAAAACATGTACATTTCAAGAACTAATGAAAGAGAAATGAATTTTAAGCGTAAGTCTAATCCAAAAACAGTTAGAGAAATTTATACCAATCTTCTTCATGATGATTTTTCTCTACCTAAGTATAAAATGTATTTTGGCTTTGAAAATGAATTAAAGTTTTCAAATGTAACTATAATGTTTAAATACGTTAAGAGACCTTTCCATTCTCTTCAAACGATTTTTGATGTAAATGTAGAAATGTCTAATCGTTGGAAGTCACCTAAAGTTTCAGCAGTAATACAAGATGACAGTTTATCATAAGGAATTTAACTTTGAAAGCTTTATCAATTATCGATGATGAAGAACGTGAAGGTAGTATAAGAGACTATGATTATAAAATCTTAGAGCCTATAAATGAAATACTGGAGGATTTAGAAGAAGAGATAATGATTTCTGGAATAGGTGTAACTATGGTAGATACATTCGGAATGGATGAAAGTTTCTTTGATGCACACATCTTTCCAGTGGATTTAAAGGAGAGCTTTATAAGGTTTATGTAAATGAGACGATTAAAAGGTAAAGTAGTAGGAATTGATAATTTACTAAGATGGGATAGACAGTGGGGAGGAAGAATGTGGTTAGAGGGGAGCGCTTTTAATGATTATGATGTACTTTTTAAAGATACCGTTTTAGAATTTAAGTTAGCGGATACTTTTGAAGACGTTTATTCCCCATATTCACTATATCTTACTACTAAAGATGTCAAAAATGTTAGAGTATCATAATGAAAATCAAAAAGTTCAAGATGAAGTATGAATATGTATATCATGATTGGTTGCAACAAAATGCCGAAGAAATTATATGGGGATATCAAAA